CTCCGGATTGAGGTCCAGATACTCGAAGGCCACTCGCAAGATGGCTGCGCACACTGCGAGGATACCAGCGGCCGCATGAACGGCACCTGTGAACCATGCCCCGAAGCTGGGCTCCACCGTCACCAGCAACAGCCACGCAGCGTTGAAACACCATGCAGCGATTACGAAGAGCAACAACATCGTGGGAATGTTACGCAGCAGGACAGCCATGAATCGACCGTCGCGTTCACCACGGCGTTTGCTCTGTTCTTCCCGATGACGACGCATGGCCTCGCTATAGGCCATTGCACGACGACTGCCTTCTTTACGGATATTGAGGATGGCAGCCTGGATCTGTTCGTTCTTGTTCATGTGGGTAGGCGTCAAAAAGCCCCTCCCGAAGGAGGGGCGTGAATGGGATCTAGCTGGGGATCAGGTATGAAAAGATCATCACGATCAACAGCAGCACGGAGGCAAGTACGCTCTGCATGAACGTCAGGCCCTCGTTGGAGGACCAGAACAGCGCCTGGGTGTGGTCGTAGTAGAACCACAGGAACAGGGTCGTCAGCAGACCGATCGTAAAACCAATAGTGGACAGCACACGTGCTCGGCCCACTTCACTCAAACTGTCCAAGCGCTCACGCAGCCGGGACAGCCTCGGGGTATTCATAGCTACCTCGCAAACTATTGAATGTACCCTTCCGCCAAGAAGGTTCATTCGGGTGAAGGTTTACCTGACTCCTGTCAGATAGATGCGTAGAAGCGATGTGCTCCTATGATCCCACGATACGCTTCTCGGGCGTAGGAGGGGCGCACTGTTTTGTTGTGGAAGTAGACGCTGTCATCAATCGGGTTCTCTACCGATCGCAGCATAACCTGCCGTGCGAGCGTCAGTGCACGCTCATACGACGCTTGTGATTTGGCTCCGGAGGCGACAGTACGCCCTGCACAGACCCAGCTGAACTGGCACGACCGCTTACCGGTCTTTTTGACGATGCCAGATTTGTTGACCGTAGCGCACACGGTGCGCGTGTCAAACCGTTTGGAACCCATGCGGTTGAGTACCACGTACCCAACGGCAATCATGCCGGTATCGCCTTCACCACGTGCTTCGTGGTACATGTTGCGAGCCATGCATTGGATCTCGGCCTCACTCATGACGATGCGCGCACGCTCGTTCAATGGGACGATCGGGATCGGCAGTTCCTTGACTTCCATCGGCGGAATGTCCAGAACTGCAATGACCGGGAATTCCGGTACGCCGACAGGAGCGGTTGCGATGTAGGTGGAGGAGCGATCAGCCAGGTTGGCACACGCCGACAACATCAACGCAACAAAGAGCAGGAAAATCTGAGTGGAAATCTTGAACACGATCGTTATCTCTGGAAGAACTGTGCCCAACGTCGTACAGAAGTCTGCGGTTTCTCATGCGCGGAATGTGACGGTGAGTGTGGGTATTGCCAGGTTGTAAAGCATCTCCGGAAGTGTGGCAGAATATCTAGGTATGAAACCGGGGTCTATTTTCACAGACCCCGTCCATACACATAGCCTTCACGACTATTTTTTACCTCAGCGCAGCTGCTTATCCGCCGAGGCAATCAGCTCTTCCGGGGTGGGCTCAGCGTGATTGCTGATCTGCTCTTTCAGCTGCACCGTCATGCCGGTGAACACGCAGTCCGGATCGGTGACGCCCAGCACTTCACGGGCCGAATCCAGGATGTTGCCCATGATCGTGGCGGCATTGAAGTTCAGGAACGGCAGAGCCAGTTCCACTTCCTTGTCGATGACGAAGGGATGTTCCGGGTTACCCGTCCAGAAGAAGATCTGGGAGGGACGATCCGGATACTGGTGCACGTACCCGCACAGGTACACGATCTCCTGATCCATCGACGGACCAGTGATCTCATCGCGCGCCTGTTCGGCAAAGCGCCGCATCATGTCGTTGTCCAGCGCCGCCAGGCGTTCGCTGGAACCGGTGCGGTACTTGGGATCACGCACGTCTTCGATGATCTGGCCGTTGATGATCAACGCCACGCTGCAGTAGTTCACCGCAGCTTCGTCGGTGCGTTCGAACACGGCCAGCAGCGTATCGGCAATGGACGACTCCAGGTAAACTGCCAGCAGGCCGTTATCATCGTAGCGGTACAGGCCGGTGTCGGGGTTCTGGTGGGGCTGGTACAGCGGCAGCTGGGCCGGCACGGGCGTGCCGCGCATGGCCAGATAGAACTGCTGAGCAATGGCGAGGTGATAGTAGGAATTGGATCGGGTGCTCATCGGGGTTCTCACAGAGGGAATAAAACCCCACCCCGGTTAAGGAGTGGGGTTAGGGATCAGGACAACTGGACGTGCCAGTCGCAACGCGGGACGCCGCGCTCATCGAGGAACTTGTGACACAGTTCCAGTTCATCATGGGCACGGTAAGCGCGATTGCCTTTCACGTAACTGCCGTCAGCCTTGGGCGGAGCCATGACTGCTTTAGCACCACGCTTGAGGATGTTCTCGCGCTTATTGATGTCACGACGGTAGTCGCGCAGGTTCCTGCGCAGCTCATCGTCACTGATCGACCGGATGCGCTCGTTCAGACGGGCGCGTTCGATTTCATGGGCTAACATCAGCCAGCACGACCCGACAGGGTACGGCCCTGCGCGGCAGCGCGCTTACGCGGGCTGACCACATCAACGCCGGCCTGGTAGTCGGCGATGCGCTCTTCATTGGACATGTCCGCATCCTGCAGACCCAGCGCACGACGCACGTACTTACCATCCAGCGGATGGCGTTCGATACCCAGCGATTCGGAGCGACCGTACACGGACACTTCGATCTTGCCATCGCTCAGGCCCAGACGGGCAAAGCCGGCGCCGACGACGTTGTCGCCGAAGCCGAACATCTTGGCGGCATCCTTGTGGGTCATGGACGTGGCGAAGACGATGGCTTCGAGCTTGCGCTTGTTGATGTCAGACAGGTCCAGTCCGACGATGTACTTGACTTCTTTGCTCACGGAGATACCTCGTTAACGATAGTCTGCGCACATGCGGCGCAGGATGCGAGAAAGGGTGGTGGCCGGCATGACTGAAGGCGACTGCATCCGCCGACGGATTTCCTGACAGGTGGAGAACAGCGTGCGCTCGACATTGACACGCTGACCGATCAACCAGCTGAAGTGCTCCACGTCCGAGACGAAAGCCAGCAGGTAGTTCAGGTTGTCCAGCAGCACCGAATGGTTGCGATCGATCGACCCTTCATGCTGGGTCGTCAGGGCCGTAGTCACATCGGCCGAGAGGATACGCTCGAGATGATCGTGGTTGAAGGCCAGCGGACCACCAGCACTGGCCTTACACAGGATGCCGTGCGTGGTCTCGATGGCACTGAGGATCTGCTGCACCTTCTCATGGAGGGTGCGCATCAACAGCTCGTTGTCGGCGGCGGTATTGGTGGGGGTGCCGAAAACGCGGTTGAGGGTGAACAGCGAGTTGCGCATGTGGTCCACCCAGACCTGCGCACTGGCGCGTTCCTGGGTATCGGGCTGCGTGGCCTGCAGGTCGCGGACCAATGCACGTTCCATCTGGTCGAAGTTGGCGAACATCGTGACCAGTTCTTTCAGGTTTCCGATCATGTCAACCTTTCCTGCGCAGGATGGAGAAACGGATGGCGAGGATCAGCACCGCAGCGTTCTCACTGACGGCGAAGGCGTCGGCCAACTGTGCCGAGACCGCCGGCACGTCGGCGCCAGGCAGCTTCTTGTTGAGCACTTCCAAGAACTCGCGCAGGTCAGCCATCTTCTTGGGATCGAGTACGAATGCGAAGGCCGTTTCCAGCGCTTCGAAGACTTCATCGATCTGGGTGCGGGTGGCAACCTGGAAGCCGAACCAAGTCAGGCAGGCGAACTGCACTTCCTTGGGGTTGACGATGTATTCAGCGCCCATCTGTCCGGAACGCTCACGCGCCGCCAAGCGGGTCAGGCCCTCATCCACCGCCTTGGCGATGACAAAGAGCGGGCTTTCCGGGTAATTGATTTCGAAGTTCATGTCGGTATGGAGTCGAGGTAGAAGGTGTAATGCTTGACGTAATACTTCAAGGCATCGTGGTGGTGAATGATCTCTGCCCACAGCTGATAGGCAACGTAGGCCAGGGACCACCATGCCAGCGGGGTGAACATGTCCCACTCGCGCCAGAACGTGTGGTAGATGAGGGCGGCGATGGAGGCAATCACCAACAGCACTCGCCATTCGATCTGAATGACGTTACTGAATAAGCACCAGTTCAGGTACTTGGCATGCTCTTCGCGCGCGGTCACATCGCCACCTCGTGCTGGTAGGCCTTGTAACGATGCAGCGCCGCCAATGCGGTCTGCTCCAGCCGGCGGCGCATATGGAAGTAGTAGTGGAAACCGATCAGGTTGAGCATGATGACTACGACGTCAATCCAACCGGCGAAGTTGCACACTGACCACGCGACGATGCTAGCGTGGAGGGCCATCATCATCGTGGCCAGAACCATTTTCCAGCGGGCCTTGACGTGGGCTTTATAGTGGGCGTCGGCAATGCTGTTTTTCATTTCAGTTCTCGCTGAGAGTGGGGAGGTTGCCCTCCCCACTAGGGTCAGGCTTTGACGACGAAGCCGTCAGCGTCGAAGGTCACGATGTCCGACAGATACTGACCGGCACCGATCACCACGTGCTTGACGTACTTACGCACCAGCGCACGATCGATCAGTTCATCCCAGCGTTGGGCGAACAGCTGAGCGATCTGATGCGTACCGCGCATCGCCATGCGACGGATGTATTCATCCTTGCACTGACGGGTCGGGTACACGAAGATGACTTCATGTCCACGGCGCACCAGTTCATCGGCCACTTCGTTGTGGGCCGGGATGAACACCGAGTAGCCCTTCTGGATGGCCGAGTCCACACGGTCGGCAAACATCACCGCCAGTTCGGCCACGGTTTTATCCGGATTGGCCTGACGCAACTGCGGCCATTCGTGCTGCTCGATGTCGTACAGCTCCGGGTGCTGGGTAGCGAGGTGGGACTTACCCACACCAGGGAAAGAAGCGAGGATCTTCATTGGGTTCTCTTGTGGTCAGATCTTGATGTTCAGAAGGGAGCGGAGCTGCTCGATGAGATCGAAAAGACTGGCGCGCTGTTCGTCCTTGTCCGAGACCTTGAGATGAATCGGGAATTGGTCGACCCAGTCACGCACTGCGCGGTAGGCCTGGATGAATTCAGGCGTAACCAATTCATAGGACGTGTTTCCGCCGTCGAAAATGAATCGGGCCGCATCGTTGTAAGGAGTGTTGTACAGCAGATCCCGTACGTCGCGCGATTGTCCTGTGGGGAAGATAGCGCGGGACTTGGCTTCTTCCAGCACTTCGGCCCTGCGTTCGTCGTCGAGGTCTTCGGTGTAGAGTTCCCACGGCCTGGCCGAGGCGAACATCCGACGCATCGTCATGGACGCCCAGCCGATGTGGGCCGGTATCTGATCGTGCAGCATGGAGAAGGTATCCTCCACGCGGAACTGGCGAGTATCCTGCCAGCTATGCTTGCCAGTCGACATGTCCAGTACCCGCAGGTACGTTTTGTGTTGCGCGCGGTCACGTTCAAAACGTTTAGCGCTGGCACGTTCGGACAGGCGCGATTCAATCATCCCAACGTCGATCAACCCTGGCAGGTAGTACAGACCGACTTCACCGCAGCGAAGTACGATGACTTCATTGGGCATGCAGACGACACCCTCGGCGTAACAGCTGCGACGACGAATGCGGAACGTGTTGCGCGTGTAGTGGTTCTGCGTCCAACCCGGATAGAACCCCACGACTTCCTCGCCAGGCTGCATGTTCTCCATGGCCCAGTCATAGATCTCGTGGATCGGTCTCAGGTTAACGCCGTTGCCAACGTTGGATTGAATCCACTCGCCGGGCATCTCAATGGTTTTCACAAACTGACTCATCGCTACCTCTCAATAGGTATAAACAACAGAAAGCTACGCCGACCGAACATTCGATCCTTATGGGTAGCATATGGATGTTGTAGGTTTGTAATTGTTTACGATGATCCGGCATAAAACCCCTCCCGCCCGAAGGCAGGAGGGGCGTGACGCTTATGCCGACACTTCGGAGGTGGGCTCTGCACCGGGTTCACCGGGCAGCGGGATACGCAGCTGTGCCAGATGCAGTCCGGTGCGCATGCGCTCACCCACGGCTTCCAGATGTGCCGAACTGCCCTTGGACAGATCGATGACCGGACCACCGGCCATGAACTGTTCCAGACGCTCACGCACCATGGGCGGGACGTACTGACGGGAACCATCAGCACGCAGGTAACCGTCCAGGTACTTCTGCAGCAGTTGCTCGAAGTGGTTCTCCTGCCGGGCCACCAGATCCGCACGCAGCTTGCCGATGTGCAGGGCGTCGGTACCTTCACCTTCGCCCTTCAGCCACTTCAGCAGTTCCACGTACTCCGGGTGCGAAGCCAGCCACTGGTCGGCCTGCTGAATGCTCAGCCGGTAGCGTTCCAGTGCGGCCAGTTCCTTGGACAGGACCATCGAGGCCAGATACACGAGGATCATGCGGATGATCTTCATGTCACATTTCCTCCTCTTCGTCTTCGTCGACGGTGACTTTCCAGTCATCGTCGGTGGTGGGCGCCACTTCGGCCATCTTGTAGGTCGAACCCTGCACCGAGAAGAAGTCGTGGTTGACGGCTCCTTCCGGGGCGAGCGCGGCCAGGATGGACGGATTGACATCACACACCGACGCCGGGAACAGCGCGTCGTAGCCCAGGTTCATCAGGGCCTTGTTGGCGTTGTAGTGCAGGAACTTCTTGACCTGCTCGGTCAGACCGATCTTGTCGTACAGCGACTGGGTGTAGAGCACCTCGTTGTCGTACAACTCCATCAGCAGCTCGTAGGTGAAGTCCTTCAGTTCCTGCTGGCGCTCGGCCGAGAGGTTGGCCACCTGGGTCTGGTACTTGTAGCCGATGTAGTAGCCGTGGACTGCTTCATCGCGGATGATCAGCTTGATCATGTTCGCGGTGTTGGGCAGCTTCTGGCGACTATCCCAGTACAGCGGCAGGAAGAAGCCGCTGTAGAACAGGAACGACTCCAACAGGACCGAGGCGATCTTGCGCTTGAACGGGTCGCTGCCGTAGTAACGGCTCAGCACGATGTTCTTCTTCTTCTGCAGGAACTCGTTCTCACGGGCCCAGCGGAAGATCTCACGGATGCGCTCGGTCGAGCACAGCGTGGTGAAGATGTTGCTGTAGGACTTGGCGTGGATCGCTTCCATGAAGATGATGTTGGCGTAGACCGCCTCTTCCTGTTGCGTCACCGCGTCGTCGATCAGCATCTTGGCGCCGTGCGAGGACTGCAGGGTGTCCAACAGCGTCAGGCCCGCAAAGGCCTGCTCGGTCGTTTCCTGCTCTTCAGCGGTCAGGGTTGCCCACGAGGGCAGGTCACCCGACATCGGGATCTTTTCAGGAACCCAGAAGTTCTTCACCAGCCGGTCGAACACCTCGACGTCTTTCGGGTCGGCAGGCTCGTTCCAGTTGATGGCTTCAACATCCGGGTATTCGGTTGCAGCGGTTGCGTCAAGCATGATGTTTCTCGTTATGCCTTGCAGGATTCACACTCGGTGCCTTCCAGCGGTTTCTCTGCCAGTCGCACGTAGTAGATGGTACGGATACCCTTCTTCCACGCGTAGATCTGGGCCTGATTGATGTCGCGCGTCGTCACCGAGGCCGGCATGAACAGGGTCAGGGACAGGCCCTGATCCACGTGCACGTTCGCTTCGGCGTACATGTCGATCTGCGCCTTCCAGCCGATCTGGTACGCGTCCAGGTAGGACGACGCGTTCTCATCGGTCAGGTACGGGGCCGGGTAGTAACGTTCGCCGGTCTTGCCTTCCGGACGACGCTCGATGACCGAGGCAGTCGGATGGATCGAAGAGGTGGCGTCGTTGATGTAGGCGATCGAACCGTTGGGCGCGACGGCCTGACGGTAGGCGTGATACAGACCGTGCTGCTGGACCATGCCCATCAGCCATTCCCAGTTCTCCAGGGTCGGCAGGGCGCAGTCGCCGAACAGGGCGCGCACTTCGTCGGTCTTCGGGTTGAAGTCCTTCTCCAGGTACTTGGTGAAGTACGAACCGTCCGCATATGCGGAGTTTTCGAAGCCGGCGAACGGACGGCCGGTTTCCCGGGCCAGTTCCATCGAGGCCTTCAGGCTGTAGTAGTTGATCGCTGCGAAGTACGCACGGGCAAAGCTACGGGCCTTCGGGCTGTCGTAGGCCACGCCCTTGGACATCAGGAAGCCATGCAGGTTCATCTGACCCAGGCCGATGGCACGGGTGTCATCGTTACCCTTCTGGATGGAGGGGACCGAACTGATGTTGCAGGTCGCTGCCACCACGGTCAGTGCGCGCACTGCGATGCGCACCGATGCGTCCAGATCACCGCCGGCGATGACGTTGGCCACGTTCATCGAACCGAGGTTGCAAGAGATGTCCTTGCCCATCTGGTTGTAGGACAGGTCTTCGTTGTAGGTCGACGGCTCGCTGACCTGCAGGATTTCCGAACACAGGTTGGACATGGAGATCCGGCCGGCGATCGGGTTCTGGCGGTTGGCGGCGTCTTCGAACAGGATGTACGGGTAGCCCGATTCCATGTTCAGCTCGGCGATGCGCGTGAGGATGGCACGGGCATTGGCCTTGGTCTTGCGGATGCGGCCGTCATCGAGCAGGGTTTCGTACATGTCGGTGACGCTGATGTCGCTCAGAGCCTTGCCGTAGATGCGCTGCACGTCGTACGGGGAGAACTGGTAGAAGTCCTCGCCAGCGGCGGCCTTCTCCATCATGATGTCCGGCACGACCACGCCGAGGGAGAGCATCTTGATGCGGGTCAGTTCGTCGGCGTTCTCGCGCTTGGTGTCCAGCACCTTCAGCAGGTCCGGATGGGCGGCCGAGATGTACACCGCACCGGCGCCCTGGCGCTGACCCAGCTGGTCGGCATAGGCGAAGGCGGTGTCCAGGATCTTCATCACCGGCACCGGACCACGGGCGGCATTGGCAATGCCCTTGATCGGAGCGCCAGCTTCACGCAGGTTGGTCAGGCACAGGGCTACGCCGCCGCCACGCTTGGACAGCTGCAGGGAACCGTTGATGCCACGACCGATGGACTCCATGTTGTCTTCCATGCGCATCAGGAAGCAGGAGACCAGCTCACCGCGCTGCTTGCGGCCGGCGTTGAGGAAGGTCGGGGTGGCCGGCTGGTAGCGGCCGGTCATGATTTCATCGACCACGGCGATGGCCAGCTCACGGTCACCGTTGGCCAGGGTCAGGGCGTTCATGACCACGCGGTCTTCGAAGCGCTCCAGGAAGCGCTTGCCGTCGTTGGTGCGCAGGTTGTAGCTGGTGTAATACTTCAGGGCGCCCATCAGGGTGCGGAAGCGGTGCTTGTAGGCGTAGGCCTGCTTGAAGCGCGCCTTGATGAACTCGAAGTCGTACAGCGACAGGATGCTTTCGTCGTAGTGCTTGTGCTCGACCAGGTAGTTCAGCTTCTCGCCCAGGTTGTGGAAGAAGGTGGTGTTCTGGTTGACGAACTGGAGGAAATACTGCTTGGCCGCCTCGCGGTCCTTACCCAGCTGCAGCTTGCCGTTGGCGTCCTTGAACGCCAACATCGCGTTCAGGTCGAAATAGCTCATGACATCATCGCGCTGGGCGACTGCGGTACTGGTTGCGATCGTGTCCAAAATTGCATTACTCCGGTTTTGACTTTTTCGACATCCTCCGGCGTACCAAAGATCTCCACGTTGTAGAGATGCGGAACGTCGAAGCGCTGAGAGATGAGTTTGCCGGCCAGGCAGAACGCCGTGCCGAAATTGGTGTTACCTGCAGCGATGACCCCTTTGAGGTGTCGCGCATTGTTTTCGTTTGCAAGGAATCGCTTCACCTGCATCGGAACGCTACCCTTGACTTCTCCACCACCGTAGGTGGGGCAGATGAGGATGTAGTCCTCATCGACCTCCAGCATCGGCCCATCCGCCTTGGAAATGGGGATGCGTCGAGCCGGCAACCCCACCTTTTCAACGAATCGGTGGGTATTGCCGGACTTGGTCGAATAGTAGACCAAGATGCTCATGCAGCTTACAGCGCGGCGATCTGGTCAGGCTGGAAACCGGCCCACTTGCGTTCGCCGGCAACCACGACAGGCATGTTGCGAAGACCGTGGGTCTGGAACTCGGCCATGTTGGCCTGACCCACGTCACCCGTGGCATCGATCATCTTCACTTCGAAGTCCAGACCACGTGCCTGCAGGCGCCGCTTGGTCATGTCGCACTGGACGCAGCCGTTCTTGGAGAAGACGATGATGGGGCTCTTGTTGTCGCTCATGATTGAAAAGTTCCTGTAACTGAATTCGAATGGACAATGATCACACCCGCTACGCATGATCGGAATTTGGGTGAGTAGGCGGTGTCCGTCTATACCGTCAGATCGGCTGTTCAAGTTTTACACCCAGAGGCCATAGCCCCCTTCACCCGCCACATAGACCTGCTTTGAAGTGCGTCGCAGGGTCTTTTGGGCGCGGGTTTTTCTTCCTGACTCATACCAATGGAGTCGGATCGGGAGGGTGATTTTTTCCGCACCCTTATCCTATTTGGTCAGGTTGCCAAAACGCCCAGACGGCATAAAAACCGAGGCCCCGGAGGGCCTCGGGTATGCCTCAGACGTCCGTAGAAAGCTCTTTGTGAGCGACGCAGCGACCGTCCTGAGCCAGCAGGCGTACCTCGAGGCAGAAGCCTCCGTAGTAGCCGTTGTGTTCGTTGTGCGTACACAGCGTCACGGCGAACCGTGAGAACTGGATACGGACGAAAACCTGCTCATGACTGTCGCCGTCGTTCGTTTCGAGTACCTCTGCAATACCGGCCACCTCAATGGAAACAATCCGCTGACCCTGAAGGCCTTCGAGATCATCATCGCACGTGATGTACCGGTTTTCGCAACAGTCTTGACCATTGTCGATCAACTCCAGAATGTTGCCATTCGTGAAGTGGATTTGGAATGCCCCCTGGGTAGGATGGATGCCGGCTCGTTCGACAATGAAATCAGGAAGTGCAATGGACGTATCTTTGACAGTAAGAGTATTCATGTTTCACCAGTTAGGTTGACCGTAGCAAGGTCATTCAGTCCCTAACCGAATCCACACTGGTGTTGCACGACTACTCTTACAAACTATCGCTGCCGGCGGTTAAACTTTACCCGGCGGAACTTCATTGATCGGATCAAACCACCATTCCACCTCACGGCGAATGCGCAGGTTGATCAGCCCGAACAGATAGGTACGGATGGTGTCGATGAAACGACCCACTCGGGCAGTGGTGCTCTTACCACAGCACGGACAGGGCAGTGATTGCTCACCGCTATTGAACTCTTCACCGCTGTCGAACCAGTTGCAGCCAGTGCACTGCTGGATCGGGCGATGGGCGTATTTGCGACGGGTAGTTGTGGCCATGGCTCTCTCCTTGGTCATAGGGTGAGATCGAACGCCAAATAAATACCGACACAAACCCCTCCCGCCCGAAGGCAGGAGGGGCAGTGGGTCATTCAGCAACAGGCGCCGGGTTGGCGTAGACGTCCACGGCGTAAGCATTGAGCACTTCTTCCACGATCGGATCGCGCTCGATCTTGGTCAGCTCGATGTGGCCCAGGCTGTCCATCAGATGCACACGGGCCATCAGGTCGGAAAGACCATCGCGGCCACGCATGTCCGACTGGCGCACGTCACCGTCCACGAGCACGCGCGAGTTCCGGCCCATGCGGGTCAGGAACATCTTCATCTGCTCAGGGATGGTGTTCTGCGCTTCGTCCAGGATGATGCCGGCGTCGTCGAAGGTTTCACCGCGCATGTAAGCCAGCGGGGAGACTTCGATCTTGCCTTCCTTGACCAGACGCTCCACGTGCTCGCGGGTTCCGTAGAACTGGATCAGTGCCTTGAAGTAGGGCTTCAGGTAGGGCATCACCTTTTCCATGATGTCGCCCGGCAGGAACCCCAGCTTCTCACCGCACGCCTCGACGATCGGGCGGGTCAGGACGATCCGCTCGATCTTCCCGGCCTGGAGCAGCTGGCACATCTTCATCATGCCCACGAAAGTCTTGCCCGTACCAGCCGGTCCGGTGGCAACCGTAATGCGGTTGCTGTCCAGTGCGGCGATCAAGGCGGCCTGCTGCGGATTTCGTGCAACAAGCGCTCGCTGTTCAGAGAAGCGCTCGTTGTCACGTTCCCGGTGTTTCAGACTCTTGGGCGTGTTACGAGCTTGACGAGCTTCACTGATGTCGGTCACGGTATTGAAACGTGCGTTGTCTCGACCGCGACTTTTCTTTTCTTTCCGGGCAGCTGTGTTCTTAGCCATGGGTGTAACCCCTGTTGCGTAAATTGACCCATCTAGTGGATGGGCACGACTTTCCCCATATCATCCCTCCCGAGGGGGTAAAAGAAAAACGACATAAGCCCCCCGAGCCCTTTACGGACTCGGGGGATGATTACGCCAGCCTCAGTTGCCGGCTCCACCACTTCTGATCTTCCTTGGTCAACCATGCCCGCACGTCAAAGCACGGACATGACTTGAAACCCGCGTCGCGCTGCAGGTCACAGTGGCCGAAGGTTTCCAAGATCGTGGGGAACTTACCGCGGAGTTCGCGGATCAACGTGTACAGAGTTTTGAACTGCTCCTCAGTATAGTTGTTGACCGGCTTGGCCTCGCCGTCGATACCGCCTTCCAGCGCAATGCCCAAAGAGTGGGCATTGGCAGTCACGGCATGTGCGCCGCGGAACATCATGGGGCGGCAACCGTGCCTGACGCCCGCACGATCGATGATGAAGTGGTACCCAATGGCATCCCACTGGTTCTCCACCACATGCATACGCCGGACATGTTCCACGACCGAGGGAATACCAACCGGCGTGGCGGTACAGTGGACGACGATGGCCCGGACGTCCTTGGGCTCCATGATGCGCATGGTCATCAGTGCCGGCCTCCCATAGAGGCGTAATGAGCGTAGATCTCGATCTGCAGACCCTGCGTGCGGATCAACCGCTCGCCGTTCTCCGTCATGACCGCATTCCGCTCCTTCCGGTCGATGGTGTAATCCACCTGCGCCTGCAGATAGAACTCCGTACCATCGCGACGCTTGCCGATGACCCAGAAGTCATCGAGGCCATCATGCAGGGCCCAGGGACTGATCGGAGCAGCGTAGGGTCGGCGACTGGTGGCGGGCAGCTCATAGGCCAACCGAACGTGCTGTACGCGATCATCGTCGATCTGCAGGGTATGCGTGGACATGGGACGACTGCCGTCCAACATCTTGGCAATGAGGTCGTTGTCCGAAGGTGGATCGCCCACCAACTTACCGTCCATTACACGTGCCATATCAACCCTCCAAGTTCAGGTAGACCGAGTCTTGGTCGGTCATCTGGCCATGGACAATCTTGGCCTTCCAACCGCCGGACTGGAAGATCTGGGCCAACTTGTCCTGCTCATCGCTGTTGAGCTGGTAGCGGTTGAGGTGGAACTGGAAGCGACGCGGACTGCGACTGATGATAAAGCCTTTCAGTTTCTCCGGGTCGATCAGGAACGATGCGATTTCACCGGAGGCGGAACTGACCTTCTGTTCATCGATCAGTCGGACGGCGTCGGGTCCGGGGATCGGAATGGTGTTCATGTCAAACTCCCTCTAAGAAACGCACCATCAGCTGGGGCGTTTGTCGGCTATAGTAGATGTTGACGTCGAGGGTGTACCCGACACGGCAACGCTTGGGCGGATCTTCGCCCTTGGCGTAACCGCCGAACCAGATGGCATCCACAGTGGACCCATCGCGGACATCGGCCAACGTAAGTTTCAGATGGGTCTGGTCTTTCCCCATGATCTTGAAATTGACCACGTCGAAGACGCCATCAAACACAGGTTCGGGGAACAACTGACCCCACGGACCGGATCGACGCAACAGCCAACCGGTATCAAGGTTGATCTGCCCTGCCGGCAATTCGCCTTCAGAGATGATCTCCACTTCCAGCATGTCTGGCGTCAGCATTTCACGAGCTGCGTCATCGAAGGCTTTGGTGAATCGAGGAATGTCAGCCGTCTTCAGACTCAGACCTGCGGCCATTGCATGGCCACCGTACTTGGGCATCAGTCCCGGGTTGCGCGCATCCACAATGGACAGGGCATCACGCAAATGGAATCCTGGGATGGAACGACCGGAGCCACGTACTTCATCGGGATGGTCCTCACCGGCCGAGGCCAGTGCAAACACCGGACGCCACATCGACTCTTTCAGTCGTGAGGCCACCAGTCCAACCAGACCGGCATGCCATGTCGGATCGTAGACGGTAATGCCCATCCCATCAGCTTTCTCGGTAGAGGCTGCGATACGCTCGGCCTCTTCGATCATGCTGGCTTGTTTCTCACGGCGATCGGTATTGATCTTTTCCAGCTGATGGACCAACGCCTCTGCCCGTTCCTTCTCATCGCAAAGCAAAGCAATAACGCCCAATGCCATGTTCTCCAATCGTCCTGCGGCATTGAGCCGCGGGGCGACGGAGAACCCGATGTCGGTAGCAGTGAGCGTTTGGTAATTCTTACCGGCCGAGGTGATCAGTGCCAGCACACCTTGACTGGTACGGCCATTGCGGATGTTGTTCAATCCCGCCTCGACCAAAATACGGTTGTTGTGATCCAGCGGCACCAAGTCGGCGACTGTGCCGATGGCCACCAGATCCAACAGTGTGGTCAGGTCCGGAAGTTCTTCCCGGAACCAACCCTGTTCCCGTAGCTGCTTGCGCATGGCGCACAGCACGTAGAACATCACGCCTACACCGGCCAGCATCTTGGAAGGGAACGGATCGCCCTTCAGATTCGGGTTGACGATGGCATCAACCGGAGGCAGGTACTCAGCCGGCAAATGGTGATCGGTGACCACCACAGTACGACCGAGGGATTTGGCGTGTACGACACCTTCCATGGAGGAAGTGCCGCTATCGACAGTCACGATCACTTCCGTGGTCGGGTCCATCGCATCCACTAGGGCCGGAGACAGCCCGTAACCGTGCTTGAAGCGATCCGGTACGATGAACGATACCTTCTTGGCTCCAAGCAGACGAAGGCCACGTACGGCCGTAGCGGTGCCTGTAGCACCGTCACAGTCGTAGTCGCCCGCAACGGTGATGTGCTTACCGGTCGTCACGGCATCACACATCACCTCCACGACCTTCTCAATGCCACCCATCAGCGAGGGGCTGATGAGGTTGCAAAGACGACGATCCAGTTCGTGGGCGGAGGTAACCCCACGTGCTGCGTAGATGTGGCACAACCACTCCGGCAGATGGCTGGGCCAGTGACTGGCCAGCTCTCCTTTATTGCGCCTTGTCAAAACAGCCATGGGGTTACCTTACTCCTGTACTACGTTACGGCTTATGATTGAAATGGCGAACGTGCATGCCCTTCAGCTTGGACTGGGGCTTTACCCGTTCATTGACATCGAGAATCTGAATGACCGATGCGTTGATCGTGCGCTTATCCTCACCAGCGTGTTCCCACGCTTCCAGATTCATTTCGGAGGAGTAATGCTCCACCTCGATGCTCGGGTAACGTTGACGGAGGAACTCCCGCAATTCCAGCGCAAGGGTGGACTTACCGTCTTGCGCACGATCGCCAGTGATGGCGACCTGTAGACGCGGTGGTATTGCACCATTGTCGGCGCGGTACGACTGGTTTTGCAACCGGGGCAGCACCAGCACGTTCGGTTCCGTCGGTACGGTCTCTCGACGCAACTTACCACGCTGCAGGTTCACCTGCCAGTGTCCCGGGAAGTAGTGGAAGCTGACATCGCTTTCCATTTCCAGCTGAGCGAAACGCTGGGAGAAGGTGAAGATGATGAACGTGGGCTTCAGTCGACGATCTCGACTACGGCGCATGTTACCAAGCCACATTTGGAACTCTCCGTGGGACTCGGTCTCACCACGCTTGTCGCGGAAGATCGCCTGTCCCTCCAACTCCTGCTGGAGTCGGTTCCAATGTTCTTCCACAGTGAAACGGTCCGCGCCGGGGTGAACCAGCATCACGATCAGGTCAGTCTGACCGAGGGTCTCATCAATCGCTGGCAGGAGCTTAGAAGACACCTGGATTCCAGTCGGGGTATTCATGAGTTTACATCCTCTTTGGTAGTCGCCGCAGAAAAGAACGGCGTGAGGCTGCGGCAAACCTCACGCCGCTTGAATCACTTGCTCTGACCGTCGAAGGCTTCGACCTGGGTTGCGTCAGCAACCTTGATCGGTTCCACCGGTACCGGGTTGTCCAGATCCGGACGACGTTCCATCACGCCCGTTTCCGGATCGGCGAGATGCGTGCCGTAGGAGTAGGGCTGGCCACTCGGGTCGGTCGGGATGACCGCGCCTTCCGGCAGGGACTGGCGGATCTCTTCCAGCAGTTCCGGCGTGGAGGTATTGCCCACCAGATCGAACGCCACCACGGCACGCAGTTCCTTCACGCGCTTGGGGTTCTCGCCGTCTTCGACGGTGAACGAACGCATGGCGAAGGCCACCGGTGCCTTGCGAGCGATCAGCTCACGCAGTGCCGGAGCCAGCGGGCCGAACGGGATGACCTTGCCGATCAGCGCGTCACGGGCTTCGTTGACGCGGATGTTCTCCACCTTCAGCGCGACGCGGTCCAGCTTGACTTCAGCGACACGAGCCGCCCACTGCTGGCCGGTGGAGCCGACCGGGTTGCGCGGTACGTCGAATTCGCCGTACACGGTGTCACGCTCGATCAGGCCGTGCAGCTGACCGCCTTCAGCCAACTGGGCTTCGAGCAGTTCCGGCGGGTAGATGCGACCGGCCAGGGTCGGACGACCCAGCGGCAGCAGGACGGCATCTTCCAGGGTCAATTCGACATCGTCATTGCCGACGATCTCGGAGACATCGATCGGCGCGGAGGTGTCACCGTTCTGCTTTTCCACCAGTGCTTCGGCTGCCTGCTGGGCAGCAGCTTCGGCGGCGGCGTCCTGGGCAGCGTACAGCTGCGGGTACCACTGGTCGATGCGCGAGGACTGGAACATCTGCAGCGGATCGATGCAGACGGTGATACGCTCGCACTCGCCGGTGAAACGCCACACCTTGCCGGGGACCATTTCCACCTTGACGTCTTCACCCATGCCGATGGTCTTTTCGACCATGCCGTCTTCCTGCACGCGGGTACCGATGTCGAACACGAAACGGATCTGGCGATCGGTCGGCTCGAGCTGGTAGTGGCGCACGTGCGGCAGGAAGGTGCGCGCCTTCAGGTTCTTGCGCAGCTTGTCGCTGGTCCACAGGGCGTTGATGAAGTAGGTCACGAACGCCTGGTAGAACGTGATCAGGCCACGGTCCGGGGAGTTCGCCACGATCTGCTGGGCCTGCCCTTCCAGGTTGGCCATGCCGTTGGGCACCATGGACATGGTCAGCAGGTCCGCTTCCGGCAGGTCTTCGGTGCCGGCCGGGAACTTCTGGCTGGACACCAGCAGGAACGGGCGGTCGTAGATGCGGGTGTGGCGCTCGGCGCTGTTGTCCGGATCGAGGTCGTAACCGCCGGTGTCCATCGGGTTGATGCTGGCGCCGAAAGCGGTGCGGTCCAGACCCACGGTGAACAGGCTGGCGCCGGTATCGGCGTCCTTACCCATCTCGATGTGCAGGGCAGCAGCTGCCGGCTGGACCGAACGGTTCAGGAAGGCATTCAGACCCGAGCGGAACGCGCGGCCGGCGATGGACTGGTACAGGCCCAGCTCACGCATCTGCTTCTGGACGTGGTTGTCCAGGCGCGACAGGATCGTGCGGGTCTGCTTGGCCGTCAGGCGCGGAGCGGTGATGGTCGGATCTTCCATTTTGGCAATCACGTCCTGGACGGCGTCGAGGGTATCGGTGTTGGTTTCAGCGTTCAATTGAAGCACTCTTTGGGATAGGGGTTATAGGGTGAGTACAGCTAGCTAAAAAATACGGCCGGGGTTAACGCGAGGCTTCGATGGCCGGATTCATGACACGGTAAACTTCGCGGAAGAGCGCATGGATTTCCACTTCCGGAACCTCCGTAAACAGCGCCGGGCTACGGAAGGTCTTGCGCAATTCGGCCAGGGCGGTATGAATATGCTGGCCGAAGTAACGGCCATCGCTTCCCAACCCTTCCTTGGCGTAACGCCACATTTCCTGGACCAGCTCCAACTTATCTTCCAACCGCAGTTGGTTGTAACGGATGTCGCCGATGACGTACTTGACCGTATCGCGCAGGTCATAGTCCTTCCGAGTGATGACCACCGGCTCCTTGTACAGATAGCACTCGGCATCATCGTGATCAAACGTCATGATGACAGGACCACGATCGGACATGAAGTACAGCAGTTTCCCGTGCGGTCCTCGGTTGATCTTACTCAACACGGTCTTGATGATGTCCAGCGGATCTTCGAGGTTGCGGAAGAGAAGAACCAGATCCACGGTATCGTGCCAATGACCTGTCGCTGCGATGTGGGTCAGCGTGACATCAGCGCCGTTGGCTTTGACCACCAGCGGCTTTTTGATGGTCCACATGCTCTCATGGTTGTACGGGGAGAGCAGGACCGGGTTGACCACCGGCATTACCAGGAAGGGGACTTGAGGGTTCACGGCGGGTGCGTTCCTTGTGCTTGGACTTGTTGGACAACAGCTGCTTGCTGTATGGTCCGAAGAGGTTGAACAGGTTCTCGCGGTGGTTCTGCAAGTAGGACGCATCGGCTCGGCGGTGCGGACTGATGTGCCAACCCTTGACGGTTTCCACCTGAGGACGGAACACACCACTGTAGAACGGACCGGGTCCGGTGAGATGTCCCATGTAGCGCAGGTACGAACTGTTCCCGATCCGCTTGGGTCTTTCAGCCGGACTGAGCAGATAACAGTTCGCATAATCGCCGGAGATGAACATCCCACTCAACACTCGATCGGCATGACGGATCGAAACTGCTTTGAACTTCAGCGGTTCGACTTTGCCATTGCGCACGATCTGTACCACATAGGTCTTTACGATACCAGACCGGGTTTTGCGGGCCATTGGGCGCGCTCCTGTTCAGTGAAGTCGTTGACGATCGGCGCGTGCGGGAACATGCGCTTGGCGTCATCGTAGTTGAGCACGAGATAGAACCCGGGGAACAGGTCCACCACGCACTGACCCGGGCACACTACGAGCACACCCTGGATGTTACGGATCTGCCCCATCACCGCCCAGTCGTCACCGGTGACCGGATGGCAACCGGAGGTGTGGAAGATCGTTTCCACGTCCTGATAGGACATGCCTTCCACTGCCGGGTGATGCTTACAGCGGTATTCGCGGTGACGGTTCCAGCGAGTGATGACCACCGCGCTTTCCGAGTACACCGGCTTCAGCGGCAGCGGCGTGCTATCACCGGCCTTGTAGATCAGTCCAGCCTCATGGGGCTGGTTGGGACTGCTGGAAACCAGCAACCCCGGCCCCAGGCACGCGCATGGCGTGCCGAAGCAGGTCTCGCAGTATTGACCGCTCATTTCTGGTAATGCTCCCATGCATCTTGGTAGTAGTCCACGCGGACTGTGTCGATTCCCTTCAAACCGCGAAGGATCTTGAAGAACACCGTCAGGCCACCGGCCTCACGCTGGTAAATGCCGACGTCGCAGGAATGGGCCATCAGGTAGGCGAAGTAGAACGAGCCCATGACGAGGTTGACCGAGAACTCTTCCTCCGGCACGCCATGCAACTCACCCTGCTCGCGCATCCATGCATCGAAATACTTGGTAACCGTGGCGGTAACTTGTTCCGGGGTGAATCGGAGATTGTGTTCCAGAGCGTGCTCGAATCCGAAGCCCATCCACGCCAGTCGCTCGTACTGGTCCGGATCGAATGCTTCGTTGACGGCCAGACGGAAGTAGTTGATACCTTCAGCCGAGAACGCCCAGGCCGAATCGAGGATCTCGATGTCGGTCAGGTCCACCGGTTGGGTCGAACGCAGTTCCGGTTGCTGCACGGAGATCAAATTCCGGTAGGCGCGCAACTGCTCGAAGACCATCTCGGCCACGTCATCAGGCATGTCCACGCTCTTGAGGCGACGCAGTCCCTCAGCGCGTTCGAGGTCTTCTTTACGCTTGACGATGTCGTTCATGATTTCCTTAGCGCTGCTTGCGCTCTTTGATGCCTGTCATTGCCCATCGCCCGCAGGTATGTGTGGGATCGGCGATGGTTTCTTTCAGGCCAATGGTGATGATGTCGCAGTTGTCCGGATTGGCCAACTTCTCAAATTCCTCTACCTTCAAATGCATGAACCGCATCAAGAAGCAACGGATGGTCAACCCGTGGCTCACAATGACGATGTTCTCTGCGCCCTTACGCTTACGCTGGCGCATCATGCTTTCAAGGTAGTTACTGACACGATCAGAGCAATCGGCCGGACTCTCACCGCCACGATAGCGGTAGTAGAACCAGCCGTGGATGGCGCGCAGCGGTTTTTGTTCGCTCGCACCTTCGTAGCCGTGATCGGTTTCACGCAGTCGCGGATCTTCGTAGATCGTAGGACGATCTTTGAGATAGGCGCCGATGAACATGTTCTCCAACGTCTGGCGGGTGCGCAGATACGGAGAGCAGTACACCAGCGTCTTTCCATCCAGTGCATCTTGCAGTTCATCGCCGAGCATGTTGCCGGCGACCTGTGCTTGATACACGCCGCGTTCGGTCAGGGGGACCATGTGATCCCCCACTGCGCTGTAATCGTGTTGCTTGATGTTCGCCATGGACTCACCATGTCGAATCAGGGTAATCCGCATATTACCTCCGATTTTACATCACGAAGGAATGCTGCAGTGCCTGCACCATGCCGCGCACATCTTCATCGCTATACACCAAGAACCGGTCGGTATCACTGATGTACTTGTCGCGAGTCCCGCGACGCTCAGTGTTAGTGGCGCCGGACATCGGCAGTTCGATGCTGGAATCTTCCTTGGCCTTTCCGATGGCGTCGAAATGCTCTTCGGAACTGACCGCTTCAAGATCCTCGGTACCGATCACTGAAGCGTAGTTGAAGTCGTTCTCGCCGCACGCGCCACAGAAACGGTAAAGTCCCGTACTGTGATGGTGCATGAAGAACGAGAAGATAGTGCCCTCGGGCAGCTGCAGGAATTCTTTCATTTTTACGATACGCATAACTCTACCTCAGTACAGGTTTTCGGAATGGAGACGGCCGGTCAACCAACCCATGCGTTCGGTGATCTGTCCATGGAACTCGGCAATGGTCCACGCCTCGTAGCGCGTCCAGTAATTGCCGAAGTTGTCGATGAAGCCCTGCCCCTCATCGACGTAGACCTGACTGCCGGGCAAGGTGCCATGACGTGCTTCCAACGCCACGGTGACACCGCCCATGATCTGGTCGCAGTGACGGGCCCCGGCCACTACAAGCTTCCGCACATGACCGGTCTGATCGCGGTAGATGATCTCGTTGGCGGCGCTGACGATGCGGGGGAGCTTCCAGCCTTTGCGCTGATGTTCCAGGAATGCCGTCCAAACGCGCGGGAACGCATCCGGATTGATGCCGGCGGCGAGCATCTTGAGAATGAGCGGATGGAATGCATCCAGCCACGTGACATCTTCCTCGCTCTGCGGTTCCGGGAAGAAATCACGCACCTTCCAGAATTGCCACAGTGCAATGGTTTCCAGTGCGCCGTCAGCGCCGTCACCTGCGATGAAGCGCAGGTGGGCGCACAGCGACTCCAGTTGGGAGATGTGCCAGTAACCGTCGATCCACGCACGGCCACTCTTGCTCGCGCAGACACCGTCCAACCGCGGCTGATCTTTGCGCTCTTCCTTCAGGAACTCAGCGACACAGTCTGCGGCCAACTGGCGCGTATACCCGAACAACGGTTCCTGCTCCTCCTTACCCGCGGGCAGGGTATGGTAGGTGAACTTCTGCTCTTCGTCATAACGGCGCCGGATGACGAAAGCTTCCAACTCGGCCAAGCACCATTCCCCATTGGGACTGAGCTTACCGTCAGTGTCTTCGATCCAACCGCCATTGGAACGTTCATCGATCACTTCCTGCGCTTGTTCGCGGGTGAGGGGCAGGGAGTAGCTGATGTACTTTTTCATGTCATTCTTCTCGCAGTGGTTTGTTGGTGAACCCATACACGCCGTAGCCTTCGACTTCGACCAAGTAGGTGTCACAATGAATTCGGGGATCGTGAACATAGAAGCTCACTTTGATCTGTTCGGGTTGGACCACCACACCGAACTGCTTCAGGTCACGGGCCACGTGGATGTGGAGTGCGTAGAGAGTGTTGTAGATCTCCACCTCCGTAGCCAGTGATTCGGCCAGCGAACCGCGGTGCTGGCGCAACTTCATTTTCTCTTGCATGATGTTCTCCTGACGGACATACCCCGACTGCGTTAAGCAGTCGGGGATACGTACTGATTCACCTTACTAGACCTTCCGCTCTCAATGATGCTTTCGAGGGAAGGGAGGCAGAGTAGCTCTCACATTCAAACTGCAGCGGTGGACGTTGCGGTAACGGGCGAGGAGCCGATTGCTCCGCAGGGATGGACGGAGATTTGATGTTGAACTCGCGCTGCATGTGCTCAGGGATCTTGTGCCCGTGCGTACCGAGGAAGACGAACGGGTACTCGATTGCGATCTTCTCGTTGAAGTAGATCGTGTACTCGCGCAGCACATCGTCGTAGTACATGCGATCAACGCACGGCTCCAACGTCTTTTCCACCACGTGTCGGATCTCTCGTTCCAGTTCAGCGCTCAGGCGCATCACACCGATCGCTTTGAGGAAATCGTTGATTTCCAAGCAGGTCGGTCCCGTACGTTCCGGGTTTGCCTTCTTCAGGAAGTGGTGAGACAGTACCGTAAACAACGCGGTGTGCTTGAGCTGTTGGATTTCGGAAACCTCCATTAGCGCTTCCTCCCTGAGGTGACTTCGCGGTATTCCACATCCACCAGCAACGGTTCCGGACCATTGGACGGAGTAACTATCAAAATGGCCATGTAGCCATTCTTCATGCCGGCGTGGTACTCCGTCGAAAGCGGTGGGTTGGGACCGATCAGATCTGCGAGGATGGCGATGTCTTTCGCCTTCTGCTCCCCATGACCTTGGACGTAACGAGCACCGTAGATGTCGGAGGCCAGATGTGCCATGAACCACGCGCGAAGTGCGGGGTTGCCATCCAACTGTTTGGTCTCGTACAGATTGCGCGCCAGCGCGCAGAGGATTTTAGCCCCCTGTGCATTGATGCTGGCATTTACATCGGGCATTTCCGGCCCAGAATAACAGGGCATTTCAACTCCTTTGTGCGGACATGTCAGGCTGCCTTCAGACGACGGAACGGGCGAGTCCAACGGCGCCAGCGAGACACCGGCGGACTGAACATCCCTTGGACGACCATCAGGTCGACATACCTCTGCAGTCCCTCGATAGCAGCGTTGCTGTTACGACGACGGATTCCCAACATCCATTTCCGCTGGTGGAAGATGTTGAGCATCGCCTGCACGCGTGTGTGCGGCGCCCTCCAACCCGGAGGCATCTCAGCACGCTCATGCGTACGGAGACTGATGCGCATATCTGCCCGCGCAGGGATTTGGAATTGATCGTTGGACATGTTAACCCCTTTGGAGGTCTTTGATGCACTGCTGCCAAGCCTCACCCTTTTCAGAATGGATCTTGGCGCAGCGCTGGCCGAAAGTAGAACCGGTAGCGAACACGACGATAAGCAGGAGGACAAACGCGACGACTCCGCCAATCAGGCTGTGGATGATGACCTTGCTCGCCGCAGTCATACCCGCACCTTGGGCCTACTGCCGCGCTTGCCCTTACCGCGCGGAAGGTCACTGACATTCAGATTGGGGATGTTGCAGTTGAACCCACGACTGCCGCCCAGAATGAAACCCTTGACGCGATCATTACCCGTACTGGTGACATGGCCAGTCGATGTTTCGACCATCACGTCCAGTCGCAGGATTTGATGCTCCGACCGGAGGCGTGCAGCCAGGTGAGCGAGTCGCTGGTTGCGATTGAAGGAGCTACCGATCGACACCGTGTGCAAGACATCATCCACATCGAGAATGTGGGTGATGGCACGAATGTCCAAGTGGTCGGTCATCATGAACAGGCCACGATCGTACAACTCCTGGTCACCGTCCCCATTGACGTTCAATAGCGTTTGATCTTGCCCCACCTCAACAGGAGCCACATGGGTGAAGATGATTTCATCCCCGCACATATGGCGATCTTTGACGCTATGGGACTGGGGTTCGATCGTACGCTTACCAAAGTAGTTCATGATTACACCTTCGCGTGGGTGATGCCGGTCTGACCCTGGTACTTGCCACCACGGTCATCGTAACTGACTTCGCAGTCCTCATCACCTTCGAAGAACAGGAACTGAGCCACGCCCTCACGGACGAAGAGCATGACCGGCGAGTTGGTGTTGTTGGAGAACTCCAGCACCACGTTACCGTGCCAGCCGGCTTCGATCGGAGTAACGTTCACCGCCACGCCCACGCGAGCGTAGGTGGACTTACCCAGGCACACCACCGTCAGGTTGCGCGGCATGTGGAAGTATTCCACCGTCCGGCCCAGCGCGTAGGAATTGGGCGGCATGATGACGTAGTCGCCGAACTCCTCATCGTGATGGAGTTCCATCGGAACGGTGCACTTCTCCACATCCACCTTCTTCGGGTTGATGATCTTGGAGAAGGTGTTGGTGAACAGGCGCAGTTCCGGGGAGAGGGTGACGTCGTAACCATACGACGACTGGCCCTTGGAGATGATCTTCAACATGCGGCCATCCGGACCGACCGGCACTTCGCGCAGCAGGCGCGGGTGATACGGTGCGATCATCGGCTTGAAGTCACGCTGCTCTTCGGCCGTGGGTTCACGTGTGGCCTGCCGACGCAGTTCGGCGCGCAGGTCGCTGATCGCCACATCAGTCATCGGCCAACCCTTACCGTTCTGGCTGGCGACCAGGACATCGAAGTAAGCCTGATCGAAGATGCGATTGGGAACGACGCAGCGCTTGTGGATGGATTTGTCAGACAGGAGGGACATCAGGATTCCTTGAGGGCAGCTTCCACAACCGACAGCTCAACGCCAGTCAGTTTGGAAATGAACAGTGGGGTGTTCTGGGTGGGGTTATCGACGCTCAGCTTGCGGATATGTTCGTCACGGAGGCGCTGTGCGTCGCGGATGATCGAATGGATGCGATCGAAGCCCACGGCATTGAGGGTGTGGCGCCCCACCATGTCACGCGCCATCGTCAGCGAATGACTGGTGTGGGTCAGATACCACACCGCCCGGTCAGTGAGCGGGGCCGGTCGCCCAATCTCATCTTGCTTGGTCATCGTGAACGGATCATCGCTCACCGACTCACGCACACTGCGCGTGGCTGAGAAACGATCGCCGTTGTGGATGTCCACTTCCATCGTGGCAGAGATGACCGCCATCTCCGTCGTGCGAGCCATGCCCAGTACGAGCGGGACCACCTCGACCAACACTTCACGTACGCGCGGCTTGATCGTACCGTGGGTCAGTCCCAGGCCGAACAAACGACGGGTAAGCGGTCGCAGGCGTTCGATGGAACCGTGGCCCGGACTGTACAGCCCATCATCGAGAATGCGACGGTACATCTCACTGGCCTTGTTTTCATTCAAGATCAGCGCTTCGTCGAGATTGCTGGCAACATCGAGTTTGCACTCGCCCTGGGCAGTCCACGCTCGCGGACCATCTTGCACGATGTACAGGATCTCACGATGGGAGACTTCCGGGCAGATCTCACTGCCGCCTACCGCCACCATTTCATCATGATAGCGGGTGACGCGAATCACGAACTTGTTCATGACAACTCCTACTTCACGATAGACAGTTGGGGACGCTCACGCTTGACCGGCCGGGGCGGTTCACTGCTGGGGGCGACCGGGGCCAAGTCGATCAAGCCGTAGACGACATCTTCCGGCAGTAGCGACATCTGGGCGTTCTCGATCGTCAGCACCTTGCGCGGCAGCAAGTGGTAGATGTTCCACTGGTCTTCGCGCGCGTTGAGGCAGATAACTGCCGAGTACGGAATGACGACCTGATGACGCTTGCCGCCGAAGCGGGCAGCGAAGTAGATCGCCTCATCGGTAAATCTCAGACCCGAGCACGCCTTCGGAGACATGTTGAGCACGATCGAACGCAGCGGGATCTGGACCATGCCAAACTCCGGGTCGAACACCGGGGTGGCGTCGGCCAACGTCAGGTTCGGCGGGATGATTACGCCGGGATGGTCGGCGAAGATCAGGACATCGGGAGTGAAGCCGTTCTCGACCAACCACGCATGGTAGGCCGGAATGAAATGACGATCGATCGAGGTGAGCTTGCGGGGTGCGTCATCGGACATGATTGGTTTCTCATCTGAACATAAATGGACTAGCCCGCCTAAAATCGCGGAGAGGGCTGGTGGGTACTAGCCATTGGATAATGTAGGTTTGTAAATGTTTACGATGACGCGGCATAAAAGCCTGCCGGGGGACCGAAGTCCCCCGACAAGCTCCCCCTGGAACGTTGGACGTCAGGCCGCGATGGTCTTGACGGTGAAGCCGCGCTGGGCCAGCGCCTTGCGCAGCGTCGCCTTGACGACGGCCGGCTTGGTCGACAGGGCGTTGAACGAGAACACGTAGTCGGTCTTGGACTCGGCGTGGGTGGCAACCACGTAGGCCTTCAGACCACGGGTGGCCTGGGCGAGCGTACGACCAACCAGCTGCTTGCCCTTGCTGAAGTCGATCTGGACGTGCTTGGAGACCAGCGCCTTCGGCTTGGCCGGGAGGAACGCCGCCGCGTCGATGTGGATAACCGGAGCGGTCAGGCCACGGCCGGTCTTGGCGGTAGCGTTCTCTTCACCGAGCTTCTGCAGGCCGGCGCTGAGCTTGTTGATGATGCCGCCGGTGGCCGGCTTGGCCTTGCCCTTGTACACGTCCACGGTCAGGGTACTCGGGCCCTGGGCGTCGAGGGCGGTGTTGAGCTTCTTGCGCTGGGCAGCGGCCGGTGCCTTCAGCACGGTCTTCTTGGCGGCAGCCTTCTTCGCAGCGGTCTTGGCGGCGATCTTCTTGGCAACTTTCGAACCCTGCTTGGCGGGGGTCTTGGCAATCTTGGTGGTCATGGTCTTCTCGGGTGTGTTGTCGACATCCGAGACCAGCACCACGATTCGATCGCGGGGTTGTTTCGGCATCGGGGGCTGACCGGGATTCCCCGGCTGATTGGGATAAGGGCGCGTGCGCAGTGCACCGCCTGGAGGAAGCTGAGTCATCGCACGTCGATCCTTCGGATGTGGAGATGGTGGAGCAGGCGCTGCCAGCGACTGAGCGCGGCAACGCGCGCCTTGTAACGTTCGCGCATCTTGACCTTGGCAATGGGTGCGAAACTGACCATCTCATGCAGGAGGTGGGCAATCAACGCTCCCGTAGGATGTCCGCTATACGGATGCTCCATGGCAACGTCTTCGAGTTTCTTGAACGCAGCGCGAACCAGATCGGCCGCAGGGTCCTCAGCGGGCACCGCGTATCGGTTCATCAGGTCGTTGTAATCCATCTTGACGAACCGGAACTCATCGCGCACGGCGTTCTGAAGTTTCGACTGGGCCTGATAGGCGTATTGCACGACACTGCTCTCATAGCTGGTATCGCGCAAACGTTGCTCGAGCATGTTGAGATACTCGGCGCTGAACGGTCCACGTTCCGGCAACTCCTCAGCTTCGCGGGCGTAACGTTTCCATTCCGCGCTCATGGCCAGATATGCCTGATTCAGCATGGCAGCAGGAAGATTGGACTCCAGTACCGCAACGTTGGTCAGGATCTGCTCGGCCATGTATTCACCGTAAGCACGATCGTTGCGACCCAACAGGATCAGTTCGACCAGTACCATCTGGCGACGCTTCAGGGTACGTTCCAGCGCATTCACTACGCGCTTGAAGTCCACCGAGTGATCGTGGGCGAAACACAGGATCGGGAAAACCACCAGCTGTCCCATGAACTTCGCTTCGACATACCCGATTTGATCGGAGCCGGCGCCGATGGGGAAAGCCTTGAGGATCTTGGTCAGGTCGCGGGCATCGCTCGAACGCGCAGCAGGAGTAAAGTCGATCATCATCAACTTGGAGTTGACGGGCGGGATGAAAGCCGTAAGGTGCTGCGGGTCTTCGAACATGGCGGCCATTTCGCAATAAGTCAAACGATGTTACGAGCTGGTGAATTTTTAACCAAATGAAAAGACGGCCTAAAGCCCCCTCCCATAACGGGAGGGGGCTGGGCATTACAAGTCCTCGATGTAGATGATGCGCATCTTCAGACCGCGTTCGGCAAAGACCTGATCGTAGAACTCATGGAGGTCTTCGATCATCTGGGCCGTATCCTGCTGACGCCGACCGATGTGGGTATGCATGAAGAAGGAGGTCTTGTACAGCCACGACTGACGACCACTGACATCGGCCACGTACAGGTTGCCGGTACGGGCAAACGCTACGTCATCACCCGTCGGGTCATTACCCATGACGTTGATCAGCTCCTCATGACGCTGTGCCTGCGCGAGGTTGAACTGGAACTTCGAGTGACCGCCATTACACATGAGCCAATCGGCCAGATATGCAATGACATCCTCAGACTTCACACGGAACACTTCCATCGGCAGGTCGAACTGATCTCCGTTCTCACTGTAGCCGGCACTGTAGAACCCGCCGGCGCTGGTCTTGCTGTACGGCTGACCTTTCGGATGGTAATGTTTGGTGTGAGCCACCATCTGCTCCTTCAGCGCCTGCATGGCCTTGGAGTTGATTTCGTACAGATGCGACGGCAGCGGTCCGTAGTATTCCGGATAGTGCTTCATCAGGTGTTCCAGGATGTCAGCACGGGTGAGCTTGATGTTGGTCAAGCCATTGGGCGGGAACAGGCTGTTGGGGCCCAAGCCGTGCAGGCTGAGGATGTCAGCCATCAGATCGTCAGGATGGATGTTGTTGAGGAAATCGGCCAGCTTGAGCAGATCGGCGATCAGGGTTTCGATACGGGTGGGATTTTCGGTGCTCATCAGAGAATGACCTCACAGTTACGGACGGTATCCCACAGGTAGTAGGACGTATAACGATCGCTCGCACAGCGAGCACGGATGGTGGAATCGGAGACGCCGTAGTAGAACGCAGCGCCTACGAAGGATTTGAAGCGACGGCCACCTGCGATGACCACGACGTTCTTACCCCGTTTGTTCGGACGGTTGACTTTGGGGCGAACGATCTTGAACGGACGCATGCGTTCGGTTTCCGAATAGCAGCGGTAACGCAACGTTGCAGGGTGGAGCTTTTTGACCCGTGCCGCTTCCTTCATGGAATCGAAGCGACGGTTAGCGACAGTGACGGGTTGTTTACGCATAGCAGTTCCCAAGTGATAGAGGGTTGGGGCGGGACGGCATAGAGGCCCCCGTATAGGGGCCCCATGCGGTTTACGGGTATTACTCGGCCGAAGCCGGCTTGTAGCGGCCTTCACGCACGGCGGCAGCGAAGGCGTCGATCAGGTTCTGGCGGACCAGCACCGCTTCGGGCCTGCCGTACTGACCCAGGTCCGGCGGATCGAGCGAGAGCAGGTAACGCAGGTGCGTACCGTACTCATCGGCCGGGAGCAGCGGTTCGATCGCTGCGCAGATGGAACGTTCCACGGCGAGGATCTTCTGCACTTCTTCCAGCGGATCGGGCAGGTGGATCTGGACATCATCGTCGACCGACTGTTCCGGGGCTTCGACGGTGTTGTTCAGGTTCTCCGCCAGGAAGGCCAGCGTGGCACCCGGGTCGGTATCGGCCGGGTCCAGTTCGACGCTGATCACGCGGCGCTCGTTCAGGTTCCTGATCGTGGCCATCAGGCTGGCCCAGCCCAGCAGGCTGGTGATCGCAGCGCGCTTGTCCGGGTCCATGAACTGCGTCAGGCGAGCCTGCTCGATTTCGTTGAAGACCAGGTTGAAGTTCATCAAGGCCTTGTCGCCGTCATAGACGTCGGCCGGCAGGTTGACCTTCATGCTGACCGTCTCGCCGTTGGCGCGATGCACCTTCAGCTCGTAGTAGTCACGACCCGGCTCACGTTCGTCCTGGGACAGGCCGGTGGCCTTGACGTCGGCGATCTGGGTTTCCAGACCTTCGGTGACACCACCGACGGCTTCGGCCGGCGTGGCCATCGCATCGCGGGCTGCCTGGGCTTCCTGCGGGTTGCCCAGCTCGGCCAGGTACTCGCCCATGCGCACGGTTTCCGGGGTGTCGACGAAGTCCGGCTTCTTGAAATCGACCGACTTCAGGAACTTGCCTTCCACGTATTCCTTGCCGTTGACCACGACGGTTTCGGCCACGCGGATGATGTAGTAGCTGACGCCCTTGTGCTGGGTGTCCACGATCTTGACCGGAACGCCCTGCTTCTGGTATTCGGCGATGCCTTCGGCAGCGGTCAGCGAGTCGGTGTCGAACTTGGACATGTTCGAATCGTAGATCGCGTACTGGTCGGGCATGATCGGCACCGCGTAGTACGTGGCGATCGTGGCGATGTTCTCGTAGGCCGCGACGACCAGCTTCTGCAGACGCTCGATCGAGGACTGGCAGCCGTTGACGACAGCGTCGGCGAACTCGTCGTGCTCGAACATGTCGGTGGCTTCGGCATGCAGTTCGTCCAGGCGGTCCATGGCGCGGGTCACGGCCAGTACGGTCGGCATCTGGTCTTCGTGTTCGACCTGGCCCGGATGGGTCAGGTAGTTGCTGGCGTAGTGGACGAAGCCGTCCCACACCACGATGGCGTCACCCACGCCGTCGCGGATTTCCTTGTAGTTGTTGACGGCGATACCGAGGTTGCGCAGTTCCCAGAGTTCCTGCTTGATGATGCCCAGCTGCTTGGCCAGCGCGTAGCGCACAGCGGCAGTGGTGTTCTCCGGGACGGTGTTGCCGGCGGTCAGGTTGACGTCCTGGTTCAGCTCATAGTGCGACATGGAGTATCCAGTTGGGTTGAAGTACAACCCATACAGACGGCATATAAGTTTTCACCTATACCCTCGGGTGTTATATGTCTCAAAATCGGTTGAGCGGCAAAAAAGTCCTAGGCCCCCGGAGAGGGCCTAGGAGTCAGAAGTTGGTGAGACAAAGTCGGCACCCAGCAGAATTCACAGTAAGCTCGCGGCCGCGGCTAACGGTAAACCCTGAAGGCTGAAGACTCTTAACTACCGTCACCTCACACCCCGCCAGGCTTCACGGCATCGACCAGACCCGTAGGTCGGCTTCAGGCGTTACTAAGTGGACGGCGCATGGATGACATTCGGTTGAGCGACAACTTCTGTGATGTGCAACCTATCTCCCCAGATCGGTTCGAAAGGCACCACAGCAGACAGTTCAGTACGGGCCAGCGTTGCATCGCTGGCAAGGCACTACCTGGACGACCGCTTATTCTGTCAGTAGGCGGCTAGATGGATTCCATCGCAAAGTACACTGGATTGGCCAAGAGGGACTCGAACCCCCGAAAAATGCACGAATGAAGTAAGTGCACTGCTCAATGCCACCCGAGCATCTGGCCATCAATGTCTTTTGCGATGAAATCGAGATTGTCCACCTACACACCTCCAGGGTCGCACTTCCCCTTTAATGTGCAGATGGACCGGCCTCGAAACTGGAAAGGCGCCCTGGTCGACGGATGTCGGTTCCCCTAACCACTCCTTCAACGGTTCAAGCGTTCCGCCAAGCGTTTCGCCGGCTCGAGGTCGGCGAGGATCTTGGTCAGCAACCTCTACTTTCGTGGAGAGTTAGATGGCTTTCTTTTCGGCTATGTTCCAGTTGGGAGCACGCTGGCAAGCTCTGCTCCTACACTATCGACCACGGCAGTTATTTTTTACTCTCATGCTTTGAGGGGGTCATAGTCTCGCACTGACGCGATGCTCCGCCACAGGCCAATGAAGGCCTTCTATTAATCTGGAGTTGTTCAAATGAATGCTGTTGTCACGGTCTCTGAGACAGGCAGGGGGCTGCCGGAGATGGGTGCCAAACGTCGTCTCACCACGTGGGAAGAAGTTCCTGGTAGCGATTTGCCCTTCCGTCTTTTCAAGCGTCGTACTGGTGTTTGTCTGGGCTCTTTCGTTTCGAAAGAAGCCTTGGACGAATTCCTGAGCGGGTACTCGCTGGAGAGTTTGCAGGTGGCACCCACCCGTCGACGTGTTCGCGGATGGTAAATGGTATTGAGAGCTGGCGTCTAAAACAAGAAGCTCTCACGTAAGACCATTTGTCAGGAGTTGAGGTCATGGCCAAGTCAAAAGAAATGGGCGGGAAGGACGAAAAGGCGTCCGTGGTTACACGGCGCGATTTGGTCACGATCGTACACAAACCCGAGGACGAACGTCCTTATCACATTCATGCCAAGAGCAACGGCGCACTGATTGCTCGAGTGGCAGCTGACGACGAACGTGTCGATGCGTTCCTGGAACGTTTGGACATCTCTGTCTTCCATCGCGAATAAGCATGAGCCCCTCCCGCGTGATGCGGGAGGGGCTCTATGTTCGTTTAGTCTTTGACCACAGACAGACGGGGACGCATCTTCGGCTGGGCTGGGCGAGTACCCACGATGGCTTCGGTGACCGAGTCCATGTCAGCGTACAGCTCAGACTCATCCACCCATTCACCGATAAGATCCACCATGATCCCATCGGGGCGGAGCTGGCCGATCTGGTACTGGACATAGTCGTAGCTCAGCTCGTAGCCGGCTACGATCACTTCCATGCACCCCACGACCGGATCTTCGTCTTCCTCGACGGTGTCTGATCCGGAGGCCGGCATGTACACGCGCTGGCCGATCTTGAACAGGGGTACGCGCGCATTGCGACGCAGCAGGTCCAGCGGTACTTCTTCAGCTTCGTTGAAGAGCGTTTCCGAACGCAGGGACATGCGGTCCAAGTTCAGGTCGTCAGCGCGGCGCGCCAGACTGGCCAGTAGACCGTAATGCATTACCTGCTGAGCGGACTTGAGGATCTGCTCCGGGGTAGCGCCCACCGTGTGGTAGGTAGCGTGACTCAGGCACAGTTGCTCGAGATCATCGGCACTGGCTTCCAATACCTCTGGGCCGTGCTCACCGGCCAGGATCAGCAGGCGTTCGCGCAGCTGGGCTTCATCGAGGAGGAGTTTGTCACGCATGTGGGCAGTCTCAGAAGGGGTGGATCATAGCATGGGCGGCATAAGGAGCCGGGGGCGCTCGACCCCCGGCTCCATTCAGATCAATAGCTTGAACAATCATCCGGCAGGCGCTTCTCCTTGGCGAGACCGCATTTACCTGATTGTTCTGGACGACGTAGCGGCTTGGTTGCGCCTCAGTAATGGCACCGCTTTGACTGACCGGTTACCCGTTATAGGTCAGCTCGCCCAACGATGTGATTGGGGCCGAATTTACAGTTCGTCCAATCCCGAGGCTGGGGCGAGCGTACCGAGGGGTGCTTTACCGGTGGGTGCCGTTTCACGCTGAACCTTGATGGCTTCATCGTAGGCGGCTTTCACCTTGGGATACCAGATCTGCCAAGACCTCAGGACTGCTCGGTCTTGCACGCACTGAGCGGCGTTCCCGGATGCAGCGCTGACGAATTGGGACAGAGTAACGCCGGAGGGCTGTCCAACATTTCCTTCGGGACCGAAGGAAACGGGACCGAGGGCTGCATCGTTGGCGGCTTTTCCTTGCAGGGCATCTGCGTACAGGCGGACAGCGCCCAGAGGCAGAACAACACTGCCATCAACTTCAGCAGGGATGTACTTGACGACTTCACGGATGCGTACCTCGGCTTGGAGCTTGCGCTCACGTTCGGTTTTCAGGTCACGCTGAAGATCATCGATCAGCTTACCCTGTTCGGCGATGAACTGGTCTTTGGCCTTCTTGCTATTGGCCATCCAGTTATCGTACTCGCCGCGATAGGCGGCTTCACTCTCAGCAGAGTCTTTGGCAGCCTTCAACGCTGCATCGATGGTGGGCTGCATCACCTTGGCCTGGTGCGCAACACCGCGACCGTAGATGAAACCACTTACGCTGTACAGAAGAAACAGCAGCGCCACAACACCGAGAACGTACAGCCAGTTCTTCGGATTGAGCAGCCACTTACCAGCCTCCTTCAGCAGGAGGAGCAGTGCGGTAACGGTCACGTTCGACTCCACCTATGGGATGTTCTATACCATAGCTCAAAAGAAGGAAAAAAATACTTTCACACCCCCTCCACACCCGGAGGTGTGGAGGGGACATGGTTGGATCAGCCGCGGGTGTTGGTCTGGTCAGCTTCGACCTGCTGCTGCGGGGACAGCGGCACCGGCGGCGGAACGGCGGCGGGACTGGCTGCGTCCACCAGACCCCAGCTGTTGGCCTGCATGATGTTCCACAGCCTCTGGTAGTAGACCATGTAGGCGATGACGGTGATCACCGACAGGAACATGTAGCGATCCAACGCGACCAGCAGGAAGATCACGTGGAAGCCGTAGAACAGCCACGGCCGCGCCTTGCCGAACCAACGCTGGGTGGAGAGCATCGTGTTGACGATGTACCCGCTCACGCCGTTGTCGAAACGGGTGGCGCCCTTCTTGATGCGGTAGAAGGTGATGACGGTGAACGGCAGCAGGAAGAACAGGACAAGCATGCTGTAAAGGAAAGCGCCCATGATTAGATAACCTCGAGGTTGATGGCGGACTTGCGGATGTATTCGTGCATGGCCTCAGCCATGGAACGGGTGACGATGCCAACAGCACCATCGGCGACAGGGATCGATGTGCGGATCTTGTCCGACAGTGACCGCAGCACCTTCTCCGAAAACGTGATCGTTGGAAAGGGACTACGGATTTGCAGCGGCGATCCTTCCTTGAGGATGAACTCGAAAGGGACCGTGTACAGCAGAGCGTCCAGAATGCGCTCGCGTTCGTGGGGGAAGTTGTGCTTGATCTCCACAACCTCCACCGTCTTGGTGCAGGGCAGGTGCCCGGTCAGTTTGGCAGTTACCAACCTCACGTGCATGTTGAGGTAGCAGCTACTGCCTACCGCACGGACTTGAATGATGCCATGGACTCCAGCATCAGCATATCCGTTGTTGATGTAAGTGGCGGTGTAGTGCCGGCACTTTGCGTTTTCATCAGTCATGGCTCTCTCCTTAGAACCGGCTACGGGCAACAGCGAAGCCGATCTGGCTCAGGGCCACGATGCTGACATTCACTGCAACGACAACAGCGAAGCGGGCGAAGTCCATGGCGGCAATGCCATAGACCACACCGACGGCCACTGCGATGAAGATCAGCAGCACACGGCCGCTGACCATGCTCTGGCAGATCGTGTTGCGAGCATCCTCACGGATCTCGCGAGCGCCACGATGACGGAAGGCATTGTGGAACAGCACGTACAGGTAGACGGCCATCACAACGGCCAGCAGCGAGAACAGGGAAGCAAACAGGGTATCAACGTTCATGACAGTATCCAGATAGAAGTAGGTAGAGGTTGGACTGTAGCGAAGGGGATTACGGATTGACGCGCGGCATGGTGGTGATGTCCACCTGCTCCATGCCATCGGCCACCCGGCCGTTGTAGGAGTAGTGGGTGTGACCAACCTGGCCGTAGATACGGCTGGTGCTGCGGATCTGGCAGGTGATGCCATCGGCGCCAACCATGACGCTGATGCCAGTCCTACCGCAAACCAGTTCCTGCTTTGCCGGCGGGATGGTTGCATCCACCAGCAGGGCCACTGCGGCCAGCGCCATTGCGCTGAAGCCGAGAGCCACGATCAGATCCTTGAGCTTGCTTGCGAAGGTAGCGGTTGCCATGATTGAACACTCCATGTGAAGGGGTTTATGGAAGACGTAGTTGTCTTATCACCGGAGTGTTATAGATCTGAAATATGGTCCAATCGACGTTTTCAGTACAGGGCTTTGTACCCTGTACTGATCTGTCAAATAAGATATTGACAGAGCATGTTCTTTTATAACCCAGTCTAATTGGAATGAGGCTTCCTGGGAGGGAAACCTTTAGGAAGGGAGGGTGTGACGATAGTCAAGTATATATACCTAAGGGGAATTAACAATTGAACCTATCCCACCTATACCTCCGCTATGAACGTATTAGCCATTGGATAGCCACTATGGGCTATCCAATGGCATATATGCCGTTAAGACAATCCTATGAACCCTACTCCTTATAGGCCCGTAGGGAGTCACTAACCCCAACTCAGGAATGAGTACCGAAATGAAAAAGTCAGTCATCATGCAGGCACTGGGTGCCTCTGCGGGCCGGGCCGCTGTGCCGAGTCAGGAAAGCCACGGGGATGTGGTGATGCTCGCCTATGAGTGCGAGCAGCTCAGCCATCAGATCACCCAGCACACCTTCGGGCTGGAAAACGAAGTCAACTCCATGGAGTTGCTCCATGAGGCGCAGGACCATCTGGACGGTCTGATCGCTGCCATGGAACACCTGGCTGATGAGCCGACCTCCAAGGGCGCTCGCGCCGTGCGCATCCTGCTGCGCGAACAGATGTCCGGTTACGGCATTGCCCTGCCGTCCATGGAAGATGCCGATGCCGGTGCACAGCACCAGGCCGACACCAACGCAGGTAAGTCGACCCTGACCAAGTTCGTCGAAGCGGCCAAGGCCTTTGCGGCCAAGATCATCCATCACCTGCGCATGATCTTCGATCTGAAGTACCGCCGCCAGAAGAAGCTGGAAAAGCAGTTCGAGCAGTTCGCCGAAGCTCTGAAGAAGGGCTTTGATGAAGCGCTGGGTACCACTGAAGAGAAAGCCAGCGGTGCACCGGCTAGCGGCAAGTACCCCTTCGGCTTCACCGGTGGTGTGGTGGCGCTACTGCATGCATTCCACGACGATCCGGCAGCGATCAAGCTGGATGAGCTGGGCGATACCAATGCCTTCAAGGTGATGGGCGAGCTGCTCACCGAATTCACCAACATGGCCTCTGGCAAGCCGAGCCTTGAGCAGATGCGTGCTCTCAATGCCAAGTTCGACGCCATGGCCGGCACGTCCTTCGGCGGTCACTGGAAGGTGGTCGACCGGACTCAGGTGCTGGCGCTGTCCGGCGGTCAGGTCAAGATCACGCTCAAGTTCAACGCCGGTAACATCTCCGTCCACAAGGAAGACTACTACCACCAGACGCGTGAAAGCGATCATCTGCTGGTGCACATGGACGAAGCCCACGTGCATCGTGCTCTGGACGCCGCCAAGAAGGTCTTGGCCGTCAATGGTCAGCTGCTCACCGTTAGCGCCATTTCCAGCGAAGCTGGTTACGGCAGCAAGTGGGTCAAGGCCATCGGTAACCTGGGCAATCTGCTCTCGGGTCTGAACACCGAGCAGGATCGCAACGTGGTCCATGTACTGATCCGCAATGGCGGTACCTTGCTCAATGCCATGTCGCGCCTGATCACCGCTCAGTCGCAGTCGGTGCACCTGGCGATGTCGCTGTTCAACACCATGACCCTGCGTGCCGTCGCCCACCACGGCATCGTCCCCAAGGACGAATGATTCGCATCGTATGACTTTGGCTGAACGCCAAGGCTTTTCAACGTCCACTTTCGGACACCCAATTCAGGAGCTTCACCCATGAACGCACGCACCATGCTGCATGCCGCCTTCGCGCCGAAGACCCCCGCTGGCATCGCCCTGCCCTCGCTGGAAGAACTGCAGGAAGAGCTGTCCGCTGCTGCCGGCGATCTGCAGGAAGTGCAGAGCCAGATGGACGACACCGCTGGCCAGATCGAAGATCTGCAGGACGAGCTGGGTTCGGCCCAGAACCTGCAGGCTGCCGTCGAATCGCTCGCCGGCTCGACTTCCCCGGCCGCGCACCGCGCCGTCGGCATCATTCTGGACCATCACCTGGCGCGCTTCAACATCACCCTGCCGTCGATGGAAGAAGACGCTACCCCGGAAGCGCAGACTGCCGTCAAGGCCGAAGCCAACGAAAGCCTGATCAAGCGCATCATCGCAGCCATCCAGGCCGCCGTGGCCCGCGTGAAGGCTTACATCAAGAAGGTGTGGGCCCAAATCACCTCCGGCCGCGATCGCGTGAAGGCCGCCGTTGAAGCTGCTGCCAAGCACGTGGAAAGCCTCTCCGGCGAGAAGGTGACCGTTCGCATGCATCCGGCCATCCACGACATGATGACCTACAACGGCAAGCTGCTCGGCGATGAGCTGATCGGCAACATGATCGGCACGCACAACCTGCGTCCGCTCACCGATGCGATCACCCCGGTACTGATGATGTTCGGCGATGAAAACGAAGCGCTGCGTCGCGTGCTGGAAGCGACCAAGGGCATCCACGCCGGCGTGGCCAAGCTCAAGGCCCGGGCCAAGAAGGAAGGCGACGTCTACCGTATCTACGGCGGTCGTCATGGTGTGGAAACGCCGTTCGATGTGGTGATGAAGGCCCCGGAAGGCGACCTCGATGGCGAAGCCCAGACCGCTGTTCATTACCTGAACGGCATCACCTTCTCCCTCGTACCCAACGCCGGCGGCGATGCCGAAAGCCAGTCGCAGGAATACACCTACACCAAGGGTGAACTGGCCGCCGCCATCAAGTCCGCCGATGCTTCGTTGAAGACGTTGGACGAAGCGATGGCCGAGACGAACAAGGTGCAGACCGGCATGGCCCATGCCGAGCAGAAGGTCGCCAACATCACCGATCCGAGCTACCTGCATGTGGCTGCTGCCCTGGAAAACCTCTCCGGCCGTCTGCTGCACACGCTGGGTCAGCTGGAAGTGATCGGCCTGCGCAACATGTACGCGTTCCTGAGCGCCATGCTGAAGGCTCGTGAAGAAGTGGCTGCCGCTACTTCGGCCGCCGCGCCGGCTGCTGCTCCGGCCGCCGCGCCGGCTGCCTAAGCCAAGAAAAAAGGCATAGCCTCTCCCTCCACCCTTTGCGGGGTGGAGGGAGTTATGTCGCTATGTCGCATGGCGACGCGCATGTGCCGTACCGAAGTACATGTAGGCACTCTGCAACAGACGGGCCCAGAACCAAGCCCAGATCAGTGAACCTCCGATTCGCTCGTACCATGTCAGCATCGGATCGGCCCGGTAGGTTTCACCCATGGCCAGACTGAAGGTCGCCACGATGATGAGAACAGCCGGTATCGTCAGGTTCTTGAACATGGACCGGAACGGATGTCGGTAGTAGTCACGCCACCGCGACCGCTTGTAGAAGGCCATGCGATCCATGACCACATCTTCATATACCACGATCAGTCCGAAGGCTGCGTAGGCTGCGCAACACACGTACAATGCACACCACAGGTAATAGTAGAGCATGTCAGAGTTCCGGCAGAGAGCCCGCAAGGGCCGGGTTGTAGGTGGCGAACTTGAACACGTGCCCGCGCTCGGGTTCGGCTTCGTCGTAGAGGTGAACCTCACCTTCGTAGACGGCGATGACAATCGTGCGGCTACCGTCTGCAAGGACGGCGCCCACACATTCATCGACATCGAACACGGGCAGTTCAGTGAAGATCTGATCCACCCCCAGAGGGCCCCTCAAACGATCAGCACGCGGGGCGTGATAACACTTGACCCCACGTCGCTCAAACATGCGGCGGAGCAGTGAGACGATGTTGACGACCGTTGAGACCGGGTATGGCTGCCGACCCTGCGGGAGGTCTTGCTCACAGTGTTTGATCGTTCCGGTGATCGTCCCATCACTGGTGGTGGTCATCCACAAACCGTCCGGTTTGATCATGGCCATCAGTCCCGAGTCGGGATTGGCGCGAACATGATTCTGGACAAACCCCATCCACAGATCGTAGTCGGGGCGTGCAAACCTACGGAAGCTTTTGAAGCGACCAAAGCCTGAGAGTAACACTTGCACCAGCTGACACACAGCAATGACGTAGATGTCATGCTCTGCTTTGGGTGCGGACAATTCGAGCGAGCTATACTTGCGGGTCATGGCAGTCTCACAAATCGTCGAATTCGAATTCAGGCCCCGTCGAGGGCTTGAACTCAGAAGAAGGAATGGCGAATGACTCCACCGGCTGCGGGGCTTTAGCGCCACGGCTCAGGAGGAAGTTGTGCATGAAGGAACCAGCTTTGACGTTATTCAGAGTAAGCATTGAGGTGATAGAGGTCTAGTAAGGGCAAGAGTGGGAAGACTCCCCGTAGGGAGTCTCCATTTCACGACTAACAGTTTACCGTCAGTTGGTGTTGGGGAACGCTTCGAGGATAGCCTTCAGATGGTCCATCATGTCGCCGGCGTTGACTTCGTCCACGTTCAGGCGAGCGATGTCATTGGAGACGCTGCGCAGGGCATCGCGGTAGGCGTTACGCAGGCATTCATCACGCATGGCCACGATGGTGCGGATGACATCCGCAGTGTGGTCCTCCACGGTACCGGCGCGTGCTTCCAATTCGATGGTGTGGAAGTTGCCCGAGTTCCCGAGCTGCGGGTAGCGGACCGTACCACTGTACGAGATTTCCCACGCGCCCTGGAGCGAAATACCGCTAGCTTCAGCGAATGCGATGCCACCGGAACCGGTGACGCGCAACATCTGCTGCAGTCGTGCTGCTACCTCATCTGCTTCTTCGGCGGTGATGATGAGGGAGTTGAAACGTACTACGATTGATTCATTGATACTCGACATAGATTTCTCCTTGTGCTGTCGTTTGAAACGAGAGGTGTTACCCTCAGTGATAAAGTCGCCAGAATCCCTGGCAACTTATTTAGTGCGCACTCGGTGGAATGTTGCGTCGAGTGCTGGGTGCATGTGGATCGTGTACAGGACCAGGGTAGTTGGTGACTGCGCGGTAACGGTACCAGTACGATGCCAATCCCACAGTTCCAGAAGAACCCAGCAGCGCGGCCACGGTCCAGTGGAGGACGGGGAAGTACAGACATGCGGTAATGGCGTACAGGAAAACGAGGTGAATGGCCACCCACATCTTCACTGCGAAGTACCAACCATGGAGGTTGAAACTGAAGAGGGTGCGACTGTGTCCATACAGACCACGATAGAACGCATCGTGCAACGTGGACCACTCATCACGGTTCTGTGGTGGATGTCGAGCAAACCGATTGAGGGCGTCCCCGTCGCGAAACTGTGGGTTGACGTACAGCAGGTATATCAAGACGCCCGTCAGGGCTGCGACTATGTTCGCTATGAGACCGGGCAGCGAAATCATGGCGGTTACGTTCCTTGTGGGACATAAGGCCCTCCTTTCAGAGGGCCTAGGGTTTATACTTCGATGACAGGTTCGAACTGGTCGGGCATCGCCATCACCTCGAGCGTGTCGGCTCGGAAGTAACGCGGTACTCGCATCCACCCCGTCCGCCGGGGTAGGGGTCGAACCATAAGCTGCGACTGGGTAATCACCAAAATCTCTTCACCTTGAAACTTCGCCCGGAAGTTCTCCGATCGCGTAGGTGGGATGAAGATGCCATCTCCATTGACTTCTTTCCAGACTCCTGTGTCAGAGCCTAACGGGTGCCAGCTAATCAGCATTCAGTGTCCTCAGCGCAGAGACCCCAGTATCACTGCTGCGATGACCACGGCCACGAGCAGGAGGGAGAAGGGGCGCCCTAGATCCGGCTCACCGCGCACCACTATCAGTGACGGTGCTTCGACTTCCGGAGGGCGGGCAGGTTTGGGTTCGTTCATGATTGCAACTCACCAGAATGGCGCCAAGAATGGCGAAGAACAGCAGGACTACTCCAAAGGGAATGCCGCCGCTGGGTTTACCGACGATGTGACGGTTGGGGATACCATCGCCATCGTAATCAGGGTCATGCCGACTCACTACTTTCTCCGCTTACGTTCACGCTGTTCGATGGCGCGCTGAGCGCGCCGTTGTTGACGGTTCCCCGTGACCTTGGCCGATTCATCGGCGTTGATCTCGATGGGGGCGGTGGGGAGACTGACGGCCGTCGCGGTGGGGCCGATAGTCGCCGACAGCATGGCCGTTGTCAGTGGGTACAGCAGAGTGCGTACTGAACTGGGCCGCATGTCAGTTCACCAGGTTGAACGACGGTTCCAGCGGCACATGGGCCTGCGGTCCGTACTTCTCGCCGTGGATGCGAATCGGCTTGGCAGCCGGACCGGGCTTGGGCATGAAGCCATTGCGGGTCGCATGCTGGAAGTGGGTCATCGCCACACAGGCATCAGGAATGCCGGTGTACATCGGACGGTGGAGCGGAGAGCACTGCAAACCTTCGTTAGCCATTACAAGATCCAGGGTAGTGGTTGGGGTGAGGAACTTCACGGGGTATTATAGGTTTCAAAACTCATGGGAACAGCATAGATGCAGCACCCCGAAGGGTGCTGCACTAACGCTTATTTCAGAGACGCGCTGCCGCGTCGCAGTGAGCCGTACTGGTCGGATCAGCCGGACTCTCTACCGCCACGCTGTGGGCGCCGAGGAAAGCTGGATGCTCGTTGGGGTTGAGACTCACCAACTGCATCCGACTCAGCTCGAAGTTGGCCGACTCCATCAGTTCGAACGGATGCCAGAGCCTACCGTACAGCGCGATGGTCGTGGTGAAGTTCTCATGATCATTACCTTCCGGATCACGTTCCACTACCTTGGTGTAGTCGCGCTGCGGCGCGTGGGCGTTGCGAATGCGCAACAGTGACAGATCCTGGAACAGCCACGCGTCAGCTGCAGTGAGGTAGTCTTGACCCGGCTCGATGATGAGGATTTCCACATCAGCCAACTGCAAGACGTCAGTCGCCCGCATCTCACGGAACTGGTTGTAGATCAGCTTATCGGTCCGCTCGGAGAACTTGAACTCCTGCGAATAGCCGTCGATCGTATCCTGGAAGAAGTTACGATCCATCGCAGTACGACGACCTTCGGTGGCGATCAGCTCGGTGGACATCAGGTCCAGTTCGATCAGGTGTTTCAATCGCTCAAACAGAATCTGCTGACGTTCGCTCAATGCCCGATTCTTAGGCCCTTTACGAACGATGAAGATGAGCTGCTTGGGACGGTAGCGTTGCCGGTCGACGTTCTTCTGAATTTCCTCGATCGCCGACTGCATGTTTACTTCAGACATGGTGACACTCCTAATGGTGACGCACCCACTCAGACGGATACGGCTGCCAAAGGCTTCTGCCGGGTCTGATACCATGGCGTACGTCACACCATTAGGAGGTCTGTTGAGAATTACTGGTAGGGGGTCACATTGTCCAGTTCATCGTGCTTGAGCCACCCGAAGACCCCGGTGAACAGGTTCTCGCGAGTGAGGACAAACCAGATGAGGCGGATCTTGTTGATCCGGTTGGACGTATCGGCCGGCGCCTTCTGAGGACGGACCACATGCCAGATCAGGAACAGGCCGATCAGGGCCGGGAGGAACATCAGACCCACGAGCAGGGCCAAGAGCAGTGCGATCATAAAAGGTCTCCTATGAGGGACGATCCCTCATAGGATTCCAGACTTACCGCAACCGGAGGTAGTTCTCTTCGTCCAAGACCATCAGCGTACTGGCCATCAACTGGCCATGGGGTGAGGTCGGATCGAAACGATCAAGCGCCACAGACTTTTCAAGGTTGTGACGATTCGCGAGGTCTTGGTATGCACGATGCATTTTCTCCCCGATGTCCAGAGCCATCGCGTAGCGCTTCTGGTAGTAAGGCGACGCGTACTTGGTGAAGTACAGATGCCGGACCTTGTGCAGGTCCGGATATTCGTAAATCCACGACCCGGTGTGCTCGGCGAACTTCTCACGGAAGAACCGATCGGAAACTTCATCGCCGGTGTCGATCGCCGGATTGATCAATTTGGATTGGGCATCATACTGCGCATCGGTCATGAATGACTCACTCATGATCTCGTAGGCATATGCTGCCGCCACGATGCGTTCACGTCGGGCAATTTCGATTTCGACACGGTTGGGTTGAGGACCGTCGACCAGCATTTAAAACTCCTCGAACTACTTGGTGAACTTGGTGACGTCGGGCTTATGACCCTGCTGGTACTCTTGGATCAGTTGCTGTTCCTGCGGCGAGCCTTCCGGCAGACCCTGCTTACGCAGGTACATGACATCGTTGGCGCCGTGGAAGGGAATGTTGTGCTCAGCCATGAGCTTGTTGGTTCCGTCTTCGTATTTCTTGTGATTACCGCTGGGCATGGCTGGACTCCTGAATGAGGAAATAAAAGCCCGGCCCTTTTACAGGCCGGGCTCGATCGGGTTAAACGTTTAGCCCGTGACTGTGAGGCTATGCAATTAAAGTCACGACCACCGAGTCTGCACCCGCAGCTACACTCGGTTACGCCTTGCCCCGGCCTATAGACTTCACTCACCGCATGGTAGGAAACGTACGCAGACGTCGTTGCGGCAGGTACACCTACCACGGACCTTCCGCACCCTTGGGCGCATGCATACGGCAGTGAGTTTCTCGGGACCCCCGGCTTAGGAGAGCTTGGTTCCCAACGCTACAGGAGGAGCAAGTTCTTACTGGCCGTGAGGCCAGATGACTACGTCAGCGCGCCCGGTGAAAACCATCCAGGCAGCGCGCAGTCGATATTTCAAGCTGGCATGACCCAGCGGGCGACAGGGTACGTACGGGGAACCGTGAGCAGGGCTCATGGTCAGTTCACGGGCGCTGGCGATCAGATCGCCCAGACGCCAGAGCATGGTGCCGCGTCGCTTAGCCATCACGCACCCATCGGCGCGGTGCGCAGCTCGTACTGGCCATCGCCAGTGGTCTTGGTGGAGAACAGACCGACGGCCATACCGGCGCGGGTCAGCGCACTGCGCAGCTGCGACAGATTGCGCGTCGCGCTGTGGGTGGACGGGTCCTGGAAATCAGCGATGTTGATCACATTGGCTTGGACGCCGGAGTTGTCAGCATGCTGCTGCTTGACGGTATCAACGAGACTGGTAATGGCTTGCTGGGCAGACATGAAGCGAACCTCAAGAAGAATGGCGGGGCTGTGCGATCAATCAATTAACACAGCTCCTACATTTTTACAACGACTTCACATCCAGTCCGATTCCCGGTGTTACGGTTCAACTCTTCACGCAGGAACGAGGGGGTTTTGGAGATGATGAGGAACTGGCGATGTCGGCGCGGAAGTCGGAGGAACACCTCCCATGATAGCGGAACGCCGCTTTGGTCCAGCCGCATCAAATCTTCCACCATGCGCTCGTGCCAGAACTTCTCCCAATGACCAGACAGCCAGGCGCCGAGTATCAGTACACCGACGGTGACTGTAAGGACAATGAAGATAGCGCTCATTCGATAATTCCCCCGCCGTACCGTTTCTCTCGGCGAGCATCATCTCCTTTCATCGTGGCCAGCATGATGCCGATCAGAATCAACCCACCGATGATGATACCCACGGTGAGCGCAATGGATTCAGCTGCTGCAGATGACATATCACACCTCCATAAAACCCCTCCCCCGAAGGGGAGGGGCGGGTTGACGGATTACCGGTCAGGGTAGCGAACTTCACCCTTGAGTTCGATGCCCAGCGTCCTGAGGTCACTGCTAGCCACCTCCAAGACGCCGATCTCGGTGATCTTGACGTACAGACGATATTTCTGCAAGTACAGCGAAATATCGCCCATCATGTCAGTGGTACCGCCATCACCGTATCGACGCAAGTTGCCAGTCATGGGGTCCAGATGAATCTCTTGGACCTCATTATAGCGCGCGCCGAGATGATTGAGCAGATGGTGGTACCAACGCAGCTTGCGCTCCACGTAGATGACGCTGACCTGAGCGCTCTCCACAAAGCAGTATTGGGGGAACTCGCCCAATACCTGATAACTGCGTGCCGGCTCGAAAGGATAGCTGACCAGCGATTTAGCTCCTCGCAAGAACCTGCCGGCGAACTGTTTCAGTCGCGGATCACGCGGTACGATGTCGGTGCCGAACTTCCGATTCAGAATCTTCATCAGACGGTGATCTCGTACTTGATGGTGGGGTGAGCGTCGTAACCGACCAGCTTGAAGTCCTCGAACTCGTAGTCGAAGATGTTCTTCACATCCGGGTTGAGCAGAAGCTGCGGCAGCGGCTTGGGCTCACGCTGGAGCTGTTCAGCCACGCCTTCCATCTGCTTCTGGTAGATGTGCGCATCATGGAAGTTCATGACCAGCTCACCCAGGGCGAAGTCCAGCTGCTTGGCGATCATCATGGTGAGGATCGCATAGCTGGCGATGTTGTACGGCACGCCCAGCGGGATGTCGGCCGAGCGCTGCATGACCACGCAGTTCAGGCGCTTGTCGGGGATGCCGTTATGGCGCAGCATCTCATCGATCATGAAGTTGCGACCTTCTTCGACCTGCTCACCATTGAGGCGTACCAACTCGAGCAGATGATCGGCCGAGGACTGGGCCTCGCACAGACCGCCCGGGTACTTCTTCGCGATGTACAGCTGGACGCGCTGCTCCCGCTCGAGTTGTTCGACGATGAACTGATAGCCCATGTGGCACGGCGCCAATGCCTGACGGCCAGCCTTGACGTTCTCCTGCGCGCTGATGCGTTCATCGGGCAGGAAGGACGGATTCCACGCCATGACGATGTGGCGACGGGAGAACGGGCGATCGCGCAGGTCGTTGAGTACCTGCGTCAGCTGATCGGTGACGGTGCCGTCCGGATTGGGCCAGTAGCGCCACATGCGCCCGTAGATCGGACCCAGTTCGCCGACGTCATAGACGATGTCTTCGTGGTAGGCCGGCACCTCCTCATTGTTGAGGAACAGCTCACCGCCGTTGGGAGTGCCGCCCTGCTGGGACGACGGCAGCTTCCCATCCTTGCGGACTTGGAAGTCCAGCTCAGTCAGATGGTCCGTGACTTCCTTGAGCGACTTGCCCTCACGCTCAGCGTAGAGGCGGGCACGATCGATGTTGGCCATGGCGCGCTTGCGAATGACCGGCTCGGTCAGGGCCCACTCGTTCCAGATGCTGACGTTGCGATCAGCCAACCACTGGTTGTTGGTGCGACCGTCACGGAACCACAGCAGCTCTTCGATGATCGAGCGCAGGTGCTTCTTGGAGGTGGTGACCAACGGGAAGGCTTCGGCCAGGTTGTAACGCAGCTGCGGAGCGATGACCTTGACAGTCACCTCGCCGGTACGTTCGTTGATCTGACGCGAACCGGAGTGGTAGGCATAGCTGAGCAGGTCGAGATAATTGCGCATGGTGATCAGTTACCGGTTGGAGGGTAGAGGAGTGCTTCCATTTCGGCAATGCGATGATCCTTAGCCCCCAGCTCCATCTGGAGTTGAGACACCGTTTGCCGTAACATGACATTTTCACTTTCAGTCGTGGTGAGCTTACAACTCACCAGGCTGAGTTCGATTCGGTTCTCTTTCGCCGCGTGCTTTTCCGTCAGCCAGCGACGATGGGTCGCGTTCAATTCGTGACTGAGTTCGCGCTTCTGTCGCAGCAGCCATGACGGTCGCACGATCGACAGCAGCAGACGGGAAGGGATGTTGAGCAACAGCGCGTTTTCGATGGCGTGCTCGCCGGCACTCTCGGGGTCAGCTTCCGTCCAAGGCGCTTGGCAGTAGATGCGCTGCACCAGTTCGTGGAAGTTGAGGTTCAACATGTTGCGTCGATCCACCGTCGGATTGATGGATCGTTCAATTCCCCCGAAGCGAGGCTTCATGTGGATTCGGTGTAGCTCGGGGTTCTTGTCGTACAGGGCCACTGCTTGGCTGGGTGTGTAGCACGTCATCCGTGCAAAGTCGGGGACGGCGGTATGTCTGCCGTTGCGGTACACGGTGCGCTCACCGACGACGACGTCAACGCTGTAATCGTAGCGCTGACGATACTTTCTTCTTCTGGGCATTTCGGTTCCTCTCAGGGTCGGCAGTAAGGCTGGCGGCCACCGGTGATCACGGCGCCGCGGAAGACTTTTCGAATTTCTTGCTTGACGCCCAACATCCGTTCCACATCTTCCATGCGATCCACGTAACCGGCCAGACGTGACCAGAGGAAGAAGATGACCAGAACCGCGACAACGGCAACGGCGACCATGGTGCGATTGAAGTTCTGGGCGAGGATGCCGTAGAGGGCAAAGCCCACGAAGCTGCCCAGACTCGCTGCCGCCAGCAGCAGTCCGTAGAACTTCGCCCACAGCGCGCTGTTACGGTAGTAGCAGTGTAGCGTGAGTTTGTCGTGCAGCGTCTTCCAACCCTGCTCGAAGGATTCTTGTTCAGTCACGGCAGGTGTGCCTCTGGTGAATGGATCGATCAATAGCAATGCGCGTAGGCCCACGGTATGGTCCCTGACATAAAAGACATTGGCGTGAGGGCGAAATGCCCTCACGCCATATGCCTGCTTGTTTCATTTTTACCCGATCAGATCGGTGCGCCTTCAGAGGCGTTCAGCGAAATCTGACACGAACCCAACACCTGTCCAGTGGAGGCTACCCGAGCCTGAATGGTCAGGGACGCCGAAACGGCCTTGACCACGTTGGTAGTGCTGATGTTCCAGAACGCTTGGTTGGGACCGACCCACTGATTGACAGCACCTACGACACTTGCTCCGTCTTGGAAATCGACAGTGGCATAGAACTGGATGTCATTGGCATTGCCAGCAGTCAGCCACGTGTAAACCGACCGATCACCGAACATCGAACTGGACTGGTAGGCCAACCCATTGACGTTGAAGCTCCAGCCGGCCCACGATCGGGCCGCTGACCCCTGAGGGCGATTGTCGCTGGAGAACCCGTTCTGAAGGTTCACACCCACCGTTGGTGTCGGCGGCGTGGCGCTGGTGTTGTTGAATTGCGACATCCGTGGTGCAGATGGGGAAATCGATGCGGTATTAGCATGGTCAGGAACCGTGCCTCCTCCGCGTTTGTATCCGCTCATTCGCCCGGCACCACCGTACTCGCCACGAATCTTACTCATACTTGCAGGAGGGGTAACAGCCATGTCAACCTCAACGCTTGGAAGTCATAACATCAAGCGTTGACAGCTTCCCTACAGGCCCGCATGGTCCGTTCAACATTCATGGCGTGATACTCACGGCCCGCTTGCGTGCGTGCCTTGTAACTGGCCAGGAAGGCGTTGTTCTTCTCGACCCACTCAGCCGGTGTGCCGGTGAAGCGCTTCTCGCGACGCAGGCCGTTGACGATGTTGTTCAACGACATCGGCGTCAGTGCCGAGAGAATGTCAGCGTCAATGAGGATTTCGGCCAACGCACGTTCACCGCTGTCGAGGATGTCCAGCTTGGCAGTCGGGTCCGGAAACTCAGTGGCCAGAATCAACGACTGGACACGACGGAGGTTGAACAGACCCGGCAGCAGACGATCGGCCTCCTCAGCCTTGCGCATGGCGCGAGCCACGTTCTCTTCATCAGGTAGGTCAGGGTCGAGACTGTGGTCCACGTCATGGAGAAGCGCCGCGCAGTAGAGATCATTTTTGACCCCACTCAGCACGCGCAGGCCAGTGGACAGTACCTGAGCCAACTGATACACCGCATTGAGATGGGTGTAGTTGTGATACAGCGGAGAGTTGGCCGAGGGGTTGAAGTCGGTGTCCTGCACCAGCCTCTGCAAATCCAATTCGGTATAGCTACTCACGACACTTCCTTTAAGTTAAACGATGCACAGATCCATTGGGTAGACGAACACGAAGTCCGCCTATGTAAGTCCATTGTCGAATATCCTGCTGAATCTCCACATCGCAGACGCGACTCAGACAACCATAGCGCTCGACATGCTGATGGTAAGCCATTGGGAGACGATCGACGTTGTAACCGATATGCCAACCTTCCGATGGCGGATAGCGCCACCAATTCAGCTGCTTCCAAAGAGCAACTTGAGCCCAGTAGAGTTGCTGGCGATCTACTTCGAGCGCTTCATTCATTCGCAGACGGATGTAACTACGACCCACTCCGCCGAGGGCCAGTGCCATCGCAACTGCAAAGAAAAGACCGCCAGTCAATCCGACCGCGATCCCTACGATCTGAAAGGTTTGCATAGAGCCTCACTTCCACACACGCAGTACCCAGTTACCCAGCGACGGGATGCGCCACATCAGCAGACCGAAGATGACGATACCCACCAGCACCGCAACTGGGAAGATGACCAGGCTCACTCCCATTCCATCAGGCCACGTTCCGTCGGTGACCAACGAGAGCAATGCGAGGACACTAATGATGCCGGACACAATGGCGGCGATGACTGCGATGCCGAGAATGATCCACATGATCAAAAGCAGCATGGTCATTACCCAAAGTTGCGTGAGCCCCTTGATGAACGACCACACTTTCCCCGGCGAGCCACGCCGCGGTACGACGGTACCTTCAATTACCCGATGCATAGCAATTCTCCGTAGCGCTCTTCAGCGCGTTTGACAAAGGATTCAGCGCGCTGGCGCTGTTCGTCTTCGTACAGGTTCATCACCGGAATGCCGCGGGCATGACACAATGCAAAGGCGGTGTTGGTACCGCCCTTGACCTTGTTACCCTTACCGATGCTTGGTGCCCAGCCGATGCATTGCTGCACCGGAGTTACCAGATCGTGACCGAGCATCTGGAAAGCATTGCGAGTATGGAGCGCAATGCCATTCTCACGCAACCCTTCCCACGAGCCACGACACTGACGTGCAATGTCCATGGCCAGATCCCACGTCTCGGTGAACTCACGAGAGTTGTAGAAGCCACGCGACGGATCGGGTTTGTAGTGCTCCCAATGTGCGTTGATCAGGTAGATGCGCAACATGTTGACCGGATTCATCTCCGGACAGGCCATCGCTCCCTTGAGGAAGGCGTCATCGGCACTATCGGTGTCCGGCGGAGCATCAGGCTTTTTGGTCGCACCACCAGAAGACAACCCCCAGCCGGAGTACGCCATGTACAGGCCGAGATTGTACATCAGGTTCCATACATCGATGGGGGTCTCACGTGAACCCACCCCGCCATACCAACGTGCCATGTCATACTTCCTGTGTGCGTATACTCCATTAGGCCAACCACCACATTTTTACAGTGTCGGCATAAAACCCCGCCCGTAGGCGGGGCTGTATGTCTTACTTACCGCCCAGACGCTTCCATGCATCGGCCAGCTGGGTGTCGTACTTGTACAGCCGTACGCCCTCCTCGCCGTTGTAGCCCAGCGCCGCCGTCTTCCAGTCCTTGACGAACAGTGCATTGTGGATCGTGGGATTACCCAAGATGAACCCGACCATGGCGGTCAGATGGCCGCGCGCACCGCCGTAGCACATCGCCTGGTAGAAGTCCTCGACGGTCTTGAAACCAGCCACGGCGTAGTTGAAGCCCATGACCTGACCGGCGCCGTAGGACACCGACATCATGGCCGCCCACGGATCGTAGGCCAGTGCTCGTTCGAACAGCTTCCATTCGGCCGCACCGCCCAGGTACATGTCCTTGGCAGTATGGTACGGCTTCTTGGTCCGCGAGTTGACACGCATTTCGTTCTTGCAAATGTCCCATTCTTTGGACGCCAGCAGGTCACGCAGATTCTTGTCACGGATGTACTTGTAGAACTTGTGGCGCTCGAACATGATCTTGCAGCGACCATCATCGAGGAAGCCCTTACCGCTGGACTCCACTTCCGAGAAGGTCCGCAGAACCAGCGGCGGCATCGGCTTGCCCGCCTTGTCCAGTCGGCGAGCCTCTTCGATGTAATCCTGATCCGTCAGGACCAGCGACACCTTTCCAGTGAAGCTGTTGGGTGCCGGGCACTGCGGTGGTGCAGTATTGGTGACGCCCAGTGCGGCCCAGGTCTTGGCACCGACCACACCGTCCGCGGTCAGGCCCTTACTGGTCTGGAAAGCGCGCACAGCACGGTCAGTGGCCGGACCGAAGTCACCGTCGGCATTGATCTTCAGTGCCGTCTGCAGCACCTTGACCGAAGCGTTCTTATCGCCCAATGCGATAACGTTGAGAGTTGACATGGTTTCGTCCTCCTGTAAACCATACCATCGGGCATAAAACCCTCCAGTCCGCAAGGGACTGGAGGGCATGCCTTATCACTCAGAACGTCGACGACGGTTCTCATCGAGCCAGATCATGACCCCGGTGAGGATCACGATGAACAACAGCAAGACGCCTTGTATCAGTTGCGCGGCCAGATGGTACTTGGGCGGGAAGTGGCTCCACAGCCAGTCCCACTGGATGGCAGCAAACAATGCAATGGCGACAAAACAGCAGGTGCGCTGAATGTTATCCACAGCTACCCTCAGCGATTGACCGGTTCGGATCGGTCTTCATACTGATGGCCCACGTTACGCTGGAGAACATCGAACATCTCCGCGCCGGTGACCACATCCAGACCGCCCACCCCCATGTCGGGGTTGATGCACTTGAAGCGCAGGAAGTCCGTCGCCGGGATGGCGATTTTATCACCGCTGGGGAAGCGGACGATCATGTCCGGACCACGGAAAGCGTACGGGTACTTCTCAGCCAGTACCACGAACATCAGTTCCTGGTTACCCTGCCGGAAGTCCACGAACTGCCGGCGCAGTGCGAGCAGCTCATCTTTCTGCTTGACGTAGTCGTCGCGCAGCCACGCCACTTGGAAAGCCAACCGGAACATCCGGAAGGTCATCAGGACGAAGGAAGCACCCATCACGGCCAGAGCAGCGTTGAGGCCGAGTACGCGGTAGATGGCCCATTCCATCGCGGCAAACAACACCACGGTGAAGATCGCAAAACCGCGATCGGTACGGTTGAGTTTCTGTTCGCTCATGTCAGTGCTGTGCCAGAGATTCGCTACGGGCAATCCGGAAACCGGATGCGTGGTCATGACCATCGCCGCCGTAGAAGCGAGAGATGGGGCGGGTGTCGATACCGGATTGCTTGTTCGAGCGCAGGCTGAACACACGGCACTCGCCGTCGTCGTAATAGCCGGCTACAAACGGATGTCCTTCAGCGATGGCGTCGAGCGCCTCACTGGCCAGGAAGCGCGGTACGTTCAACAGCGGTACGTCGTAGTAGTCCGTACCGTCGGTCAGTACGATCGAACGTTTGGTCTGGGACAGGATGCGCTCCACGTCCTGCTGTACCTTGGATTCGATCGCACGGCCGATGACCATCTGATGCTGATGCAACTCACCGGCGTTTTCGTATCGGTTGAATTCACGCTGCCAGATGCGGGGATCGAGTGGCAACGTTCCGAGTGCATAGCACAACGGCTTGATGACATCGCTGTTGAAGATCCACAGATCGCGCTGACCCACCGCATCGAGCCAGAACGGTCGCGGTTCCCCCTTCGGGAAACAATCGCAATCGACACGCTCGATCTGGATCTGATGTCGGCAGACCTCACGCGAGCCGGTGTGGGGATGGAAGTAATCCCACGTCAGCTGCGCACCACTGCGATTCTTGTCAACGAAGATCATCAATCGAGACAAGTCATAGCCGTAGTCCGAGCAAACCTCTCGATCTTCCGAACTCAGGTTGTGGACCCAATCGCGGAATTCCAATGCCCGCGGATGATGGTCGATCAGCGTGACCGATGCACAGTCTATCGTCAGCTCCAACAGCTGCTGGCGAGTGTAGGAGAAGTCCACGATGTACACGTCGGCACCGACCAGATCAGTCGGTACCGGATCGCGATAATCAGCTGCGATCAAACGAATGTCAGGATACTGCTGGAGCAGCACCCATGCGGCAGCAACGCCATCGAAACAATCGGCGTGGTAGATGCCCACTCGTTCAGTGGGCTTCGGGACCTCTACGGTCTGTGTATCGATCTCTTCCATGTGAATCTCAAAGTCGGTTGGGAGGTTTACCACCGCGCAGTTCATGCATGCGCGGTAGCGGTCGGTTCCGATTGGGCAGCAGATCACTGGGTTGGATCTGGACGTAGTCGAAAGTAGTCTGCTGGATCGGGGAGGTCAATGCGAACACGCGTGACCCGTCAACAAAGGATGCTTGAGTTTGACGACTCATCAGCTGCTCACTTTTCCAGTAAGCCACGGCAGCGTCAATCTCATCGGGCTGATAGTAACTCATCAGCTCATGCTCAGCGAAAATGGACAGTGCCTTCTCCACAGACAGGCGACGGTCGTCCAACTCCAGCACGCGAACGATGGAGCGCAATGCGGCTGCCAGCCACGCCGTCTGCGCCCCATCCAACGGCTGGCCGGTCTGATGGTCAGTCACGACCGAGCGCAGCTCCGGGAGCAGATCGCCCAACTCATTGAGATGTCGAGTGATCAGATCACGGCGAGGCCAGGTGACTTCTTCGATAGCCTTGAGTTTTTTGTAGGGATCAACCACGATTAGACCTTGAGCCTCGTATCGGGATACATGCGGGTGGTGAGGAACACCGACGTGTTGCCAATGCGTTCAATGTGCTGCTTCACCACGTCCAGAACCGATGCGGCGATTTCTTCCACCGATCCCGTTTCCACGTTGACTACATCGAAACGCTCACCGAACGGATGGACGATCACATGCTCATTGGGCCGGAAGTTCTCTTCGAAGCGTTCATGGACACCGACATAGAACGCGTCGGGCTTGGCTTCGAAGTGGTCCAGCTTTTCAGCGCGCTGTGTCAGGCGCTCACGGGTCTTCTCCAGACTCTGGCGCAGCAGGATCTGCAGCGAGGGCACTTCACTGCGGGGCGGTCCGCCGATGTAGGGCGAGATGTTACGCAGGTCATGCAATGCCAACTCACCGTTCATGCTGAATGCACCACCCTGATAGGCAAACATGGACTGCCAGCCACGTTCGGAAACGATAACCGCCTTACGTTCCAGTGCCGGCTTAACCACGCGCTGATAGAGGTCGATCTTGGCGGCCATGAACAACATGGCTTCCACGCCGGGATGGACGTCATCGGAGATGTCTTCCAGCAACAGCTTGCGGATCTTGTCAGCATCCACCGAACCGCCCGGCTCCTTGACGTGGACGACTTCCAAGCCCATGCCCTGCAGGTTCTTCACCAGCTCGCGGGCTTGGGTAGTCTTACCACAACCGTCCATACCTTCGAGGGTGACGATCATGCCGTACTTCAGCGGAGTGCTCATGTGGATACCTGTGATCTGAATGTGAAAATAGCCAAACCATGACAGTGTTCGGTTAGGAATTATTCTATGACCATCCGGGAGAGTGCTATGAAGCGTTTGTTTTACGTCGTTGCGTTTGCTCTGGCCATGACGGCTTGCTCGCATTCGCGCCCCGCGCCCCAGCCGGCAATCCCGGATAAGGGCCAATACATCCAGCCGTTGCCCGGCTGCCAAGACCTGCGTGAGCGGGGAGGTTCGTGCTGATGTCTCAGATGCCCATCGTCGATTACGACTTCATCCGCCAGCTCCATCGCAAGCTGATGGAGAAGTTCAAGTACATCACTGACAAGCAGCAACACGGCCTGGTGGAATGCTGGGAAGGTGATGTGGAACTCAACACCATGCTGCGCGGCATGTCTTTCCACGGCGACTGCGAAGAGTTCGCACGTGCGGCCATGCTGGAAACCCGCAAGCGTCCCAGTCTGCGGGCGCGTCTGATTGCCTGCATCGTGGAAACCGGCGAAGGTCATTGCGTGTGCGAGATCAGCAACCTCGACGGAAGTGACTCGTTTATCTTGGACAACCGCCAGCATCAGCTGATGCAGTACAACGGTCTGCCCAAGTACACCTTCGTGTGTGCCAGTCCGTGGAATCCCCAACCGGGCGATGATCGTCCGTGGCTGCTCCTCAACGGGGCATAAAGCAAACCCAGGGGCATTGCGCCCCTGGGTTTTATGCCGTTACGCAGGTTCCGCCTCTTCTTCTTCCTTGAACTCGTAGGTCAATCCGGACAGAACCGTATTGGCCATGACCATCGACAGCGGAAGTACCGACAGTTCGATCTGGATCTTGACTTGACCCAGCCAACCGTAAGAACCTGCAGCCGCCCGCAGGGTGACTTCAGCCACGTCGACATCCAGCACGGGCAGCGCCTCATCGGGATTGGCCAGATCGGCGATCACCAGATTCAGCCCCTTGGCTGCATTGATGAGCGGGAGCAGGTCAGCGATGGTGGTTTGCCCATCCAGTTTCAGCGGTTCGGGCAGTTCCAGATAGGTTTCCATCTGGAGTCGACCGTAGTAGTAGGTCCATGCCGGACCGGCCAAACGACCGTTGGGCAGTGGGGTAACGAGGATGGCAGTATTGCCACGCGTGCCACCGTCAGGTAGAGGAATGCCAAACTCCACATCGGAGAAGGTCAGCGGTACCTCGACTTGGTTAGCAACATTGAGCGTGTTCAACACCGCCTGTTTTGCAGTGGGTGCACTCACAGGGGTCTCCTTCTACCGATCTTAGGTGAGGATCACATTGACATTGAGCAACAGCATCGTGGTGCATTGATGCGGTCCCTCAGTGATACCGGGCTGGATCGCCTTGAACGTGTGGATTGCCTCCCAGACGATACCTTGCACTTCCACGATCGAGCCTTCCGACTCGTACATGAACTTGACAGGCATGCCGGGGGTGATGGCATCGATGTCCGAGTAATCCCAAGCCACTGCCATCAATGTACCCTCTCGGGCGGTAAGCTGCGAGAGCTGCACCATTTTGTTGGCGGTGAACGGCTTCCCAGCCGAAGGGGTACGATTGAAACCAGTGGGCGATTCGTGCGTGGTGAATTCGCTGTTGAGTTCATCACGCATAACCGTGGCTTTATTGCCTTCGGTGACCGTATAGGCTTTCAGCGCACGGGACGGGTCGGTGAAACGCACACCATTACCCTCGGCCATGCGTCGGCGTTCGGTCATGTCAGCTGTGCTGATCTCACCGGACACCAATGCGATGGTTTGATTGGCGGTCTGGCGGAAGGTCCGCTCAGTGCCGTTGAACTTCTTCTTAGGTACACCGATCAGCGTGAGGGATTTGAGATCGTTGTCGAAACGTTCCCAGTCACACAGCGGATAGACATACCACAGACCTTTCTGGATGTAGTTACCAAACCCGGTGCTGTACAAGCCCACCGCGTTTTGCATCAGATCACCCAGATCAGTCAACGGCAGCCGATGTTTGATCGGCACCTGCTTGACCACTTCGGTGTTGGTAGGCGGCCACATCTCAACGCCAGTCACGGACTGTCGGTCATCGACCTTAGCGTCTTTGATCATGTGCGTCAGCAGGGTCTTGAGAATATCCCCGGGCGCGCAGTTCTGTGGAATGGTACCCACCGTCATCGAACGGATCTGTTCCACGCCCATGTCGATGAGCTGGAAACGCACGCGCTTGAGATCAGTCAGATCCATCGCCTCGGTACTGGCGGCGGTGTCATCCTTCTTCTCCATGGTCTCCGCTTGGGAGTCCACCAGCACGGCGCGGTACTGCTCCACGCGAATAGCCGCAGCACGCAGGTTGTCCTTGGTCACCGGATCTACGTTACGGCTATACAGCGTCAGTACCAAATTGGACTTGTAGGGATACACGCGATTGGCGAACTGGCCAGCGCCCATGATTACTTCCAAGAAGGTCTCATCGGCGTAGTTGTTCACGTAGTCACGATGGACCACCATCCCGACCACTTTCATGACCGGGAACTTGATGTTGTTGGCCAAGATCTCTGCGGTCAACTTGCGGTTGACCGGCTTGCCTTGGGTGGCTTGGATCGTTTGGACCTCGGCCATCAACGAAGAGTTTTCCAGGGCCATGCATCACCTCAGTTACGGAAGTCGCGTTGACGCTGACTCAGTGTACGCGTCATGTTGTCCACATACGTCAGGTGCTGCGCCTCAGGGCGCGGTCCCAGACCTTGTGCACGACCGATGATGTCATTGAGCGCCGACATACCACGGCTGGCCGCGATGGACTGCGTAGCAGCAAAGAACTTGCTGGTGGCCGGGTTGTAGTTCACATGGTGGTGAGCATAACTGAACAGCTCACGGGCCAGGTTGTCAAACAACCGCAGGTCATCAACCGGTGCTTGCCGGCGCATGATGTTGTTGTCGATCTCATGCTTCCAGTCTTGCAGGTGATGGTAGATGAGATCGTAGATCGTGGCAGCGTCCTGATAACCGCTCAGGTGGACCGGCGCTCCATCGGCCAGCAACGTAGCCATACGGGCTGGCGTCAGGAGCACGTCTCGCAGCTCATGGATCAGTGCGTGGTCCGAAGCTGCGTCACCGGTGGTGACATACCCGAAGGTCTGGAACTCTTCCACCGACAGCAGATGGATGCCCGGAACGCGACAGGCGTACTGGTAGTGGAACAACTTAAACGCCGGCGATTGCTTAGCCGGGTCAGCCGACCACGGTACAAGATTTTTCGCAACTTCGGAGAAAGCCATGATCAGTTCCCACGGATGGCGGCAGTGATCAGCAGCAGCAACACGGGCAGGTAATAGAACCGTTCCACGTTGGGCCACTGGGGCGCCGCACTGGCAAGCTTGGACAGGACAGCGGTGTCGATCGGCTGCTGCTTGATGTACTGCAGCAGAATCGATTCGAGCTTGGACGCTGGGCGGAGTTGGGTGTAGAAGCTCTCGCTGAAGACGTAGAAGTCATCAACGGTCACGCGCACGTAGTCGGGCAGATCCGTCCCCACCGGCGGTTCCGGTGACTCCTGCAGCTGCGGGAGCGTGAGGCCGTCAGCAGGCGTACCCGCCAGACGTTCCAGCGTGTTCCAGCGGCTCTTCCCGGCAGCCATCAGTACCTGACCGACCAGAGGCGGCAGATCGCAGATGGGGTAGTACGGCGCATCGACGTCGGTGCGTGCATGGAACGGGAACACCACGCGCTTGATGCCCGTCCAGTAGATGCCCGCATACAGCGGTTGACTACGGAACCAGCCCGAGTCGAGCAAACGAACCCGGTGGACGTTGTTGCGAATGGTGCGATGGTTGACGGCGCGAATCGAATCCCAGATCGTGGGATGACGACCGACCAGCTGCTGATCCACCGACGGTTTACGGATACGGCCCACGTAGGGATGTTCGTCCGAGCCGATCAGATCCAAGACGAACTTCGTCAAGAACGGATCGTAGGTGGTGAACTCCTGATTGGGCACCATCAGCGTCTGATGTTCGTTGCTGAACGCTTCGGTGAAGAAGTAATCCACCAACTCATCGCGCAACGTGCGGATGTCCATCAGCTCGGCGTACTTCTGATCCAGCAGCAACGGATTGCGGCCAAAGGTCAGATAATCGGCCACGTAGGTGAACGACTCGATGACCTTCTCTGCCAGATCGGCCAGCGTGGTGCCGAAGGTGTCGGAGAAGCCCTTCATCTCCCAGCGCACTTGGTACTGCGCTTCCTTCAGATGGGTCTTCTTCTCACTTTCAGTGATGACGAACACACCCTCGCGACCATCGAGCAGCGGGGCCAAGAACATGTCGCCCACGTTGGGGATGAAGGAGGGGAAGGTGATACCTGCGCCCTCAGTCTTCATCTGCTTGGTGGTGGTATCCTGCGAATCACTCAGTGCCTCGGTGACGCGCACGATCATGTTGCGGATGCGGCGGTATTGCTGGAAAGGCGCTGCCACGTTGGTGGCCTGCGCCATGACTTCTTCAGAGCTACCCATGACCCGCTGGTAATACTCCACAGCCCAAGGTTTACCCTCGGTGTACTGCAGGAGCGAACCAATCGGATCAAATCGGGTATCCACCGTCGCACCCCGGTACTGGGTACTGACTACCGTCGGTGCCGTCGGCTTCTGGGGCTTGGGAGCTTGGGGGGTTGGTGCGATTGGCATGATCGTTCCTCTGGGCTGTGATGGTGAAATACCCCACCGTCAGCATGCGATACTCGACACCCGTGTAATGGATGCCCTTCTTGGCGTTGATCTTCTTGGCAATGTCTTGGATCAGAGCGACGGACAGGTATTTACCCGCCAACAGATCCGGCAGGGTGGCGATCTGCAACAGCTTCCACTGTAGCGTCATCAGCAGCTTCTGAGCGCCCTTGCCGCCGCGGCGGAAGCGCTCCATCGCCGGCTTGGACAACGCCGTCAGATCGTTAACCAGAGCGATACGCAGGTGGTACACCTTGCGCGGGTCCAGTGGCTCACGGGCGGTGATGTTGAGCTGATCGTTGATCATCAAGCTACCGTCATCGAGCAGATCCGAACCTTCATACAGACCGATGTGGATGATCGATTCATTGTAACTGTTCAGCCAGCGATACTCGCCTCGCATGAACTCCAGCACGTCCGGATCGATCAGGTATTCGCCCAGATCCCCTTCGCCCAGATCCAGCACCGAACGCGGTGCGGTGAGATCGGCCGACATGAGAATAGTCACCACCGAACTGGTGTCCGGATAGACATTGCGCGGTTCCCATTCATCGAACACCGGAATCTGCACACCGTCAATGATGCGCTTGGCGCACCAGTCCGTGTACAGGTGGGTGAAGTGCTTGAACGCTTCGGTGATCTTACCACCGCGACGGGTACGGCGATCAGGATCGATCATCGTGCCGTTGGCTACCGGAGTGGAGATCCACGGATGGGGCATGATCGCGTTGTGGACCATGATCGGCCAACGTGCAGCGGTACCGATAACCTTGGCGTAGTTCAGCTTATAGGTCAGCGTCCACGAATAGGCGCCGGCTTCACCGTCCTTCTCTACGTTGTCCGGTGCAGCTTCCCAGTCGAACCAGCCAGTGCATTCGATCTGATGTTCTTGGATCACCAGCGTTTGCGCGGTACCGATCAGGTTGGTCAGGTTGGTTGCACGGCCAGTGATGTTACTGGCTACCCACGTGGAGAAGTCCTCACCGTAACCGGCAGTGGCCTCGCGCATCGTGTGGATCTGCTCCAGCAACTGCAAGTGCTTGAGCGGTACGGCGTAGGAGTAATGCAGTTCGTGCAGGTTCACCGTACGCTGCTGTGCAGACCGGGCCAGGATCGTATCCCGGAACCGGGCGGCCATGTCCTTGTCTTTGGTACGGATGGAGATGTTGAAGTCGATCTGCGTCTGGCTGTAAACCGGCCGCAGTTCAACACCGATGGCCTTGTCCAGGAAATACGGCTGCGCATCGTCCTGGTAGTGAACCGTCGTAGACAACACATCGTCATCGTTGAAACGTTCAACCACATCCATGCGGAACTGGTTGTCGTGAGAGAAGGTGGAAAGATCCCCACCCTGCTTGGCATCAATGGTAGAACCGGTTTGTGCCACAGTCTCCATGCCGCCGGGGAAAGTCACCACGGTGTTGTCAGGCAGTTCCAGCAAACGTTTGATCTGCGTTGCCACCTCCAAGGAGATGGGGCGCGTAATCGTCTCGTTACTGTTGGGAGTGGCTTGAAAATTACGAGGCACAGTCGCACTCCTCATCAAGGTCCAAAAGTCGTCATAAGATCGTCCTTGCGCGATGAAGAAAAAAAAAGATCCGCGTCAGCTGGACTCCCGATGGGGAGTCCAGCGACTGCTGAATTACTTGCGGGTCGCCAGCGTCACGGCCACGACAGCGGCCAACATGACAGCATTGACCGCCACGCCGATGGCGGCGCCTTGGACAGCACCCTTGACGATGGCTTGGCTGCGCGGGGACAGGTTCAGGCCCAGGCCGGTGTTGAGCTTCTGCATGTTCATTGCGATAGTCCTTGTTCGATAGAGGTATGGGGTGGTGTTGCGGATGTAGCTGAGACGGTGCGGTATTACTCGGCCAGGATGGCTTCGGCGGCCTTACCCATCAGGTAGGTCACGCCCAGGGCGATGCCCACCGTGCCGATCACGCAGGCACCGGTCTTGACGACTTCCATGGTGGGGGAGTTGCGCTTCACCGGTTCCAGTTCCATTCCGGCGCCATTGGCCAGATCGTTCAGCATGGCATCGAGCTGCTGGCCCGGGGTCAGGGTTTCGTTGTTCTTCGGCATGTCATTCACTTTGGGTAGTTGAGGGATGGTGTTGCAACTGCGGCCCCGTAGGGCCGCAGGTAGAACCGTCGCGATTACTCGCGGCTGGTCAGGGCGCGGAAGGCCAGCACGCCCAGCACGCCGGCAGCCACGCCGCCGCCGAAGAAGGCGACGTCGCGACGCTTGATGTTGCCGGTGGCGTTGGCGATCACATCGCGAGCACGCTCCACCGACATCTTGGCCTTCTCGCCCATGGTCTTGGCTTCGACCTGCTGGGCAGTGGCGGACACCGCATCGGCGGCATCGGCCACAGCGCCGGCAGCGGCGCCGGTCGCATCGACCGCAGCTTCCTTCACGGTCTGGGTGGCGCTGGCAGCAGCGTTGGCGACGGCATCGGTAGCGGCAGCGGCGGTGTTCTGGTTGTTGTTCGACATGGCGAGGTTTTCCTGGTTAGCTTCAGAGAGGGTGGGTTCAGCGCTGGTGGTCAGAGCAACGGCCGCGCTGGAGGCCTTTGCAATTTCGGTTTCGCTGACAGTGATGCCAGCACGGGAATTGATGGAGTCGGCAATCGGGTTGCCGTTCTTGAACAGGCGGATGAACTGCAGCAGCTGCTCGAAGTACATCGGGCCATGGGTGTCACCCAGAGCCTTGCCGGCAACGTTGTCATCCTCATTCTGCAGCTGCAGGATGATGGTGGTGTTCTGCTTGCCCGGCTCAACCTGGTAGCGCTGGAAGGCGCAGCAGATATTGCCTTCGAGCACACCGATGAAGACGAAGCGACCAGCGGTATCCATGGACACCGTCAGCTCGCCTTCTTCGACACCGACTACTTCTGCGCTGGTGTTCACCAGACCGTCGAAGTACCCGGTACCATTATTCCAGTAGTTCTGGAACTCCAGCACGCGCAGCTTATTGCGACCGGTCAGCTTGCCAATGGCATCGTTGATGGCGATCACGGAAACGTGGGTCTTCTTGGTAGCGGTCATGGCGATTTAGTCCAGTTAAGATAGCGGGATAGGAAATTCATGTAGCATTACAGGGGAGTGTTATAGATCTGAGATTTCTTTCAATCGATCTTTTTCACTGCTTCTGTTGCCCTAGCCAAATCAGGGCACGAACCAGACCGTAGGTCATGTAGTACGAACCGGCTGCGCAGACAGTCATCTCGATACCGAACAGCACTTTGCTGCCCGGGCCCCATTCAATTGCATTCTTCATGACGTGATCCATGGTGGAATTACACGGGGTTGATATGTGGCTCAAATTCGGTTCAATCGACATACGACATAGCACCCCTATCCGGCCCTTGCGGGAGCCGGATAGGGGATATGTCAAACGGCTTGCTGGTAAGCGTCGGCGGATGCGTAACGCACCTCGCTACGGCGCGACAGATTGCTGATGGCCAGCATGATGTTCTCCACAGCCATGTGCATCTCGATGCAGCCGGCGGGGGTGCGCAGCTTGCTCTGGAGATGGTCAGCGACGACAGCCAGCAGGCTCTCGGGCGTGACGCCGTTGAGCGGAGCATCGGCGAACACCGGGCCATCGTGGAAGAAGATGGGCAGCTCGGTGAACATGGCCGGGAATTGCTGGCCGCGATTGGCGGGATTGAAGGCGGTCTGGAAACCGCCGATCACGTAGCGACGCTGCGCTTCGCCCATGCCCGGCAGATCGACTGCGGTCATGTTCAGCGCGTTGAGGCTCGGATTCATGGTGGACGGATAGATCTGGCGCATGGCTTGTTACTCCGTAATGCTTTTGTTGTTACCCCTAGACGAGCCCTCTGTTCTTGTTCTGAGTCATCTCTGACTCTCCCCCGTGACATGCCCGTCGGCATGCCCCAATTAGTATCGTTCTCCAACGACGCTAAACGACCGTGGATAGAACAGGCGTTGAATCCAGTTCCGCCGAACGCGGACCTTCATGCCTGGACTATCTTGATGCCACACAGTGAACGAGCGTGTTTGGAAAAACCTCCGTAGCGACCACATGGTCATTTTGGTGTCCCCCTGAAACGGTATGGCTCTATTCAAACCATTGTCAGCGTCGTTAAATTTTCATGTATTACGTTAAGGGTAGATGAACATAAACCCCTCCCGCCTAATCGCGGGAGGGGCTATGTGCTTTCTTACTTGTACGTTTTCAGCGACTCACGGCAGTACGTCATCATGCCGCGATTGATGCCCATGGTCACCGACATCGTGTCAAACGGCACGTGCCAGATCAGGTGGTTGGACGTACGCAGCGCATCGCGCAGAGCACGCAGCTCAGAACGATACGTCTTACGAATGTCCTTACCCCAACCCATGGTGGCCCGACCGCGCGTCATGCCATGGACCAGCGTCTTGACGCCGGCGTGACCCACGGTGAAGCCCATGACGATCGGCTTGAGGAACGGCACCAGCCACAACGGGCCGCTGAAGATCGAGGTGGCCTGCGACTGCAGCGACTCGAGGAAGGCGTCCACTTCAGACATCGGGGACATGGCGTCCAACGCGGTCTTGCACAGCTTCTGCACTTCTTCCTTGGTCAGCGGTTTGACCTTGACCTTACCGACTTCACCGATACGACGCATGTCACCCATGCGGCGCGGGTAGCCCTTGTTGGCCAGCGCGTCGAGCTTCTTGGCCGCGGCGATGTCGCCGGTGTAACCCAGCTTGCGGTCAATGAAGAAGCGGTAGCCGCCCGGTACCTGCATGTCCGGGTTCAGCCCAGCACGTTTACGGCAATCGGCAAAGCCATCGGCGATCTGGCCGAGGGACTGCTCGAAGTTCTTACCGGTATCGCGCTTGAGCTTACCGACCAGCTGGAAATTCTCATTCCAACACGGGCCGGCCACAGAGAACCACTTCTTCTGCAGTTGACCGAAGCTCTGGTAGTAGCCGGTCAGGAAGGTGACCGGACTGGCCGGAACCTTACCGTCCTGATGCAGTCGATCGAAGTCCACCTCAATCGGGGTGACGTCCTGCTTGCCCTTGACAGTCTTGGCACTCTCCAGAAGCTGCTTCAGCGAACGACGCTGGAAGGTCAACTGGGTACCCAAGAAACGCCAGGAGCGCAGCAGGGAACTGTACTGACGACGGGCGATGTCACCCACCGACGCACCCAGACCTTCCGTGGCCAGTTCCAGCGTACGGGTATCAACGACAGCCAGGCCGTCGACGAAGCTTTCCTGTGCCGGGAAGCGCAGCAGGTTGCTGTTGATACCCAGACTGGTGGTGGTGTGCTGCACCGTAAGCATGGCAAAGGCCAACGCTTCCTGGGACATGCCGCCCTGATTGTTGCTGAACTCAATGCGTTCATGCACTTCATCCAGCAGTTCGGTGTGGTCAGCGATGTCAGCAGCGGCTGCATTCTGACGGGCCATGTCGGTGATGGAACCGAAGGTGACCGCCGAATGGACGGCGTCCTGTGCAGAGGGAAGATTATCGAAGCTCATGATGTTCTCCTTGTAGAGAGGAAAGGGGCTCCTTGCGAAGCCCCTCAACCGTCAGGCCGTGGCCTGCTGGTCGTCCTCATCATCGTCTTCGTCTTCTTCCTCTTCCCCCGGAGTGGCCGGCGGGTTGGTCCCGTCGGGCGGAGGAGTGGTGCCATCAGCCGGCGGAGCGCCGGTATCGTCAGCAGCAGCGGCAGCTGCATCAGCGCCCGGAACATCCGCGCCAGCGGCATCCTTGGGCTGACCCACGCCAGCGTCGGCAGCAGCCGGGGTGATCTCACCCTGAGCCGCAGCAGCCACGTCCGGATCAACGTTCGGGTCCTGCGCCGGATCGTTGCTCTTCAGCGCCGGATCGGTCGTCCCGTCCTGGGTGGCCGGAGCATCCGGGTTGGCCGGATCGGCAGGCTGGGTACCCTGCTCACCATCGGCCGGCGGCGCGTTGGGGTCCACCGCAGCAGTGGGATCACCGCCAACGGCGGCGCCAGCATCATCCGTACCTGCGGCCGGCGGGGCCGCATTGGGATCGGTAGCGTCAGCAGCCGGAGCAGCCGCCGCATTCGGATCACCTTCCGGTGCCGGAGGTGCGGCAGTCGGATCGGCAGCCGGCGGAGCCTGCGCTTCGGGCTGTTCATCGGGCACGCCACCTTCCGGCAGCGCCAGCGAACGCTCGGCGTAGAGCACGAACGCGTTGGTGGTGAACACCAGGTTGGACAGGTAGTTCAGGATCGGCCAATCGCTGAGCAGGTAGGCGGTGTCGATGTACTTGACCACCACGCCGAACTGGTCGGACAGGAACATCTTCATGTCCTGGTTGGTTTCGGCAAAGCGCGACTTGGCGGTGGAGACCGCACTGATCACGTCACCGCGCACAGCCTTGCTGCGCTGAGCCAGTGCATTGACGTCGACCTTCTCCAGCAGCTCGCACAGCGAGCGGGAGATCACGCGGATGTCGTTCAGCGGCAGGGCCTTACGACCATAGCCGGGCTGACCTTCTTCCACGCGCTGCACGTTGGCATCGTTGGCCTGCTCTTCCACGGCGCGCGATTCGCTGAATTCGATCAGCTTCTTCAGCACCGGGTTGCCGCCTTCGGGGATCTCGGCGTCCTTACGGTCACCGAACAGACGACCGCCGTTGGGCAGCGAAGCCACCAGCTGATCTTCGGTCAGGGCGTTGCGCGGATCTTCCACGGCATCGACCTTGACAGCCACCGAGGCCCAGAACGCTTCGGGACTGGCGAAGTCCATCGTGTCCGGCAGCGTGGCCACGGCCATGGCCGCATCGAAGGCCTGGGTGGAGTAGTTGGTGATGATCGCCTGACCCAGCAGTGCATAGCGCTGCAGGTAGTTCACCAGTTCATCGGGAACCTGACCGTCCACGCTCAGGGCGACGTTCAGACCGTCACCGAACACGACGTTGCCTTCCGGCTCGTGCTCGCGAGACTTGGCGATCTCTGCGACATGGCACAGACGCTCCTGTGCGGCCGGCAGTGCCTCGGCGAGGGCGTCGAGCATGCGACACACCGCTTCAGCCGAACGGGCCTCCAGACGCTGCGTGCCTTCGCTCACGGTGGCCAGCAGGCCGTTGAGTTCCTGCATGTCGAGCTGGACACGGCCGCCGTCATTGAACGCCTCCAGACCGATGTTCAGGTTCTGCGGGATCTTGGCACCGATGGCGGTGGCCAGACGGTTCAGACCCATGGCCATCCAGCCATAGGCTTCCTGGGTAATGCCGCCACGGGCATTGACCACTTCAGCAGCTTCGGTGAAGTCACGCACGCCATCGACGATGGAACGTGCTTCTTCCACGTATTCGCGATCGGCCTGAGCCTGCGCGGTGGATTGGATCAGATTGACCACTTCGGAGGCCGGTGCCTGCACGGCCGGGATCTCCGGCGTGACCGGGACGTCGACGACAGTCAGGTCGGGCTGGCCGCCTTCCTGCAACGACTCCATGGCCTGTCGAAGGCGATTGCGAGTGTACTGGGACATGTTGTCAGTTCCTTGGAAAAAAGCCATGGTGCTAAATCACCATAGATGATGGAGTGCCGATCAAAAATCAGCGGTAAGCAGCCATGTGCTTGTTGGAAGCAATGATCAGGGCGTTGACGACCGAGAGCGTGTGGGAGATCATCTCCAGATACGGCGCAGTGCACCACTGGGAGAAACTGGTACCAAAGCCCAGTCCCACTTGGATCGCATTGACGTTACCCACTGCATCGGGAACCTGCTTGGCCAACGCATCAAGCTGACGATCCATTTCCACCAGACTGGAACGCAGACCTTCCCCCTGGGAGTGGCCCACTTCCGTCAACAGGTCTTGTGCCAAATCCAGCACGCCACCGATCAGGGTGTGTGGGATGGTGGGCATGACGGCCATGCTGGTGTCAACCTGCTTGGCCTGGTACGGACGTACGAAGACGAACTTGGTGTGACGTGCCGCCATGGCGCGGGAAATCGGATCGCTGCCAGAATGGTCCACGCGACCGTCCAGCAACACCAGCGCACGACCGCCCAGGATCGGCGGACCCATGTAAGCGGAGTTGACGGTGAAGCGACTGTCGACCATGCGCGAAAGCGGACCGATCACTTGCTTCAGACGATCGAAGGACATCGGTGCACAGACCTGCGTCATCTTGTCCAGCCAGCCATCGCCCTGATCGGCACCAATGGCCGGATGCTTCAACAGGTCAGCCAATCCCGAACCGACCGTCTTGACACTGGGGATGTAGTTCGTACGCAGCGACTTGAGCTGGGTCTCGATGTTGCGACCATAGGTCATGATCAGGCGGGCATCATTGGGGATACCCTCACGCATGGCCAGCATCAGTGCCGTCTGACCCAGCTGCACCTGCGACTTCTTGGGGAAGCGGCCGGAGAGTTCCTTGTGCAGGTCACGGGCCAGTTCCAGTCGGAACTGCAGCTGACTGGCATCTTCACCCAGTGCGCCGAAGAACGCCTTGATCTTGACGACGATGCGTGCAAGGAAAGCGCGGATGTTGGCAATCAGTTGACGAATGCGATCGCCCAGACCTTCGGTGGCCAGCGTGGTGTCCTTATAGGACTCCAGCGACGGCAGTGCCGCAGCTTCACCCACAGCGGACAAAGCCGCTTCAACATAGGCCAGCGATTCCATCGAATGCTTCGGCACGAGAGCTGCCACAGACTGCAGGTGGATCAACGCGTCCAGTTTCTGCATCTGCTGATCCAGAGACTGCAGGTCCAGACCGACATCGTGGGACATGTCCACGGTCGCCAGGGCGTCCAGCGTCTCCAAGGATCGACTCTCAACGGAGACTTCACCCCGGAGAGCCTTTTGGAAGTTGTTACGGTTCATGATTTACCTCAATGGCAAATAAGGGGCCGACGCCCTAGAGGATGGAGCAGTAAAAGCCATACGATCAGCATAAAACCCCACTCCCCGGTTAGGGAGTGGGGCTATGCCTACATCAGGCTGCGGCCGGAGCCGGCGCAGCTGCCGGAGCAGCAGCCGGCGTTGCCGTGGCGTACAGACCCAGCATCTTGCTGACCACATGCAGGTAGGCACTACCGGCACGCAGGTTGTACTCGCCCATCGTGGTGAGCTGAGCAAAGCGCGAGGACTGCACACGCTGGGTGGCGGCCAGGACACGATTCCACTTACCCGCTTCGCCGTGGCCGACGTTGACGGTGTTCTGGATCTTGCCCATGGCACTGCGCAGGGTGTTCAGCTTCTGGGACAGATGCTTTTCGAAATCGGCGATCTTGCCCATGTAGCTTTCGTAGTCACCGCACATCACGGCGATGTAAGAAGCCAGCTCTTCCAGCTTGACCGTTTCCAGCACGTAGACCTTTTCCACGGTCGGTTGCTTTTCCGAAGGCTGCAGGACGTAGTGGTCACGACCCACGGCCTGTACGCGCTGATCTTCCGGCGCGCTTTCGTAGGCAGTGAACGCGTTGGGAGCCGGCAGGTTGGCGACCAGGTTCAGACCGCCGGGCATGACGCCTGCGATGTACTGCTGACGGGCGGTGACGCCTTCACCCTGCGGCGAGCCCACGGCCGTCATGTAGCCGGCCGGCTGAGCGCCGAGCATCTTGACGGTGAAGCTCAGACTGCCGCGGTCGCTGGCATCGATCGAACCCAGGGTCTTGACCAGGCCGTCCACGGCATCGGTTGCGGTCTTCAGGACGTTGTCCACGCCATCGCGCACCGAAGCGTTGGTGGTCTCCAGCCAATCCACCGGACCGGCGGCCTTGGTGTCGTTGAAGTACATCCACTTGGCCAGTTCACCCAGCTCGACTTCGCGAGCGGTGGCCTTGGTACCCGGTGCGATGGCCTTGGCCAGTTCGCTCAGCTTGGTAGCCTGCTGGCGCAGACGACGTGCCTTGCTGGTCAGGTTCAGGTAGACGTTCTTGATTGCGGCCCAGATGCGCAGGCAGAAGGCGATGAAGCCATCCCATGCGGCCTTCATGGATTCGCTGATGCTTTCCATGGTCAGGCGCGTGCGGGCCATGGGCGGCATGTCGTTCTCGAAGGTCAGGGCACGCGGGCTCAGGCCCATGCGGCGATGCGCCATGTCCACGGCGACCTGCGTCACGCGCGCGGTCTGGCGGGACATACCGCCGTCATCCAGCGCTTCGGAGAGGATGGCATGCAGCTGTTCCAGTGCAACGGTGGCTTCTTCCAGACCGCCAGCGGCCTCGACTTCAGCAGCCACTTCAGCATTGGCTTCGGCAATGGGACCGTCTTCGGGGGTCACCAGTTCAGCGGAGGTCACCGGCATGGTGGCCACTTCGGAAACAGCGGCGGCTGCTTCGGCAGCGGATTCGACCGCCAGACCGAAATGTGCTTTGAGATTCGACATGGGAACTGTCCTGTAATGTGGTTGATACATCGCAGCGCGAGACTGGCGAGTCATAAGATGGCAGCATAAAACCCTCCCCGGCCGAAACCGGGGAGGGAGTATGCTAGAGGCCTCTCCTAGGAGAGGACCTCAGGCCCAGGCGCGACAAGAATTACTTCTTGTCTTCCTTCTTGTCCTGGCCGATCTGCTTGGCGCCGGCGTCCGCGTTGCCGCGGTCGTAGGCCACCATGCACTTCTGCAGGACGTTCAGCACGTCGTTGCTCAGTTCCACGGCGTAGGAGGCAACGCGGCCAGCGGCCTTGCCCTGCTCGGCTTCCTGCTTCTGGAAGGCGCGCATCAGCGAACGCAGGACGACCTGGTCCTTGATCTTGGCTTCGTCGCCGACCTTGATGCTGGCGAAGGTCTTCTTCGAACGTTCCACTTCCTTCGAAGCGGCGTCGGAGACGGCCTTGGCCTGCTGCAGCAGCAGTTCGATGGCCGAGATGGCCTGCTTGATTTCTTCCTTCGACAGCACCTTGATCTTGGTGTTGCCGGCCTTGGCGCTGTCCTTGATCTTGCCGCTCACCGCGTAGTTGACCAGCAGGTTGCCCAGCTTGGACTTCTCGGTGCCCAGGAAGAACTTGACGTTGCCCGGCAGGACGTCGGTTGCCTTCACGCCTTCACGGCCGTTGACGGCATTCTTGAAGGCCTTGGAGGCCGCCAGTTCGAAGCCACCGTACACCTTGGAATCGCCGGCGCTGCCGCCTTCGACTGCCGCCTTGACGGCTTCGTAGCTTTCGGTCAGGCTCTTGGTTTCGGCTTCACCGAAGGACAGCACGTCCTTCAGCACGTCCTGCACGGCGGTGATCGCGCTGTGCAGCGGGGTGGCGACCTTGTCACCGATGGCGACCTTCTGGGCGAGGCTGCCCAGATCGATTTCGCCGTCCTTCGGGGTGCCGGTCAGACCGTCGACCTTGCCGGCCAGCGACTTGGCGCGCTCGGACACGCGGTAGTGCGCGTCGAAGATCTTCTTGATGAAGTTGAACACGGCTTCCTTGGCCTTGATCAGCATCTGGACGATGGCCGCCCAGAATTCCTTGATCTTCTGGCCGATGGCTTCCTGCGACAGCTGCGTGGCGCGCACGCGGTTGCTGTGGCCGCTGAAGGATTCCAGCGACGGCAGGCCGTGGCCATTGCTCAGGCCGACGCGCTTGTACAGCTGTTCGACGGCGAACTGGGCGATCTCGGCAGCCTGCGGGTTCAGGCCGTCTTCCTGGTGACCTTCCAGCAGGTCCTGCAGGCTTTCCAGCGCTTCGACCACTTCGGTGGCTTCGTCAGCGGCGGCCAGAGCCTGGTCGGCTTCGCCTTCGGCTTCGGCCACTTCCATCAGCGGCTGCTCGACTTCGGCCGGCGCTTCGATGGGGGCTTCAACGGCGGTGGTTTCACCGCCAGCGGCGGCAGCAGCGGCGTTCGGATCTTCCTGCAGGCTCTCGTTGGACAGAGCGGCCAGGATGCGATTACGGGTGGACATGGTGAAGATTTCCTTCTAGCTAAAAGGGATGTTGCGTTGGAAAAGGCTTAGGCCGCCGTACGTCGGCCACGACCAAAGAGAAGCTGCAGCGTTTGAAGCAGGTCTTCGACACCGCCCTGACGTGCACACCACTGCTGCAAGACATGCGCGGTGGTTTCACCACGACCCAGAAGCGTCTGGGCCGGATTCAACGACGCGATGTTGGCAACTTTCCCCACCGAACCGGCAGAGCTGATCAGATCCGACCACGTCACTACCGACATCGTGCGGCTACCGCCGTGGATGTAATCGATGGTGTCGTTGAGGAACTGCTCAGCATAGCCAGTGATGTAGGGATTACGACGCTGGTCTTCCAACCAGGTGGCGAAATCGCCGAACAAACGGATGGCGCACTCCAGGACCATGCGACGGAAATTCCACGAGGTGGTATTCGTCGCAATCGCTTGGTGCAGCTCATACAATGTCTGAACACTATCGTCGCCACTGGAGTGGACCAGCTGGTCCGCTCCGGCAGAGCGCGACGTGTACAGACGCGGGTACACGGTGATCTGGGTCATCTGGCTTCTCCGGCGCTACTTAGGAGTAGCGTTCTTCGAGCCGCTGCAGCTCGTAGTTGAGGGACTGCAGACGGCCCGAGGTGTAATCCAGCTGCTGCTGCAGAGCCGGGTCCTGCTTGCCTTCGATGGCTTCCTTCAGGGCCAGACAGCGCAGTTCCAGCGCACGCTGCTCTTCCTTCTTGGCCTTGTACTTCTTCACCTGCCACTCGGCGATCATCATGCGCGCCTTGTAGATCGGGTTGAAGCGAGTGGCCAGCACGTTGGTGCGGAACGGCGACAGCTTGCCGGCGCCGACGGTCTGGCTGACCACGCCCATGCGGGCCGGGTCGAAGGTGATTTCCGGGATGCTGTCCAGCTTGTGCACGAACTCCTGACGGGGCACGTACAGCGTGGCCACGGTTTCGGCGAACGGCACCAGCTGCTGAGCCAGCGCTTCCAGTTCCGGCTTGGCGTAACGTGCGGTGGCATCACCCTTGGTGCGAACGGCGATTTCCGATTCCAGCACGTAGTTGAGCACGCGGACCATGTAGTCGCCGGCGAAGCGACTCAGGGCCAGCAGCTGCAGGAACGCACCCTTACGATAGGTGATCGTTTCACGGGTGACGTCCTTGGCGAACATCACCGGCGCCTGCTTTTCCATGTATTCCAGGTTGTCCGACAGGGTGTTGGCGATGGCCGTCAGCTGCTGGGTCAGGCTGCGCGAACGCAGCACGGTGACCTTGGCACCGATGATGCCGTGCAGATCTTCAGCAGCCTTGGACTTGAACGCCTGACCGGACATGACCCGCTCCAGCGTCTTCAGCGTCGGCAGCACCGAGGTGTCGATGATCTCGAGCTGCATCTCGATGTCTTCGATCATGCGCGAACGTTCGAAGTTCGGCGTGATCGTCTCGAGGAAATCCTTGAGTTCCATGGGGAGTTTCTCCGGTTAGATGGTCGGGGCGTTGCCCAGCTGGTACGCCTTCAGGATCTGCTCCACGTCCGGGCCAGTGCCCTTGTTGGAGACCTTCAGTTCCTTGACCGACAGCCGGTTCGGGGTCTTGATGTCGCGGGTGTAGAAGGTCACGCGATCCCACTCGGTATCGACCACGACCAGGAACAGCAGGTAGCTGCTCTTGAACACCCGCTGACGAACAGCGTAATCGTCCAGCTTGCCGCCGATCTTCGTTTCCAGATCACGCGCGGTCTGCGCCGAGATCACCACCAGGTTGGCGGCGTTGTTCAGCGAAGGCACCTGGGTCAGCGCGCTGGTGTACTTGTTGCCGCGGTTGCGCGACAGGATGTCTTCGTAAACGCCACTACCGTCCTTCATCAGGGTCTTGCGGTGTTCGTCGATCAGATCCTGCGCGAAGATGATGTCACGCCAGAAGTTGGCAAAGCCGCCGCCCTTGGCACGCCAGGTGTGGAACATTTCCTTGGCCGACGTGTTGCTGCTGTTGTCCCCAAGGATATGAGTCAGAATGGACGGAGCCATCAGGTTCACCATCAGGCGAATCATGATCGGAATCGTCGCTTCTTCGTCCTTGCCGTCCTTGGTGGCGCTGCGGATGGTGACGTTCACCAGACGGCCCACCGACAGGCTGGCCGTTTCATTGATGATGTCCTTCTGCATGCCGGCGTCGATCTTCATACCGGTGCCCTTGGACGGGTCCTTCTCCTGCCGACCGGCGCGCTCTTCCAGCTTGTTCAGGCGAGCGTTCAGGTCCGTGGCGTCCTCGAAGGACGGCACAGCAGTGTCCGCGTACGGCAGGCCGTACCGGTAGGACTCGGAAGACATGATCTGGTTGGCCAGGTAAGTACCGGCCGCGGAGGTGACGTCACGATTCGGGTTGATCGAATCGAGCAGACGCATCGTGTTGACGCGACCGACATTCACCAGCAGCGCGACAGCCTGCAGGTAATATGCCGTGAACAGCGCCGACAGGGCCAGCAGGCTCTGTGTGGTCGCTTCCAGACCAGCCAGGCGCTGGTCGACCATGGCGATCGGTTCAACGCGCGTGCTCTGGGTGAGCTTGGCCAGATTGTCGACGGGGAAGAGGCGGCCGTTGTTTTCCTGAAGACGATCACCGACCATCTTCTTGTTCGACGACGACAGGTTCTTCAGCAGAGACGACGACATGAGCGACATCAGCGACGGGATGAAACCCGTCGAGGTGTTGAGCGGTCCCATGGGTAAATCCTCAAGGTAGAAAAATGGATACGAAATTTAAACAGCTCATGGCGTTGACGCCAGACGAGCGCATGATCAAGACCAACATCGACTTGGCCGTCCGGTCGACTGGTAATGGTGCCTTGACTCAGGCCCTCACCAATACGCTCATGGGCTTCAATCATCGAGGCTCCGGTATCGCCGTACCGGTGAACTCTGACGTTGGCGGCCTGACGTTTTTCACGCGCCCGCGCTTGAATCTTGCATACGATAACGTGTCGCAGGACCGCACGATGACGATGCTTGTTAGTAGGGATCGTTTCAGCTACCAGCGAATGATTCGCGCAGCGCTGGACCCCAAGGGGGCACGAGGCGATTACACTGCCAAGGAGCACAGTAGCGAGGATGATTCCAGCGGCTATGACTCGGCGCTGTTTGACAATCGCTGTGCCTTCATCCCGGTGCTGAGCAACTTCCTGTTGAACCTGAGTGGTTGGCCAGATCCCGTGGCTGAATACTTCGATTCGACACCGGGTGTGCAGCGCGAGCAATGGTCGATGATTGACGGCCCGCGCCGTATGCGCGGCACCTTCGATCTGTCGGCCTCGTGGCGAAATATCGCCGGCGACCCTATAACATCACTGCTGCAGGCGTGGGTGCAGTACGGTCTGAATGTCAAGGCCGGTGTGATGGTCCCCTATCCGGAGGCCATCATCGAACAGGAGATCGACTATCAAAGTCGTGTCTATCGTTTCCTGTTGGACCCTTCGCGCCGTTTCGTCACCAAGGTGGCGGCGACGATCATGTTCCCCCTGAGCCCGGCTCTGGGTAACGCGTTCAACTTCTCCTCTGACTCCTACTACCACAAGGACAATCAGGAGCAGATCGCAACGTCGCTGCACTGCGTTGGTGCAGAGTACCAAGATCCGATCCTCTTCTACGAGTTCAATCAGATCGTGGCCCACTTCAATCCGGACATGGTAGATGGTCGGCGTGAGCGCGTGATGCGCTTGCTCCGCTATGACCAATTGAGTTCGATGAACTACTACGGCTACCCCCGCGTCGATCCTTACACGTTCGAACTGCAGTGGTGGGTGCCGGCAGCGGACTCGATCTTCATGTTCGGTGACAATTAACCATAGAGAGAAACGACGCCCATGGTCACCTCAACTGACTGGCTTGCCCAACTCGATGCCGTTCGTACCAATCCGCATTCCATCATGCGCTTGGCACTGCGGGCAGTCGAAGATGCTTACGATGGCAAACTGGACATCGGTAATGCCACCAACCCGGCTGTGCAGGCTTTTGAAGCCATGGCCATCATGGGTGCAGCCTGCATGCAGTCCATGGACGGCACGGTGCGCAAACTGTACCCCACGTTGGCACAGACTTCCGATGACCTGTATCGCCACATGTCCGATAAGGACTACATCGATCGCTTCGCTTCGCCGGCCAAAGCCACGCTGACCTTCCTGTTCGGTATGGAAGAGCTGAAGGCGATGGCCGTGCAGACCGACGTGTCGGGTGTGCGCAAGATCACCATTCCGCGCCATACCAACGTCAAGGTCAACGGCCTGACCTTCACCATGCAGTACCCCATCGACATCCGGGTACTTTCCCATGGTCGCATCCAGATCGTCTACGACAACACCTATCCTTCGCCCGTGCAGGTGCTGGACACCAATCAGGTGGCGTGGGAAACCTTCAATGCCCAAGGTGTTGAAGTCGTTGCCGTGCACATTCCGATGTTGCAGTTCGAGATCAATACCCGCGTGGGTACGGCGAACAACTCTGCTGAGTTCACCATGCAGCAGACCTACACCGACGGCTTCTTCCATGCGCGCGCCTATTACAAGGATGCGCAGAACCGCTGGAAGGAAATGGTGACCACCCATTCGGATCAGGTCTTCGATCCGCTCACCCCGACAGCGCTGTTCAAGCTGGTGGATAACCAGCTGCAGATGCGCGTGCCCTATATCTACACCTCCAGTGGTCTGGTCAGCGGCGAGTTCCGTCTGGACATCTACACCACCAAGGGACCGGTGGAAATGGATCTGGGTGAATTCACCCCGGCTGACTTCACTGCGGTGTACGCCGATCTGGACGGGATTGACCCGACCAAGTATTGGCAGCCGATGGGCTCGATGCAGTACCGCAGTTTCATGGCCACCTCCAAGGTGGTGGGCGGTGCCTATCAGCTGACCTTCGAGGAACTGCGCAACCGAGTGATCGACAACAGCCTGGGCAATCAGGTGATTCCGATCACCAACGTGCAGCTGTCCAATCGCCTGAGCCGTCTGGGCTACGGTGCGGTGCTCAACGTGGACAATGTCACCAATCGCCAGTTCAAGGCGACGCGTGCTCTGCCCCCGCCCACCGACGGTACCTCGGCCACGGCCGCCGGTTGCAGCATTCAGATGCTGACCACCTCGATGTCGCTGCTGACGGCACATTCCACCGTGCGTGACAACGGCGATCGCATCACCATCTTGCCCGACACGCTGTATGAAATGTCCTCGGGTCTGGTGGAGATCGTGCACGAGTCGGTGGCAGCATCCATCAAGGCACTGCCCATCGACGTACAGGCCCGTCGCATCAACACCTCCCAGTACCTGTACAGCCCGTTCCATTACGTGCTGGACCGTACCAACAACCGTTTCGAGCATCGCCCCTACTACTTGGAGAATGTGGAAATCACCTCCAAGTCGTTTGTGGAGGAGAACGAGACCACGGCCATGCAGGTCACCGCGGCGATGTACTCCATCGAACGCGTACCGACCGGCTATGAGCTGACGGTGGTGCTGTCCTCCTCGGACAACTGGAAGGCGCTGGACGATGAGGATGTCTTCGTGCAGCTGTCCTACGTCCCGGACGGTCAGCGCGATCGCGCGTACATGAACGGTGAGTTGCTCGGCACCTTCGCCGATGAGCGCACGTACCTGTTCCGCATCACGACCGATTACGACATCGATTCTGAGCACAACATCAACTTGACCAGTTTCCAGATGTACGCCGACGAAGCGCGGCCGCATCCCACTCCGCTGATCACCGATTTCGATCTGGTGTATCTGGCGGCCGGTCTGGTCGGTGATGAACTGCAGGCATCGAACATCGATACGGCCGTGGGTCGTTCGCTGGTACCGGCCGATGCGATCGGCATTACCCGTGAAACCCTGCGCGTCAAGCTGGGCGACTCGATGGAAGGCATGTGGGCTTCTTCGCGTACCGTGGCTTCTTCGGAAGACTACGAGCGTTGGGAAGTGGACGTGCCGGAAGTCTGGGAAGAGACCGTGCTCAAGCGCGATGCGACCGGTGCGATCATTTTCACCACCGACGCACAGGGCAAGCTGGTCCCCACGGTGCTGTACGCCAAGGGTGATGTCAAGCGTGACGACGACGGTAACGTCATGATCAAGTTCCTCAAGGGAACGGTCAAGGCCGACCCGGTCACCCAGCAGCCCATCGTTCGCTCCACCCGTACGCTGAAGCGTCAGATGGACATGTTCTTCATGGACGGTGTGTACTGGTTTGCTACGGACGAAACCACGTTGGCATATCGCGACGAAGTACCGCGTACCATCGTGAGCTGGCTGAAGGAAGACATCGAGTACCTCACCCGCTACTTGCTGGAAGAGACTTCCCTGTTCTTCTATCCCAAGTCCACGTTGGGTCAGGTGCAGGCTATCGTTCGCGAAGGTCAGCAGACGTCGATCAAGGCAGGGCAGACGTTCAACATCGCCTTCTACCTCACCGCAGCGGCTTATCGCGATGCGGCGTTGCGTCAGACGCTGGAAGATCTGGCTGGTCGTACCGTGGCATCGGTGCTCAGTCAGTCCACCGTCACGCTCAACGCTATCATCTCGCAGCTCACTGCGGCGGCCGGTACGGACATCATCTCCGTCACGGTTGACGGTCTGGGCGGCATGGGTAGCTCGGCACAGCCGACGGTTACCTTGCTGGATGACTCGGCGCGACTGCAGGTGCGTCGTGTGGCTGTGGCATTGGCCGACGGTACGATTGGTGCCAAGGACGACATCAATTTCACCTACTACCAGCATACCGACTAAACGGAAAAAAAAAGAAAGCAGCAGACCAGCACCCGTGAGGGTGCTGGTCTGTATGCCGTCAGGCTGCGCAGCAGGAGGCCTTGATGTCGTGGCAGGCGTCACCGAGCTGGCGACGCAGCACTTCACGGTTCTCGCGCAGGGTGCGGATGGTATCGGCGATCTCATCCAGACGCCGATTGCGAGTAGCCGAATCGGCGATGCTGTAGACACCGTAACGCAGACCCAGCTGATGTTGCAGCCGTGCTTCGATGTCGTTCAGCTGACGACGCAGGGTCTGAAGGGCCGGCTGGTTGTGGACCGCGTTGTGGGTGCGGCAGAGCAGGCGGACGAAGAACAGGACGATGGCGTTCATGGGTTTCCTTAGCCCTGCTGCTTGAGCAGGTTGCGATAGTGGTTGGAGACGTAGTCAGCTTCCTGACGGGTCTGCAGGTTCTCCTTGCGGATTTCCTCCAGGGCAACAGCGCGCTCAGCCGTCCACGGCTTCTTGCTCAGCTGTTCTTCATTCTTGGTCTGGCGCACGATCGTGCGGTGGTAGACTTCCAGCACGGCGTTGGCTTTTTCAACATCGAGCTGGTTGAAGTATTCCTTCAGTTCAGCATCGACCAGTTCGTGGGAGGAGGCGTAGATACCCATGGCAGTGTTCCTTTGTTGATAGAGGGTGGGTTGACATGGAAGTGTTATAGATCTGAAATTCGGTTCAATCGGCATAAAACCCTTCCAGCCATTACAGCTGGAAGGGGGTTGGGTCTTTGATCTTTTCAGCGTCCAGCATCGCCAGGACAACCTTGACTTTCAGGTCCGGAATACGTCGACGCAACTGCCGCCACTGGCTGTTGAGCTGCATCACATCCGGACGATGTTTGGTCGTGCCGTTTTTCCCTAGCTGATCCATGGAACGCTGGATGGCCCCATGAACAGTGCGACCGGTAGCCTCGATGTGCTCCAACGCATCCTCGGCCTTGAACAGCGCCAAGTTCACCGGATGAATCTCGATCTTCATGTGGACCTCAGAAAGAACCCGCCCCCGAAGGGGCGGGGAGTTAACGCACCAGAACGTCAACCTCGATCGGTATCGGTCCCAGATGATGGTGGATCGCACGAATAACCTGTTCGTACTTCCAGCCACCGTTGCCACACCCAATCGGGGGCATAGCCAGGGAGGTAATCCTCAGCTCTTCGTAACGCGCTGCGAGCTGAGCCAGGTTATCCCACATCAACTTCCACGGCGAGGGATTACGCCAGTTGATCTTCGTGGGAAAAAGCAAACATTGCTGTTCATCGTTGATCGGGAACACGTAGAGCTGGTTGCCCAACGCCGGGTCCGGATAATACTCCCGAGGAAACCGTTCCAGATAGAACTCGTACAACTCCGGATAACGGTCGCGGAATTCCTTAGCGATGCCAGCACCCATGGCCCCTGCCACGTTGGTAGTGCACAGCAGCGTCTGACGCTTGCTTTGGAACAAATTCCCTTGACCTTCAAACGAAATCATAGTTATCCTTTTCCATCCAATTGGGCGGTCAGGTCACGCACCGCCTTATCAGTGGCGGCAGACGGACCCTGCTTAGTTTCCAGTTCCTTACACACGTTGAACCAGTGCTCGCACACATCGCGCGGTTGCTGGACGAACTCCGGCCAAGACATCCCGGTGTGTTGGGAGACCTTGTATTTGCCAAAGCGCATCATCATGCGATAGAGCATCGTGTGCGGCTCGACCTTCTCTTTCTCATGCATTTGCACCAGAGCGAGAGGTTGCAGGTCGTTGAGGTTGTCGTCATCGTGGTTGAAGATGCCGTAGTTGAGATCGTAGTTGATCATGAGCAGCATCTGCAGCTCATAACCGTTCTTGATCTTACCGTCGCCAACTTCCTGCAACAGCCGCTCTGCCGGTCCGGGGTGACCAATCTGATTCAACCCGAACCGGCCTTGCAGCACGTGACCGCCCGGATCGTGAGGATCGACGTCCGGGTCGGCCACAGGCCGGATGCTTACGTGTTGCCCAGATGCAAGGTCTTGGTAATCCGACGGGCTCGGAGGGTAAAAAAAATGTTGACGATGTCAAGGGGAATCAGCGAGGGCTGAGCCTTGTACTTCTCGTCATTGACATGATCCTTACTGCAGACCGGGCACGGCGTCTTGGGTACTGCCATGATGGTCAGCACCGACGCTTCGATGAACTTGTTCATGCCGTCGTAGTACGCCTGGAAGATCTCCGCCGAAGCGGTCAGGGCGGACAGCGAGTCGACGATGGACGGGGTGTCCTCGATGACGTTGGTGATGATCTTGCGCTCGGCGTCCCGATCGACCAGAGTGATCTTCTGGACCATGTGCGCGTACTGGCACAGCGAGGTGATGCGACCCTGCTCACTGATGAGCTGCGCTCGGTGACCTTCTTCGATGTTGGCACCGAAGGAACGGGTGACGCGCGAGACCAGCGAGTCGATCCAGCTGGTGCCGACCTGGCGGTACTTCTCGATGGTCGGCGTGCACAGGGTCATGGAGACCTGATCGGTCAGCTTGACTTCGCGCTCGGCCAGATAGGTGTGCTGTTCCTGGTACTTCTTCAGTTCATCGGCGGTGAACTTGGAGAACTTGCGGGTCATCTGGCGAGCCTGCCATTCGGTCAGGCGCAGCTGGTCGGTGAAGGCCAGGCGCGGGATCGAGATGTTCGCTTCGATGACGTGGGTGCACTTGAACGGGTTGATGACGCACGGCTGGCGGTACGGATAGCCGTTGGGGTACATCGTGCACAGGATGCCGTGGATCAGCGAATGGGCGTCCGGCAGGAGGATGATCTCCTTGAGGTCTTCGATGGCCACGTGCGCCACCGTCGCTTCGATGATGTGCTCCAGCGCGAAGTCCACCAGCGAGTTCATCAGGTAGACCATGGTGTTGGAGAACATCAGGCCGCCGGTCTCGCGACCGAAGCGGATCTTCTCATGGCCCAGGCGACGTTCCAGTTCCAGCAGCGCAGCTTCGGTGGGGGCACGCATGGTGACCCAGATGCCGGTGTGCCACAGCGGGATGCGCGCATGGGTACCCATGCCGGTCAGCGACTGCATGCGCATGACGGCCTGCTGGCCGGACAGCTTCATGCCGTCGTTCTTTTCGAACGTGGGACGGGAGATGTGCAGGCGTTCCTTCTCGGCCTCGACGCTGTTGGTCCACAGCGAGTTGGCACGGGCCATCGCCTGTTCGTAGGTACCGAACTGCAGCGAGTGCTTGGCGCCTTCGACGCTGGTTTCGGTCCAGGTCTGCTCGGCGTCGGATTCGCCCAGCTCCACTTCCGGGTAGTGCTCGGAGAGCTTGGCCGCTTCACTGGCCTGCACGCCCAGGATGGACAGACGCTCGTAGACGGCGAACGTGCCGGGCTTGGGGGGCTTCATGTCGAACGGGTCGTGGATGACGCGCACGTTTTCCTGCACGACATACGGAATCACCGGCGGATCACCTTCGGGTTCCTTCAGGGTCTTGGTCGGCGCAGCGTCGCTGGCCGGCTGTGCGTCACCATCCGCAGCGGGCGCCGCTGCCGGAGCAGCCGCAGTCGGTTCCTGCGGGAACGGCGTCGTGGTGGTTTCTTCTTCGATGGACATGGCGCTTTATGCCTCGGTGTTGCTGGGGTCGGGAGCCGGTGCGGACGGCTCGGTTTCGGGGGCTTCCGGCGGAAGCTGCATCTCCGTCAGGCGCGCCGTGTTGGCCAGCACCGTGAGGTTGATGTCGGACATGAGTTCGCCGTACTGGCCGCCCAGGTTCAGCGTTTCCACCAGCGCGTCGCTGTCGACGGCATCGCCGGTGCGATTGACGTGCAGGGTGCGCAGCGCGGTGAGACGATCGGTGATCTTCTTGGAATCCGAGCCGATGAGGTTGACCAGCGCATTGCGTTCCACCGGATCGATCTCCGGATTGGCCATGGCGCTGACGATCACATCGCGCGCACCACCGATGGTGGAGTGCAGCAGACGGGTGGTCTCATCGGAGAGTTCGTTGAGTTCATCCCAGGCGCGGTTCTTCAGAGGCTGATGCCGGGGCTGCGGGATGGGTTGCTGACGCTTACCCTTGGACATGTTGTTACCTGCTTGGAAAGTGATTTCGGAAGAAGCAAAGCTTCTCATATGAGAAGAACTTCTGTATTTTTTTGACATATTGCAAGGAGTCAACCATGTTCGACGAACTGGACGCTTATCTGGATCTGGTTGCAACGCCAGAGCAGAAAGACCTGTGCCTCGATGCCTGCAGGACGCTGTTGTGGGTGGGTGAGGAGCGCCATGTCGAACCGATCGACGATGAACTTGTCGTGGCCGGTTCAGTGGAGGGCGATCCGCTGACCAACATCATGCAAGGCATCCTGTTGCCGCTGTATGTGCGCGTGCTCAACGAGTACGGTGTGTTGTTCAGCGGTGAGATCACCCTGCCCATCGCAGTGGACATGCTCAAGGGTTTGCTGTTGCTGGACAACTACGACAACCCCGAAGCGATATTGACTCTCTGTCAGACTGATGAGAGTCACGAAGAGATCTTTGCCGAACTGTTGGTGCTGGGCGGACGTTATCACTCCGACGATTACCTGCAGTACATTCGTGAAGTCTCCCCGGACCTGCTCAAGCGCATCGAAGACAATGCCAGCTCGGTGAAGGTGCCCAACACCTCCGATCTGGAACCGTCGCCGGCTGATGTGGCTGCTGCCCGTCACCGTCTGGAATCGTTCACTGCCAACAATGCGGTGGGTGCGGCTTACCTGAAGGAACGCATGGATGAAGGCATGCGTCTGGGCATGCCGCTGCACCTGACGTTGATCGGTCAGCTCGATCACCTGCATCAGGTGGCCGAGCAGAAGCCTGATGATGCGGCAGTGTGTCTGGTGACGCTGTTGTTGGCTGCGACCATGCCGCGTGCCGAAATGGAAACGGTGATCGACCAGTTCGCCTCGCATACCTTTACCGAGATCAACCAATCGGTAACCTTCCGCAATGCTGCGCTGGCTGCCCTGCGCGCAACGAACCTTGGGGATTAAAGCGTGGACAAGCGCGAATACTTCATCAAGGCAATGGCCGCTGGCTGCTACCGCTACAAGCGTTGGTGGTTGGAGGCGTTCTGCCTGACCATGCCCTCTGATGTCACGCCCGAACACCCGCTGGCGCTGATGCGCGATCCGGTCAACGGCTACAGCTTCATTGACGGGGCCACTGGCGAAATCCACCGTATCGAGGGAGCCGATCCCAAGCAACCGCTGTATGCGGTACGCGAAGCTGTCACGGCCTACCCGGGGAATCTGGTCAACGTCCGCGAAGCGGTGCGTACCACCTACGGCAACATGTTCCTGAACCAGATCTTGCTGTGCCATCCCTTCGGTGATCTGTTCCCGTATCAGGTCGGTGAGATCCAAGCCGGTAAGCTGGAGAAGATGGTCCATGCCGTGTGGGTGGATGACAAGCCCGATACGCCGCGCAACCCGAAGAAGGTCTACACCGATCAGGTGCTGAAGTTCAACGAAGCAGCGCTGTCGCTGGTGGGCTTCTCTCCAGTCGTGGTGGTGTCAGCCACGGCCAAGACCATGACCACCGACCCGCGCATCCCGCAGATTCGTGCGGAGCTGCTGGAGAAGTACAAGGGTCAGTTGCACGATCCGGTGATCCAGGCCACCATCGAAGGTGAGCTGAAGAAGGTCGACCGAGAATGGATGCGCGGCGACAAAGGTGAGAATTTTTACATCAAGTCGAAATCCTACGACGTTACGCGCAAGAAGCAGTTCCTCATCCAAGGTGCGGCCGACGGCTTCGGTACCAGTGAGTTCCTCACTGGCTCGTTGCAGGACGGTTGGACGGCGGAAGAACTGCCGGCCATGAACAACGCCTCGCGCGATGGTTCTTACAGCCGTGGCTTCCAGACCGCTCTGGGTGGTGAGGTGACCAAGTTCAATCACCGCATCTTCCAGAATACCTCGATCATCGAGAAGGATTGCGGAAGCAAGGTGGGCCTGAGTCTGGTGTTGGAAGATGACATCGCCCGTCGATTCATCGGCAACAATCTGATCACCTCCAAGGGTCTGGTGGAACTGACCGATGACAACATCGCCGGTTACATCAACAAGCGCGTTACGATGCGCTACACGACCTACTGCCATTCCAAGGGCGCGAACTTCTGCGCTACCTGCTCTGGCGCTCGCCTGGCTGAAACTCCCAATGCTGTGTCGGCCCACATGGCCGGCGTGGGCTCGCTGTTCATGCTGCTGTTCATGAAGCGCATGCACGGTACGGTCCTGCGTATCGTCAACCTCGATTTCCATGCAAGCCTGACCTAAGAGAACACCATGTCCCGTCAACCGTATTCCGTTACTCCCCAGCAGCTGGCTTCGCTGCCGTCCACCCAGCGTATCAACCTGGAAGCGGTGGTGGAGCGTCTGGACAGCTACGTCACCAACATGTCCGGTGCCCGTCCGATCGACCCGCGCGATGGCGGTGGCTATCAGACCGCTCTGTGGAACTGCCTGCGTCAGGTGCTCAACGCCGATGCCCAGCAGTTCTCGCTGCAGTGGTCGGAAGTGCTGGCCACCTTCCACAAGCACCGTCGCGACGCGTTCGACGAACGCATGCTGTATCGCTTCTTCGGTGACATGCGCATCACCGGCGCCAACCAGCGTTCCTTCGAGCGTATCCTGGGCCTGATCACCCGCACCGCCGATCCGGCCACGCGCGCCATGGCTTACAAGCAGGTGGACATCCGCTCGATCATGGCATCGCTGGAAAACGAAGCGATCACCGAGAAGGTCAACGCGTACTACCAGATGCTGTAACTCAGCGACATAAGCCCCTCCCACCCGCAAAGGTGGGAGGGGTCTTGTGCCGTTACCGCTTGACGTTGCGGTTCAGGTTGGTATGGATGTCCTTGGCCCGCTTGCGCGTTTCCACGTCCTCGATGCCGTTGGCACGTTCGGTGTGGATGCTGTACTGCATCGCCGCGTAGTCAAAGGCCATGTTGGCCACTTCCGACTGACCCTGATCGATGATCATGCCGCATTCGATCAGCTTGTTGATCGCATTGCCCTCATCCTGCAGGACACGGATCGCAGCGTACTCGGCGCGACTGATCGGGTCGCTCACATCACGGGCTTCACGCATGGCGCTGTAATGCGCTTCGACCTTACTCAGGGTCGACCGCACCTGCTCCTGCGCCTTGACCAGCACCGCCTCACTGAGGAAGGTGGACACGCCCAGCTGTGCATTGCTGTCCTGCAGGGCATTGACCACCGTTTCCAGACTCGGCGCATCGTAGGTGTGCGAGTTACGCAGGAACTCCAGATGAGCACGGGTCATGTTGGCCGCAGCCGTGAGCGTGACACCGACCGGGTTGAACTTGTCGATGTTCAGCTTGGCCACCAGCGCGTTCAGGCGCGGGAAGCTTTCCGGAGCAGCCAGTGCAGCAAAGGCACCCACGGCGGTGGAGTCACCCACGGCAGCCTTCTTGGCGATCTCCAGATACTGGCTCATGCGCATCTCGTAGATGCCGGCCACTTCCGGGACGTACAGCAGGATCGAGCGGACCACGCTGCTGACTTCACAGCCCGTCACGTAGTCGGCGTGCAGATCGTTGAAGCGCGACTGCCACTGCTTTTCCAGCGCTTCGATCTTGTCGTTGAAGGTCTTGATACGACCCACAGCCGACGGCTTGACCTGCATGGCGTCCATGTGCAGTTCGGACATCTCGGTATTGGCCTTGGCGGTCTCACGTGCGTTCTGGACCTTACGATCCATTTCCGCCTGATGCGAGCGTACCTTGCGAATCAGGCCGATCACCCAGTCGAATGCCTTCTTCAACAGCGCGATGATGGCCTTGGCCAGATCCTTGATCTTGCCGACGATGGCGCCGATCAGGCCTTCCTGCGCGATGTGCAGGTTAGTCTGGGACGGATCGGCAGTGAAGGAGTTCAGCGGAGCGGTGGTGGGGAGAGCCACACCGTCTTCGACCATGGCGCTGACATTGGCGCGGGAAACCGCGCCAGTGCCTTCCAGTTCACGCAGGTGGCCATCCAGACGCGACAACGCATCCTGATGACCATCCAGCGCGGCCTGTTCCTCGCCACCATCGAATTCCGTCTCCAGCACGGGTGCGGAATCGAAGTCGCTCATGATTACTCCCCTTCAACAGCAGTGATGCCGCCCTGCACGACCGAGGCGATCTGATCCAGGGCGCCGTTCTGGTTGGCCGTGGCGATGTACTCCTGCGCCTGCGGCGGGAGGTTGGGTGCGGTCTTGCACAGCGAGTCGACCAGGGCGCGCATGGCCTCGGTGTTCGGATCGTGGGCCAGGCGGTAGCGGAACAGCCAGATTTCCTTGACCAGGCTGGCAGCAGCGTCGATGTCGAAGACCACGGTCTCGTTCATCAGCGCCAGGGTGCGCTCGACGTCGGCCAGATGGAAGTTGTCGAAGTGGCTGTCGATGTCTTCGTAGACAGTCGGCGGGATCTGCAGCATGTAAGCGATGGCGCGAGCCAGGCTCACGGCAGTCACCGACGCGCGCTCTTCCAGCGGTACGCCCAGCGACTCGAACGACTTGGAAATGGTGGGAACATTGAGTTTCATGGGTAGGTACCTTGGGTTACGAGGACAGGTGCTTGAGCTGCTGCGCATGCGCGAACAGGTCGGTGTTGATCAGCTTCTCCAGCTGCTGCTGGATTTCCAGCTGACGCCGCTGGTGGCGACGGCCGCTGGTGAGCGAGGTCCAGACCACATCGAACAGGCTCGAACGATCCTTGTGGTCAGCGATCATCGCATCGATCACTTCCAGATCCTTGAGCATGGACTTGCGAACGTCCGACTCCAGGTTGGGGTCCTTCATCGACTGGATGATGTCACGCTTGATGCGCGTGGCGCGCTCGATCGGGCGATCGTAGATTTCACGATCCAGACCCGGGCAGAGCAACATCAGGCCCAGCAGCAGACCCACTGCCACCGGTGCACCGATGGACATGACGATCAGCATGGCGGTGTAGAACGCCTGCACCAGCAGGTGGGCGAACAGACCACGCTTGTAGCCGGGCATGCCGGTCATCAGCTTGTCCAGACCAGTCACCAGAGCCGAGCCGGCGCCTTGACGGGTAGCGAACTGATCGGCCATGAACTCACTGGAGCGCAGGTCGTACACTTCCGAATCGCTGGCCGAATGCAGCTGGGCAGTCAGGGCCGACTTGACCAGGATGGCTTCGAAGGCCTTCTTGGACACCTTGGGATCGGCCAGGGCCTTGGGATCTTCCACGGTGAATGCGCCGCGCTTGGACGCTTCGTAGATGATCTCCAGGCGATGCTCCATGGCGTCGCTCGGACCCAGAGCCTGCACGGCCGAGGCGATGGCCATGTTGCGCGAGACGGTCAGGATGATGGTTTCCAGGAAGGTGAAGGCGTGACCCACTTCGTGGAGGATCACTGCGGCCACTTCCTCGGCGTTCATTTTGCAGGTGACCCACAGGCCGGTACCGACGACCATGTCGATCGGGATCTGGGCGAACACGCCGGTGACCTTGGCGTTTTCCAGGTCGATGGTGCCCTTGCTGCCCATCTGCACGATCTTCTTCGGCGAGATGCGCACTTCCTTCAGGGCTTCCTCACCGTAGCCGCGCCAGTGTGCGATCAGCGGGCTGTTGATGTCGATGACCGGCGGGTAGACGTAGGCATTGACGAACCGCCCGGACTTGACGCGGATGTTCAGGCCGGTGTGGTGCTGGATGATCTTGCCCAGGTTCAGCTCAGTGAATTCCTTGGGATTGCCGTTGTTGTCGGCGATGGTTTCCGTCAGTGCGGAGACCAACTCCTTGTACAGCAGCGTCGACTTTTGATAACCGATCGCCTCGAAGGCGGCGGCGAAGTTCTGCTTCAGAGTGCTCATGGGATCACCTGCTCATAGGTGGTTGAAAATATATGTCTCATATCAATATTGTGGACTGGCACCTTGAAGACCGAAATGAACCAAACTGTAGACTCTAACCCGATCGTCGGTCGTGAGATGAAGCACGGCATTTACACGACAGCTAACGACGGGTCATATGACGACGCGATCGTCATCAAAGAGTACCTGACCCGTGCTGACGGGTCTCGGGTGCCGCACATGTTGGTGGTGGAGAACTTCAAACGCCCGTACTGGGTGACCCAAGAAGCCCACCGAAACCACAAGGACAAGAAGTTTGCCGAGAAGAGCGCCAAGCTGCGCCGGCAGACCTCCACTCAGATCAACCTCGTACGCAACATCGCCCGTTCCATGGGCCGAGCCCCGAAGAATGGCTCGCTGCGTATGGCTTGCCGTGACCCGTACGTCTATGGCTGTGACGTCACCACTCCGGTGTTGTTCAAGCACGAGTGGCAGCGCCGCTACCCCACGTACCAAACCGATAACTCGGTGTGCTCCCTCGATATTGAAACCACCACCGAGGAGAAGGACAAAGACAAGAAGATGATCATGGGCTCCCTCACGATGAAGGAGAACGTGCATCTGGTGGTCATGGAAAGCTACTTCGAAGGTCATCCTGATCCCACCAAGGAGATCATGCAGGCCTGCGAACGCTACCTGGGTGACTTTGAGTACATCGACAAAAAGACCGGCGAGACCAAGACGGCCAACCTGATTGCCCAGCGCAATTTGAAGATCGTCATCGAATACGCCAAGACCGAAGCGGACCTGTGTTACAACCTGATCCAGAAAGCCCACGAATGGAAGCCGGACTTCCTGAACGTGTGGAACATGAACTTCGACATCAAGAAGATCAATCAGGTTCTGACCGATGGCGGCTACGATTTGGCGCAGGTCTACTCCGATCCGGCGGTACCGCAGAAGTACCGGTTCTTCAACTACATCGAAGGCAACCCGAAGAAGATCACTGCCTCGGGTAAACAGATGGCGTTGAGCCCGGCCGAGTTATGGCATACCGCCGACTGCCCGGCCTCGTTCTACATCATCGACTCGATGTGTACTTACCTGAAGCTGCGTATCGCCAAGGGTAAGGAACCGAAGTATTCGCTGGACTTCATCCTCAACAAAGAGCTGGGGATGCGTAAGCTGAAGTTCAGTCAGGCCGACCACGTCAAGGGGAAGGACTGGCATGATTACATGCGCACGACCTTCAAGGCCGAATACTGCGTCTACAACATCTTCGACTGTATCGCGTTGGAGTTGCTGGATGAGCAGACCACCGACCTGAAGCGCATGATCTCCTCGATGTCCGGACCATCGGAATATCGAAACTTCGGCAGTCAGCCGCGCCGTACCTGTGACGACTTGCATTTTGAATGTCTGGAGAAGGGCTGGGTCATCGCCTCGACCTCGGACAAGATGCAAGACGACAACGATCAGCACACGGTCAGTCTGCGTCACTGGATTGTCACCCTGCCGTCTCACCTGGTCGCTGACACCGGCGTCAAGGCGATCAAGGAATGGCCGGATCTGGCAACGCTCATGCGGGCCCACGTGGCCGATCTGGACGTGGAGGGTACTTACCCCAACGAACAGGTCTCGATGAACATCGAGAAGGCAACCACGGCCAAGGAAGTGTGCAAGATCGTGGGTAAGCCCGAAGCGATCCAACGTGCTGTGGGCATCAACCTCTCCGGCGGTAACGTCAATGCGGTGGAGATCTGCGTGGCAATGTACAACGCCCCGTCGATGGAACGCATGCTCGCCGACTTCCGTGCTCACCTGGCTGGTGAAGACCCGGATGACGTCGTCAACTATCAGAGTGAGTATCTGCGTCAGCAGGCCGATGATTTCGTGGCCATGGCTGAACAGGACGCTTACGATGAGGAGGATGAAGACGAAGACGAGGATGAGGAAGAAGAGGCATAAGAAAAAAGAACGGCATAAGCCCCTCCACCCTTTGCGGGGTGGAGGGGTCTATGTCAGCTCTTGAGCAACTCCGGCGGCGCCTTGATGCACTGCACGCGGTCGAACTCTTCCAGCAACATCTTGAACTGGTTCAGCGGCAACTCCACCTCGTTGAGCAGGTCATTGAAGCGAACTTCAACGTCGTGCTTGGTGTCGGTGCCTTCGATCACCTGCGCCATGCGGTACAGGATCTTGAACAGCGTGTTGACCTGCAGGGACTGTGGGGTTTCACGCAACTCCACATACTGCTGCTCGTACACGTAGTCCAGCACAGCGCAGTACATCGTCACACCGTCGAGCCGGAGCAGAGCGGTGTAGTTGCGCGGGCTCAGCGCCATGACCAGATACGCTGTCACCAGTTCGCAGTAGAACTCGCGACGGTTGACCGGGACCAGGCACTGCAGCATCTCACCTTCGAAGATCGGATCGTAAGCGATCTGCTCGGTCACCGACTGGGGTTCGCTGATGCGATGGGCCAGGTAGCTGCGCAGTCGATCCGGACTCACCCGGAAGTCATGAAGCGCTTCGACGAAGGTGGGGTATTTGATCGAGTTGGTGAACTCGGCCTTTTCCAGGGGCATGCCGTTATCGGGATTCTGGTCCATGGGATTCTCTCAAGGGGAGGTGACCCTCCCCGTATCACTAGATGCGGTAGCGGGACTGGAAGTCCTGATAACTCAGAACCTTACCGTCCAACTTACCGGCCTTTTCCGCAGCGTACTTGCAGTGCGTGTCAACGTTGCGTGCGGAGATGAAGGTGAAGATCGGGGTTTCATCCGGCCAGTTCTTGATCTCGCGCAATCGACCCACCGCCTGCTCGTTGGCCTGCTTGGAGGACACATTGTGCGTGCACAACACTCGGGTGAGGTTGGGAACGTCAATGGCCGTACCGGCAGACTTGAGCGTGGTGATGACCATGTCCGACTCAGCGAGTACGGTCTTGGGATCTACGTCGATGTACCGACCGATCTTCAGGTCGGGATAATCGCTTTGGAAGCGATCACGGAAATCAGTACACATTTCCTTGGTTGCGCAGAACACCAGCGCCTTCTGGCCAACTTTCCGATCGTTGAAGTAGAGCGTGTTCATGATGCTCTTATTCATCTCATAGTAGTTGTCCAGCATTTGCGGTCGCTTCATGATCGACTGCTCATACAGCGGGTGGTTGTACTGTTTCATGAAGTTCTTGTAGCGAATGCCCTTCATGTTGTCGACCGAGTACCAGATGTTGTACACCTTGATGTACTTGTGGTGTGGCACCTTCGGAGACCGGGTGGGTTTGGGCCACTGGGTCTCGTACATCTGGTTCATGAACTGGTCGTCAGATTCCAGCGTTGCCGACAGGAAGATCGACAGCGGGACGTGACTGAAGAGGTCGATGCGGTAGATGCAGTGGTGCTCCATGTGCGCCTCGTCAGTGAGGTGCACACCGATCCCCAACATCTCCCACAGCTCTTCTGGCGTACAGCCGTAGACATCCATGTTGCCGTTGTAGACCTCGTAGGTCTGCATGAACATGCGCATGGTGCCGAGGGTGATGATGATGAACTTGGCCTTGACACTTCCCTCGCGCGCCCACTGAATGAGCTTACGGAGCTTGTCACTGCCATCCACGATCAGGACGTCGCCGTCCTCTCGCTCGTACATCTCATCGTATTCCTCTTCCCATTTAACCGCGTACATGCCCTTGACGGTCAGCAGTGTGCGTTGACCGATTTCCACCAAGGACTTGAACGTGACAAAGCCCTTACCCTTACCTGTCTGCAGCGTCACCACCTTGGAAGGTGCGTAACCCTCCACGGGAGGCGCAGTCAGGTATCCAATGATCATCGGCTGATGGTCACGGGGTTCCTTGGGCGATTTGAATTTGAAGGTAGCCTTCACTGGCTCGTACATCTCATGCCGCACCATCGCAATGGATTGACGCAAGATACCGTACGACTCCAGATGACGTAGCACATCTTCCAGCTGATTGATGTGCAGACGCATTTCAGTTTCGTCTTGGGTCATGGCCCGGTAGACGCACTTCTCGACACGAACGTTGACCTGACCTCGTCGCTCCGTACCCCACTGGGTGAGGCGGTAGCTATACTCCTGCAAGGCGATCTTAACCATCGGGCTAAAATCAGTAATCTTGATGAAGTGGGAGTACAGATCAAAACGGGCATTGGGACGGGACATGTCCGTCATCTTAATCTCCCATGGCTAAAACGAAAAGCGCAAGTGCTGGGGCCCCTTGCGGAGCCCCAGTACCATGCCATCCGTTTTAGCCCACCATCAGGGCGTCCAACGGATGATCCGGCCGGTGCTTGTTGAGCAGCGTGGTCGTGGAGGTGAGCACCTGACGATGCTTCTCGTAGGCCATCGCAGCCGAGAGGCTACGATTCTCGATGATGGTATCGAACGCACCCACCACGAACGCATTGCCCACACGCGGCAGGCGGTAGTCACGATGTTCCTCACTGCGGATCGTGAGCGACTTGAGCAGGATCTCCAGATGTGCCATGTTGACCGACAGCATCGAGGTGACCAGCTCGTAGAACGCCCGCAGTGCTTCTTCCATCGTGTTGTAATCACGCAACGTCGGACCGCTGCCGGAGTCGCTCGAAGAAGCCGAGGCGCGCATAAAGCGCTCGATACTCTTCATAGAATCCAGCATGTTGACATGTCGCAACGGCAGCTCGAACAACGGATGGTCGTTGTTCCAGTCCGTCAGGTCGATCACCACGTTACCGTTGGCATCCAGCGACCAGCTCTTTTCCTTGACGTAGGCCAATGCCTCGTGGGTCAGGCTGGGGTGACGGGAGCCCACATTCACCGTGATGTTGGAACGCTCGTTGTTACCGTTGTCATGGAGCGTGGTGAACAGCACCTCGGTGAGCGAGGTGATCTGACCGGTCTGCAGATCGGTGACCCGTTCCACATACGTCACGTCCGAGAGCTGTTCGGCTTCCTTACCGTTGAGCGTGAGCAGTACCTTTTTGCCCATCAGATCTCGAGAGACCTTCAGGATGTTGGTGTCCTCCTCGGTACGGAGGAACTTCTGCTCGTAGCTGGTCAGCTCCTTACCGGTGGCCGAAGAGTTACCATCCAGATGCTTGGTGGACAGCACGCGCTGCGCAGCCTGCTCACCCATCGCCGTAGCGGAGAAGTGGCCCGGATTGTCCCCCAGCGGCACGCTGAGGCTCAACTGACCCATACACGCAGCACAGACACCCTGCGGGTCCGGATGGACGCACAGAAGCGTGGAGCGCTTCATGATGGTCTTGCCGATCAGGTGCTTGTCCGAGGTACTGATGACGTGCAGCGTGCCATCTTCGCCCTCGTAGTAGTGACCGGCCAGCTTGGCCAGATCGCCGGAGTGCACGTGCCAACGGATGTAATGCTTGCTGCCACAGTCGCCGCGATGCAAACGCATCACCACGCCTGCCATCAGCTGCATCTTGCGGTTGAAATACTCCACTTCCTGCAGCGGCTCTTGGGTGAAGCTGAGCGCCTTGGCCGCCGAGCGCGACTCGGTGAGCGAGTCGTGGAACTGATCCAGACCAGAGGTGAAGTTGGACATGATCGGATGGCGGAAGATCCGCTCATCGATGTCCGCCACCGCACCACGGACCACACAGGTCTGCAACACCTGACCCATCGACACCAGGCCATTGCGGGCCACGATGGCTACGGCATTATCGTTCAGGCTGGAGTCATTGAGAATGACGTCCTTGGCCTTGGGATAGCAGTAGTTCTCCACCGAGAAGCTGGTGGGTTCGGTGTTGGCGACGATCTCCTTGATCTTGGGATGTTCAGAGACGCCGATGAAGTCCAGGATCGAAATGGAGGTGATGTACTCCTCCAAGTTGTACGTCAGCACGTTGTACAAACGGTTGATGGCCTGATAGATCTGCCGGCACATCAGTTCCAGATCCAACACGCCGCGATAGGCGTCGAAGGTATCCCAGAGCACCCGATTCATCAGCTCCAGGTGGGTATCCATTCCCAAGCGTGCGTTACCAATGTGATGACGTTGCAGCGCAGGACCATTGGGGTAGTGGATGTAGGAGTCCCACATGTACGAGGAGTAGATGCTCTTGCGGATGGTGGTGAGCAACACCCCATCGTCAAACATCACTTCCATCGGTGCCTGTGGAGGCTGACCTACATCCAGTGCCCAGCGCTGTTCGTCAGTCATGGCCGCAAGTTCACGGGCATGCAACCTCAGCATTACGACTTCTCCGGGTAGATGACAGGTTCGGCATCGTCTGCCGGGGTAACGTGGAACTCCACACCCATGCACTGCAGCGAGTGCTTGATGTAGATGAGACTGCGGTTATGGCCACGCGGGGCCACAGTACGATCGACCACCGCATCGATGTCGGTCGGCTTCTCCGCACGCAGGATGTTGCGCACCACGTTCTTGTGGGTCTGCGGGGAGCAGGACATTTCCAGAATCTCAGCGGTCATGTCCGAACCGATCGTTGCCACCAGCAGACGACCTTCCGATTCACCCACGCCGCGAACCGGCTGCGGACGACGCGGGGAGGAATACTTGTCTGCGTTGGTCAGTTTGGCAGTCAGGCCGAAGTGGTTGAGCTTGGCCGAGGCCACACCCGAGCAGTCCACACCCGTTTTCTCCAACAGCATCACGTAGATGCTGCCGATGAACATCGGCTTCTTGGTGGTACGCATCTTGCCCGACATGCCGCGGTAGGTCACCGGTGCATGCAGGACCGGGTACTTGGCCTGCAGTTGACGGATCATGTCCGGTGCGTACACCGGATTGTCCGTCGGATACCACAGGTAGATCCCGTCCCTGATGATGGCGTCGATGTGGAAGCGCGGGCCCAGGTCGTACTCGGTGCGCAGGATCACTGCAAAGCGCGGGCTGACGATCTCGTAGTAGCCCAGCACGTAATCCCACGCCGCCTTGTACTGCGCCTCGGTCTTGGGCGCCATGTTGCGGATGTAGTTGGTCACCGTGCGACTGGTGATGTTCAGGTACTGTTCGTACATGCGCGAGGTGTTCATGCGCTTGATCGTCGAGTCACCGTCCATCACTGCATCGGCCACGTTACCTTCCTGGTCCACCGGCATGTCCGCCTTGGGACGGATCTGACAGATCACGCCCTTATCGCCAGAGAAGCCGGTCAGCTTGGACCCGACTACCGGCTTGACCGGATACTCGAAGGTGACATCCACACGCCATTCGTCCAGCGGCTGCAGCTTGTAGATCAGCGTAGCGCGCGAACGATTCGGATCGGGGCGATAGATCAGGCCCTCCACCAACAGGCGATGGAACTCGGGAGTGATGCGCGGATCTTTACCCGTCAGCTTGCGCTGCTTGGTGTACTCCGCCATCAGCGCTTCGTAGAAGTTCAGGGTCAGCTCGTAGTAACGCTTGGCCTGGGCTTCCATGGCCACCGGAATGGTGGACTTACCCGGACGCGCACCGTAACGGACGTTGACGTCCACCACCTTGGCACCGGGTTCAGCATAGACGCGCTGATCGAAACTGTAGTTCACCTGTCGCAGTGCTTCAGGCGTCATGTCGATAGCCGCCATCAGCGGATCGTAGTGACGCATGGCAAAGAGCAGACCGTCATCGCGCACGACCGACCCGATGTCCGGGAACGGCTTGTACTCGGTCTCATCACCGTACAGGTTGAGCGGGAACATCTTGGCGCCGAAGCTGGCGGTGCGGGTTTCAAAGCCCGTGGCCGTCAGTCGTTCGACGTATTCATCAGAGACGATGACGCCGTCTTCAATGATGCCCGGCATCGAGGCGAACAGGACATTGGTTTCAATGCCGATACGATAGTTGCCCAGCTCATCCACGTTGGGCGAGTCGGCAATGATCGTACCTGCTTCGATGGCAATGCCCGGCTCGTGCAACATCCGGCGGATCGCACGGTCCTTGTAACGGAAGCCGAAGTGCTGGTGACGTGCACTGAAAGATGGGATTTGCAGCACGCCCAACTCACCAGTTTCCATGTCCATGTAAACCACCACATCCAAGGGGTTCTCACGGATTGCATTGCGGCCCACACTAGGGCGGTACTTCGGGATGACGCGCAGAATCTCTGCATTGACCGGCATCTTCACGCTGAACGTGAAGCGGCCGAACTCACGCTCGACGCCCGTCAGAATCCGGCGGGTCGTCGCCCCCTTGATCACCAGCGCCTGACTGACGTGGGACCCCATCATCTGCATACGGGAGTTGGCTACCTTCCCAGGGAAAGGTTGCAGTGCCGCCATTGCCAACACTTCGGGACGAAGTTGGTTGTTAGTGTTCATGTAATTCCCGGCTGTGCTATTCAAACAAAGTGAGCGGATGTAGGCTCACTAATTGATAGTATGTGTTTCAAACAAGTTTACTGCGAGGCTGCTCGTGACCATGACCTTGGCCAAACGAATTCCCGATGAGGGGGATTCGATCTATTACAGCGAATCGTGGCGGACGATGATCGAATGTCATCTGCCCATCCTGCTGGCGCGGCCGGACAACACGGTTCGCAACATCGCCCCTTACAACGCCTTGCGGTACGAAGGTGATCTGATGGGTCTGTTGGTAGAGGAGAAGTTTGCACCTCAGTACCACTGGATCATCATGCGAATGAACGGGTTCAATAGCCCGGAGGATTACCGACTGGAGAAAATGCAGCTGGTGATTCCGAACTTCAACATGGTGGAGATGCTGACCAACATCCACCGCACAACGATGCAAAAAATCAAGTAGTCAAGAACGAGGGCCCCGCTGGGGGCCCTCGCCTTTATGCCGCTTACACCGCGCTGGGGTAGCCGCCGCCGTAACCCATGCCCGGAGACGGGTAGGCCGGATAGCCACCCTGCACCGGAACCACACCGCCGCTGTAGGCCGCGTAGGGGTTCACCGGCTGACCCGGCTGCCCGTACGGGTTGTACGCCGGTGCCGCAACCACGTGGCCGCCGTAGGCGTTGGCTGCACCGACCGCATTGGGATCAACCACTGCAGTCTGGTAACCCGGCGCCGGATAGCCCGGGCCCGGAGCGGTACCGTAACCAGCGTTGTAGCCATAGCCAGCATGCATCGGCTGCACCGGCACGCCACGGTGATACCCTGCGTACTCACCCGGCGCGGCCGGAACCGGCTGGTGGTGCGCCACGTGACCGTGGTGTGCCACATGGCCATGATGGGTCGGAACCACGTGACCTGCCGGCGGGTAGCCGGACAGCGCACGCTGACGCGCTTCTTCTTCAGCACGACGACGGGCCATCACTTCAGTCACCGAACGCACACCGGTTTCAGCCACCGGTTCGGGGTTGTGCGCCTGCAGCGGACGTTCGTCCTTGTGCCCGTGGTGCTCCGGCGCTGCCACCGTCTTGGTCGGGGCATGATCGGCCAGCAGGCTGTCAGCAGCCGAACCCAGCTTCTTCGGGAACATGGCACTGGCACCGGCCGTCACGGCCTGCACTGCCGCGGCAGTTCCTTCGGCGCTGCCACGCACATCGGCGCCCATGTTGTCTTCCATCGAGGGCAGGTCGTCGCGGTAGATCGCCAGATCGCGCGCGTCTTCTTCCCAGTCGATGTCGATCAGCACTTCGTCCGGATGGGCCAGCTGCTTCAGGATGGCCTTGGCCGCCTGGTTGATGTCGCGAGCCACCTTCAGGTAGGACTGCAACAGCGCGTCCAGGTACGGCGCGGTCATGGACATCGAGCCGGAGTTGTAGCCTTCGTTTTCGTCGATCTTGGGCAGGATGAACTCCAGCAGCTTCTTGAAGCCGATGTAGTCCTTCTTGCGCAACGACACGCCGAACACCGAACGCTCATCGTTCTCGAACTCGTTCCACAACGGGAAGCTGACCACGCCGACGCGGCTCATGCGCTTGCCGTGGTATTCGCCACCGCGCTTGAGGTAGATCTTCAGCAGCTTGTCCGGGTTGGTCAGGCAGATGTCGATGATCTTGCCCATGTCTTCCACGGTCCGCGCGTCAGCGTCCGGCAGGCACGCCAGCATCAGGCTGGCTTCCGGCGAGAGCTTGCGGTTGGTGTCGTGGTCGGCGCACAGCTGGGTCATGTACTCCATCAGCTTGATGAGCGAACCGCACACGCGCAGGCGGATCAGACCCATCAGCTTCTGCAGCACCTTGGACTCGCCACGGTGAGTGCCTTCGCTGAGCGGATGGAACAGGATGACCGCCGGGTTCGGACGACCCATCTGCGCATCGATCGGCAGCGCCATGCGACGATCGTCGATGACCAGCGGACGACCGGGCTGATCCGATTCCTGCCAGCTCAGCAGGCCGGTTTCATCGGCGATGGCATTGACCGACTTCAGCACCGGTCGGTAGAGATTTTCGATAATCACGATTGGTTTCCTCGTTGTGGATCAGATTGCCGGACCGCTGTAACCGCCACCGCCGCCGATGGGGCCCATTGCGATTTGCGGCTCGGGTTGGTATGCCTCAACACTCAGATCCATCGACAGCGCGTTGGCGAGCGTGTCGAATTCCATGGCCAGGTTGTTGACGTTCTGCTGACTGTAGGCCACCACCGGTGCATTGATCGCATCGGCGAAGGTCGGGGTGTCAAACACCACCGGCGGACGTTCCTGATACTTCACGATCAGGTGCGAGTTGCCCATCAGGTTGATGGTGCCGCCCACTTCCACGTCCACCATGCCGTTGCGGGTCAGGTCACGATAGACGCTGGCCAGCGTACGCTGCTGCAGCGTGGTGAGGAAGTCCGTCAGGGGGATGCCGTGAACGAAGCCCATTGCACCAGTGATGTCCATCCGCGGCTGTCCGCCGATGACGCGGTTGGTCAACTGGAAGGTCACCGAGGTCAGCATCAGATCCGCCATGTTCGCCGCGATGGCATGCATGGCGATGGTAGCAATCTGCGGTTCCCAATGCTGACTGGCCCACGGGTTGCCCACATGTGCCTGATCGCCCAGCGAACGCGTCGGCAGCTGGTTGCGTTCCTGGACATCCATGCCGACGATCTTGGTGTTCTCGTGCAGGAACTTGGCGAACTGGCCCAGCTCGTTGTACGTGAACGAACTGCCTTCCGACAGCGAGGTTCCCATGCGAATCATCTCGCCCAGGAACGGATCGGACATCGGAGTGGCTTCACGCACTACACCGCTCATCTGGTTGGCCAGACCGGCCCAGTCCTGCACCGCATTGTCCTGCGAACGCAGGGACGTACGGTAGGTGGACAGGATCGTGGACATGTAGTCCGAGGCCGAACCATTGATACGGCGCGACAGACGCAGCGGCGAGGTGTGGAATGCCGAACGCATGTCGTTGACCGGACCCAAGGAGGTGTCCTCGTGCTGTGCACCGATCTGGGCGAAGATGTCCTCCGGCCGAACCGTGTGCATGGCATTGTCCATCTTGCGGAAGTCCGTCACCACCGAGCCCTGCAACACCTGGGCCGCTTCCTTGACCCGCAGCTGCGGAATCAACGTACCGCCGGCGCCCATCTTGTTGAACACGCGGGTGGTGATGGTGTTGTTGACGAACAGGCGCATCTTGCCGTCGACGGAACCGCTGAACTCGTTGATGCCGTCGTAATCGGTGTAACCGGTCAGGTACTGGATCTGACTATCGCCGCCCATGGTGTCATGGCGCAGACGCAACAGGAAGCGACAGCGTGCCTGACCCCAGCCCGCTGCAATGGCGACCACACCGATGGGAGCTGCCGAAGGTGCCAGCATCTGGCCAGCGATACCGGCCAGGTTGGATGCTTCGGTTTTCTTGCCCCAATGGGTCTGTTCCTGCAACTGGGGAATCAGATTCCCGTTGCTGGTATCCATGACGTAAGGACGGACATGGACGTCATCGTAGGTTCCGCTGCGGATGAGGAGAAGCTGTTCAACAATCATTGGAGAGATTCGCTATGGTTAGTTATTGATGGATGCGAATGAGCATGCGGGCCAACTGGCTATGGACATCGCCAGGCACCACCATCCTGCGTTGGTTCTCGATGCGGTTGGTGCGCACCATGAGTTCCTGCGGGCAGTGGAGTCGCCAGTCATGCGGAGCGATCAACTCTTGGAAGGTATCGATGGCCACTGCACCGGCATTGTTCATGCGCCACGAGCTGGCTTGTTTGCCCTGTCCGTTGCGCTGATGCGGGTACATCTCGGTGAAGCGTTCCACGATTTCCTTGGGGAACCGACCCTTGTTGTCATTGCTGCCGAAACCGTAACCGCCGGTGATCGGCAGCGGGGTTGCGGTGGTCAACGCCGCCAGGTCGAAGAACTGCCAGTGCCACAGCAAAGCCTGGGTAGCTGCCATCGCACGCATGATGGCCGGCTTGTCCAGAGAATCGCCGCTGTGGGCAGGCAGGGCATTCTTCAGCACCCACTGCACCAGCGTAACCTGATGTCGGCGGATGGCTTCATGCTCCAAGACAGACACGCACTTCAGGCACTGGTCGATCAGTTCCTTGGGAACCGTATCGTCAATACGTGCCACCATGCCATGCACGTCTTCGGTGTAGACCGACAATGCGACGATGTCGCCATCGGCCACGACCTGCTTGACCTTGTAACGTTCCGGTGCCGAGACGGATTGTTCATCCGACCCACCGCGACCGGGCGTCACATCGGACTTGTCCGTGACCTTACCACCGAACTGCTTACCGAACTTGCGGTCCAGCGAGCGCAGGGTGTTTCCGATGTACTGGAAGATGTTGGTCACGATGGAGGAGTTGTCATCGGTGATGGTGATCTCACCAATGGCCAGTCGACGCACCACGGCCAGCGAGGTCACCCAGTCCGGCGTGCTGGTCGAACCCAGGGTGGTCAGAATCGCCGCCGCATTGACGGTGTTCTCCTTGGAGTTGGCAATGGTGGCTGCCACGTAACGGCGCAGGCGCTCCATCGGTTCACTGACCACCAGCTTGGTGTAGTACAGCAGCATGAAGGCCACGTTCTCCTTCATGTTACTGCCGGTCACCGTTTCATTCATGGCGATGTACTCGCCCCAGATCGGCACCATCGGACGCAGAGCAATGGTCATGGCGACCAAGTCCAGATAGTCCTTGCGGACGTACGTGCGATCCACGTAGTCCTGCATGTCGTTGTCGGCGTAGGTCTCATGGACCGAGGCCGGAATACCGATCTTGGAATGGAACACGACCCAGTCGCGGATCGCTTTGAGGTCCAGGTAACTGTCCAGTTCCTGGGTCAACTTCTGCAGCGTCTTTTCCAAAGCGCTCAGCTCGTACTGATGCTGGAACACTTCGTGCGCACGTTCATACACGCTCATGATGGCATCGAGTTCCTGCTGCGGCCGGGTGGCCAAGTAGGAATTGATCTCGTTGAACATCTTGGTCGTGTCCACCGACTCGGAGCGATCCGAGGTTTTGGTGTACGTGCTGATGTTGAATTCCAGGGACACCGTATCCACCGAGCCATCCGCATTACGCTTTTGATGGGATACGGTAACTACACGTGGCGATGCCCCGTTTTCGGTCAAAATCTCAATCTTCATGGGGACTCCAATTACTCGTAAGCGCTGGGCTCACTAAGGGATAATAAGTGACTGAGTTATTTTTGGATCAACTCACGGCAGTCTGATGATTGCGGTGCATGTATTTGAGGTAAAGCACCAGATTGCCCACAGTCACCAATACCCATAGCGCCATCGCCATGACGCTCTTAGAGCCGGCGTTCGCCCCCATCAGCATTGGTATCCAAATCAGCATGGTAGTGATTACCACACACAGGTTCTCACCCCGCCTGAATCGATAACGATTCAGACGCAGGTATAGGTAGGTTAACGCATTGACAGCAGTTGCAAAGCCAAGGCATGCAAGAAAGAACACAGTTGGACTCTCCCCAGAGTTAAATAGGAAACCGGGCTCCATTACGGAGCCCGGCTTTTATGCCAGCCGAATTACATCGGCCATTCGTCGCCGCCGAGGCCGGCGTCGCTGTTACCACCACCGCCACCACCGCCCGACTGCTGCTGGCCGCCGCCACGGTTCTGGTTCTGGTAGCCACCGCCACCACCGCCACCACCGTAACCGCCACCACCGCCGCCGTTCTGCGGACGCGGAGCCGGCGGCTCGTACTCGTTGATCAGGACCTGGTGCATGATGCCACGCACGGTGCGCGCGTAGGCACGGGCGAAGCGCAGGCTGGCCGCTTCAGCCGACAGCGGCTGGCCGTCCGGACCGATCCAGTTCATGTACTGGCTGGGGCGCACCGGGATCTTGACGACCGGGCGCGACTGGTCCCAGGAGACCACGGCGATGTACACCGTACCGTCCTGTTCGCGGCCGACGAAGGCCGTGGCTGCCAGCTTCAGTTCCTTGGAACGACCACCCTGCTGGAAGGGGAAGTCGGAGATCTTGCCGGCCGTACGCTTGGTCGCTTCGATCTTGTCGGCGTTCTCGAGTTCTTCGAGGAACATCTCGAAGCTCATGGCATCGGGCCATTCGGCCTGGATCTGGCCGAACTGCTTGTCGCCGGGCACGTTGGTCTTGACCACGATGACCGGACGGTTCTTCTTGACGGTGCAGACGAGGGTCACGGGGCGCTCGCCGCCATTGGCGACCGGACCGACCAGACGCATGCGGAAATCGTCGAGGATGGTCAGTTTACGCGGGGGGCGCTGGCCACCCTGTTGGTTGTAGCTCATGTCAGGTCCTTGGTGCAGTACAACTAATGAATACGATGGGTCAAGAATTACAGCATCGCCATCAAGATCGCCTTGTCAGCCGGGTGTGCGATCCGGCGCATCGACAGGACAATCTTGTCGCGGGTGGTGACCGATGACCAATGATCGGCATCGGCAATGTCCAAAATCTGCTGCCTGATCTTGGTCGGCATCGAGGAGAAGTGATTCCCCTTGTCACCGAACAATTGCAGGGTCAGAGGACAGAACGGCAGGTTCTCCAAGGCGTTCCCGTTGGTGAGCTTGGTATGCCACTCCGAATAGGGCTTGATAGCCCCGGTGTGGGATTCGAGCAGTTCCAAGTTCTTGAACGAGTACCGGGAGAGCAAATCGACAGGATAGTGGGTCACGATGAAGCTTTCCGGATGCTGCCCATCGATCTCGTGCGTGCGGAACGTACGATAATCAACAGACACCGGATCTTTGGCCAACATACGCAACAGCTTATCTTCCATGCTGGCCATGAAGACCTGCTTGGGAGTGTGGGCGTGACGCAAGATGGCACGGGGGAACTTTCGCTGCAGGTGCAGGTAGTTGTTCAGGTAGAACACAGCACGCGTCAGACCCGTCGATCCGCGGACCACCGCAGCATCGATAATGGTCATCTCCTCAACCAAGGCCGGCCATAGCGCCTCCGCGGTCAGCGCCTCGCGCTGATCAGTAGGAATGGCTTCTATGAGGTTTCGGATAACGGTGCGTACATTGAACCAGACTTCTTTGACTTTAAGGATGGGCGCAGGGGAGACCGGACGATCCGGGTACTCGCCAAACGCCCCTTCAAGGGCCAGGGAGGTGCCGATCGAAACCGGCACCGCTCCCTTTTCCCGCCCATCAATCAGGGCGAGCAGCTTATCGTTCATCAGCAGTTCTCCGCCAGCAGTTCCTTGCAGCGCTGCAGCAAGATGGGGTCAGTGGTCTTGGCGCTGATGCGCGCCAGCAACAGTTCAGGCAAGTTCTGCTCAGTGAGCTGGACCTGCCGGAATTCTGAACGCTTGTCCACCAACATGGTCTTCTGTAGGTCCTTGGCGTCCACCGTCTTTTCAGACCAGTAGAGGTGCGGGTACATACTCTTGACCTCTTGCATGCTGGCCAGGATCGGATCGCTCCGACGGGCCTTGATACGCGCATGGCTGTTCTGCGGCAAATTAGCAGCATCTTTGAGATGTGCCAAGATCTCAGGCATCGACTTGTCGGTGCAGTCGTACGTCTTGTAGATCATGGCGCCGGTGTTTTCCACGAACGTGATCTTGTCACGCCCGTTGTTCCACGTCACATCCCAGAAGCCCTTAGGCCCTTCCTCGCCGTGCGAGATGCGGTCATAAGAACCATTACACAGGATATTGCCGTTGCGCGAACTCTGGTGGATGTGACCAGAGAACACATAGCGGCGAGTGATCTCCTGATACCGCTTGGAGACATGTTTGGGGATGTCAATGTCCGGGAGCTGATGATCGAACGTGGCATGGAACAAGGTGTAATCCACCTGCTGCAAGCCCGCATCGTCCAGCGCTCGTACCACATCCTTCCACACATCGTCCGGGTTCGGTTTCCACTCATCGGGAACGTAGAGCACGTCAATGCCCAGTTGGTCGATATGCTCGATGCTCAGGGTCTTCACCCATTTGAAGTCTGCACCGATACCGGCGTTGGCTTCTTCCATCCAGCGCGACTGACCCCACTCATGGAGCGGAGTACCTTCCACGGCACGTACGATGACGTTGTGCTTTTTGGCCGTACGCAAGATCCGCCTGAACCACGCAGTAATCATGAACAGCTGCGGGTCATAGGCAGTCAAGCCCCGGTCAAACAGATCGCCAACGAAGAACAACACATCCACATCGTCCCACCATGCACCGGGTGCGAAGTCCCGATCCAGGTTGGCAATGATGAACTCGGTTGGGGTTTTACGATGCCCGAGATGTGCATCGCTGACGCTGAGCGTCCGCAGCGATTTACGCACTGCGGACGCCAGTTCAGTTACGTCGATTTCAGAAGTCTTCATCAGCGCTCTGGGTGAACATGGGCGCATCATCACTGACTGCACCGGTGGAAGAGGAAGAGGTCTTGACCTCCGCCAGTCCAGCAAAGGGCGCAGGTTGATCAAGCTTCTGGGCCAACACATTCCAGTCCAGCATCGTCTGGAGGTGGCCAATGACAGGAATGTTCCGACCGCGCATGTTGTCAGCCATGTACATCTGCCCCATACGTCCGTTGTATTCGGAGTATTTGGCAGCCTGCTCGGAGATCTCCGACAGGGAGTCCCGATGACTTTCAGACACGCGTGCCGGAATCTGCATCACGATGGAGGGCGCACGATGGATCGATTCCCCCGACGCATCCACTACCTCAATGGGGCGCTGGAGCGCCCCGGCAATCCGCATCCAGTTTTCCCGGAACAGCGGAATGTTCCGCTCGGTGAGCGGGGTGAGGATCAGTGCAATGAAGGCGGCCGCGGGCAGCCGCGGCACGTCTTCTTTGGACAGTCGGAGGATGTCATCGAGCGCCATGTCCAGCGCAGGGCCGTTGAGCTTCTGCGACTCGGAGATTTTGGGCTCGTTGCTCATCGATCAACCCGGCTTGCGCAGGCCCATCTGCACCACGTAGTGCTGGCCGAAGCCGAACTGGGCGCTATTGGTCTTGTAGTAGGCCAGCAGCGCGGCGTGGTAGCTCGGGGTCAGCTTGGTCGGATGGGTATCGCCGTGGTCATCGACCGACCAGACGCTGACGTCGATCGAGCTGGGCGACAGGTCCGCGCCGATGGTCGGGGAGAACACCAGCAGGGTGTCGAACGGGTGCTGCGTCGGATTGGCGATGACGGTGAAGACCAGCGACGGATCGGCTTCGACCGGCACGTCCGGGGTCGGTGCCGGCACAGCGGCCGCCAGTGCTTCCTGGATACCGGCCGGGATTTCGACCGGCAGGTTGGCGTTGGCCTTTTCGCGGGTCATTTCGGCCATGACCTGCTCGACGGCGTACTTCAGGCGATCTTCGCTCATCAGCAGCTGGACGACCTTGGAGGCCACCACGGTGATGAAACCATCGCCCTGCACGTTCAGCAGCTGCTCGCGCACATCCACCAGCAGCGCTTCGATGCGGTTGGCCGGCGACTTGGGCGCAGCCGGGATTTCGCTGGTGGGCAGCGCTTCGCTGGCCGGGGTCTCGGGCGGTGCGGGCTGGGCAGTGGCGGTGGCGATGTTCACCGGGATGGTGGTCGTCGGTGCCGCTTCGGTACGGACGAGGTTGGCGATGTTCATGGCAGTCATGGTGCAGCGTTACCTGTGTTGTTGATGGACATGACAGTGAAGGTACGGTTACCCTTCACGTTGATGAGGCGCCCCAAGCTGTAGTTCACACCATCCTCAGTGAGCATGGCCAGAACCGTCAGGTTGACCTCGTTGGGGTCTTCCTTGTTGGGGTACGAAGGCGTCACCGTGATTTGCACGGCGTCGAAGATGATCGTGTACAGATTCTGCAGGTCTTCGCGAACCTGCGAACACAGCAAGTCGACGTCTTCCTCAAACTGCTCGATGCGCTTGGGCAGAGAAAGGATCGAGTTGCGGAACATGTTGGTCTGGGAGTGGTTGGTCGTCAGATAGTAAGCCATCTGCCGATCAGCCTTACTCTGGGGGTCTTGCAGCAGACCCTTGGTCGACAAGGTGAGTACGGGCTGTCCCATGGTCGTAGTCCGAGGCTAATACAAAAAATAAAGCCGGCTAGTAAAATCCCACCACTGCCTGAACAGTGGTGGGACTTACCGTTACCCCATGCGTGCGTTGAATTTGCTGGTGTAGTCCTCGCCATTTTCGCACGAAGCGAAGTAGCGTTGATGTTGCCAGCTATTGAGGATGTCATTCTGATCCACGATGGTCAGATCCTCATCACCTTCGATCAGTTCGTCGGTGAACGTGTCCGCATACCACTCGCGGGCATTGGGACTGTCGTCCTCGTTCATGACGATCACACCGTCCATGACACGACGGTAATGGTAGTGCTGCTCACCCACCAGACCAGGCTCGATGTCGACGTACTCTTCCGAATAACCGTCGATACGCTGAGCGTGGTACAGTGCGCGGGTGGTCGGCTCTGCCATGATGTACGGGATCATGCTCAGCGGCGCGTTCTGGAACTGCCCGATCTCACTCAAGAGCTGGATCGAGTCGCTCTGCCACATGGTGTCCACATGGCGCAGTGCTGCACGTGCGATACGCAAGGCATCACTACTGTAGAACTGGTCATACACCTGCTGAGCGTGCTGCATGAAGATGTCTTGCGCGCCTTGGAGACGCTGGGTCAGATTCGACATCTGTCCCTGGAGGAATTCGATCGTCCCCGGATGGGGCATCCCGTAAGCGAGGGCGTTGAAACCCTGCTCACCTCCACTGATTACCTGGGCCATATTAACTCCTGCCCGATACTACCGGGCTGCTCACGTGAATGGAAACTCTGTTAGACCTCAATGCGTTGGCGGTGGTTTACCCTACCGTGGATATTGTAGGTCTGTAAGATGTTTCGTTACGCGTGAGCGGAGTTGCGGTTGTTCTGGCGACGGTCGCCGCGCTCACGCTGGCCACGGCCCTGCAGCTTGTCACGCAGACCATCGAAGGGCTGGTGGCGTTCGCTGTGGCCGGTATCGGTGCTGTAGTTGCGCTGACCGCCGTTGCCGCCCGGACGCGGGGTGTGGTTGCCCGGCTTGCGGTCGGTCCGGGGGGTGAACTTGCGACGGTTGATGGTCGCAGCTTCCACCGGGCCCAGCAGTTCCAGCAGATCGCCGGCGCCGCGGATGGTTTCCAGCTCGGCCAGGACTTCTTCCTTGCGGTCACGCACGCCACGCACGTAGATGCGGGTGGTGCGGGTGTCGCCGATGTTGATCACCAGCTGGATCTGGTCGCGGATGTACTCGCCGGTACCGCGGGCCTTGCGCACGCTCTGGAACACGCCCCACAGGCCTTCCAGGTTGTTCAGGCCCTTCTGCTTGACCTCGTCGGTCAGGTTGAAGTAGGCCAGCAGCTTGCGCACCTGCGCGCCGGAGATGGCGTTGCAGCTGTTGAGCGCCTTCTCATGGCGGGCCGGATCGGGGATGTCGATGGTTTCCATCAGGACCAGGCGGAACTTACCGTTCAGATCGAGTTCGTCGACGATGCTCATTGTAGCGAAACCTTGAAAAAGAGAATGGGATCAGGGTGATGGACTGTGCGATATAAGCGAGGCCCGTCCGTGGCCTCGCTGTACTACTCGCCTTCGTGCAACCACGCGATGGTGGTCGAGATCACTGGGGCGGGGATGATGACGTTCTTGGACAGCGTGCGTGGGGTACGCGTATCCAGGATGGCCACATGGGGAGCCAGACGTGAGAGTGCGGCGTACATGTGACGATCCAGCACTACGATGCCGTTGAGGGCATCGCCATCGAAGTCGGCGTTGGGCGCCTTCAGGCACAGGACGGAGATCGACACGGAGTTGATGTGCGGATCGGTCTTGACCTTGGTGATGCGGAACAGCTGCATCGAACCACGCTGCAACGTCGGGTTACGCGAGAACAGCGTCGGAATACCGCCGTACGGCGAATCAGCGATCAGTTCCTGGAAGATCGTGTCAATGAGTTCGGAATACTTCTGCATGTGCTCATGCAGGTACTCGTTGACCTCATTGGGCGTGAAGTTGGCCAAGGCTGTCAGACGGTTCGTCAGATGGACCTTGAACACCATGATCGCCACCGACCAGGGGATATGCAATTCGTCGTAGTCATGGTTCTCCGACAGCGAGTTGATCACTGCGCGGAAGGAGAAGTGCAGACGTGCGCCGAAACCCTGCGAGCGGTACCAGCCTTCCTTGGTGCCCAGCGACTTACGCGCGAACGCGTCGTGATACTGGGCGAGCATTGCATTGGCCTGCATGGTGCGGGCCTGAACTACCTTGGGCGACAGCGGTCGGGTGGAGTTGACCACTGCCGAAATCGTACGCAACGCATCCACTGCCAGCAGCATGGTGGTGTCAGCATAGCTGTTCACCGCCGTCTTCTCCGTGATGAAGCCCAGCTTGGACGGCATCGGGAGATACTTGCAGAAAATGCACTCGCGATACATCGCAACCATCGCCAAGATGTCTTCTTTCTTGTTCTTGATGATGTTCTGGTCGGCCAGCATCTGGATGATGCTGTCGAAGTTGCGATAGAAGCTGTTGATGCCTCGCTCGACATTCATCGCCTGCAGCTTGCGCACGTTCTTGTGCACGTTACCGGAGATGACCATGGTCGGGTTGACCAGGTATTCGAGCAGGTTGATGCTGTTGTAGGTCAATGCCTTGGACAGCTGAATCCAAGCCATCGGGTTGATGAAGGTAGCCACGCCCTTGGGCGGAGCCATCCACAAAACCGACTCAAGCGGCCTTTCGGTCACCGCCATGACCGTGGTACCACACGCCGAGCACTTGATGCCGACGTTGAACTCGCCTCGAAGATCACCACACTCACAGGACGGGACGATGTTCAGCACATCACCGTCGTAGTGGGTATAGATCAATCGATTGAGCGACTCCCGGTCCTCAATGGTTGAGATGTTGTAGTTGTTGACCAAGAGCGGGGGTGTTGACGAAGTCGCGTAGACCTCGTTAAGGTTAGTCATCTTCAGTGAAAAACCCATGAGTGGCATTACTCCCGCAGACAGATTGTAGAGGCACTATAGTACATCGGATTTCGTTGTCCTCTAGTTATTTACACTCACTGGACGGCAAAAAAAGAATGGGGGCCCCGAAGGGCCCCCATTCACCGCTGCTACTACACAGCTGTTACCGCTTAGCGACCCAGGCCACCGAAGCCCACGCCCGAGACGGCGCCGCGGAACTGCTGCGCCGGGCCCATGCCCGAAGCGAACAGGCCGCCACCGCCGATGGCGTTGAAGTCCAGCGCCTGGTTGACCGTGGTGTAGTTGCCACGCACGGTCTGGCCGGTCAGGTCGATCAGGGTGTCGTTGGACTGCAGCAGCAGGCCAGCGGCTTCCAGCGACTTGACGATGGCGCCCAGCAGGGCCGAGGTCAGCACCAGGCGACGGGCGTGGCCACGCAGCACGTAACCGGCCAGCAGTTCACGCTGGATACGGTCGCGACGCTCCAGGCGCACTTCCATCGGCACGTTGACGTCCCAGAAGGTCGCCGACCACTCGTGCAGGATCTTCATGTCGCCTTCGCCGACGATGTTCAGCATGGCCAGGTAGTCCAGCTGACGGATGTCGGCCTTCACGCCGGTGCTCGGGGTCCAGTAACCCAGCGGCACGCGGTTGTTCTCGTCGATGGCCATCGGCTGGGTGCCGTCCCAGAACGCGCTGAACTTGCCGTCGGTCAGGTTGTTGAAGGCGGTGACGATGCGCTTCTTGGCTTCCGGATCGTTGTGCGCGGCCAGGTACAGGTCACGGGTCAGCCAGGTGTTGTCGCCGGCTTCGTCGATGTCGATGGAGTACATCAGGTTCGGCGAGATGGCGGCAGCCAGCATCTGGTAGTACGCGTTGGTTTCCTGCTGGCTCGGGTACGGCAGGCGGGTCGGCTTCTCGGCGCCGGTCAGGTTGACCTCGAAACCGATGGCCGTGGCATCACGCAGGTTCGGCTCGCCCTTCTTGGCGGTCGCCGGCCAGCGCGGAGCGAAGGCCTGCAGCCAGTAGTTGCGACGGGACATGACGATCGCCTGGCCCAGGCCGAGGCCCAGCAGTTCCGGGGTCGACGCATCGGTCAGCGACTCGATGTTGGTGATGACCGCACGCGGCACGTAGCGCCACGACGGAGCCTGCTGGAAGCCGAACTGGCCCGGGATCTGCGCACCGTACGGATTGGCAGCCTGCTGGACCGGGCTGTAATCCAGATCGATGTACAGGTCGGTGGCGACCAGGTCCTTGTTGCGGTTGTCGTTCGGGTTCCACTGGGTGGTGTTGCTGTTCTGCTCGCCGGCCTTGCGGGTGACGATGCGGAAGTCCGAACGGATCGGCATGCCCTGGATGTCGAACAGCGGCGCCGGGTTGTTGTCCACGCCGGTGACCGGCTGACCACCCGAGACCAGCAGCTTGACGTCCAGCGGCTGTTCCTTGATCACGCCCTGCTGCACCATGGTGGTGGAGGTGGCGTCGACGGCCTGGCGGAACAGCAGCGCGATGCGCAGTTCGTCGGTCGGCTGCACTTCAGCGAAGATCGGCTGGGCGCCGGCGTTGAAGATCTTGGCCGACTGGCCGAAGCTGTTCTGCAGGAACTGCTCGACGCGCTCCCACAGGGTGTTGTCGATGGCATCGCCCGGCGCGGTCGGCAGGGAGAAGGTGGTGCCAGCGTGGGAGACCTGGCGCGGCGGCAGCTTGCCGGCGCTGGCTTCGATCTGGTAGGTGTAGGCCGCCACGACGGGCACGCCGCCCTGCGAGTAGGCCTTGACCAGCACGATCGAGGAGAAGTGGGTGCCGACGCCGTCGACCAGGAAGATCTGGTAGTTGGTCTTGGCCGCGTCGGGCAGCTTTTCCAGCAGCTTCTTGAAGGCATCCTGGTACAGGGTAGCCGCGCCGCTCAGGCCGCTGCGGGAGATGTCGCGCTTGAAGATGGTGTTGATGTCCATTGCGTTGCTCTTGGTGTTGTTCTGGATGGGGCGGCTGGCGGTGTCGACATTCGACTGCGCCGGGGCTTCGGTACGGGTGGATGCGGCAGCTTGCGGGCTGGCCATCCCGGCTTCCTTGAACGCCTGACCCATGGTGGTCTGCGGAGCGTCCTTCGGAGTGCCGTTCTGGTCTTTGTCTTTCTGGATCATGGTGCGGTTACCTCATGCTTATTGTAGTAGCGGCAGGATTATGTTCACAATGGACACCGACGGGATTTATTCCGTGAGTGTACAAAGGGATGATAAGTGGTTGAAATATCTTTCATTCCACCTGTCCTGAGCGTGAGAGATACAGAAGCTCCAGTCAGGGCACTCACGTTTCCGTGAGCGGGACTGTGTCCTATACCATGTATACGCGAGTTATTTTTTACACTTGTCAATCTCACTCGCGATTATATGACGATTCCTTCAGAGGTGGACATGTATCAGCTCTTCCATGAACGGTCGGTTAGCTCCGCTGGGGGCTACCGCCCGCCAGAGTTCAACCGACTGCGAGACGGGCTGCGACAGTCCATCGACAAAATCATCGCCTACCGGCAGAGCAATACACGCGCCCTGCTGGACTCACACTTGTTGATTGGACTGCTACAGAGTCTCAACATTTCATTGCACCTTCCGGTGGAAATTTACGTCGACAAAGTCGGCGATGCCATGCACGGTGTAGTCACCGCACTGAAGATGACATCGCCCCTGTCGGTGGGCAAGGTTCACACCGAAGGCGTGTTCTACCGTCGACGTGGGGAACGCATCGGCGTGGGTGAAGTCATCATCGCCAATGAAGACACGTTCGACATTCAGGACTTCAAGCAGAACTGGCGATCCTACGATCCCATCAGGGTATTACACCATCCCTGTACGGATCTGGCCCTGAACGTGCCTGACGGGCGCGTGACGCAGTCCCTGACCGGGTACAGCGTCATCTCCATCAATGTCCCGATGTTGGCCGCACAGTACCGCGCATGGCGCCACGAGCGAGCCATCATTGAACGTCAGGAGTCGCCCCGGACGATGGGTCAGTTCCTGATGGAGGTGCCGTTGCCCAACATGCTTTATACGCATGTTGAGGTGGCCCTGTTCAATCGCATGATGGCGATCTATTACGGAAAGCCGTTGCCGAATATCCGCAACAGCCATCCGTTTGCCCTGCCGGACTGGACGGGTGCCATCGATCAGGTGCTGACCAACTTCATCGCCAACATGCTGCCCAAGAAGCCGGACTTTGATACCCTGCTGTCCAGCTTCCCTACCGTGTGGCATCGGGACTACCACGAGGTCGTGCGACTGCCTGATCTGAGCTACGTCCATCAGATGCAGTGGCCGGTCCTGCTGGCCCGTATGGAGATGGTGGCCTGGCTGGTGCAACAGAACCAAGCCCAGCAGAACGAGCGCAATCGCCAGTACCTGACTCAACTGCGTACGTACCTGGTGACCCTGGATGGCGGTAAGTACCTGGCCAACCCGCTCAACCCGGCGCAGTACGCACACGCCATCACGTTCCTGCGCGAGCAGATCGTGCCATACCTGTAAAAGGCGCCCCCGCTCTCCGTGCTGGAGAGCGGGGGTTATATGCCGTCTTGCTTTTAGTCCAGGTTCAACTCGCCGAATTCCCATTCCGGATCGAGCAACCATTCATCGTCAGAGACCAGCTTGGTGTTGTAGTCATTGGCACGATAGTAACCCAGGCATTCGAGGATGATGTAGAACCCTTCCATGACCTGTGCAATCGTACCGCGAATATTCACCGCACCCAACATCTCTTCGGGGATACCGATACTGCCGACGATGGTCTCTGGCAACATCAACTGCTTCATGCCAGACTTCTTGCCCTTCAACTTCAGGTACTCCTCCATGCGCTTGGCGATGGAGCGGTCCTTGATCGAATCCAGCCACGTCTTCATCTTGGCCGGGGAGTCGGTTTCCATCGGGATCTTGATGGCCCGGTACGGCGGTGCACCTGCAGAGCCGTACTTGGGAGCAAACACCGATTCCCACAGCAAGTAGTGATCGTAGTTGGTGGACTTAGCCGTTTCCGAATAGGACTCACGCAACTTGATGTTCATCGACTTGAGGTAGTCGAACTTACCGCTAAATACCGAATCGCGGATTTCGATTTCCTTCTTGGCGATGTAACGCAACACCTGCTTGATCGAGATCGCCTCACCTGCCATCACCGAGTCCATCAGGTGGCGCATCAGCTTGTGCGAGGCCTTGGTCAGGCGCGGCGGGACATTGGAGTTACGCAAGCCCACGCCCTTGATCTCCATCTTCATTTCCTTGAAGACGTTACCTTCCTGCGCAGAGATGTAGGCGAAGTAGTGCTTGGCACGCGCTGTCAGGACGAACACCGGGAAGTAGTATTCGTTCTTCATCGACAGGCGGTTCAGGTCCTTCTGCGCCACACCCATGTTGGCCGAGAACGTGGCCAGGATGTGTCGGATCAGCTGACCGGCCAGATACACCGCCGTGTTGGCCACGGCAATGGAGGTGTCGGTGAAGTCCAGCTTGCCTACGTACCACTCGGTCCAATACTGCACCGTGAAGATCGTGGAGTCGGTATCGGAGGTGATCGCCGTACGTCGGATGATGGACGGCATGTAGTACACAGAAGCCGGCAGATTGGGCGTGGTCCAGAAACTCTGGATCAAATCCTCATAGCCGTCCAGTGCGTACATCACCTGCTGCGTCATCGCGCCGATGATGGCATAGTCGTTGGCTTCAGTACCGTCGGAAACCGGGAAGTTCCCACGATACTTCTTGACCTTGGCCTCTTCCAGACCGTGGCGTTCCCAGTACAGGATCTTCCACAGCTCGCGACATTCCTTCTTCAGCTTCTCAACAGCCTCTTCCTTACGCTTACCGCGCAGCATGCTGATGAAGCCGGACATCTTCTCGGCAACGTTGAGATCGTAGTACCGATCAGCATCGTCGAGCACCTGCTCAGGGACACCGAAGGGATAGACCAGTGCACGCACCAACGCCTCTTGCATGTTGCCACCGCGCAACTGGCGGGCGCACAGCATCGAGACGAATGCACGCAGGTTGTCATCCTGCTCGTTGACATAGAAGTCCGCATCCGGCACCAGCAGGTTTTCCGTGGAACGGATGGACATGCGAGTGAAGAAGGCACGAACGAACTCGGGATTGACCTGCGCCAGGTGGTACAGATCGGAGGTGAAGACAAATGCCGAGCGCTGCAGGTCACTGAGGTTACTCACCAGTTCCTGGATGGCTTCCATCGCCTTGGGGCTGCGCCAGTAGAACTCGGTGGAGCGGGTGATGCAGGCCATGGTCTGTTCGACCGTCGGTGCCTTCAGGCCATGACGCTGCATGGTCCGGGCAATGGCCTCGTAATCGCTGTGGTTGATGATCGAGATGATGTTGGCCTTGGTGATCTCCGGCGACCAATAGTGCCGGTTACCCATCAGGAACTTCTCGTTGTTCGCATTACCGTAGGAGGTGGCCGTACGGCAAGTCGAAGTCAGCGTGGAGTGCGCCGACTTATTCCACAGCACCGTGTACGGCGAGCACTGCGCACCGGACAGGGAGTTGTTCTTGATCTTCAGCGTGGTCTGGGCCGCTTCAAAGATCGCTGCCAGCACTGCTTCGCCCTTCATCTCAGCGACGAACTTGGCGTGCTTGGCTTCCTTGCGCTTCTTCAAGTTGCCTTGAATGTACTCTGCCAGAATCGAGACCCGTTCATCCGGATGGGTATAGGCAGTCAGCGACGGGGACAGGATTTCGCGCTTTTCACGAATGTCAGCCAAGAGCCGATCAAACGGAATGGCTTTGCGTTCACGATCGCCGAATTTGTTGCGCACCAAGACATGCGCTACGGGGATAACCAACTCACGACGACCGCCCGGCCCGATGGTCTTACGGACGAAGTCACGACAGACCTCCAGCGGCTGGCCGGTCATCAGGTGCATGTGGCTGGCCTGGTCTTCCACGTACGTGCCGAGCAGGTCGTAATCACGTTTGTAGTGGTCCAGCTCTTTGACGAAATGCTTCATTTCAGCCCACGGGTAGTATTGCTCATTGGATAGGTCCAGCTAGTCGAAAAATAAAAGGCGGCATAAAAGAGGCGCCGGGGTAACCCGGCGCCAATATGCAGATACAGCAACAGAAAGACAATGGGAGTAACCGCAAGCCACGGTAGTGTCCAGCTACCGTCCGATCGCCCGCAAGCGATCTATACGATAGTATCCGGTTACTGAATGTCTTGGATTGCTGCTGCTGTGAAGCCGTTGGACGACAGTGCCTTGAGCAGCTTGCCATCATCTTCCGGGGAGACGTTCTCCACGGTGATGAGCACCTTGCGGGTGGTGGCAATCTTCAGGCTCTCCTTGCGAATCCACGGCAGGCCCACGGCAGTGGTCATGCCACTGGCCAGCTTGAGCTTGACGTAGAGGTAGCTGTCGAACTTGTCCGGGACCGTGTTCGGCGGCAGGGTCGCATAGACGTTGGCGTGCTGGGCGACCGGGTCGATCCAGAACTTGGCCGTGTCGGCGTCGACGATGGCCAGGACTTTGGCGTTGTTGAATTCGTTGCCGAGCATCTGGGCCGGGTAGACCTCAAAGCTGACTACGGCGCCAAACGGGAGATCGGTAGGTGCTACGATGCTCATGGCAATTCCTGATGATGAAAGGCTTCATATCAGTAGGCTTAGCGCAACGCGATCACCATGATGTCCCCGGACCATTTGAAGAAGTAGTAGCGGAATCGGCCTTGCAGATCCCAGCCGGCCGGGAAGGTTCGGCGCAACGCCAAGAAATCAGCATCGTACTGCTCCACCAGTAACCGCAGTGCTCGATCGACGTAGATGTGATCGTGAGGTGCGAAGAAGCGATACAGCTCCTGATGAAGTCCAGCCACCCGATTGGGGTGGGGCTGGAAGCTACCGGCCAGATGGTTCACTACGGCCTGTCCAACCATACCGAGGTCATAAAAACCCGAATTTGCCGGGACCATCTCAGTTAGGTAGGTCTCAATAGCAGCACCTGATCCCAACTGGATTTTACCCGGCAGCGTATCGCTGGTCATGCTTGGCTCCCATGTCAAAGGTTTCCACAAACAACATCACATCCAATCCCCGCATCTCCGCATACCCCACATTGGAGACATAGGAGGAACCCACCACCGAATTAACGATGGGCGGGCACAGGGCTACCAGTTGATTGGCCAAGCCAGGAACGATCGTGAACAACGTAGAGATCCATGCTTGAACCTGTTCGTCGGTATAGGTGTCGTTCAAAAACTTGCGCATGTCCGGAGTGAGCAGGAATTCGATGAAGACGTACATGACATCCGGAATGTAGAAGTTCGCCCGACATTGATCGCCTGCGTTGTTACCGTTGAAGATCAGTTGGACCAGTGTGGTAATCACCGGTCCCAGCCCCAGCGCGGGCGGCATCTGCGACCACATCGGAAGATGGGGTTCGATGACATCCCGCGTGGGGATAATGACGTTTTGCATAGGACAGTTCCTACGTATTGGGGATCTCGACGATGAGGTCGTATCCCTGCCAGCCGGAAAAGCTCATCATCTCCTGCTGCGCATCGGTGATCGAGAACATCTCGAACAGCTGCGTCAGGTGGAGGTATGAGCGGAAGACAATGTTCTCCACGACGATACTGATGTCGTGTTGGTCGCGCTGCTCCAATGCCATGAAGTCACGCGAGTTGTAGACGTTGTCAGACACCAGCGTCGTCACTGCCTGATAGGGCAGTGCGTACAGCTTGGCCGATTGCAACGCCAAGATCCGCGAGGCTTCCGGACCACTGCTCTGGGCAATGTACAACACCACCTGTTCGATAAGGTGTCGGGGAGTGATGTTGATCTTCGCCAGCAGGTGCTCAACAGTGGCGTACTCCTCAAACGCATCCCGCGTGGGCAGGATGAGTCGGATGTAGCGACTGTGGGGAGGGAAACGGTGCATGGAGGTTCCTAGTCGTCCCGTCCACGCATATCCAGCAGGATACCGTTGGGTACGGATTTGATGTAACGGATGTCAATCTCATCGGCAGAACCAAACGTTCCCTGCAAGCCCGGTTCGAGCATGCGGTACATCGCTCGTCCCAGCTGATGGGTGATGTCAGTCAAACGGCGGGATGCTTCGTACCACTCGTGGAAGAGTTCAGCATCGACACTCACCAACACCACGTCATCCATGGTGGGCAAGCGATCGCTACTCATGAACTCCCACGAGGTGATCGCGGTGCGCATCAATTCATCGAAGGAGATGCCGTATTTCTCCAGCGTGTTTTTCTCGAGATTGGCCAACTCCTCGTGAGGAATCGGCATGGGGACCATGAGCAGCATGTTCGTATCTTCAAATGAGAGGGGACTCTACGCTGACTAGAATGCTGTCATCGCTGATAGCTTTTTCGTAGCGCAATGTTGACGACGACCCGGTCAGCGAAAAGATGAACGGGAGTACATACTGATCAATGAGTTGGATGTGATCCAAGCACGAGTGCATCAGCTGCTGAACCTCATGGCGCAGCAGGTTGGTTTGGGTTGACATGATGTCACGCTGGAGGTACCCGCAGATTTCCTGATAGGTGCCGCCCAAGGTCGCGTTGATGTCAGCGGTCAACTCAGGATCATCAATGACGTGGGGAGATCGGATGACCTCACGATAAACGTCATTGAGCGGATCATTGAGGGCTGTCCACAGATACCGATTGGCTCCGTAAAGGATGCCATAGCGGATCAGCCCTCGCGGCTCTATCCCCAAACGACGCAGCGCCCGGGCATGGTGGTGATACGCCGCAGGCAACTCTCGTAAGGGGATAATGACGTAGTGTCTCATGAATCAGACAAGTTCTCGATGGCGACGGGGAATGTAGCTGTCACTCTGATCTGCCAGGGTCGATAGATTTTCACGTTCGGCGACCATGACAGACAGGATCGGTCCACTGATCGTACCCACCAGACGTTCCTCGTCCAATGGTGGTCCTTCCGTCCACGGCAGGGTAATGCGCAAGGCGGTCATCAGATCGCCCTGTACACGTGCTGCCGCAGCGGGGTCCATTCCAGGTATCCGCATCAGGTAATCTTCAGGTGTGCGGTTCACCGGCTTGGTGAACTCTACCCCGAATTGCTCTACGGCCGCTTGCAGTACGTAGACTGCATGTACGCCGAATTCGTGGGAATAGGGATGGTGCTCCAATACGTTCCAGATCAGGACCATCAATTCACTGACTCGCCAGCGATAGTCCGACATGGTTACTTGCCCAGCGTACGGATACCACCGGTCTTACCGGCGCGACGAATCTCAGCCAGCGAACCGCGATTGGCTTCACCGTAGAGATGATCCGGTGCCAGCGAATGGACATCCATGTTTTCCTTGGCGCGGGTCTTCCACTTACCGGACTTGATGTTCTCTTCCCACTCGCGAATGCGGAAGTCACCCATGTTGCTCAGCTTCAGATCGATCCGATCCAGCTTCTGGATCATGATGGGGATCTGACGGATCTGGACCTGACCGGACACGGGCGAGTTGATCTGAACCGGACGCAGCTGCGGGGTGGAACTGCCGTCGATGGCTACCGTGGCAATGCGGTCGGGAATCCAGACCTCTTCTTCGGTGGTCGACTTTTCCACCTGATAGGTATCGCGACGTTCCAGGGTGAACATGTCCCAGGTGTTCTCAGCAATACCCATCTGCTGACCGATCATGTTTTCCATCATCAGCCACAGTGGATCGAGCACGTCGGTGTAGATGGCATCGTAGTAGTCGATGATGCGTTCATCCTCGGCGGTGAGTTCGGCGTCCACTGCCTTGGCGCCCTTGCGGTGCACCGGACGATACTGACTTTCCGACATCCATCCGGAGATGTGCCGTCCCATCACGTCTTCCATGACTTCCCACCAGTTGCGCCAGTCGCTGTTGATCCAGAGCATGCGCTCTTCCAGGTTCAACTTGAACATCGCATAGACGATCTCATACGCCGGCGCATTTTCCAACTGTTTTTCCAAGAACGGAACTTTGCGCTGGACACCGAGGCGCTGCAAGGCCATCTGCAGATGCTCTGCAAAATGGTTGAGCGGCACGATGTACTGAACGTTGAGCGAAGACATTGCAGAGTCCCTCAGAAAGGTGGTAATGGTGGGGGTGCCACCAAGTAAGACATGCGAAATACGAGATTCTGATCCAGAGAGATCGTGCGTAGCTGGTCACTCAAGTGCGATGAGGTAATCCAGTACAGCGGGCTCAGGGCCATGTCCTCGAAAGGAAGGGTTGCGTTACGGAACTCGCCGTCTCGCGAAATCAGATCCATCCACATCGCCTCCATCGCCGTACCGATCACGGTATAACAGTCATGGGTGATGTAGTGCATGATGAATGCCACGTAGATCTGCATCAGAAGCGTGTCATCTGCATCGGAGGCCGGCTCGTAGATCCGACGGTAGCGTCGAGCATCGTAGCGAGTACCTCCGTACAGGCCGTGGCGTTTCCACATCACGGCATTGATACGGGAGATTTCAGGAAGGCGTCTCTCCATCAATTTGTGGAGTAGGGGGAGACAGCCTTCGAAATGATCGCGTAGGCTGAACGTGTAACGAGCTTCAACCAGAGGAATGTGGGTCATGGGATTTCCAGGATAGCCTACTCTTGGATGATATATGTCTGAAAGTCCGTAAGAGGCGGCACAGGCGTACTACATAAGAAGAGGTAGATTGGTAGCTTTTTACTCTGCAAGCGCCTCAGAGAGCGAAATAGACGGCATAGAGCCACTCCCCTGTGAAGGGGAGTGGCTCAGTCCTCGTAGTTCACTTGCACGATCGTACGATGGTCGTTGATCTTCAACAGCGTGATGCTTTCTGGGCGCGTTTCGAGGGAATGGAACACGCGGGGACTCAAATGACTGGACAGGATCTGGGCATGTCGGCCCATCATGCAGGCAAACTGATCTGCCCGTTGAGCGAACCGGGTCTGGTGCTCGTAGCTCTCAGCGTGCCCGTCGATGGGGTCCAACATCTCAGCCACTTCGCCGACCATCTTGTCGTAGAACAAGTCGGGTCGCTTTTCCAGACCGGACAGATAGCAGTCCTCCCAGAAATGCAACCCGTACTCGATGGCTAGGTTCGGGTCCAATCGAAGATCGGCTAACATGCCGCGATCTTCGGTGGTGATCCAGTCACTTTCCCCAACCGGAATGGAAAGTCGTACGGACTCGCTCATCCCTTAGCCCACGTGACCTTCACCACAGTGCGGTCATTGCAGTTGGTCACACTGGCATCCATGATGAATCCATCGTCGTCAGGCTGCGGTTCGGGCATGGGGAAGTACGTCTCCGTCATGCGCACCGTACGTTCGATCATGGGAACCAGTTGGGGCATGAACTCGTTGACCATATCCGAGGCGGAAATGTCATCGGTTCCTTGGTCCTCCTCATCAAACAAACGGTTGATGATGTTGTTACAGACACCACTGACAGCAAAGTCAATCATGTCCTCACCTTCTGGCTTGATCCCGCGACCTTCCTCCAACGCCATGAAGGCGTGGGTCATTAGGGTGTCGGGGGTTTCGCCCAACTTACCTAGGCGGTCTACGTCCTCTTGAGGAAAGACCTGCGAGTAAGACACCGGGACCGAGAACGATGCAGACTGTTCCTCGTTGACGGTGTGGGGGCGCCAGTTGATGTGGCCGTCCTCTTCGCGAGCGAAGAAAGGAGGGGCTTCAGCAAGATCGTGCAAGATTTCTTGGTTCATCCCAAGCTCAGTCCTTCATTGGGGCGATTGATCGCCACGTGTTTCGTGGGGTCGTAGAACTCACGCTCGAACCGGTTATGCCACACGCCGGTACGGCAAAGGGAGCACAGCTGCTCCTCCTTCAGAGAGGGCAGGCACGGATAGACCAGATCGGTCACTTCCATGCACGAGCACTGATTGCAGACAAACTGGTTCATGATTGAGTCCTACGCATTGAATGGGGGTGAGTGGTCATAAAATACCTAAGCCCCGTCAAGGACTCAGGTATTTTAGACGTTCAGTTACAGCCCCGTGGCAAAGCGGGGATCGCGCCAGTTCGGTTCGAACAGGGCCTTGCGGATCACGTAGGTGAGCAGGCCGATGTTCCACTGGACCGTCGGTCGACGGTTTTCCTTACGCTGGCGCATTTCGCGCCGGAAGGCGTTGGTCTCGTTGACGCGCGGCATCATGCGCTCCAGCAGCTCCATACGGGCTTCGGCGCTTTCCTGGATGCCAGGATCGTTGGCGACGGCTTCGTCGATCAAGACGGCCTGTTCGCGCACCATCGTTTCCAGGGCCGGGAATTCCTTGAAGGAGGCCAGGGTCTGGTCGATGTCGTTGTGGCCTTGCAGAGTGGCCACTGCGGTCAGCGCAGCAACCATGCCGGGGCTGGCAGTTTCGGGGGTGATCGGTTCCATGGGTAACTCGATTGGCGGTGGAAAAACCCCCGCCCCGAAGGGCGGGGATCGGGACTTACAGGACCAGGTCGCCGTCGGTCTGGGCATTGCCCAGCAGCGAGTCGTGGCGCACGCGGGCCTTGCGCTGGGTTTCCAGCTCGGCGATGCGCGAGGTCAGGCGCTTGGCGATGGCCGGGATGCCTTCGAAGGTCAGCACCAGGTGCAGCGGCAGCAGGCTGTGGACGGCCTTGGCTTCCGGATAACCGGTGCAGCTGTACTCGGGCACGATCTCACGGCCGGCGTCATCCGGGCTGGCCAGCAGGCTGGCGATGGCGATCGGATCGGCGATCTGGGAGACGTTGGTCGAATCGCAGATCATCAGGCGCGCCAGGCGAGCTTCGGCCGAGGTGGCCTTGGTGAATTGCACCCAGTTCTGGATGTCCTTGGAGTCCAGTTCATCGTTCTGGCGCGAGCACAGGATCGAGATCATGCTGATCACGTACTGGCTGTCCTTGTCGATGGACGAACGCTTGTTGTCGCCGTTGTCGTTCTGGCGGTAGTACATCGCCACCGGCAGGCCGCGCTTCTCGGCGGTGTGCTCCAGGCCCTGCAGGGTCTTGAGGGTGTTCTCGGCAGCCTTGGCCGAATCATCGGCACCGACCACGATGGCGATAACCGGCAGGCCACGGGCCAGCAGCTCGGACAGGATCAGCGGACCGAACACCGAACCGGAACCGCCGGCGCCGGAGAAGACCACGATGTTGAAGTCCAGCGGCTTGAACTGCTGCAGGATGTTGGGGATGTTCTTCAGGATCTCGGGATGGTTCTCCGAACGGATCGCGCCCGAACCATCGGCGCCTTCCAGCACGAAGACCTGGTCGGCGCTCAGGCCGGCCTTGCTGAAGTTGGAACGGGAGGTATCGATGTAGGCCGGCTCCACGGAGGAATAGCCCGGTTCGATCTCGCCCTTGAAACCATCGAAGTAAGAACCGATGTTGACACCGAAGCCACCGCAGGCGTACAGACGGACGCGGCCGCGGTCGGTGGAGATGTTCTGCTGTTGCATTGTTTTTCCTTGGAGTCGGTGCTAGTGGACAGCGAGGGGATCAAGGGACGGGTCCATGCAGGTGGCAACCAGCAGGGCAACGCCTTCGATCAGTTTGGCCCGGGCACCTTCGATGCCCAGTTCGACGTAGATCTCCTGCCAGTAGTCCAGACGGGCAACTTCGGCAGGGGTAAGGCTACGCACGGAATAGAAGCTGGGGTAACTGGTGGCGATGCGCTCCACGTCGGTACGGAAGACCGAGCGCAGTTTGCAATCACGACCAACCATGAGCAGGACCGACTTACTGAGGTCACGCTCGGTGCAGCGCTGGCGACTGAACAGCTCATCGCCGGTGTACACGCTCATGTGCAACGTGTCACGACCCACTTGGATGCTGACGGTCAGACCCGACTCAGCGTCGGCGGCCATCTTCATGAAGACATCGTCGTTGGACAGGATCGCGCGGGCCAGCTCTTCGTGGATCTCCAGGCTGACATCACGCGGCTTGTAATTGTGCTGCTGGCTGGTATACCACCCGTAGTTGACGGGCAAACCAGTTTGTTTGATAGCGCTCATCAACTTCCCCCTTGAATGGATAGTCCTCTACATCATCATGGTTCGCCTTACCATGGGTAATGTGTGGATGAAAACAAATAGCTGAAGATTCACCTCAAAGCTATGAGACAATTCCTTTGGTGTACGCCATGACCATGACCCCCGTTCAAAAGGCCATCGCTGATGTCAAGCGTTTGATCCCGCCGCAGATCTTGCAGGTCGCGTTCATGGATCAGAACTTCGGCCCCAACCTGTTCCAGTTCGCCCAGAGTCGCAATGCGCTCAGTCTGGATGCGATGATCCGCGAGAAGATCGTGGAAGCTCGCGTCATGGAAGATAGCAACATGACCGGCGGTACGCTGGTGGTAGTGCCCCTGTCCGGTTTGGAGCAGGAGTATTACAACCAGGCCACGATCGTGGTGCGCATTCCGATGGATCGCACGCAGAACCGGCGCATTGTACGCGCCCTGTCGGTGATGATCGGTCTGGAGACGCTGCCTTCGTCCTACAACTACGGCATGTCCAACTACTCGGATATGTTGTCTGCGGGTGGACAGGTGGTGGCTTCGCACACCTCCATGCCGGTGCAGTCCACTGCTCGCGTGCAGCTGATCGCTGAGAACACGGTGATGATTGCCGACCAGTCGATCCTGCCCTCTACCATGCAATTGATGTGCATGGTAGAAAATGACATCGACTTCTCGCACATGCGCTCGATGACCGTTTCCAAGTTCACCAAGCTGGTGGAGTACGCCGTCAAGGCGCACATCTACAACGAGCTGGTGATCCCCATCGCTGAAGGTGAAATGCGCGGTGGTATGGATCTGGGTCGGTTCAAGGAAATCGTCGACGGTTACGCCGACGCCAACGAGAACTACGAGACCTACCGTGAAGAAGTCTGGATCAAGGTTCAGATGCTGGACGACTTCCATTCGCGCAACCGTCATCTGCGTCAGGTGATGGGTGGCGGCAAGTAACGAAAAGAAAAAGCATAGGGCCCCTCCCAGCCATTGCGGCTGGGAGGGGTTTATGTCAGCTACGGTAACCGTAGTGATCGTTGAAGGACACTGACCGTACCAGTCGGTTGCTGTGCCTGCTATTGGCACGCACGCTGCGCTCGCGCAGGGGTACGTTCAACTCACCCAGCAGTTCACTGAGCAGGGGAGTCGCCGGCCAGGTCAAGAAGTCCAGTTCAGCGAACAGGGTCTTCAGGGCATTCGGATCGGCGCAGTTGTGGAGAAAGCGCAAGCGATTAGCAAGCTTGGTCAAACGATCCATCTCCGCATCGGTGAAGGTGCGTGGGGGTTGCATTGCACCGTTGAGTTGCCATTGATCCAACGCCGACACGTAATTCTCGATTTCGTATTCAGCCACATCAGACCTTAGGGTCTGTCGATCGTTGAGCTTTTCGTCCCTGATTTTACCCAGCACGCGATTACTGTAGAGCTGTGCGGCCAATTCCTTGAGGAAATGAGCGGCCGTCTTGGGCATGCGGCCACCGCCCATGTGCGTGGGATGTGCCGGATGTTCGTTGTAGGTCACCTCCCACGACGTGGAGCCGTCCGGATTGCGGAAAGGCGTCCAGCGCTTAGCGATGATGTCATCGCCACGGAAAACGCGGCAGTGGATCTCGTCAGGGGTAACCATCCAATCCGATTCCGGGTTGAAGGACCCCATGTGAGAGAGCATTACGCGCATCGCCTTATTTTCAGCGATGTACACCGCGTGCATCGAAGCACGGCCGAAGATCATGCCATCACGGACGGGATTGCCTTTGATGAGGTGGTAGATCAGGCCATCGAAATCTTCAACCGTCTCAGCGATGGCTTCGCGCAGCGCGGCCATCTGTTCCGGAGATTCCGGAATGGGACCGTAGTCTCCGGTCAGCTGCATGATCGAGTTGGTCACATCGTCAGCGTTCATCGGAATGGCGGCCGGGGTGAATTCGTTAACGTGGTTCATGTCAATCTCTCTGAAGGAACGGCATAGAAGTGAAAATGGGCAGGGAGTGCCGTTGTTCTCCCTGCCCATCGGTGAATCAGTCTTCCTTGGTCGGCAGATAACGGTGGGTGCGATCGCCAACGCGGCAATCCACCCGTGCCACCTGAGCCGGGTTGCGGTTGATGGTACGCAGGATCTCCTGACCGCCCTGCGCCTTGCAATCAGCGACGGCTGCCGTGAGCTGCTCCTCGCTGAAGATGCGCACACAGCCCGTCAGACTGGCCATGAGTGCTGCCGCGATGAGGAACTTACGCATCAGCCTTCTCCTGCGGGAGCTTGTACTGTTCCACCACCTTCGAATCGGCCAACCCAGGCGGTACGTCCAGGATCGCATCAGTGGCCAGATGATTCACGCCACGAATGGCGTTCTTCTGCTGGAGGGAAGTCAGTCCGAAGTAACCCACCCGCATCTGGCCCAGCGTGATCTTCTTGGCCAGCGTGTTGCGGGAAGAAGCCAACGCCTGATGGCGCACTACAGTCCCATCCACGCTGAGGATCATGTAGTGCAGACCGGGCACGTCGCGCTGCATGCGCTTGTGGAAGGCTTCCAGCGTTGCCTTGTCCGGCAGGCGCTGCTCCCACGAGTAGCCCAGGCGCGGATGCCCGCCTTCAACCCAATGGGGGTCGAGGAGATGGTTGTCGTCCAGCCGCAGGAACTTCACCATCAGCCCTTCACGATGGAGAATCTGGGCTTCGACACCGGCCAACTCGATCCGGTACTGCGTCCCACGATCGGGGCGCCTCGGACAGGTGGCGTTGTTGATGTAAACATAGTCGCTCGGTGGCGGCATGAGGGTCTTGCGCATTTTGGAATTCCTCCTCAGGAATTTAGGCAACATAACGCCCCACGATCGGAAGATTGCGGGTGTAAGCGTTACGTAGGAGGGTGGTCCAGCCCGCCGGGTCAGGGATCTTGGTGTAGGCACCGACCCAGTTGGAGAGCGAATGGTCGACACCGGCCGGTGTCAGGAAGTCCAGTCGTTCGAACAACCACTGCGCGAAGACGGGATTTGCTTCGTGATGCAGGTGTTGCAGCTTGCCGATGTGTGCGCTCAGCTCGGTGATTTCATCGGCGGTGAACTGACGGTTCATGTTGCCGTCGAACAGGTCCCAGGACTGCAGCGACCACAGCAGGATGTTGCGATCTTGGTTATTGAGCTTGGTGTTGCTGTTCACCTGCTTGTACACTTCACGCAGGAACTGCTGTGCATCAACGGGGATGCTCCCCTGACGCAGGTACAGCGGATCGCGTGCATGTTCGTTGTAGGTGCACTCCCAGACCTGATGGGCGCTCTGGTTCTGGTACAGCTGCCAGACCTTCTTGCGCTCCACGCCGTTCTCCAGCACGGAGCGGATGATCTTGGAGGCGGAGACGTGCCAGACGCTTTCGGGCATCAGTGTCCGGTAGCTGAAGTCGCGCGCTTCCAGAATGTGCTTTTCTTTGTCATAGACGCAGAACTGCTGACCATCCAGCTGAGCGGTCACGTGGTAGTACAGTTTCCCTTCCAGGCCACGAGTCATTTCACGCAGCTGTTCCAGCCGGATGGCGAAGTCGTCCACATACTCCAGCGGTTGGCCGAAGTCGTGGAGCAACACCACGTAGAACGGGGTGCCATCGTTGCCGGTGTACATGTCAGCGGTCCGGGGGATCGCAGCGTTGCGCGGGGTGTAGTTCACGTGCATCGATTGTTCGGTGTTCATAGTCAGTTTACTCTCTTCAGTAGGGACGGCGTGGATAAAAGACGGGGAGTGCCGTTACGCTCCCCGCCAGTGAATTACTTCAGTCCTTCCAGATCAACGCGAGCGGATGAACTGTTTTGGGGTCTTCGCAGTTGTGGCGGATCTTGTCCATGGTACTGGGGCGCATCAGCGGGGAGCGGGTAACTGCCAGTTCCACGTCGCGGTCGCGCTGAGCCAACCACTTTTCGTAAGCATCATCGAACCGGGCACGTTCCACATCCGGATTCTGCTTTTCGTAGTGGGAGTAGATCAGGTCACGCATCTCGGCGCTGTTGATGTCGACCTTATCGACCGAGGATTCGTCGACGGTCTTGAGGATGACCCCGAACGGAGTCAGCGCGTGATTGATGAAGCTGCGCTGGCGTTCCTGACGACCCGTGGCCTGAATGACGTTCAACTCGCCCGGGGTCAGCGGCACCGCGAGACGCTGGGCGATATGTCCGGCGAACATCTGCTTCCGCGAGGAGCTGACGCCATCACTGAGCGCGCCCGCCCAAGCGGCCAGTTCGAAGTCCGATGCCAGTCGAATCGGCTGGGGGCGACGGGGTTTCGGTGCCGGGCCCTCCGGGTCTTCAGTGAGCATCTTGCGAATCACTTCGCGATGTTCAGCCTGACTGATTTCACCGACGTCGATGGTGAAGTCGTCTTGACCACTGTTCAACGCATCGCCGTCGAAGTCGCGCCCGTGTTCGAAGAACGGGATATTGTCCAACACCGAACCATCGAATTCAGCGTTGCGCGGATCGAGGCCCAGAACGCCATTCTCCAGACCCGGCAGAATGTCCGCAACGTGCATGTCGGACTTCGGACGGAGCAGACCCAGATAGTCCACGATCTTCGGCGCTCCGAAGTCACCGGCCATGGCGATCAGTCGCTTGTTGTGACGCGCCGACGACGGACCCTCGTACAGTTCGATGCGAACCGGACCGTACTTCGAGGTGGTTTTGAATGCATCCACGTTTTGCGCCAGCCGGCACAGCCTTTCGAACTCGCGCGTGGCACTTGCTTTGACGTAGCCGCGCAGACGGGTGCGGGCCACAACTTTACCGTTACGGGTACCGCGGACCACAATGTGGAAAGGACGACGCTTGATATAGGAACTGGACATGATTCAGGCCTTGTCGAAGGTGAGGAGTTGGGACTGGGTGAACGTGGCGACCTGGGCGATCTCCTCCACCGTCAGGAAACGACGGTAGCTGATCTCCGGCTCGTACAGGTCCACGTACAGGCCGCGACGATCGCGGACCAGCGGCTCGACCTTGTCGTTGGGGCCGACCATGAAGCCCAGCTCGCCATTGTTGCGCCAGCGCACGTCGTAGACCGGCTCACCGATCGGTTCCATCTCGCAGCGGTAGAAGTTGGCACGCACCTCATCGGCGGTGATGACCACACGCATCAGGTACGGGACGTTAGCCACCGGCAGGGCGGCATGGAAATGGGGATCGCTGGCCAGCAGTTCCCAAACCGGCTTGTGAGCCAGCTCGGAGCACTTGTACAGGCGACGGGAGACTTCCAGGTGGCGCTCATTGCGCAGCACCAGGTTGTCGCGTTCCGGAGCGAAGAGGCTGGAGAAGAAACGGCCAATGGAACGGGTCGGGCGGGAGATGGTCAGTTGCATGGTAGTCACCTTGTAGGTAGAGGAAAGGAGAAATGACTAAATGGGGGAAGGAGGCCCGGCTACCGAAGTAACCGGGCCGGTGTTGCTTTACGGCGCGCGGGTGAGTTCGATCTGATTGTTCTCGAGCAGTGCGGCCCAAGCTTCAGATTCAGTATCGAAGACCAGCTTGCCGTCGACCACATGGGTCGGCAGGCCGAAGAACGCACGGGTCAGGCCGGCATCACTCACCGACAGATCCTGCGAAGCCAGTTGGTCGTAGAAGTCCTGGTCCATACCGAGCACCACTGCCGGGTCGATGTACGGACCCTCCAGGCTGATCAGTTTGGCCAGCAGACTCTGCAACACTTCATCGACCATCAGGCCATCACCGCCCAGGACGTAGTTCACGCCACAGAAGGCCGGCGGTGCCGGATCTTCGCCTTCCTCGACCGGAGCCGGGAGGGTGAAGTAAAGACCGATTGCGTGCCCCGTCGAACTGGGGTCGTTACCGACCGCCATCATGCTCGTGGGACCAACGTAGGAGACGTAGCTCTTCATCAGATTTCCTGCTTTGGTAAAGGGCCCATTCCTAGGCCCAGTGGATCACTCTCCCTTGCGGGAGGCGCTGTGGGGGTGTGCCTTGATGATCTGGCTGACCCGTGCTGCGGTCAACTCGAACATCTCAGCCACCTCCTTCACCGTGAACCCGGCCTGGCGTGCGCGATAAATCGCCAGGTTGCGGGTCTTGGTGATTTCGTTGCTCACCTTGCGCAGCTTTTCCACGTCGCGGTAGGTGAGTACCATGTTCGGTTTCAGGAATTCACGCACCTTGCGCACACAGCGCAGGGCATCGCCCAGCAGTGCGTTGACCGGATGGTGACGGGTGATCTTGGTGGACTTGGCCATGGGTGTCTCGTTTTCTCTGATTGAGGGTAGGTGTGTTACGAGGGTGTTGCAGGAGAGGCCATCCTTGGCCAAAGGGAATTACTTGACGCGGATCTGCACCAACAGCGGCCGCACGTCGACGAGACCCTGGTCCAAGGTCGTCTGCTCTTTCTGGGCGTATTCGGTGTTGAAGATCTCGCGGTACAGCTCGGGCACCTGGATCTCCATGCCGTGACGACCGCCAGCCGAGATCCGCTCACGCTGACCCTCGGTCATGCGCATGTCGCGCAACAGGATGGCTTCACGCAACAGCGCGGTGAGCATGGCCGCCTGATGCGGGTCATCGGATTCGATGGTCACGCGCACCGGCTTGGCGTCCGGCCACGGATCGCCGCCTTCGATGTCCGCACGCATTTCTTCACTGCGCTCGTAGAAGGCGGTGACCAGCTCTTCGTTGCTGAAGATCCAGCCGCTGAAGCTGCCGGCAGCGTTGGCGATGTCGTCACCGTTGACACGGATCTCGGCCAGCGTCAGCTTGCGATCGACATACTTGAAGAAGAACGCCAGGCGATCGTTTTCCGGATTACCGGCCGGCACGTCGTGCTTAGCCGGCAGGACGAACAGCACGGCGTAGTAGATCGCACCGGTGGCCGGCTCCTCGTACCAGTACATGCCATCGCCGAAGGTGGTCCACAGCTCGCTTTCTTCGATGTTCAGCTGGCGCGCCAGCGGATTGCGACCATTGCGCTGGACGGTGATGTCCAAGATGCGCACGGCATTGGCCTGCATGTCGCTGAACAGTGCCACGACATCAACCGGCGGTTTCGGTACCTGGTTCTTCGACAGGTCCACATCGTAGAAGAACGGGATGATCTCAGCCAGCATCGGATAGCCGCAGGTCTGGTTGATCAGATTGATGACCGCCGGACTTTCATTGCGGTCGTAGCTGTAGACCAGCTCTTCGTTGTGACGGATGTGGAACTTCTCGATGTCGTAGTTCTTGGCATCATGGGTCATTTCCATCATGCCGATGGTCACGACACCGAACTCGTCGTTGGTCAGGGTGACCGTGAGCGTCTTGTGGGTGGGGATCTGCGACAGGACGGCCTTGAGGTCATCGTGTTCGAAGGTGCCCTGCTGCATGGCATCGGCGAAGTTGCGCTTGATGACGTCGGCCAGCTCATTGATGGCGGTCGAATTATTGTCGATGTGGACGGGGTGCATGTTGATTGAATCCTTGGACGATAGAGGAAAGGGAAAGGAGGAAGCGAAAGGCAGTCGCCCGTGGGCGACTACAGTTCAGTGGACGTTGAGGCTCACGCGCAACGGGCGCATGTCGATCAGTCCTTCGCGGAGCATCTGGCGATAGGTATCGATGGACCCGCCGACGCCGCTCTCGGGATGAACCACGTTGACAACAACCTGGCTCTTCTCGCGATTGATCGGATGGGGATTGGCCGCAAGATGTTCCTGCAAAGCCTTCTCCAGCACTGCCACGACTTGGCCCACTTCCGACGCCGTGCCGTACAGCTGGTCGTTGAGGTGGATGGTGACATTGACGTGCGGGACGGGGTCCGGCGACGGGCTTGCGAACACCTGCGGCGTCTTGGGGGTTTTGTCGAGGACTTCTTCCTCGTACGTCAGATCGACATCGACGCTGGACAAATGCCGATCCATGTTCACCATCGCCTGCTGCGTTTCCTCGTTGAAGTTGAAGAGGAGGTCTTGGCTGTTGAAGAACCAATCGACGATCACGGTTCCGGCGACCTCGATCAGGAAGGCGTTCACCAGGCCCCAACGGCCAATCAGTTTGGCAGTTTCCTTCGCAGTGAACCTCACGACCACTTTGACCGGGTCCTGTTCGGGGGCGGTATAGATGACGGTCAGCTCATGTTCATCACCGACGCTGGTGGTCTCCGCCGACAGGTTCAGGCGATCGGCGAATTTGCCGCGCAGCTCACCGAAGCAGACACCGACTTCGGTGATAAGACTATCGACGCAGTCGATGCCAGTACGGTTGGGATGGAACGGCATGGGAAAGATCCTTGGTTGTTTGAGGAGTAGGGATGGATCGAAAGAAGAAGGGTGGCCGTCCTTGGCCGGCTGCAAACTTACGACTGACCGCGACAGAAGGCGTGGTCAGGCTCGACCGGGCAGAACTGCTTGCGCCATTCCAGCATTTCCGGCTGGACCGCACCCACCAGCACGCCTTGGCCGTTCAGGCAGACGGTGGTGCAACGCAGGGTCGGGTCGAGTACGTCGTGGTTGGACAGGTAGGGAATCCACGTGGCCAGTTCGGCTTCGGTGATTTCATGTTCCTGTGCTTCGAAGGTGCACCACACCCCGGTCTGCCCATTGTCGATCTGGCAGTCCAGCGTACGGAAGAACGGGTACTTGCCGTCGTACTTGGACTCGAAGTCCGGACTGTACTCGTAGGCATCGATGTTCTGCACCGCGTAGGCCTGTTCGAACTTGTTCAGGCGCTGGAGGTACTCAGCCGAATCCGGCGGCGGGACCAACACGTCCGGTTCGTCGGGAACGTCCGGGATGGTCGGGTCCACCAGCGGCTGCGATGCAGCTGCCTGGACGTCGGCAGACGGGGGCGGATTGGTGGACGGGCAACCGGCCAGAACCAGCACCAGTGCAGACAGGGACAGCAGATGACGCAGTTTCATGAGATACCTCGTTGTAGAGATGGGCGGAATTGCCCAGTTACTTACCAGCCTTGCCCGCCGTGTTGGGCGAACGTACGACCGGGGCGTTCGCTGTACGTACCCATGCCACGTGGACCCGGCGGTTCAGCGGACAGATCCTTACCTTCGTTCGTTGCCTGGATGCGCTCCATGCGAGTGATCGCATGTTCTGCGGTAGTCGCTGCCTCGAAGCTACGGCAGGACCAGCCCATCGACATGGTCAACATGAGACCAGACTCATCCGGGAACTCGTACTTGACCGTGCCATACTCGGCCACGTTGGCAAATTCGGACGGGACCTGATATTTCTCCAAGTCCACAAACTTCAGTCGACGCATTTCTGCGCGCATCTGCTGGCCGGTTTCGGTCGGGACATTCACGCGGATGCGGTAGGCGATTTCCCCCGAAGCCTTGTTCCAGACGTAACCGAGGATGGGGCTCGACTGGTTGATGAAATCAGCGGCCGAACGATCCATGTACAGCGAGTCCACGGTGTTGAAGTGCGTGATGCCGAAGTTCGGGAAGCTGGGGATGTTGAAGATCCTCGCCTTGTCGTACACTTCCTTGCGGGTCTTGCAACCGCGAATGACCGGCAGTACACTGCACAGCACATCGTAGCTGACATCGTTCTGACTCACCCAGGCACGAAGCATCGGACGCAGCTCTTCATCGACCATGTAGTGATTGAACACTTCGTCGAGCTGCTCCAGGTTCGGGGTGTGGAAGCTGAAGGAGTAGCGAAAACGACCCGGGCGATGGACCATGAAGTTGCTCAGTTCGTTGTCATGGTTGGCCGTGACCAGATAGAGCGATCCCAGGCGCGAGGCGCTCCCGAAGAAGCCCAACAGGTCGTCGCGGTTGCTGTTGTCCTTGTCTTCGCGGTAGACCTTACCGAACTCATCGAAGTACCACACAGCCGGACCGGCAGCGGCCGACACCAGCTCCAGCACACTCAACGGCAGGATGGTGTTGACGCGGAACACCGGCAGACCCAGCTTCAGGTAGTGGTTGCACACGTCTTCGGCCAGCATGGTCTTACCGCTACCCTTGATGCCGATCAGGATAACGCCGACGGACGGTCCAACGCGATCGTAGTCCTCGGTAAGGACTTTGCGGAATTCGTTGTGGTCACCGAACTTGCGTTCAGACACCAAGAACTTGTCCTGCAGGGTGAACAGCTTGACACCGGTATCGGTGAGGACGATCTCATAGACCGCCGGGCGCAATGCCTCCAGTCGATCCTTGTCCGAGTATGCGCTCACGCAGATGTGGGAGCCGTGGTCCAGCAGCAGGGTTCTGTTGTTCATAGTCAGTTCTTTGAGGAAGTCGAGGGAAATGGGTGCTGCGGTAAAAGGTGGTGGGGCCCGGGACGGAGGAGAGTCCCTAGTGCGGGGGCTGTTACGCCCAGGGTCCGCGCCCGGACCCCACCGTAAAACTGGTTACTTCACGAACAGGTGTTCGAAGCCGTAGTCTTCATCATCGGTATCGTACTTGGCCAGCGGGCGCTTGAGCACCTGCGTCAAGCCGCGGCCGTGGACGGTCGGACCGAACAACTTCAGACGGGTGACATGCCAGCCACAGCCGTTGTCATGCTCTTCGATGAAATCGGTGAGGTAAGTCACCAGCTGCTTCAGGCTCTCGCTGTTGGCCAACTTGCTCGACAGCCAGTCGTGACAGATCTTTTCGGCCAGCTCGGGGTTGCTGTTGATGTGGATCGGGGTCGCGATCAGAAGGCGCGGCGGCGCGTAGTGCTCGAGGGCATCGGTCTCATAGCCCACCAACAGCGAGCATCCGCCATCGGGAACGTTCACCATGTCGGTGGAGAGGACCAAGGGGATGGCAGTGTCAATGCCGTCGAGGAGGATGGTACGAGTGGTCATACAAAGTCCCGTTTAAGGATAGAGGTTAGTGTTACGGGGTACAGCGGGTACTACGTTACAACGAGGAAAGATATACGGTCGATCCGCCATGGGAATGGTATAGGTTTGATTTCCTTTTGATTCAAATTCCATCATAGACGGCATAACGACCCCTAGGCCCGTATGGGACCTAGAGGTCATGACGCGTTATGCGGCGGCGAGATAGTTGACATACGCCGTGCGGTCGGTGAAGACCTCAAAGCCGTAATGTTCCAGGGACGCGGCGATCGCTTCGGCTTGGCCGAGGCTGACATCGCCACTCAACGGAAGGGCAGCGACCACCGGGCGATCCTGATTGCGCAGCGATGCGCTCAGCAGGGCCTTGAGGGTGGACTGGGCTGCCACATCGCCGGTCGACAACGCGTGGGTGTCGATCAGGTAGTGATGGACCATACCCGTGCCTTGGGCACTGGGCAGAACCTGACCGAGCTGATCCTTCAGGTCGTTGATCAGTTCGTTTTGCTTCTGGCGTTCGAGCTGCAGGCTCTCATCGCTCAGACTCGGCACCTGGATCAGCAGAGGCTCAGCGCGATAGTTGCGCGCCTCATCGATCAGTGCGACGGCGTGGCTCTCCAGCGAGGGATGTGCGACCAACTGGGTGTTGGTCTCCTTGCTCTGGACCAGAGACTGTTGGAAACGGTTGGCGTACATTAGGGATCTCCCGTATGAAGGTTTCTTCATACGGTGAGCCTATATTGTCATAAAACGCCTGACGGTTGATTTCAATAAATGGAGAGGCCCTCTGAAAATTTACAGTCATTCCAAAAAATGTGAGGGTCATGTCAACACTCCCTTCACACCGCCGTAACGGAGGAAGGGAGTGGACAGCTTCGGGACTTCGGTCTTACTCGTCGCGAGCGCGACGGTAAGTCAGGAACGTGTCGATCAGCATGTAGGTCATAAACGCTATCAGGCAGAGCACTGACAGCGAAGCTGCACGCAGCGACCACGCTGCCCGAACCCACACGTCGGTGAAACCGGCAGTGCGATCGAAGGTGTCGTAGATGAACCATGCTGACAGGGCCCATGCAGCGATCACCAGGAGCAGCGGGACGTACATGTCGTACAGGTACTTCTTGATGTACTTCTGCATGGCGAACTCCTTAGCGAGCCAGCTTATCCAGCTTGCGGTTGATGGCCTCACAGGCCTTCGGGGCGATCGAGACGATGCAGCACAGGGCAACCAGCTTGAAGAGACTGTTCATTGTAAGGCTCCGGTGTAGGGGAAGGAAGACGTAGTTGTCTTATCACCGGGGTGTTATAGATCTCAAATCCAGTGGAATCCATGTTTTTGCCAGCTAATGATGTGGTACTTTTAGGAACCCCATCATGTCTGACGTCACGATCAAGACAGTCTTTGACACCACGGGTCAGGACGTTGTAATCGACCAGGCCCTACTGAAGCGCATCCATGCGTATCAGACTGGCTTCGTCAATTACAACGCAGACCACGTGGCTTTCTTCGGCGGTAACCTCATGGGCGTGCATGCCATGCGATTCCGCACTACCGACCGCGAACGTTGGTTCAACGACGTGCTGTACATGGATGAACTGGCCGTTGTGGACGGCATCGCGGAAGTCTCCTCGATTGACGCTGCCTGGAAGCGCGCCAACGACGTGATGAACCTGTCCTGCGTGTGGCTGTTGCATGCGATCCAGCGCGCACCCAAGCTCACCGCCAAGGAAAAGGAACAGGGCTGTCTGGATGTCCTGCTGGTGCTGCAGTACAAGTTCCTCGGTTCGCTGATGGCGTGGTATTACCGCTATCCGGCCGATGAAGCCACCATGCAGGCCATGTACGCACGCCTGAACAAGAAGTACGCCCTGAAGAAGGCCGGCAGCTGGTCCAACCTGCTGAACATCCGTGCCCACGAAATCATGCAGCCCAACTCGATTCACCACCGAGCTTACATGGACTTCAACCGGGACAAGGACATCATCTACATGGTGTCTGACATCCAGGGTCGTCTGCGTGAGATCGTCAAGTCGATGACGGCTGTGTTCTACAAGGTTCGTGATGAGGGTGGGCGCATCGGCACCGACAACTCGGTGATCGACATCGACGGCACCATGGTGCTGAAGGACAAGACCCGTAACCATTCCACCATGATCCGCTACGCGCTGACTGTGGTGAGTAACAAGAACTCGTTCGTCCGGCCTGAGCTGGCGCGCATCATCCACGATGCCATGCCCACCAGTTCCCTGAAGTCGTTGACCGAAGCGTTGGAATGGATGTCCTCCAACCACAGCGGTCGTGACCAGGAAAAGATCGACAAGCTGATCAGTGAAACGCTGATCCATGCTTTTGGCGTGATGATGGCCGAGCGCAACCTGGCTACCCACACCACCGATCCGTCGGCCCTGCTGCAACGACTGCGTGCACTGTACACCGCCTCGCGCATGTCTGACCCCACCTTGCTGTTGACCCGAAAGCTCTCTGAAGAAATCGTGTCGATGGCGATTCACTCCCGTAACGCGGCGGCTATCGCAAGCGTCCGGACTGGCGTGCAGCTGTACATCGTGCTGCGTACGCTGGCCATGAACTACTACCAGAGCTGACCATGCATAATCCTCAACGTAAACCGGAGGATTACAGCGCAACCGCCTCGGCGGCGCGCATGCTGAATTCGTTCTGGTACGCAGTGCGTTACTTCATCGGTGTTTGCATTGACTCCGTCCGAGGTCCGGCCACCACCAAAGTCTACGAGGGTTACTCCAAAGACTCGGTGGAAGTGGTACGCCCGTCCGAAGATGGAGAGGGAATCGACTTCTTTGTCACTGCTCGTGAAATCGTGTACTGTACCCACTACACCCGGTGGTGGATTCCCAGTACCAAACACACCGTCTACGAAGTCAGTGGATCGGTGAGCGAGCAGCACCGACATCTGTTCGATCCCCGGTTGTTCGAGCTTGTGACCTACCCGCTGTTGTGCACACCGTTTTTGCGATGGACGCGCTACCCGCACATGTACGCCATCCGGGCGCACTTGTATCGTGTCTTCCCTCGGCCGAATACTCTTCAATACTGAGCGTGAAAGATGACCAATGATGATTGCCTTCCTTTCTCTGGCCCTTGGGAAAAACTCCTGAAGGTTGAGAGCCGCGAGACCCATACTCGCATGGTGCCCCGTCCGTTCTCGGCGGAACTGGCGCGAGTGGTCAAGCTGAAGGTAACTGTGATGTTGGTAAACGATTGCACCCTCTTCCCGTGGATGCAAGGTAAGGAGATGCGAATTGCGCACATCGAGGCTGAAGCCCGTGCGCTCAACGGCAAGGAAGTCACCACGGTAACGTACGCCCCGGCAGATGATGCCAACGGCGTCGAGCTGGCGTATCAGAAAACCCTCAATGCACTGCACAAGGTCGTCTACCCGATGCCCGAGTCGTGCGAGTGGGAAGCCAAGATCCGCCGCGTCGAAGAAGCAATGGCACAATGACATATCGCCCTCCTCCCCGATGATGGGGAGGAGGGCTTTATGCCGTCAGAAGTAACGGTTGTTGGGCAGACCCAACGGACCACGTTGTGCGAAACCACCGGCCTCACGCAGGAACGAGCCAGCGCGTCCCAGAGACGGCAGGTCGTTCTTACGGTCCATGCCCAAGCGGTTCTGCTGGACGGACATCTGGATGCGCTTACGGCGCTCCTCAGAGGCTTGGCGGATCATCTGGTCCACCGACTGGGCGTCCATGTCGTAACGCTGCTCCACGCGACTGGAGAGCACACGCAGGCGGTTTTCGTACTTGTAGGACACCATCTGATCGATCCGCGGATCTTTCAGCACTTCCATGATGGATTCCATTTCCTTCATGGCTTCTTCCTGCATCGCACGGGCGTTGCGCTCTTCTTCGGAAATCGCGCGACCGTTGTACCCCAGGTTGACCAACACCTCGGAGGTGTCGATACCGTAGTAGGACAGGTTCTTGCCCATGGTCGGGAAGTAGTGCGCCATCAGCCACGCAAAGCAATGGTCGTCATGACCGGAGCTTTCATGGTCGATGCGACCGTTCTTTTCCACCAGCTTGCGGATTTCGTTGGACAGCGTTTTGTCACGCACGGTGTGACCGGCGGTCTTGGCAGCATTCTGCAGGACCGTGGTGTACAGCAACAGGCGAGAGTCCTTATTGGTGTTGAAACCAAAGGCGGACTTGCGACGCTCGTAGAAGCTGTCATCGCGCATGTTCATGCTGCGCTGGATGTCGGCAAAGGCCTGCGGATCTTCGCGGTAGTTGTCCACGATCTTGTTGTAGATACGCTTGAACGGATCTTCGCCATGCAGCGGCAGGTGCAGCAGCAGATGGTCGATGATCGCCTGACCGGAAGACTTACGCTCCGGGATCAGGATGGTCTTGCGGTACTTCAACATGAACCACAGCAGGAAGCCAGAGAAGCGCGGCAGGAAGGTTTCGTTGAACGAACCCACACCGGCCGTGGACAGATCGCGCATGTCGGTAATGACCATGGCAATGGCGTCGCGACCCACAGCGTCGGAGGTATCCAGACCGACCGAGTAGTGACCCGAGTCCAGCATCTCCTGAATCTGATCTTCCGGGATGTACCAGCGGATCATGTAGGCATCGGGAGATTCCTCATAATGCAGCGGGTCCATTTCCGAAGAGCGGATGGAGTCGTTCAGCAGAGCCGACAGCGGCGAGCGCTGCGAACCGGAGGTCCACACGTTCAAGAAGTCACGGTCGGCCTCTTCACCGGACACGTTATTCTCGGACATGACCTTGTACAGCCACGCATCGTCACGACCCAGCTGACGGTGGGACATGGTGATGTTCATGATCGGCTTCTTACCACCAGCCGAGTTCTTTTCCACCAGCATGTTCAGGTGACGGATGTTGCGCGCATCGAGGAAGCGCTCGGTCCACACCGTACCGCCCATGATCAGATCGTACATGTAACGACCATCGCGGTCATCGATCTTACCGGCGGTTGTGGTGAAGATATTGCCGTAGGGCTGACGGGCTTCAGCGGCCTGCTCACGTGCCTTGGTACCCGATGCCAGCGCTGCCGGGATGGTGGTACCGATGTGGCTGATGAACGGGCCTTCGTCGACGTGCAGGATCGGGGTGGACAGGCCACGGCCCAGGTTGTTGGCTGCCGTAGCCGAGGAACGACCCACGCCGGTGATGTAGGAGTTGCCGTATTCCTTACAGGTCAGCTCCTTCTGGTTGTTGGCATCTTCCGAAGAGATCTTGAGCATCCACTTGGGGAAATACTCTCGAATGCCCTTTAGTCGCTCGACGTTGAATTGTCGTAGCATGTCATCCTTGGTGATCATCATGATCTTGGTGGAACGTGCCATGATGTACAGCAGGTCCAAGATCAGACAGTCAGTCGAACCGGACTTACCGGTCTGACGGGGCTGAATGTTGGCCGAGTCGATGTGGTTGAAGAAGCACCAGTACAGCGCGATGTTGCCACGATTGGCGTCAAAGCGGATCGGCTCGATACCCGAGTTGGGGGGCAGGCGGGTGATTTCACGGAAGACGAACCAGGGGTTGAATTCAGCTTCCGTGGCAATCCTTGCCATCGTCACCGCATCCAAGCTCTTGTCATGCACATCCACGCCGGACAGCTCAGGCTGCATCAGCGACAGCAGGAAGGCGTGGTTCTTGACGCCCATGTCACGGTACAGCAGAGCCAGATCCTTGAAGGATCGGTTGGTGGTCTGCCGGTCAATATCGGCGCTAGGATAGCGCTGCCAATCTTCTTGGAACAGAATCATGTCATATCTCGCATAGGGAGGAATGCCCCTGCACCTTGCGGTGCAGGGGCATTCGGTTTACGTTTGCGGAGTTTGGTGCATGACCATGCCCGACACGCCCAGCTGCAAATCCGTGGTGGAATTGCGGCGCAGGAAGTGCAGGTAGATCAGGCCACCCTCGCCCACCATCTCGTGAGCGGTGATCAGGGTGTTCCACATCGCGATCGGGAACTCGACCTGATGCTGCCCCACGCGGACCATCACGATGTTCGGCTCCGGCGGCTTGGCCTCGGTAGTCGGATCGTAGATGGGCAGAGTACGGTAGTAAATCAGGTTGAGCCATTCTTCCAGCGTCGAGCAGCCCGAGGACAGATCCAGTTCCCAGTTGCCGGTGTTGATGAAGCGCGAACGCGCCACCACACTGCGACCGTACGGCGGGTCCTGGTTCGGCGAGAAGCCAACGGTCCAGTTGTCCTGTGCCGCATCGTCGCCGCGCGCACGCAGCGTGATCTCGAAGCTCTGGACATGGCGGTAGTTGGCAAAGCGCTGATCGACGTTGCGCAGGTTGATTGCCACGGCAATCTTCTGCGTCACACCATAGAGCAACGGATCGAAGCTGCGCGATTCCGACGTCGGCTGCACCAAGTTGGTGACTTCGTAGAAATCTTCGCGGTCGCCGGTGTACAGGCGGTAGGCCAGACGGTAGCCGACCTGATCGTTGACCCATTCCGGATAGGCGTACAGCTTGACGCTGAAGGCACCATCGAACTTGCCGGTGGTGGCGCTGTACAGCTTGGAAATGGTGCGCTCGGCCGTGGGTTCGGCCAGGTAGTTGTACTCACCATCACCGAGGTGATAGGTCAGCACCAGCGGGATCGACATACCTTCGATGGTGGCGATGAAGTTGTCCAGACCGAAGACGGAGAACTTGGTGCCATCCACCGGCAGGCGCGACTTGGAACCGTCGGAGTAGGTGACCACGCCGTACAGGTTCAGGTTCTCCACCGGCATGTTGATCGGGTAGACCAGCTTGGTCGGGTCCGAGTCGGACAGGAACGGCGACTCCAGCGACACATCGACGATGTACTTCATCGAGGCATCGGTGGTACGGATGATCGCACTGTTCTTGGCGGTGAGGTGATTGACATACAGCGGCTGGTTGTCAGCCGAGTAAGCCACCACCGAGACGATCTCGCCATCGACCAGCTTGGTGTTGGTGTAGCACGGCGCCACGGTCTTGTTGGCGTAGTTCACGCCATTGGGCATGTCGCACAGCATCAACGGCACGTTCTCACCGAGGAAGTTGTGCGCGCTGTCGTAAACGGCGGAGATGACTTCGCCACGTTCACTGACGTCGGTGCCCCGGAAGATCTTGACGTAGCTGGACTTCTCGCCACGGATGTACAGCGCACCGTCCACCGCCAGCGAATGCGGCACAACGCTGTCGTTGATCCACACGCGGAACTGTTCGGACACGGTACCCGGACCATCGCCGATGAGGTAGTCCACACCGGTGCTGGGATTGACCGGCGTTGCTTCCCACGGAACCAGCGAGGAGACGCCCGAGTCCAGGTTCACAGCCACCACGCGGAAGAAGCCTTGGGTGTAATCGATGACCAGGTCATCGATGTTCGGCACATGCCCTTCATCCTTACCAGGAGTGTAGAGCTGGTTGATATTCCAAACACGGAAGCCTTCGCCATCGTGTTTGATCAGAACGGGATTGTCTGCCATGGTAAATCCTTGGTAGAACCCCGGTGGTTTCCCACCGGGGCTATGAGGCCATTAGATCAGCGTTTTCTTGATCGAAAGGAACTGGGTAAGGTCCACACGATCTTGCAAGTAAATGCGAACGGCACGGGAGAGCATGCGCCACTGGTAGATGTCCACCTCGTATTCGATCAGCGCGTTGTGGGCATGGATAGCGATGTAACGCAGATCCAGTCCTTCACGGAAGCACGGGTCGAAGTCGAGCAGGTACTCAAAGCGCTGCAGCACCGCACGCAGTTCGCGATCGCTGTAGTAGCCACGGAAGGCTTCCGTACTCAGACGACCGTTCATCAGGTCATACAGAATCGTGGAGGCAAACGGGCTGTAGATCGGGTACTTGTTGTTGGGGACCATCACCGGGTCTTTGATCTCCGGTTCGGGCAGGCGCAGGTTCAACCAATCGCCCACCGACTTGTCCACCGCCAACGAGCGGTCACGATACACGTAGTCCTCATCATTACCGAGCGAGCGCAGCGGTACGATGATGTTCTCCACGATGTAGGGCGAGCCTTCAGCTTGCGCCGAGACTTGGATGCCCTTGTGCTCTTCGGCAAACTTCAACGCGCTGCGATGATAGGTACGACCGTCAATGACGATACGCTGCACCTTGTCATCGCGGATGTCGTAACGACCATTGCGCGAAAGCATGCCATGCTTGACGAAGCCGTTCTCAGCGGGCGTGTCGCGCTCCAGATTCGAGTTGCAGAAACCGGTACCGCGAACGGTCAGCTTCTGCGAGTTGCCCGGGATCAGGTAACGCTTGTTGCACACCACGATGCGCGGCCACTGGATCACATAGTCCAGTCCCTCGATCATGGCTCGACCGTTGAGCCACAGATCGAGCTTACCCAGCGGGATGTAGAAGATGCCATGGGCTGCACCGGCGGGGAATTCATCCTCGCCGTCGATGTAGAAGTCCAGCAGGCCATTGTCACTGGTCAGCGTACGCTCATACGCCAAGAAGCGTTCATCCGAACGCACGGCGGTGAACCAGCGCGAGGTGTCGTGATACCACACCACCTTGTTGTCAATGATGGTGTAGACCTGATCGTTACCCGTCACATCTTCCCACTGCGTCTGGTCCGGTTTACCGGCCCGGCGCGGGGTGCGATAGAAACGATAGTTGAACTTCGGATCGATGGCGACGTCCACGCCGCCGAAATACGTGGAGGCGGTGTAATTACCCAGACCCACGATTCCTTCCACCAGCGTACAGGCAGTGTTGTAGGGCACGTACTCCGGACCGGTCTTGTGCACGTAGAACCCGAGCAGGACGCCTTGGGCATTGTACTCATAGATCGTGGAGTTCTCCTGCAACCCGTAGGGCAGGGAAACCTGACGACGGCCGTGTACGTTCTTGACCTGCAGCGGCGACTCACCGGCCAGCAGCGATACGGCGTTGTAACCGTAGGCGCTCTGAATCATGGTGCGGTTCAACTGGCTGTACAGCGAATCCATCACACGGATGTAATCGGAGTTCTCCAGATTGACCGCCTTCCACACATCCACCGTCGAGTCGGTACCGTGCATGGCACGGATGATCTCGTTGTGCGGGAGCTTGTACAGCTCCTTGATGCGCGAATGCTCATGGATCAGCGGACGGGAGTAACCGGCATCGCGGATGTGCAAACGTACCGTCAGACCGGCCACCTTACCACCCCATGCGGCACGTGCGTCGGCCAATGCCTGCACATACGGCACAGTGAGCGAGTAATCGCGGTGGGTCAGCTGACGGAAGGCATCATCGCTGTTCTTGTGGTAGTACACCCCCTCAAAGGCTTGGGTGTTCGTACCACGAGTGAACTTGCGCACCAGATAGACGTCGATGTCATCACGGTAGTCGATCATCTCACCCTTGGCCTGCGCTGCGGTGTAATGCAGCAGGTATTTGGCCTTGGCGTCCTTGATCGAGTTGAAGTACAGCAGGTCTTTGATCGGGAACTCCACCACTTGCTTAACGGTGGAATCATAGACGTATTCCAGCACGTCACCAACGGCCACCTGCGTGGGCAGGAAGCTGTCCATGATGACACCGTTGACGTACAGCGTGGTCAAGCCGTGCTTGGCCTGCTGCAGTCGGTATTCGTTCTGGAAGGTCAGCGCTTGGGTCGCACCGGTGACGATGACCGAGTTGGTGTACACGGCCTGGGCTTCACCACGTGCTCGAACCGAATCGAAGTACGCATTGGAGTACAGGCGCAGATACAACGGCTCTTTGTTCAGCGGAGCCAGCTTGGTGTCCTTGACGGCCAGCAGCAGATTGCGCTCCTCGGTGTAAACCACCCAGCACTCAGCGCGATGCAGATGCAGGCCATTGGCCACATAGACATCGGCGACCAAGTTCTCGCTGTTCATCACAGAGGAAAGCTTGCGCCAGACCATCCGGCCCGGAGTCAGCCCCAGCAGTACCGGGTTGACCTGACCGATCTGGTAGACGTGATACAGATCCTGCGCAGTGGGCAGAGGAATGGTGGACCACGAATGATCCACCGTCCCGCGAGCGCCACTGGGGAAACTGATGCGTGCCGGCTTGAGGATCACCTGCAGGTCTTGGGGCGGGTTGCACCATGCGTTGCGAACCGCATGCCCTACGAGGTAATCGTTCGACATGGTTTACATCTCCTGGATGAGCGACGCCACAGCCATGGCGTACTGACGACCCGAACCCTGGCGATCGTAGATCTCCACCAGCTGGGTCATGCGCGAGTTCTTGTAGGAACGGTCATCGACGCTGGCAGCGACCATGGCCATCAGGTACGGCGGGTACTCCAGCGCGATCGCCGACACTTCCTGCGCAGCTGCGCCGAACCATGCCGACTTGGTGAAGGCCACCAGCAGACCCGGACTGAAGTCAGCCATACGCGGGGAGTCCACACGTTCACGAGCTGCCGTGCAGAACTCTTCCATGGACTGCAGTGTGGTCAGGCCACGGCCGGTCTGGATGATGAAGTCTGCCGGCACACGCGTCAGGCGCGCCACACGGGCGCTGGCACGCAGCAGGGTGGATTCGTCGCTGTAGTCCAGCTGGTCGAACTGGGACAGGAACCACAGGCCGGCCAGTGCGGTGAGCACCTGCTGGTGATGCGGGTCCAGATGCTTGTTGCGAACCACAGCCATTGGAATCCAGCCGCAGAAGGTCTGCAGCGGAAGATCGGCCATGCCGAGCATGGCGCGGTTCTCACCCTTGAGCCAAGCCAGCGTCAGCGCAGCACGCAGGATCAGGAATTCGTATTCCATCCGATTGCTGATGACCTGCTCACCGGTCGGGGTAGCGCGCAGGTAGGCGCGCGAATCCACCACGACGATCGTTTCGCCGCGGAAGTCCGTCACCAGCGGATGGTAGAAGGGGTCAATACCCTTAAAGTATGAAGGGATGGTATAAATCCCTTTCAAGGGGTGTCCCTTGGGGGTAGCAGCTTGCTTCAGATCACCCGTCACCAGTGCCTGCTTGACCTGCATGGTAACATGCTTGATGGCGCTCTGATAACCGGAACCGGCAGTGGTGTCGTAAGGGGTTTTGAGGTACATGGCTACTCACCGTTTTAAAAGTTGATGTGTTTCGCAGCTGCAGCTGTGAAGCCACTGTGCATCATTTTCTGAAGTAATTATTATGATGCGCGGCATCACTCCATTTTGCTATAGCATAAGCCAGCCAAAATCTCGACCAGACCGCTTAGGCGTATGGATACGACATGGCGGTTTTGGTTCACAGGTCGTACAGTTCCTAGGAGCTTGAATTCATGAACGCAATCAACAACGCCTTCCCGCGTGCCGTTATCCTGGGCATCCAGGATCTGAGCGGCACGACCCCGGTGTATGAGACCACCCCGGTCCCGACGCACCTGCCGCTGTGCTACATCTACGCACAGTGGGGTTCGGAAGACACCCTGCTGCTGAGCGGTGACGCCATCGTCGATACGTACGGTGCCGACACCTTCAATGTGCGCAAGCCGTACTACAACCACGCAACGGCCTTCCTGGACGTGTTCCGCGCCCGCCAGACCGTGCAGACCAAGCGCATCGTGCCGGCGGATGCAACCACCGCGCGCCTGCTGCTGTCGCTGGACATCGTGGCCGAAGAGATCCCGCTGTATGAGCGTATGCCCGATGGCTCGTTCAAGCGCGATCAGGCCGGCAACAAGATCCCGACCGGCACCAAGATCGCTGGCTACAAGGCCCGCTGGGTGCTCAACGACTGGAAGGTCACCCTGACCGAAGACTCCGCCTTCGGCGCGATGACCCAGAAGGTTGGCGGTATCGTCTCCTCGACCGATGAGCAGTCGATCCAGTACCCGATCCTGGACCTGCAGGTTCCGTTCCGTGGCGCACGCGGCAACAACTTCGGCCTGCGCTTCTGGGCGCCGACCACCTCCAGCGCCGACGCGCTCAACGACAGCCTGGTCGAGCAGATCAAGGCGTACCTGTACCGCGTCCAGCTCACCACCCGCGCCGATGCCAACAGCACCAGCCAGCAGGTGGAAACCCTGGGTGGCGCGCAGTACCTGGACATGACCCTGAAACCCGACCAGGTCGCAGCGGGCACCGACCAGCTGCTGTCCATCGAAGACGTGCTGCTGCCGGGCTACGAGAACATCGGCACCCCGGGCGTTCCGAACCAGTACGGTCCGTTCCACAAGCTGAAGGTCTACGAGGACAACCTCGAAGCAGTCCTGGCGATGGTCGGCGAAGCCGAAGCGCCGCAGGGCATCCTGCATCCGGACGTGCTGACCATCGACGAAGACAGCGAGTGGCTGCACCTGGTCAACATCTTCAGCGCGACCAACACCGATGGCGTTCCCTACGCGGCCTTCCAGCTGCTGGGCCCGGCCGACGGCGGCGTGCTGCTGAACGAGAACAGCACCCTGTACGCTGCCGGTGGTAGCGACGGCACCATGTCGGCGCCTGCCTTCGACACCGCCGTGCGTGAAGAGTTCAACAAGTGGGCCAGCCCGAGCTACCCGCTGCATGACCCCTTCCGCTACCCGGTCTCGGCCGTGTGGGACCCGGGCTACAGCCTGGAAACCAAGAAGGCCATGTTCAACGTGCTCAAGCGCCCGGACATCGGCCTGGTCGTTGCCACGCAGGACGTGGCCCTGCCGCAGAACACCGACAGCGCCGATGACTCGATGGCCGTCGCCCTGCGCGCCGTGGCCGCCGGTTACCCGGAGTCGGTCTTCTACGGCACCAAGGTTGCTCGCGTGATGATCCATGCCCAGTCGGGCGTGCTCATCAGCAACCCGTACAAGAAGCTGCTGCCGCTGTCCTATCAGCTGGCCGTGAAGACTTCGGACTACATGGGCGCTGCCACCGGCACCTGGAACGAGGCGCTGGCCTACGACCAGGAAGGCAACAAGCGCGTGACGCTGTTCCGCGACATCAACAACACCTGGCGCCCGGCCAACGCGCGCAAGCAGGACTGGGAGAACGGCCTGATCTGGGTGCAGTCCTTCGATCACATGTCGTACTTCTACCCCGCCGTGCAGACCGCCTACGACGACGACAGCTCCGTGCTGAACTCCTCGATCAACATGTGGGTGGCCATCGAAGGTGTGAAGGCCTGCCTGCGCAGCTGGCGCGCCATCACCGGCAACAGCAAGCTGACCGAGGACCAGGTTGTCAAGGAACTCAACGGCTTCCTGGAAGACGACATGCGCACCTCCCGCTTCGGCAACCGCTTCACGATCGTGCCGCAGTCCTTCTACACGAAGGCTGACTCGCAGCGTGGCTACAGCTACAGCTGCAAGTTGCACATCTACGCGCCGAACATGGTGACCGTGGGCCAGTACACCGTGGCCATGCACCGCAAGTCGGACCTGGAGACGAGCGCGGCTTAATGCCGCGCTCCATTCAGATCCCTCATCAACAGTTTCACTGAGGAGATAACGCCATGGCGCGTTTGAAAGACACCCTGCTGAGTCAGCAGGCGTATGGCCAGAAGGTCACTGCGCCGATGGTTGACCTGAACAAGGGCGGCCAGCATGGTGCGTCGGTGCACTTCGACAGCTACCTGTCGTCCACCGCGTACGTTCGCAAGAACCTGATCGCCGTCGTGCTCGAAGCCCCGCGTGGCTTCCGCCTGATGGACCAGCCGTCCAAGTGGATCGAAGCCCTCAAGGCTCTGGTCGAGGTGCAGCCGCTGACCATCGAAGGTCTGCAGGGCGGCCTGAACGTCGACACCGTCGAAACCAACTTCGGCGGCGGCGGCGAAGTGCAGGAAGATCCGTCGAACGTGACTCGTACGCGTTCGCAGGTCTCCTTCACCTGGAAGGACCGTTACGGCAAGCCGATCTCGCACTTCCTGCGCGAGTGGATCATCAACCTGATCATGGACCCGATCACCAAGGCCCCGGCCGTGGTGTCCCGTGGTTCGGCTGCTCCGACCGATCTGCTGCCGGACTTCTACGGCATGTCCGTGCTGTTCTTCGAGCCCGATCCGACCTGCACCAAGGTGCTGGAAGCCTGGCTCGGCACGAACATGTTCCCGAAGTCCACCGGCGACATCACCGGCCGTCGCGACATGTCGCAGGCTGGCGAAGGCTCCGAGCTGAACATCGAGTTCACCGGCATCTACCAGCACGGCTACGGCGTGCGTCAGCTGGCCCAGGCCATCTACGACCGCATGAACCTGACTGGTCTCGACCCGAACCGCCAGAAGGCATTCCTGGACGGCGTGGACGCGGACGTGGCGCCGTACAACTCCGGTTACGCCGGTGGCCTGGACAAGGTCGCAGGCGAGCTGGTCTGATCAATCCAAGGCCGCTACCCTTGGACCGTGGTGTGGGGCCCCTTCGGGGGCCCCACTCCTTTTATGCCGTCAACCCAAAAAAGAAAGGGCATACACCCCTCCTCCCGTAATGGGAGGAGGGGAATGTACTTATGCCGGTTCGGGTTCAGCGTCACGCTTTCGGACGGTTGCCGTGAGCGTGTACCACGTGACCGGATGGAACCAGCCGCGCAGCGGATGATCGGCAGGAATGACCACCGCCAACGGTTGATCCAGCGATTCCAGATCAGCGGAGATGGTGATGGCGGCCGTGTAGCCGAGTTCGTCAGACTGCTTGAAGGTGCCCACTTCCGGTTTGAGCGGAATGCCGTGCGAACCGACGTCGATGGCCAGCAGGTCGAGCGCAACCCGGTCCTCGATCGTCGGTGTGGTGGCGCGATCGCCGAGGAAGAACTGCACTCGGCCGAAGCCGGCGATGTCCGTACCGAGCGTCACCAGCTTGCGTTCACCCATCTGGATAACACGCAGGTCGAACTCGTTGTACAGATGCTCTTTGCACTGACGACCTTCGATCAGATCCAGCAGGCGTTCGGGCACCAGTACCGTCAGGCGTTCAGCAGAGCCATCAGCGGGTCGCCAGTGTGGAAGTCCTCCACTTTCGGCCGCTTCGGGGGAATTATCAATGCGGGTAATTCGTAGGTCGGCCATTCCGGGTCCTTGGTCACAGAGAGAAGATCGAGGGGATTGCTATCGTGCAAGAAGCGCATGAACTGGAAGACGTACTCCAGCATGGGCGTCCACGGGGAATTCTTCTGCGGATGTTCGTCGGGGAGATTGTTGCGCAGCATGCACGCATAATCATCCAGTTTCACCGAACCGCGGTGCTTACCTTCGTTGAGGAAGGTACGGAAGTCAGACACGCTGGCCTTTTCCACACGCGGGTTCATGTCCCACCACATCCACATCAGGTACGGGATTTCGGTGGTCCAGAACTTACGGAAGCGTCGTGCACCCAATGCCGACTGCAGCTCGCCCAACGCCATGCCCTTGGCTTGGGTATGGTCGTTGAAGCGCAGTCGCTTCATCAGATGCTCAGCGGCCGGACGCACCAAGGTGCAGTGGTACGGACGCAGTGCCACGTTGGTGAAAGTTCCCTGCGGGATCACTTTGGCGGCGAACTCAAAGAAATCCGACGACGTGAAGATGGCATAGCGCAACAGCATCTTGCGAATGCGATGCGGGAACAGATCACGATACATCGCCACTGCCTGTGCGATCAGCGGTTGCGAGATGTGCATGTCGAAACGTTCGGCCAGGGTCTTTTGGATGAACTCGTTATTGACGTAGAGCCCAGCCATAAAACCGATCAAGTACATCTCACTCTCTTGCAGTTCGTGGACTGCTTCCTTCATCTGCACAGACACAAAAAATTCCTTGTAAGGGATGGGGGCTGCAAAACGCAGCCCCCAATGGTTTAGATCACCGGCCCGGACGTGTCGTCCGAATCGGGTGCAGCTTCCAGCGGTCGCAGCAGCGAACCGGGTTCGGGGGTACCCAGCACGCTCTGTGCGCGCTGGATCATTTCGTCCATGCTGTAGGACACCGACTCCATCTCGGAGTTGACGCCGTAGACACTGGAGGACGGATGACCGTCCTTGACGCCCATCCACTGGAACAGGACGTACTCACCCGGGATCAGGAAGGAGATGCGCGGTGCCGGCTCGAGATCCTCGGGACTCTGGCCCTCGATCAGTTGCGGAGCCACGTAGGACGGGTCGGGGTAGGAGACCAGATGCTCCAGATCGACCAGTTCATCTTCCATCGTGTTGGTGAACTGGTTGTGCACGGTGGCGTACAGGTCCCAGTTACCATGGGTACCTTCCAGGAACACCCGGCCTTCCAGCTCGTTGATGATCACCACATGCACGCCGGTGACCTGGCTGATGTGCTGCATGAACGCACGCAGATCGGTGACACGGAAGGGCAGGGTGTTGGCAAGGCCTTGGATAGCGATGTTCATGTGTGGTCTTCAACCTTGACGTTGCGGAGTTGTTGTGCGATGAGTGACTCTTCGTCATCGCGCGTGCTGGCTTTCCAGCGGCCCTGATCGTCCACGCTATAGCGCGTGAACTGGACATCGGTGTCACTACATCCGATCAGGTAGAGGTGTGCGATTTCACCTTCACGGAGATGCTCCGCGAGGATTTCATCGACGCAGCACAGTTCCATCCCACGATCAAAGTGGGTGAACCACGTCCCATCACGCGTGGTCAGACGTACGGTATCGCGATGATCGTCGACCACGTGGATGAGGATGTTCGGATACAGCGACAGCGCCGCGCGGAACGCGGAGATGTCACGGACACGGAACTGCGAGGTGCGCGTCATGGTCGAGTAATCGGGCATGATGCGATCGTTGTTGATGTTGACAGCCATGGAAGGCTCTCCTGTTACTCGACCGAAGGGCTCAGAAGTTTCCTGAGGTTTTCAAGTTGTTTCTGGGTGGCGATCATGAGGTACTTACCCCTCACTTCAACACGGCGCACGTTACAGCCGCGAATGGACACGGCCAGCACGTCGCTGTAGCTGAGACCCGAACGCAGGGTTTGGACCACTGCGTCGAAGTTATCGCGACTGCAGTGGCCGACTTCGCCAGCTGCAGTGAGCACGGTACCCGAATTGGATACTTCCGTGTTCAGAAAGGCGATGTCGCCAATCTGGCGATCAAGGGTTCCGGGGATCGTGCTGTTCATAGCCCGCCATCTTGTTGAGTTTGTTGACCACCTTCCAGGCCGTGTCTTCGTTACCGTAGCTGCCCTTGCAGCTGCCGGTGGCCTGGTTGATGATGTCCGACTGCAGTCCGTTGGGACGGACCGTGTAACCGCCCTTGGCCGGACGGCGGAATGCTTCGGCCATCTGACGTGCATCGGCCGGGTCATCCTGCGAGGTGACGTAGCGGCCGTTGACGTAGATGTCCAGGCGCTCAACTTCACCGGTGGATTGATCGACGACTTCCTTGTAGCGGACGTCGTTCTTGGGGGGATTGATAGAACCTTTCTTCGGCATGATGTTGATCTCAGCGCATACGCGCAATGGCGGCCGTAGCGGCAGCGTTGTTCAGCTTGAGGTGTTTGGCTGCAATTGCCGCCGGGACGATCTCGCCCAGCGACAGCGTGTAGTCAAGTCCGTCGAACTTACGTTCATCACGGAGGTTGACATTGATCAGGTTGTTGTGGCGATACCACGTAACCTGCACGGGCGTGTCCGTGCCAGTCAGGTGGATATGCACCATAGCTGCTGCCGGTAACGAGGTAAACACGTCATCGACCTTCAGCTTGCTCAGCTCAGGCAGTTTCTTCAGGCAGCGTGCGATCTCCGCACGGACTGCTTCGTGGACTCGTTCGCTGAGCGTCTTTGCGGTGTTGGAGGCTTTGCTCATTGAAACTCACCGTAGTACGTAAAGGGGATGTCCAGCTTCTTGCACAGCATCTCAAAAAGCTCGACAAGGATCAGGCGGTGGCAGAAGCATCCGGGGTCGCAATAACACCCGATGGCTACCCAGCCGTCTTGGCGCAGGAACTCTTCCCACGCAGCCCGATGGTCGATCCAACTCTGACGCATCTTGGCCAAGTAAACGTCACGGTACTCCTGATCGGAGACAGTGCCGTTCTTGTGTCCCATGACGATGTCCCAGGTCGGAGCGAACAGCAGAGACTTCCCTTTGACGGTAGAGTCCACCACGGTGATGCCTGCTCGCTGAGCTTGGTAGCCGAGTTGCCTACCCAGCTTGATAGTAAACAGTTCCACTGTCCGCTCCTATTGGTTATTCGTCGTCGTCTTCGACCGGCAGTTCCGGTTCGGGGGCACCGTCATCATCTTCATCCTCGACAGAGAGAACGTCGACTTCTTCCACCAGCACCGGCTGACGGAAGCCGCCACCCATACCCAGCGTACGCGCCGAGTCCTGGAAGTCGGTGACCATGTCTTCGAAACTGCTGTGCATCGTCTCGCCGCTATTGTCGATAGCGACCAAGGAAACATCCGAGTGCGCGGCGTCATCGATATTGGTGGAGACGACGACGGCAATCTCGTTTTGCGGCAGGTGCGACGAAATCAGATCCGGAAGATCCACCTCGTCGGGCCAGTTACCGCTTTCGGCATACAGGCGAACCATCTGCCGACCCTCCACCGTCTCTTCAGACATGGAGATGTTGTCCACACCGGTCGGCAGTGAGTCGACCTGACGGATGAACTCGTCCAGATCTTCCACCGGGAACGGCAGGGTGTGCGATGCCCTCAAGGGGCCACGGCTGTGCGGCATGCGCAGAGTCCTTCGACTAAAATGATAAGGGGTCAGTAGCGGACTCCGCTCCCGAAGGAGCGGAGTCCGACAGGCCGGCGCTGGTGAATTACAGCAGGGAATCGGCCAGGCGCTTGCCGTAGTCGCCGACCTTCTTCAGGTCGCCGCGGCTGTTGGTCGAACCGAAGGAACGGTACTTGCCACGGATGGCGCCGTTGACCACGGTGGTTTCGCCGGTGGCCGGGTTGCGGTTGCTGGTCTCGCGGCTCAGCACGGCCGACACCTGGTCGCGGCCGTTGTTGACCACGATGGACACTTCCTTCAGCTCCGGGTGCTTGGCCAGGTGCGGCACGCCCAGTTCCACCAGGGTCAGGTGGGCGGCGCTGGTGAAGTGGCTGTTGTAGTCCTGCTGCTTCTTCTGCTCGGCAGCGGAGTTGCCGCCGGCGTCCAGCAGGGCGGTAGCCGCGTCCTTGTTGATGGTCAGCGAGCCGCTGGCATCGACAGTGGCGTGGCTCTTCATGACGTCGGCCAGCTTGCCGATTGCATCGTTGACGTCCAGGCTTTCGCGGGTGACGACTTCTTTCTTGCTCATGGGTGCGATTCTCGTGGTTCGTTGCGGAAATGTGTGCGGGCGTTACCGCATACCAGCAGGTAGCGGTTTATTTTTTCACCCAGATGTTGACGCGGTGTTTACAGCAGATCTGCCGCAGCTATTATCAATAGCCTTGACTCATGGATGATGTGTGTCCCAAGTTTTTTTGAATCTACTCTGCGGCCAGCACTTCGCTCAGCTTGTTGATAGCCATATCGACGTTGCTGATCGCCGTAGCGATGAACAGGGCATCATCGTCAGTGAGGGCGCCCTCCTGCGACTTGCGCCGATAGTGCTTGAGCGCATCTTCCTGATGGTTGAGCACCCGGGTTACCGAGACCAGCTTCTCGAGGTTTACTGCATCGGCAGGCGGCTTCATCCCGGCGTTGACGAGCGCACTATGCATGCGCACGCAGACCTTCATCATCTTGATCTTGTCGATCGTGGAATGGAACAGCAGCTGACACAGCTCGGCTTGCTGCTTTTCACCGAGAGCGGAAAATACTCCAGACATGTTTACCTCATCAGATCGCGGAAGGATTTCATTGCGGCGTTGGCCTTACTGGTCGAGCGATCCAGATCGTTCAAGTCGCTGGCACTGAACTGCTGATGGGCCGTGAGCATCTTCAGGTTACGTACCCACTCCAGCTCGGTGTTGACCTGCGCGATAAACACACGGGCCTTCCCACGTCGCAGTAACGGAACGCGACCGATGAACAGACACAGGTCCATCATGCCATGCATGGCTTCCAATGCGACGAGCGTGTTCTCAAACAACATCAGGTGGAGTTTGGTCTGCTCATCCTCGTTGAGCTTACCGAAACGCTCAGCGACCATTGCCCAGACCCCCGATGTTGATCATCTTGGAGTTGCGATGCTGGGTCATCAGCGTGATGTTGGTATCCAACTGTTCCATGCAGCGACGTACCGTGGCTGCCGACTCGCGGATGAAGAGCATCTGCTGCAGGCTCAGCACGGTTTTGCTATCCAGCAGCGGTCGCAGTACATCTGCCTGTGCACGCAGCACGTTGACGTTGGCATCGACCATCTCGGCAAACGGCTTGTGGTTGAAGCCGTCCTTGAGATGCTCGGCACGCTCGATCACTTTCTCAGCCGACTGGATCAGGGTGACGATGGCCTCGAAGTGGATCTTCTGCTCTTCAAGCGGGGTTCGTTGCTTTTCCATAAATCTCCGGATGACTGAAGTGGAAGTAACGCACGCGTTGTGAGAAAGGTTGGTGCGGCGCTACGACATACCCCAGTCGTTCATACAGCTTGCGGGCCAGCAAGTTATTGGGCTTGACATCCAGCCATGTGGGCTGGAGTAGGCGAATAACGAACTGGGCAATTCCGTTACCCCGGAACGCAGGGTTGACATAGAGCATGGCCAGATAGCGCTGCTCCATATCGAAACAGACAAACCCGGCCAGGCGCCCTTCGAAGATGATGGCGAAAGGAGCCCAGCGACCGAGCATGTTTGCCGGCACGCAGAGCACGTCGCGATCAACGTCGTCGCTCTCGAGCATCATTTCCTGAGCCAGGTATTGGTAGAGCGCGTCCGTCTGGAAATGTTGCAGCGTGATCATGCCGGCTTCTGATGCAGTTCAGGGAAGATATTCTCACTCAGCTCGGCCTGACGGAAGTTCATCAGGTCAAACTGTTCCTGCAGTCCAGCATGCGTGGTCACGCCCATGATGCGGTTTTCCACCCGGTCCATCCACTGATGTGCATCAAACAGCGCCTGCGTCTGCTCACCCGTCAGGCGATCCTTCAGGGTCTGAAGAGTCATGATCAGCGAGCCGCGAACGTACTGCAGTTCACGCATTACCCAGCCGCGCGCAAAGTCCACGCCCAGTACCGCGGGCGGGATCTTGCCGGTCTGATCTTCGTCGGGCATGCGCGGGGATTCGATCTCGCGCAACTGATACTGGAAGCCAGCCAGTTCGCCGTCGATCTCGTGACGGATGCGTCGCAGCTGCTTGTAGCTGTTGGACGTGCGCGCTCGAATCAACTGAGTGGCGATGAAGCGCACCAGATCGGCCAGAATGAAGAAATGGCGATGGAGTCGGGCGTCGTACTGATGGGTCAGGCTTATCGCCGACTGATAGATGGTATCCAGTTCTTTGACAAACTTGCCATGGTACTCTGCGATGTTGAGCACTTCGTTGACGTTGTAAATCTCCGGGCTGAACCCGACGATCTCGAAGTTGATCTGAGTAGCCTGTTCGACCGACCCACGGTACGTGTTGATCACCTGCAGGAAGTCCTTGTAGGCTTCGGCGAACATGGCCTTGTTTTGGATGGTGGCGATTTCCTTCATTTCGGTCTTGATGACCGTAATGAAATTCTGCGCTGCACTGATGGCCTGGATGTATTCCGGACTATCGTTAGCCGGATCGATCACGACCGTCTGCAGATGCAGTTCCAGCGGGGTGATGCAGTCACTGACCACCTCTCGCAACCACATGCGGAAGTTCATGATGGGATCTTCGTCATTGACCCCACCTGCGATCGGCGCCAAGGCCGGGACTTGCAGCAGCTTGATCTTTTCTTTGTCGGACATGTCGTTACCTTTTCAGCAGTGGGCATAACAGGCAGGGGGAACCTGCCTGTATGCGCTTGTATGACGTCAGGAGGCGTACCCGTTCAGGGCAGCGGGCAGAGTGGCCAGTTTGGTCTCGTAGACCGTACGGGCGCGCTTGAGAGCCATCTGGACGTCGTTGCCCTGGTCGTACAGGTGGCAGGCAACGAGGAAGTGTCCATGGGCAGTGACCAAGCCCAGCTTGCCGGTCAGTTCCGGCAGGTAGGTCTTGAGCAGTCGGCCGTAGTCACGCAGCTTGACATCCGGCTTGCCGGAGGTGCTCTGGATGAGGCGGTCGATACGGTCCAGCTGGCCGAGGTAGGTGGATGTGTGGGCATCTTTCTGGACACGGTCGCGGTACTTGATGTACAGCTCGACAATCTCGGTACGAGTCATGCTGCGTTCTTCTCCTGAGTCAATTGTGGGTACAGCATCGGGATTTCAGCTACGAACTGATCCAAGTTACGCAGGTTGCGCAACAAGATCGCTTGCAGCTGGGCGCCGGAGATGGAATCGAACTCTCCGGCAGGGATGGCAACATCAGGCGCAAAGCGCTGGATGTAGCTGACGATCGACTCATGGTTGAGATGGTCGATCAGGTACTTCTCATCGATACGACCCGGCCGCAGCATGGTCTCATCGATGTCGGCTATGGCATTGGTCGAGAAGATGATGATGCAACCATCCAGACCGGCCACGCCGTCAAAGCTGTTGAGGACACCGGACAGCGTCAGGGGGCTCATCAGGTCAGCCAGCGATTGGCCGATACCCTGATCGCTCTGCGGCGCAGGAGTGAGCTGTTCAGAGTCATACGGCGCGACAGGCGCATCAGCGACCGGGCGAGCCTTCTTGGACTTGGCGCCCTTGTGGATATTCTTGCGCGCACGCAGGGCCGAGGCCGAATCGAAGTCTTCCACCAGCAGGATCGAATCGCTGGGAATGGAAGAGACTGCCTTCTCCAGCGAAGTGTCCGTCATCAGGGCCAGATTGAACTGGTAGATGGAACGGTTCAGCAATCCAGCCAGCGCTCGGGCCAGACTGGTCTTACCCGTACCGGTCGGCCCATGGAACAGCAAGGACAGCTTGTAGGAGATGCCGCGTTCCTCATACCACTGCCGACTGCCTTCGAACTCACGGATGCGCTCGAGGATTTCATCGGCCAGTCCGTTGTTGAGCAGGACCGTGGACATGGGACGACGTGCAATGGCACCGTTGTGCTGCCAGCCTTCACTGCTGTAGGTGTGACGCATGATGCGTTCCGGATCGGGCTTGTAGCTGATCATGTCCACCAGTTCACGCAGCGGTGCATGTTTACGACCGAAGGTGGTGACGATGATGCTGCGCTTGATCTCGTTGATTGCACCCTCACGGATGGAGGTCACCTTGGCCCAGAACAACCGCCGGCCCACGAAGAAGAAGTGCGTGCCGTCACCGGGACCAACGTAGGTGCAGCTGCTGTACACCCGCATGCCGTTACGGCGCTGTTCGTTACGCCAGCCGCCATTCATCATCAGGCTGCGCGAGAAGCGCGCACTGGGCTGGGCAAACAGCCACGTGCAGAAGTTGTCGAAGGACTGCTGGTTGGTACCCACACTCTCGTTGTGGATTTCCAGATACGTGGTGCTCTGGTGCTTGATCCATCCAAACACCTTCGTGGGAATATCGCGCAGCGCCCAGCTCAGCACCGCCAGACCCCATGCCGAGACGGCGAAGCCTACTGCGGGGTGTTCTTTGGTGAACGCCATGAATTGTGCGGCAGTTGCTTCAAGGTGAGCAATCACGTCAGTGTCTCGTTAGAGGGTACATACGAGTAATATGTGGATGAAAAAATTACCAACGGCATAACAACTCCTGCTCCCGGTGAGGGGAGCAGGAGCTATGTCACCATGTGGCGGAGATGGGTCGACGCGACTCAGCCGAGAGGGAAAGCTGACGGCGAGTGGTGTATTCCTTCTCACTGATCTGGGTCAAATCCAGCGTGTTGCGACCAGCCACGCCATTGGCGGTGTCAAAGTCACGAACGCGCGCTACCCAGCAGCCCGGTGCGATGTGATGCTGCTTGTCCAGGAACAGACCATCGGGATGGGTGACCTTCACCCAGATCTCCACGGTGGTTTGCTTCTTACCACGCACATGGACCTGCACGGAGGATTCCAGATAGAACTCGCCAAAGACCACCGGCTTGAAATGCGAGGTGTCTTTGTCGGTGGTGACCAACCAGTGTTCATCCGAGTCCGGGCCACGGGGCACCAACTGCTCGCTGGGGAACAGGGCGACCTTGTAGGGAATGCCGTAGATCGTCCAGCCACCATTCCACTTGACGGTTTTATCGCCTGAGTAGTAGGACTGGTTCAGATCGTTACCGTATTCCCACAGGATGCTCGAGTAGCCGTACATGCAGGCCACCAGTGATGGGGCCACGCACACACGGGCCACGGAGCGATCCTCTTTGTGCGCCGCCCGGCGAGTGACATTGGGCGTGAACACCTTGATGTTGGCATCCTTGCTGATGTGCAGCAAATGCTCCTGACCCAGGATCGCCGGCGTTACGATACGCACCTTCTTACGCAGATCCGGTGCATGCAGAGAAAAGAAGTTCTCAAGGAGCGAAGTGTCAGGAGTGGTGTCCATGATGGGCTTTGTTGTAGGATGGAACAGACATACGATGGGCATAAAACCCCTCCCCGTGAAGGGAGGGGCGGTATGCCTTACCAACGTGCCGACGGCGGGCGAACCACCGGCTGACGATCGGGGATCATCAGACCTTCGCTGCTCATCTTCCAACCCAGCGCACAGGTCACTTCATCGACCATGCGGGTGTCAGATTCAAAGCCTGCAGCCATCTGCATTTGCATCTGCTGGCGACGGATCTCTTCCAGCATCGGCGGTACCACGTCGGTGGAGCCGAACGACTCCAGACCCGGCGCGAACCACTTCTTCGCTACCGAGATGCCCGGTTCGAGCACCCAGTCGAAGGTGATGATGGTTTTCAGATCCTTCAGCGTGCGACCGCCTTGGACGGTGTTCTCGGTGAACGAACGGATCGAGAACGCCACGTTCTGATCCTGGTTCTCCAGTGCACGCTGCAGCGCGGCCATGTGCGGACCGGCTGGGGTCAGTTCGGCCATGATGGCAATGACCGGACGGCCCTGCTTATCACGCACCGTACCGTGTTCGAGGTAGATCCGGCGGAAGTGGCAAGCCACGTTCTCTTCGGTCACCTGCATGCATCGGGCGATGTAATCGCGGGTGCTTTCACCCGGACGCATCTTGGGATGACCGCATTCGCCGTACAGGGCACCATCACGGATTCGGCGCTGGAATGCAGAATCCGCATCGAACAGATGTTTGGCCGGCTCGTAACGGTAAAAGTCACCAACGCTGTTCTCAACATTCAGACCACCAACCACCATGGTCCAATAATTATTCGCATCGGGCTTGAGGATACCGGTCTTGCCGGTACCCGCCAGCGCCGTGCTGGAATATGAAGCAATACGAGTGCCGTTCATTGTCCTTGCCTTTTAGCGACGCAACAGTTCTTCCATCTTCTCGGTCTCGGTCGAGGGATTCACCAGCGCTGCGTTCAGACCATCCTTCCAGTACGAACCCACCAACTTGGACGTGGTGTTGGTCGTACCGTGGGTGATACTGCGCAGTGCGATGTTGACCGAGGCGATACTCAGCTTGTCTTCTTCCGTCATTACAGCCTGACGGAAGAACTTGGTACGGTCATCGCGAACACGTTCAGTGGCCGCGGTGGCCATGGCCAAGATGGCGTGCTTGTCCGCCAGCCTGACGCCAGCGTGCTTGTCAGCCGACTCAAACAGTCGGGTGCGGTCATCGTAGTTGATGTACCAAGGCACATTGCCCTTGGATTGGAACTCATCAAAGATCGAGTAGACCAGCGTATCTGAGACCTTCAGATCGGTGGTGGCAATCACCACCGATCCGGGGTCAAAGACAAACTCCAAGTACGAGTCCTGATCGATCTTCACCGTGTTGACCGTGGAGGGGCAGATGCGCATCATCGCATTGATCTTGCTCACCGCGTAGTGAGTGTCGTCCACCACCATGGCGTAAATGCCCAGGATGTACGTCTCACTACCGATGAATGCAAGCTGCTTCTCTTCGTATCGCTTCGGGATATAGATCTTGACTTGTCGCAGAGCCATTACGCTCTTGTCAGGCATGACCTTGGTCGCTGCACGCACCTTCACAGGATCGCGAATCAGCTTCTTCGGGTCCATGGGCGATTACACCGAGACGCGATCGAACTGGGATGCGCCCCAGGCAACGATGTAGTTGGTGGTCGCAGTCAGCACGGCTTCACTGACGTCACCATCGGCCTTGGCCGAGGCATCGATCAGGCACAGCAGTTCTTCAGCCTGGGTGTGCGGGAACACGGCACGGCAGATCACGCGACGGACCATGCCGTAGCGATCTTCCATGTCCGGACCACGCAGGGCCTCGAGCTGTTCGGTCAGGCGCTGATGCAGCACTTCGCGCGAGGTGACCAGCTGGTCTTCGGGCAGTTCGGCGATCAGGCGGCCCACGGCGCGGGAGATGGCACCCTTCATGGTACCGAAGCGACCTTCCACTTCCTGGTTGACCAGCTGTTCCTTGGCACGGCCCCAGCTACGGGTGTAGGTGTCCTGCTTTTCCAGCAGTTCAGCCAGACCCGGCGCATTGCCGTCGCTGAGCGCGCCGAAGATGGCTTCGGGCGTGCCGCCCTTGCTCAGGTACTGCTGGTACAGCGGACCGTTGACGATGACGTCACCGCGACCGTCCACACCACGCGGGGCGCGGATGACCAGACGGCCAGAGGCCACATCGGCGTCGATCTGCTTGGGGATGTTGAACAGGATGCGACCCAGCTGCTGCTGCATGGTGAGCAGGTAGCTGTTGAGGTCTTCCAGCGGCATGTTCAGACCAGCCGGTGCGTTCTGCTGCAGGTTGCGCACGATGATCATTGCCAGCGCGGCATCGCCGTAGGTTTCCGGCTTGTGCTCGTTGGCCACCTGGGTCAGGATCGAGGCTTCACCGCCGAACAGGCGATCCCACAGGCTCTTGACGCCTTCAGCGCCGATGGACTCCACGTAGGAAGCCACGGCACCGTCGATACCGTCTTGACCGGTGAGCAGGTAGTCGGCGATGTTGGCCGGCATCGGGATGCGCAGGGTCAGCGGCAGCTGGTCGGCGAGGATCTCACCGTACTGGCCTGCCAGATCCTGCACGATGGCCGGATGGGCGAAGTTGCTGTAGTCGCGGCTGACGATGTTCAGCGGGTGCAGGCCGGTGGCCGCAGCGCTGTCCAGCGAGCCTTCCAGATCCTTGACCACGGTGTCCACCATCGGGGTGATGGTGTTGCGTGCCAGATTCTGGGTGAAGCTCACCGCCGTACGCAGGTTGTTCACGACCGTTTCCATCAGGATGTCGTGTTCCTGCGCGCCGTCGGCGTGGGGTTCGGCCGAAGAGGCCTGCAGGGCGGCGGCGTATTCGGTCATGGTCTGACCGGCCGGGTCCGGCAGGCTTTCCATTGCCACGCCCACATCGAGCATGTAACGGCTGGACATCACCAGCGCAGCCAGCGGGGTACCGGCCTTGGGAATGAGGGCAATGCCCTTATCGGCCAGCAGCGCAGCCAGCGGCGCAGCCGCGTTGATGGAGGTTTGGGTCAACATGGCTTCAGGCTCCGGTCACGAAGTGCTTGGACGCAGTGGCAGCGATCAGATCGCAGACCTGCGAGTTGGTGTCGGCGCCGGCCGGCAGTGCCGGCATGGTGTCGCCGGAAACGGCTTGGATGGTCTGGCGGGTCATTTCCACCAGATTGGCCAGGGCGACCAAGTTGGCCTGCGAGGCTTCCTTGTTGGCCGGAGTGTTTTGCTGAAGGCTCATTGGGGTTTCCCTTGGGCTGGAGGAATGGTTAACGAGCAAGCGCCCGTCACTCATATTTTTTTGCACATTTCGAAGCATCTCAATGCACAACGTGAGGCGCTGTCTATTCAGATGCCTCCGCATAAAAGGATTGGGGGCGCACGAATGCGCCCCCGCACCTAGGTTCACTTGTCACCGAAGTACGCGTCAGCCACCAGCTGCGAAGCGTGATACAAGAACGCGTTGGTCGTCAGCATCAGCTCAGCGCTGTTGACAATACGAGCCGAGATCGACTGGTAGCCGAACAGTCCGCCGATGGGCTGGCCATCTTCGGAGGTGTTCACACCGGTCATCACTCGGCCGAAGATCGTCTTCAGCTGATTGCAGTACACGCCCTTGTCGCCCACACCGGCCGGAACCTTTCCGGTGATGTAGACGCGAATGACTGCATGCTGATACGCCAACGGATTACCGTCAACGCGCATGCCTTCATTGGCGCTACCGCTGGTGTACTTCTCACTGAGGTCGCGTGCCAGACGACGTCGATCACGATCAGACTCGATAGCCAATTCCTGCAGGCTCGGAGACAGATCTTCGATGTCGCCATGGTAGAACACCTCGACCCCTTCCACCTTCCCCTTGAACTTAGCCTTGGGGTTGTTGGCAGCGATCTGGCGCAGCACGTCGATGGAGTCATCGCCAAAGAGGTTACTATCCGCCGAAACGGCGTCCTCGATGGTACATAGGATGCTCTCGGCATCGACCTCATCACCGACTCCGACCACGTGGTGGACAGCATCGGAGAACTTGACCACGATGTCGCGCGGCTTGGTGATTTCCGTCTCCAGCAGGTCTGCAGTTTCCTGCGAGATCACCGAGGAGTCTTCCAGCGTGTCAGCCGTGTCCATGATCGCCACGCGAACCATCACACCACCGTGCATCAGTACCTGACGCGGGTTGAGCGGGTCCGGAGCGAAGTAGCGCGAGTTGTAGGCAATGGCATCGCCTGCACGAACCTTGTCACCGACCTTGAGGGTGGTGGTCAGTTCATGCGGGAAGGTCGAGCCAGCAGCCGTGCCGAAGCGACGACCCAACTGGACCGCCTTGCGCGACCCATCGGCGTTTTCCACCACGATGGCATTCTTGTTGATCGCCACCACCTTACCGTCCTGCTTGGCCGTAGTGGCAAACAGGTCATCGGTACGATGAGCGATGATCTGGTCGTAACCGGTACGCAGCGGCATCGGGCCGTAGCCCTTGGCGAAGGTACCCGACGAATGCTGAATCGAGGCGAAGTTCACACGCTTGCCATCGTCACGATCGATGCAGGGCGAGAACAGCGAGGTGGTGGACATCAGGCTGGCCGGACCGTCGGTCTTGGGATCATACGGACGGGTGTTGCCGTACAGATCCACCAGGTTCGGGTTGGCCGTCATGAACGTGGTGATTGCCACGTCACTGGAGTCCTTGGTCGCCTCGGAGATCACACCCAGATCCGACTTGTGGAACTGTCGGGTACGTGCAACCATCGAACGACCCGAACGACCACCGGTACCGGAGAAGGTGATTTCTTCCTTCTCTTTCAGGTTGTGGATCGGATTGGACTCTTCCACCAGCTTGACGGCACCGTCTTGCTGGATCGCCTGCCACACCGCATACGGCGGCATTTCCAACTTGGAGTTACCCTGCTGACCCTTGGCACGGTGCTGGCGAATGGAGCGCACCATTTCAGCGTAGATGACACCGGCCACACGTTCGTAGCCGCGGCTACGCATGTAGTTCATGTCCGTCTCAGCCGGAGCCCAGTCGGTCAACAGCAGTTCACACGAGCGCACCAGCAGACCCACCAGCGTGGTGGGTTCACCCATCTGCTCCAGCAGCATCTTGGTAATGGGGTCGACGAACAGTTCGTTCATCAGATCCATTTCGCGCAAGTAGCGCAGGCCAATGTGATTGGCCTCCAAGATCGGCAGGTAGATGTCCTTCTTGTCAAACAGGTGAGCTGGGTAGTTACGCAGCGAGTTCTCAAAGGGCATGAACCCAGAGAGCACCATCGAGGCCAGCTTGTTGTCACGCGGGAACACCAGCGCCACATCTTCAAAGCGCAGTGCGAAGTCATCATCGCTCAGGCTCAGGCGTTCACCGGCCGGAATACGGCGCGGGGTCAGCTTCAGCAGGGCCATCAGCGGTTCCAGACCGATCAGGTAGGCCAACACGATACCGACGGGCAGATCCTTGTTACTGATCTTGACTTCGGTCATTTCCATCGGCTGCTTACCACGCAGTCCAGCCAGTCCTTCAAAGCGGCCCAGCTCGGTGATCAGATCACCGCTGACTTCGTAGAGCGTATCGGAGCGATCCACTACGATCAGGTTCTTCTCACGCACACCCATGACCGTCATCCCGCCCTTCTCGGCATCAGCCACACGTTCAGCACCAAAGTGCTCAGCACGAGCACGATAGTCGAACATGAAGTCGATGTCATTGAGACGGAACGAACGGAAACGCTGGGCCAGTACGGAGTAGATTCGCGGCGGCTCATCGTAGGTGTTGAACACATCACCCAGCACGATGTTGGTCACGCTCTGATCGTTTTCGTCCATGCCGCGCGCAGCGATCTGGTCGGTCAGCCACTGGGTGTAGTTGTGCACCTTCTTCTCCGACCGCTTCACATTGGTCTTGGAGTAGTAGCTGGTCAACGACACTTCCGAGGGCGAGATCTTGCGGATCGGCTTATCGGTACGCTGCTTGCGCATCAGGTAGCGCACGCCGTTGGACTTGAAGGTACCGTCCTCACGCACCTTGGGGATGCGCAGGTTCCAGGTGGAGGGCTTGCCACGCACCGGGGTGACCTGAATGGAGTGCACCTCGTAGTGACCCATCGCATCTTCGACGTCTTCCACGCTCCAGCCGGTAATGCAGACGCCGGCGTTCTGGACGTTCAGGCCCATGCGCACGATGTCCTTGGGCAGGAAGTCACGCACGTAACGCGGATCGAAATCCAGCAGCGAGGACTTGAGCATGGACTTGTCGAACACGGTCTTCTGGTCCGGCACGGTGATGGTGTCTTGGATGAGCGCGTCCTTGTAGTGGACCTGCGCACCCTTCTCCATCGTCTCCTGCTTACCGTAGGGATCGGGCAGCTTCTTGTACGCGCTGGACAGAGCCAGGAAGCGACGGTATTCCGGCGCAGAGACCTGTCCCTTGTTGGCCAGTGCATCGACCTTGTCCATCACCGCCTGTTCGAGCGTGCGCTCTTCCGGGCGATAGACGATCTGCTCTTCCACTTCCGAAGCCACCGGCACCTCACGTTCTTCGATCTCATGGACCGAATCGTCAGTGACGGCAGTGCGTTCATCCATCTCAGCCATCAACCGTTCCATCGCTTCCAGATCACGGGTGATCGCATCATCGATGGCTTGGATGTTGGCTTGGGTTTCTTCGATCGGGTGATCGGGCAACACGTCGATGTTCATACCCGGCTTGAGCGTGATCGTGCGAGCAGCCGAATTCTCGGTCTTCTCGATCTTGATCTTGACCGGTTCGGACTGCACGGTCTGGGTATTAGCCAGCGGCTTATCCGGATTACCGGTGGGCGTGGGAGCCGGAGCCACCACGGTACCTTCGCTCGGCGCAGTCATCTCCACATCGGTGGAGGTCGTGCGTGCTTCTTGCAGGAACATCAACAGGCGCAGGAAACGACGCTGCATCTGCTGCGGGTTGACCGAGGCATCAGGTGCATCATCGCCCTTACGCCACTGGTTGACCATGCCCAGGTTCATGACGAACCACTGGCCCGATTCGATCCAGACCAGATTGATCTTGTTCAGCTGTTCCTGCGAGAGCTGACCGATGAGCGAACCTTCACGGTGCGCACCGAACCACTTCCACATTTCCAGAATGAACAGCGCGCTGGGTTCGCTGAAGGCGGCCAGTGCAGCACGGGACAGGACGGTCTCTGCCTTGTTCAACTGCGTCAGCGTCGGCAGACGCGTGGGCAGATGGCAGACCATGAACTGGTGACGGTTGGACTTCTCAGCCACGGCAGCGGCGGTATGCCAGACAGTGGCCTGGATGTTCCACCACTTGTTGTAGCTGGCAAAGAAGGTCTGCGTGTAGCGATACAGATGCGGCAGCAGGCCGTAGTTCTCGATCAGCAGGCTGGCCGGATCGCGCAGGGCTGCATCGATGTTGGGCAGCTGACGGATACGGCGGTTGCGTTGGCGATAGTCACGGGTCATGTTCGACACCGGACGTGCGGTGGGACGCGGCGGGCCCTTGTCACCGGCCAGCTTGACGATGTGTTCCACCGACATCATGCGGGTTTCCCCGGCCAGAATCGGATCGTCCTGCGAGATGCCGTATTGGGATTCGTCTTCGGCCATGGCGTGCAGCACCGCATCGCGCGGCAGCTCCAGTCGATCCACCGGACGCAACGTCGGTGCCACCATCTGCACTGCACGACGCAAGCCGTTGTGGCGGTAATACTGCGGGTACAGGATCGTCCCCTCCATGGAGAGGGGATTGTCCGAGAAGTACACGCCGCACGCCTCCATCGACTCCATCAGCAACGTGGAGTTGGAAACAGGTTGCATGCTTTCACCTCTTATTTGTAGTGCTTTGCCGAGGCGCGCACGTAAGACAGACCGGCCCGGATGGCAGCCAGATTGCGGTTGAACAGCCCCGCAATCACCTTACGGCCATTGAGGTACTGGAAATGCTTCAGGTAGGCGATCACGATCAGATCCAGCGCTTCCAGATCTTCAGGCATCTTCACCTTGGGACTGGTCTTGCGCTCGTTCTCGATGGCCACATCGATCAGGTGACCGAGGATGGCATCGTAGGACGACACGCTCAACTTGGGATCGAACTTGGAGATGTCCTTGCCACTGGCGATGTCCAACAGCTTGGAGTTGAAGTTGATCAGATGCACCGTGGCATCGAGTACGGCTTCAGCGCTATGGCGCGGCAGCACGTTCATGCCCACCAGATTGACGTCCTTGCGCGGACGCGGCTTGACGGTGATGTCCAGACTGTCCTTTTGCAGACGGTCCAGCAACTCACCGGCATTGGCGTTGGTCGTGGAGAACTTCAGGTGCATCTTCTTGGCCGGTCGCGGCTGCGCCATGGCCAGACCACCGGGCCAGGTGAACTTGGTCGCCTTGGTGTCCAAGATGGCCGACAGGCGCGGTTCATCGGTCAGGATTTTGGCGACCTTGGCCAGCGTATCGCCCAAGGCCTTGAAGTCCATGTTCGAATCGCTCACGGTGATGGCCGCATGCACCTTGCTCATGGCATTGTTGGACTGAGCCACCACGTTGTTGACGATGGCTTCAGAAACCTGCAATGCCTGCTGGAGCACAGCCACGTAATCGTCGGGGATCTCCCCATCGATCTCCAGCTGATGGGCCAGCGACTTGTCGGTGAACGTGCCCGAACCTTCACCCTGCGTCTTGGACAGCATCTGCTCGGTCTGATGCAGATCGAACGTACCGCCACGATCGAGGGAGCGACGCATTTCCGTCACACCGGTCAGGAACGCCTTGCCCGAGGCCACAGCGGCCTTCTGGATCAGCGGCAGGGTAATGCGCGCCACGGTGTGGGTGAACTGCACGGCGTTGGCTGCAGCGCGTCCATAGCGGCCCTGGTCCGGTTCAATCGTACCGGGGTTGTACTCGACAGACAGTTGCGGATCACTGGCGAGCATGGCCTCCAATCGCTGGCCGACAGCCAGCGCTTCGAAACTACTCAGCCGACGTCCGTCACGGGTTGCCTGCAATTCGTCGATGATGTCATCGAAACGATTGCTCGGTTCCAGGGATTCATTCACGGGGTGCTCCAGACATTGCTTTGAGAACGAGATTGACGGTGTCAGTATCGATGGAGGCGCGAGCGCCGTCGATCGGGTCCATGTAGGCGGCGCGACTACCCAGGTGCGCACGCACTTCGGCTTCACCTTCATCGGTGTACAGCACATTCAGCGAGGCGGTGTCACCATCGAAGTCAGCGCCCAGGCCAGCCAGACGCGGGGCCGGGATGGACAGCGAGTCCATGTAGGCCAGCGGCGAGTAGGTGGGGAACTCCGGGGCGATGTAGGACTCACCCAGCGGCTGCCAGTCCGGACCCAACTCCTGACGGACCTCACCGACGACGGTGGTCTTCACGTACAGGGTGGTGGCGTAGCAGCTGCCCAGACCGGTGACCGGGTAACGGGTGATGTAGCCGCAGAAGGTGTTCCAGCGACGGTAGCCGGACAGGTAGATCAGTTCCATCAGGTTGATCGGACGCACGTGTTCACGCGAACGATCTTCCGGAAGCTGTTCGATGTCGTCAAACACCCGGAAGGTTTTATCCGGGCCGACATAAAGCAGTGCCGCGTAACGGCCTTCGATCATCACCGGCTTGTCGCGCAGACTGATCTCGCCGTAAGACGCTACGACCTTCTGCAACCCTTCCTCACTGTTCCAGCGGTCAAAGGACTGCGCAGAGACCTGCACGGTCTCCGGACGCAAGGTGACCGGATCGATCAGGCGGGCAGCGCCGTTACCCTGATTGAACACGTCCTTCATATAACCGTTGAGCAACAGGTAGTTTGTTACAGGCAGTACCGCACGGGAGAGCTGACGCAACCCGGCGATGGCGTCGGTAAAGCGCGGGGCATTGATCGAGCCCAGCTCAGCCACAGAGTGATCCATGGCAGTGATGACGTTTCGGGTACCGTCGAACACGCGGCGACTGGCCCACTTGTCCTGCAAGAAGCCCTTCTTGCCGGTGAGCATTTTCTCTACCGACTCGTACAGCTCGTTGAAGGCCATCTGCAGCATGTGGCGGGCGTTATCCACGGCCGAGGAGACGTTACGGTTGTCCGTGGCAGCCACCGTGTTGGCGATGGACAGAATGCGACGGTACAGCGCGTTGATGTCACCTTCCTTCATGTTGCCTGACTGATCCACTTCGATGTCGCGCAGACCGGCAGGCATGACCAGGATCTTGCTGGTCATTGCACGATCGCGGAACTTCTCGATCAGGGCGATACGCTGTTCGCGGATGTCCGAGCGGTTGCGCACGAACTTGATGTCGCGCCAGTGCTTGGCAAAGAAGGCATAACCGGTTTGACCGTCCATTTCATTGGAGGTCTCAAAATCACCCAGCTCCGCATTCCACACGGCGTAGACCTTACCGGCCATCAGATCGCGATACATCGAGCGCAGACTGACCAGTCGATCGTAGATCACCGGATGGAAGATGTCGACACGGATGTCGATGAACGAGAAGCGTCGATCGCGGGCTTCATCACCCACACGACCGAAGATGCTGACCGAGAACAGGCCATCATCGTGGAATTCGCCGCTGACGTTCTCGAAGTAATCCAGCGCAGTGACCGGACGCATCAGACGCAGTCGTTCGGGCGACGTATCCATGATCGTCACATTGAATGGAACCATCGAGGACTTCATGGGGGAACATCTCCTAATTTATGAAAGAGAGGCGATAGGTCTTCTATTGCCAGGAGTAACTAACTGTGGCCATCAAGAAAAATCCCATCGGGTCGCAAGACGACTCTCTGAATTTGGATTTTGACGACTTGGACTTCGGTGATCCCTTTGCAGAGGACACCAGTACCAAAAACGATAAGAAGCCGGTGTATCATCTCGCCAAGAAGTTTGGCGCAGGCTTCGGATCGGCTATGGTCCAACCGGACCAAGTCCGTCGAGTTGCATCCAACGCTCTGCCCACCGGTTACGGTACCGCGGTCAACACCGCGTACGAACTGAAGGATTTGGGGGCTAATCTATACCATACTGCGGCCCAAGAGCTGCGTCCGGCTATGCCGGTGTTTCGTCGCACCGCTGGCGCGCTCTCCCAGAGCGAAAGCAAGCTGTTGCCCAAGGCCCTGCAGCGTAAGCTGAAGGCATTTTCCGAGGGCGGCGATGAGAACCGGGCTCAGCATGCTGCTGATGCCGAGAGTGCGGAAGTCAACGGACAGCTGGATCAGATCTTCGGTGCAATGATCGAAGAGAATGCCCGCACCCGTGAAGAGGACCGCGTTGAGGGTGAAATCCGCAACAAGATCCAAGACAAGCGGTTGGTGGATCAGGCGCGCATCATGGATGCAGTGCGTCAGAACACCGATCGACTGGCGGCCTATCAGGATAACATCCTGGCTCGCTACCAGCGCAAGGATCTGGAACTGAAGCTGCGTACGTTTGCGCTGCAACGCAATACGTTGGCCCTGTTGACCGCCGGTGAACAGCGTCAGTCCGCGCAGTTGAATGTCATCATGAAGAACACGGCGTTGCCGGAGTATCGCAAGACCGATCTGCGTGAAGCAGCCGGTGCGAACTTCCGTGACCGCCTGCTGAGCAACTATCAGCAGAAGGCCGTGGACTATGTGACCAACTTCACCAAGAACTTTGCCAAGAACCTCACCGCGTCGGTGGGTAACATGGCCTCGCAGATTGCCGGCGGTATCGACATGGCCGATATGGGCCGTGAGTCGATTGCCTCGGCAGCGGAGATGGGTGGAGACAAGAAGGGCACCTACGCTGAGATGCTCGGCGGTCTGGTCGCTCCGATGGTCACCCGTTTTGTGGCCCGTCCCATTCAGCGCCATCTGGGTAAAAACCAGAAGGTGACCGATCTGGGTTCGCAGCTGCAGTACATGTTTGGCAACATCCCCGAACGTGCGGCTTCGTTCGTACAGTCGGCCGATGACAACACCTCCGTCGCCGGTGGTCTGTTGCGCTGGATCAAGGAAATGATGCCGCGTGCCGGTATCGATCCGGCACTGCAGCACTCCCCGCTGTACAACGCCAACGAAGCCACCCCGTTTGATAAGCAGGCCCGTCGCTCGCTGGTGGAAGTCATCCCCGGCTTCCTGTCGCGCATTCACCACGAGTTGGTCAAGACGCGTACGGGCGATGCCAATGCTGAGCGGACCGTGTACAACATGGACCGTGGTGAGTTCACCAGTTTTGGCACGGCTGCCGGCGATGCTCGCAAGCGCATCATGCATCCGCACCAGATGAACTACGGTCGTGAGCAGGTGGATAAATGGGTCACTGATCTGATCGGTGACCACAAGGTCTCGGACAAGACGCGCGATGAACTCAAGCGTCAGATCCTGATCGACACCATCTCCGGTCGACACTACGATCCCAAGCGTTACAGCGACACCGAAAGCGATACGGCTAACCTGTCCTACAGCTCGAAGATGGAGCTGGAGCAGGTACTGAACTCGAACTATACCCGCGATGACGGGACGTTCAATCAGCAGCGTCGTACTGCCCACGATGAAGCCTTCCGTCGACTGAAGGGTGCCATCCCCGATCCCAAGGCCGCCATGAGCGTCTACATGGAGACCGGCGGTCGTGAGTACCTGAAAGAGATGGGCATGATTGACCGTCAGGGTTACACCGACAACGTCAATTACGCTCACTTCCATGACCAGCTGTTCAATGCCCGTCCGGAAGATCTCTCCCCGGATATGGACCCCAGCCTGTTGCTGACCCCGGAAGAGCGCGAAGCTTTCCGTCGTAAGTCCACGCCGTATCTGGCACCGGGTGTTGCAGGAAAGGCGACCAGCCGTCTGCGCGCTCGTGCTCGTGTGGGCTACCGGGGTGCCAAGCGTCGTGCCAAGGACATCTACAACCGTGGATCGGACTTGTACAACGAGGCAGTGGAAGTCTACACCCAAGACGGTAAGGAAGCGCTGGTCGACTTTGCCAAGCTGAAGGCCGGTGAGTATTACGACAGTGCCTCGGGCAAGGTCATCACCAGTCTGGATCAGCTGCGCGGTAACCTGAAGGATCAGGCCGACCGTGTGATCCTCAATGCGAAGGATCTGGCGGAGGGCTATCTCAGCGATCACCCCAAGGTGCAAAAGCAGCTGGACAAGGCCAAGGAACGTGCCAAGTCGCTGGCTAAGAAAGCCGAGAAGGGTACCCGTCGTCATCGCGTGCGTGCTGAACGTGCTCGCCGTCAGGCAATGGCGGGGCTGACCAATCAGTACAACAAGTACAGCGACATCCTCACCAACGATGGTGAGCGCACGTTGCTGGAAGGGGTGCGGTTGGCCGCTGGTGATTACTACGACCAGGCATCGGGTAAGCTGATCGAGAAGTGGGATGACATCTCCGGTACGGTCATCGACAACAAGGGCAACATCATCGCTGCGGCCAAGGACATCGCTCGTGGTCTGAAGGATGAAGAAGGCAACACCCCGGCATGGGTTGGTAAGGTCCAGGCCAAGGCGCAACGCGAACTCAAGCGCGGTGCAGTCAAGGGGCGTCGTGCTGCCCGCGGTGCTCGCGATGCGCTCAACCAAAAGAAGGACGCATTCAAGGCCGAAGGTAAGCGTCTGTTCGATGTCTACGTCGGTAACGGGAAGCATCCCAAGATTGAAGCCGCTGCACTGGCAGCGGGCGAATACTTCGATCAGGCTTCCGGTGCTGTGCTCAAGAGCATCGATGACATCCGTGGTAGCGTGGTCGATGGCGAAGGTAACATCGTGCTGTCGGCTAAGGACTTTGCCAAGGACATGTACAACAGCGCCGGTGAGCAGTTGACTTCGCTCAAGACGCGTCTGCGTAACAGTTACGAGGAAGCCAAGACTGCGGCAACGCAGGCTGTGACGGCAGGTCGTGACCGTGTCAATGCGTGGCGTGAGGGCGGTGACAGCGCTGCCGGTGTTGAAGGTGGCATGCCCGGCTTTGACCTGACTCCGCTGATCGAACTGGGTCAGCAGCAGGTACAGCTGCAAACCGCAATCCTTGACGTGTTGGAGAATGGTGACTTCACCAGTGCTCCGGGCGAAGGTGGTGGCGGTGGTGGGTTGGGCAAGCGTCTGCGCGGTCTGGGTGGTCGTGCCATGGGCGGTATCGGCCGTGGTCTGTCCAGCATGGGTCGCGGTCTGGGTGGTCTGGCTCGCGCTTACGGGCGCTTTGCCGTCGGCATCTGGAAGTCGCCCATCACGCTGGCGCGCAAGCTCGGCTCGCTCGGCTCCATGGCCGGTGACTACCTCGGTGACATCCGTAACAAGCAGGGTCGTGTCATCATGACCCGTGCCAAGATGAATGCGGGCAACTACTGGGATCAGCTGACCAACAAGCAGGTCCGTAAGTGGCGTGACATTACCGGCCCGGTGGAAGATCGTTCCGCAGATCCTGCGGTGATCGTCCTCACGGCTGAGGAATATCAGGAAGGCATGTACGACACCCAAGGGCGCAAGCTGTTCCGCGCCACCGGTGACGTGTTCGGTCGACTGCTCAAGGCAGGCGGCGGTATCCTCGGCGGCTATGCGTCGCTGGTGGCTGCACCCTTCCGTGCTATCTCCTGGGTCAACCGCAAGATTCGTGAAGCCAATGCTCCGCAGGACATCTACGTCCCCGGCGATCCCAACCCGCGCATCACCGTAACGGAAATGCGTAACGGTCTGGTCTTTGCAGATGATCGCAAGACCAAGATCAAGCGTTGGGAGCAAATCCGTGGCCAGACCTTCAAGATGGTTGAGGGTACGCTGCGTGAGGCGCTGTCGCTGGAAGAGTTCAAGGCCGGTCTGGTGGACTACCGCGGCAAGAAGCTCAAGCGTGGTAACGGTCTGATCAATGCTGTCGGCTCAATCGGTCGTGGTCTGGCAAATGCTGCCGGTTCCATTGCCAGCGGGTATGGTTCGCTGATCGGCGGTGCCTTCAAGCTCGGCGGTAATGCGCTGGGTGCGTTGGGCCGTGGTATCGGTCGCATGTTCGGTCTGCGCAGCGGTGGCAACATGACTGCTGATCAGGCCACGGTGGGTCTGCTGGTGGAAATCCGCGACCTGCTGAAGGAACGCCTGCCCAAGCCGAAGAAAATCCGTGCCGGTTCCTACGAGGAACGTCTGGCTACCTTCCGGGGCCGTAAGGCTGAGGAAGAAGCCGAGGAGCAGGCAGCGGAGAAGGAGAAGAACGGCTTCCTCAGTAAGTTCCTGTCCAAGATCACCGGCGGTTTGTTTGGCGGCGGTGGCGATGATGAGGACGATGAGGATGGCGAGGGCGGTGGTGGTGGCAACACCATCTTCATGGGCGGTGGTGGCGACGGTGGTGGTCGGGGTAAGGACGGTAAGGGCGCTGCCCACCGTGATGCCCGTGGTCGCAAGCGTGGCGGTATGCGCCGCAACATGAATGCCCGTCGTAACAAGTGGAGCCGTAGGTTCGGTCGCTCCAAGGTCGGTCGTATGGCTGGCGCTGCTACTGGCGCAATCGGTAGCCGTCTGCCCAACTGGCTCAAGCGTAACAAGGGTAAGGCTGCTGCCGGCGTTGCCGGTGCCGCCAAGAAGCCCGGACTGTTGCGTCGTGCCGGTGGACGTCTGGCTCGGTTCAAGCCGCGCAGTGCTTCCATTGGCGGTATCGCCAGTGGTCTGGCGATGGGCTTTGGTGCCGATTACGCAATCGACAAGGTGACTGGTGGTCCGAACTCTGCGGGGTCCAAGGCGATCAACACCGGCATCGATGCGGTCAGCTACGGTTTGATGGCTAACAGCCTGCTCGGTGGCGGCACGGCCGCTGCTGGTGGTACCGCGCTGGCTGGCGGTGCTGCAGGTGCCGGTACGGCTGCCGCGGGTACTGCCGCTGCAGGTGCAGGTGGCATGGGTGTGATGGGTACGCTGGGTACGGGTGCTCTGGCCGTGCTGGGTTCGCCTGTGGCTATCGGTGCGGCAATCGTCGGTGCGGTGGCGTATGTGGGCTACAAGGTCTACAAGAAGTACAACTACGGCACCTACACGCCGCTGCGTGCTTTCCGTATGGCTCAGTACGGTTACGGCTATCAGGACAGCGATCAGGGTAAGATGATCTCTGAACTGGAGCAGATGTGCGAACCGGCAGTCAAGCAGATGGGCAATGGTCTGGACATCGCCGCTGGCGGTGAACTGACCATGGAAGCGGTGTACAAGTTGTTCGACTTGGATGATGGTTGGTTCACCAGTAACAAGGATGAACGGGCCATGTTCGACGTCTGGTTCAACAACCGCTTCAAGCCGGTGTTCCTGGCTTGGTTGACCAACGTACGCGCCATCAAGGCGCAGATGAAGCTGGGCGATGCTGACAGCGAGCTGTCGCAGGACCAGAAGGCTTCGTTGCTCAAAGCCGTAAACAACATCAACCCGCAAACGTACAACATCAAAGCAGGCGCCTTCGACGGTAAGCCGGTAGAGATGAATGTCGGTGGCGTGGGCGATGCGTACAAGCTCGCCATTGACACGGTGGAAAAGGAACGTTCCCTGTGGGGCAAGTTCAAGGGTAAGGCTGAGCGTCTCGGTAACAGCAGCTCGGCGGGTGTGTTTGGTATCTTCGGTGCGGACTGGGCCACTGACTGGATTGATCGTCAGAAGAAGGCTTCGCAGTTGAAGGACATCAATGCCCGTCAGGCCGAAGCGTTGGGTAAGACCAGCGCCGAGTACGAAAAGGCCAAGGCCGACGCTGCCAAGATCATTGGCACTGCCGGTGCTGCATCCACTGCCATGTTGGGCAACACGCAAGCAGGGCAGCGGGCCGGTGAGAAGTTTGCCGGTGTGGGTGGCGCTAAGCCGTCCGGAGGCGGTGGTTGGTGGAGTAACACCGCTGCCAAGCTCGGCTTCGGAGGTGGCGCTGCCGCGGCAGGTGGTGGCGGTGGTGGTGGGGCACCGGTACCGGAAGGTCCGCCTCCGCCGGCGCTGAAGGGCAGTGCGAAGGAACTGCAAGAGATGTTGATGAAGGAGGCCATCAAGGCCGGTATCACTGACAAAACCGAACTGGCCATGTTCTTGGCTCAGTGCGCGCATGAGTCGGGGAACTTCCGCACCATCTCTGAAGGTTACAACTACAGCCCGGCCCGTGCTGCACAGATCTTCAAGAAGTATTTCCGCAGTCCTGCGGAAGCCGAAGCCGCAATGGCTGCTGGCGGTAAGCGTGCGATCTTGGATCGTGCTTATCAGGGACGTATGGGCAACAACCAGCCCGGTGACGGTTTCAAGTTCCGCGGTCGTGGTTTCATCCAGTTGACCGGACGAGACAACTACGCCAAGTTCGCCAAGGCCTCTGGCATTGACGTGCTGAGCAACCCGGACCTGCTGGTCTCCGATCCTAAGGTCGGTGCTCAGGCCTCGATCCACTGGTGGTTGAGCCGTGGCGCTGGTATCCGCAAGATGGCCGCTGGTGGTGACGTCAATGGCGTTACCAAGCTGGTCAACGGTGGTACCAACGGTCTGGCCGATCGTGCGTCGCACTTCAAGAAGTTCATGCAGGAGATGACTGGTAACACCGAGCTGAACAACGTTCGTGCCAATGCGACGACCGCTTCGGAGAACTCCCCGAAGACCTCGCTGGGTAAGAGCGAACCGGCCTACCAGTTCTCGCAGGGCGTCACCAACGGTAGCATGACCGGTGGCGTAGGTAGTGCCTATCAGCAATCGGCCACCAGTGCGCCGAGTGCTCCCACTGAAGCCAGTAATCCGGCTGCAGTGGGTCGGGTCAACTACCAGATGCCGGCCGCTCGCCCGGATGCTCCGACTCCGACTCTGAACACGTCTGTCATGCCGGCTCCGGCCGTGCAGAGCACGCGTGTGGATGAGGCCAATCGGACCGACAGTGATCTGGCCAAGCGTATCCAGCAGCAGCAGGAAGCCAATGCTGTGAACGACACCCGCTCGCAAGCCACCGTGCGTGCCGAGCAGCAGGAAACCCGTCGCATGACGGACATCATGTCCAAGCAGTTGGATGTGATGACCTCCATCGACAACAAGGTGGGACAGCTGGTTGGGTTCCTTTCCGGTCAGACCGGTACCCAGGTCGCTCGCGCGGCCGCTGCCAATGCTGATAGCAACACGCCCACCAGTGCTCCGGCCATCACCGCGCAAGGTAAGATCGATCGCAGTCAGATCGTTCAGCGCGAGAAAGCCGTAGCACCGGCCACTGCTGCCGATACGCCGGTGTCGATGCGTCGCAATCGTAACGCCATTGGTTGAGTTTGAAACGGGGCCCTGTAATGGGGCCCCGTTTTCTTTTCTTGGAGAATGACATGGTAGATACTGCCACCTGGACGAGTCAGAGTGATGAGCCGATGCCGCAGGCTCTGACGGAACGTCCGATGGACAACGATTGGATTCGCCAGTCGTTCTTGTTGTCGAGTGATGCCATCACCACCACGGACATGGTCCGCCGGATGATGACAACTGCTGCATTCAAGTTTACCGACACCACGTTGGGCGGTAACTTTGCGATCAATGCCCCACCTCAGTTCACCCGCTATGCCGACATCAAAACCGGCGGTGGTTCTGTGGGCACAGCGGCGTCGCGAAAGCTCAATTGGGGTGACACGCTGACCGATCCGGTCGCGGTGTATCACGGCATTGCCGACAGCTGGCGCGACATGCGTCAGAAGTCAGCGCAAAGCATGGGTATGGGTCGCTATTACAGTGAATCCATCGACGACAACTCGCAGCTGGTGCACATGCGATTTGGCGTACCCGAATTCAACAGCCTGTGGACCTTCTTCGGTGGCATGTACGATCCGGACTCCTCGCAGTTGGCGCGTACCGGTCGTGCGAGTCTGGACTTCCTGTCTGCGCCGATCCAGTCTGCGGCAGGCGCGGCAGGTGCTGCAGTCGGTACACTGCTGGCTGCACCGTTCTACCCGATTGTCTTGGGTGGTCGTATTTTGCGCACGTTGGCCGGTTGGCCTACGACCAAGTATTACTACCTCAAAGCCACCATGGCCCTGTACTGGGATGCGGTGACGGCGATCTGTAACGGTCTGGCCAACAACATGGGCTTGAGCCCGTATGCACCTTCGGACAGTCGTACCACCAACTACACCGACCAGGACGTGTTCTCCGAGAAGTATCGTTCGGCCTTTGCCGAGATGCTGCCGGACCTGTTCCAGAAGGACGGGTTGATCAACATCCGTAACGTGACCTCGCGTGCTCAGCGTTTGGCTAACCTGTACAACCAAAAGCTGCGTGATGCGCAGAACTTCCGTACGCTGGATCTGATCACTCCCGGCAAGCTGCGATCGAACCTGCGAGACTACATCCAGACGGTGTGGACGGGTAGCGAGAAGGTCCCCAAGGACCGCTCGATGACCGAATACCTGCAGTCCTACTTCGAAGCCAGCCAGAACAAGAAGGTGGAAGGCGGCAATGGTAATAACGGTGCTGCGGTGGGCGACATGTCCCAGTACAGCATGCCCGATGCCAATGCCAATGAAGGTGCACTGACGGCCGGTGAGACCGCAGGTAAGTTCTGGAACTATCTGGAAGGTGATCGTCGCGACGGTTCGGACTTTGTGACCTTCCGTGTAGACAATCCCGGTCAGGCCAGTGAGTCGTTCTCCAACTCCACCCGTGAGTCGGATATTGCCTCTACGATGAACTCCACCAGTTCTTCGATGAAGTCCAAACGCTTCTCGATGGCTGAAGGTAACATCGACGGCGCCGGTCTGTTGCAGTCGGCTACCGGCGCGTTGCAGTCCTTTGCCGAAAACGCATTGGCCAAGATCCAGATGGGTGGCGTCATGGCCCTGACGGGTCTGGCGTTTGTGGATATTCCCAAGGTCTGGGATTCGTCCACGGCGCAGTTGCCACGTGCGGACTTCAACATCCAGCTGCGTGCATGGTCGGGCGATAAACTCTCCCGCTTCCTGTACGAGCTGGTGCCCACTGCCATGCTGATGGCTGGCACGCTGCCCCTGTCCACTGGTGCACGTACCTACACCTCACCGTTCCTGTGCGAGTGCTACTCCCAGGGCCGTTGCGCCATCCGTCTGGGTATGATCGAATCGCTGACCATCCAGCGTGGTACGGCCAACGTAGGTTGGACCGAAGAACACGAGCAGATGGGTATCGATCTGCACTTCACTGTCGTGGATCTGTCCACGGTCATGCACATGCCGATCTCTGCAGGCTTCAAGCTGTGGGAGAAGGGCTGGTTGATGGCCGCCGATGCTGCCGGCTCTGCCGGTGATGCGGTACTGGGCACGGGCGGTGAAGGTGGTGAAGACGGTACGCTGCAAGGCGCTGCCAACGATGTGGCTTCGGCCACCACACCTTCGACCTACAGCGATGACAACGCCTACACGGACTACTTGGCCGTGATGGGTTCGCTGTCGCTGCAGCAGATGGTGTACGGCACCCGCAAGATCGCACTGGCTCACTCGCTGGCCAAGCAGAACTACAAGACCTGGAACTCGGCTTCGCGCTGGTCCTCGGTCTTCATGGATACGCTGCCTGGCCGAATGATCCGTGCGGCGTCGATGGGTACCGATCGCGACAACACGCGGTAAAGAAAAGAACGGCATAGACCCCTCCAGTCCATTGCGGACTGGAGGGGCTTATGTCAGGTCAGATCAAACACGGCAGAGGGATAGAACTCACGTGCCTTTCCGGCGCAGGACGTCACCGGATAGTACGAGGCCAGCGACATGCCAATCACGCGGTCCGTATCACGACTGAGCAACTGCTTTGCATGACCGCTGATGTTGGTGTAGACGGTGAAGTCAGTCACCCACACCCCGTTGCGCTGGAACTTACCCCAGTTCGGGTCCAGTGCATTGAGCACGGCCATCAGCTCGTTGTACATGAGCGTCAGGTTGGCTTCACTGGGATCTTTGTCGAACTGGTAGGAGGCCAGAATCTGACGGATCGATTCAGGGAACTTAGCCAGCACCGCCGGCGCGCCCAGTTTGTCGATCATCAGCTTGACAGTGGGGATGTTGCCGTTGATGACGGCCGTATCGATCGTGGCGCCCAGCGCGTACAGCGCTGAAGGATCGTTGGTGTTGGCCTTACGCACCACAATGTCGATCGCTTCGGGTACACCCAGATTGATCGCTTCGCGGTAGATCGAAGACAGCATCGATGCCTTGGCACCCATGTCCAAGAATTCAACCAAGCTGTTATCGTTGACGACCGAACCGACCAGATCAAACAACGTGGAGGCGCTACGAATGTCATCGGTAGCCACTGCACGGGCCACGCCATCGATCACCACGTTGGCCTTGTTCAACAGCCCCGCAGGAATACCGGTGGCTTCACCAATGCCCTGCTTGAAACTGGTGGACAGCTTGTTGATGATGCCGGTCTTGCCGCCAGCGACTTGGATCAGACGATCCTTCAGTGCCCCCGTATCCAAACTGAGGTTACCGGACACGCCCTTCTTCAAGACACCGGCCACGGTCTTGGCGATTGCGCCCTTACCGCCCAGCGCATCGAAGATACCGGTAGCTTGGTCACTGACCTTACCGGCAAAGGAGGTGAAGATCGCCTTGGGATTGTAATCGTAGGCATCGACGGTGAGCAGCTTGTCGTTGGGACCGGTGGTGACCAGGGAGGGTGCAAGCTTGGCATTGATCTGCGCCTCACCCTGCAACATCGCCGCCACGTTGTTGCCCATCATCCCTTCCATCTTGGAACGGAACAGGTCAGCAGTGTTGGCGTTGGCTGCTTTGCTCAGCGAATCGGTGGCAAAGCTGATGGCCTTACTGGCACCGGTCTTCAAACCGCCTAGATCGGCCAGGGCGCCCATCTTACCGGTCAACCCTGAGGTGAGTGCGTCGACACCGCCAAGGCCGGTGAGGGCCGTGGTAGCCGCGCTGGCGGACTTGGACGTAGACGACAGCTTATCGCTCAGCTTCTGCTTGAGGCGGTTGGTGACGTTACCGCTGACTTCAGTGGCCGCTGCCGTCAGCTTCTTCTTGGTCAAGGACACCGCAGCGCCTTGGACCTTTTTCAATGCATCAGATGAAGTGACCATAGGAATCTCGTAAGGGAAGCTCTCATAACCTAGGTCAGGGGGTCGACGGCACAAAAAAAAAGATGGGAGCCAAAGCCCCCATCTCTTATTGACCGCCGAAGCGACTGCGCTGCACCAACTCTTCCGCCAGAGTGAGAACTGGCTCGCGCAACTCCTCCAATAGCGTGACGATCCAGTCCATCTGGTGAGTGTGAGCGTAATCGCGCGCATCTTCCATGTAGGCTTGACCGTTGCTCTGCAAGAGGAAACGAATCCACGTCCAGGCTTGCAATTGCCACAGATGTTTACCTGACTGATCCACCACGGTCTGCTTGGCCTCAGGATTGCGCTTACTGGCAAAGGCGTAGTAGTGGGTGAACGGCAGATAGCTTGCGGCCATGTCGACCATGGCCTGCGGAGTTGCCAGCGTCTTGCAGAGGAACCCCTCCAAGATCAGTTGCTTGAACTCCAATGTATCGATGTTGACACGGGGCAGTCTGGAACCCACGCTCTTGGCGCTGATCCCCCAACGCGGACGCAGTTCATCGTGTATCCGACCGGTGGCGATCCAGTACCAGTATGCTTCCATACTGGCGAACCTACCGTAGATCGGATGGGTGAAGGGCGAGTGGTCGAAGTTGGACATCCAACGCCCCAGCACGGTCCGCCCGACGCTGTAGATGTTGATGTGACTGACGCCATCATCCTCCGGACAGATGAGTGTGGCCACGATGTTGTCAGTCATCGTTGTCATCCTCATCGTCATTGGAGTTCATGTCCACCGCAGCCAGGTTGATCGTCTTTTCAACACGATCCACTCGACCGGCGGGGCCAGGCCATTTCACCTCGATGATGATCTTGGCATACTCCACACCCAAAAACACGATGCCCCGCTCAAACTGCTTGAAGGTCATCTTGTCACGCAGCAAGGCCTTGCGCAGGTTACCCCGCATCGAAGGTTTACTCTCGCTACGCGACATCAACATCTGGCGAGGATCATGCATCAGTCGATCCATCTTGATCCGCCAAGTCTGGACACCGATGTTACCCTGCATCAGCAAACCCCGCCACAGTTCAGTCAGCGTGTCACGGGATTTGCTCTTTCCCCAGTCACTTTCTCTGAGGATGTCTTCGTCTTTGTTTCTCTGCATGTGTACTCCGCACCTTAGGCCCGAATCGCAACATCGCTCAGTCGGGCCAGTAGTTCCAAGACGACCAAGCCGTCACGTCGCATGGCTTGGTATTTGAGGACGTAATGCTCGCGGCGGTAATCCGCATCCATCCGCGTGAGCAACATTTCGTTGTCGACCATGACCTTGTAGATGTCTTCAAAGGCCTGGCCAGGGTCGATACTGAAATTGTCCTCGGTGGACAGGAAGTAGTCCAGGGTGAACTCGCGATCCGTGCGAATCTTGATGTCTTCCAGCACCAGTCCTCGATCACTCATCATCGCGTTATAAGCCCGGAGCAATGCACCGTGCAGATCATCGAGGCGAGGGAAGGTTCCGTTATACGGCGTGAGTTCGGCCGTACGCGGATTGTAGCGCTGGAAGGTGATTTCGTTTTGCCACTCGGTTAGCACCGTCAACAGCGTTTCAGGTGTACTCTGATCGACTGCTTCAAGCTCTTCAATGAACTGCCGTCCACGTGATTTTTGTTGACTCTGCTGGACGCCATTGAAGATGGATCGGAAAGGTTGGGTAATGCGGGACAAGATGGACATGATGTACCTTTATTGCTTACCTTTCTATGATATGTGATTGTACATTTTTTCAATGGTGCCTTATGACTGACGCTATGAAACACCTGCTCAACGTCCAAGTAGACGTGGCCGACGACGATAGCGTCGTCGATTTCACCCAAGACGTGCGTCGCTCTATCATCAAACAGATGACCGAGCACGGTACCACGATCCCCACAGACGTCAAAGACGGCTACTTGCTGCTGACCACATTGGACCACATGTCCAAGACGGCCATGGCCAAGAAGAAGCTGGGCGTGATCGAGAAGGTTGGTAACGAAGACCGCAAGGCGGCGCTCATCATTGCCGGCATTCAGGCGCAGACCCGTGGCGTGTCGCCCTTTGAGGTTCGTCCCGAAGACGGTCAGCCCAAGCCGGCGGCGCGTGACATCCCCTCGTTGGAACACGATCCGGCTGTCAACCCCTTCCCGGAAACGGCCAAGGAGCAGGGACTGGCGATGGAGCGCTACGACAACTTCCATGCACGCATGGCTCCCATCATCGAAGCCAATAAGATGGCCGAACGTGAGGCGGTGGAACGCAGCCTGGGCAACGAGGAAGTGCGCTTTGCACCCGACCTGGGCGATGGCGAAGGCGAGGAACTGTAGGAAGTAACTTTCTACTGTATAGAATCGGTATAAAGAGCAAAAATATACAGCCCCTGCCCTTTGACGGGGCAGGGGCTGTATGCTCACTTCTTTTCCTCGGCCTGTTTGGCCAGTTCAGCACGGCGGGCATCTTCTTCCTGCGAGGCCGGATGGCCCCCGTCAGGACGACGCTTTTCGTAGAACATCTTCATCCATTCCTCCGCACGCTCCGGGCGAACCGGGCAGAAGAAGAAGGTCGGAAGCATGTCCAAGGCCAGCTTCTCAGCAAAGCCCATCTCCACCAACACCACCGGGTTCACATCGCCCCGCAGGCCATGGGCCTTCAGATCATCCGGGGACATGGGTTTGTCCAAGAAGATCGTCGGAGCGTAGAAGGTGGTGGACGGTGCGATCACCGTGGACATGGCCTTGGTGTGCAGACGCGCCCAGTAGGCAAAGTCGTACATGAACAGCCCTGCGTACTTGTGACGTGCATCGCTCATCGTCACCAACTGCGGCGGACGATTGATGATGGTCACCAGCGTTTCCACACCCGTGAAGTTCATGACCGCATTGATGTAGGCTGTGCGCTGGGCATCATCGAGCTTGTACGGCCAGATGTTCAGTTCCACCACCGGCTTGCCGGCGCCCGGCGTCGTGCTGTTTTGCACCTCCAGATGGGAGATGATCTCATTCAGACGCATGGCATTGGGCGTAACGATGGCACCGCGCAGCACGTTGATGTCGCGACGATCGTAAGCACGGCGGAAGTCTTCCTTACTGATACCGTGTTCGAGCCACTCATCCATCTCACGCAGGTAGTACGCATCGTCAGCCACCAGCCTGGCAGCTGCTTCCGGCCAGTGCTGCAAGATGGTGGTCAGTCGCGTATCGAGCAGCGCATCCAGATCCACGTAGATGTACAGCAGCTCGGACTGAATCATGCGGGCTTCTCCGACTCAGTGGGTCGCTGCATGGCCAACACTTCAGCCTGACGCGGATCAGCCACACGGCCCAGCGCTGCTGTACCATCGGACAGTGCAGCCAGTTGCAGGGCCAGCAGCCACGGGTTCTGCTGCAGCAGCCTGCGCACCGAGTCGATGTCGCTCAGGCGCGCAGCCAGCGCTTGGTCGTAGATCGGCGTGGGCGGCTTGGCCAGGACCGTGGACATCAGCTCGATGGCCGTATCCAGTACGTTCCAGCCATGCAGGTAGAAGCTCACGTTCTGGGTCAGGCGCAGGACGTATTCCAACAGGACCGCATTGGTCTTGATGTTGTCATCCCACACCGACTTGGCCGTCTCCTCGTTACTGATGTACAGCCAGCGCACGGTGGAGAGCAGATTGCCGATCATGCGCAGCTCATCAGGATGCACCTCGCGGGTGAAGCGATGGCCAGCGCAGTTGGCGGTCTGGTAGGCGACCATATCCAGAATGAGGCTGGGGACATCCACGCCATTTTCCAGCGGACGTTCGAAAGCCGCCGCCGGCGGGGCAGCGCCTGCCTTGGGTTCTTTCTGAATACCGCTACCACGGGAAGGTTGCAGCGTGGGATTGCGGGGCGCGGAGTCACTCATAGCTTCGTATCCAGGTGCATGGTCTTGAGGAGGATTTCCAGCGACTCGTTGGCCTTGACGCGGGTCGGGTTGACCTTGATCGCATCCTGACTGGCGCGGCCAGTTTCGAGAATGGAGCGCGACATGGCACGGTACGCTTTGGCGTCACCGCCACGGAACTTGATCAGCTCTTCGATGGAGCGATCTTGTCCCTGGGCGAACAGGCCTTGGATTTCCGGGAAGGACAGCTTGGAACCCTTGGACGGACCGGCCGGCTGACCGGTCAGTTCATCCACGTGCAGGTTGCTGTCGGGAATGGAGATCTTCTTGAGCAGCATCTGCTGCTGTCGACGTAGCGGAGCCCAGCCGATCAGATACTCCTCATTGGTGAGGAAGGTCATGCCGGTGGTCGGATCGGTCTTGATCAACCGCTGGAAGATCTTGCAGCCGATCTTCTTGCAGTTGTCCAGATTGCGCTGCTGATCCAGCGAATACTTCGGGTCCATGTTACTGACCGTCAGTGGCAGGACCACGGTACGATCGCGAAGGCCCCGCATGTAATTGGCAAAGTCTGCGTCGGAGAGCGCATCGAGCTGCTCTTTCAACGTCGCAGCATTGGGTGAACCGGGGATGGGCATGTCAATGAGCTTGACCGCCAGTGCGGTAGCAACGGCACGATTCATGAGGGAATCCTTGAGGCTAAAAGTCTGTCAAACAATAGAGACAGACATAACCGACGTCCCGAAAGACGTCGGTTTCAAAAGTCTAGATTGTCAGTGTACATGCGTGCGTTTGCATGGTGAGGTCGACTGGCAGGTTGTGCGCAACCAGATGGGGAATGATCAGATTACTGACCATGGCCACCCAACTGTCAAACTCGGTCTCGTACATCAGCGCCGTGCGCCACTGCATCGTGCAATGAGGCAAAGTGGCCAGCTGGTAGCAGAGCCAGTGATTCATCGTCCGCAACTGGTTGGGGACTGACGGATCACCGTTATCTGCGTATAGCGCATGGAAGCGCTCAGCTGCAGCAGGATTACGGATGGCGAGCATGGTGCGTACGGCACAGCTAACCAAGAAAGGGGAGGTGTGTTGATGGTTCATGATACTACCCATACGGGTATTGAAGGACAGTGGGAAGGGGCCTTCTGAAATGCTGTTACGTCATCACCGTACTTTGCGGTGAATCTTAATGGTCCGGAAGGAGGGACTCGAACCCTCACGGTTTTACCCGGCAGATTTTGAGTCTGCTGTGACTACCAATTCCACCACTTCCGGTTTAAATCCAGCAATGCCGGGAGGTCCAGCCGAAGCTGTGCCGCCTCCCGGCACTACAGGTTACGCGGCGATCTTCATCAGATCGGCCGGATTGATCGGCGCACGCGCGGCCTTGAACTTTTCCATCGCGTCCTTGTCCGACAGCGCCGGCATCCAGAACGGATGGTACAAGCCCTTACGCATACGCATCAGGTCGTAGGTCGACAGCGCCAGCTTCTCTTCGAACGGCTCATCTTCCTTGAAGACCCAGTGGCCGCGGGTTTCGCCCAGGAGCACGTCCCAGTCGTAGCCCATTGCCTTCAGATCGTTGAACAGTTCCTTCGGGGTGCAGAACACACCTTCCGGGTCCTGCCACAGCTGACGCATCTGCAACATCTGCGAGGTGATTTCCAGCGCACGACGCAGCTTGTAGTTCTCGTCGATCTTGGCACGCACGGTGGTGCGCGACAGGCTGACGTCCGGCAGCAGTTCCAGGAAGTAGTTGCGATCATTACCGCCCAGGCCGAAGCGCTCGTTGGATTTGATCATGTGGAATTCGGTCAGCGAGGCGAGCACGCCTTCGCGCTGACTGAGCACTACTTCGAACGGCAGGCCGGTCGGACCGTTCTTGCCGCGCAGGTTCTGCACGAGGATGACCATCAGGTCGGTATCGCCTTCCATGTCGTCGGCCGACGAACGCGGATATTCCGGCGCCTTGGTGGACTTGTTGGCCAGCACCGAGGAGTTGTACACGTACCACAGGTTGTTGGTGAGGAACGTGAACTTCTCGGGCACGTTCTTCAGCGAAGCGTTCTTCAGGAACGCCAGCTTCTTTTCCACCGGTGCGTACGCATCCAGCTGATGCTGCTTGCCCACGTGTGCGGTCATCATCAGGTACATCGCTGCCTGACCGGTGAGGGTCGGCACCTGCATGAGCATCTGGGTCTTGTGCGCCGCCGAACGCAGCGCGTCGGTATTGGCCGCGCCATCACCGAGCTTGTTCTTCTCGTAGATGTCGTTGACCGCCTTGGTCGAGAACATCGAGAAGGAGTCGACGAAGTTGATGGTCGGATCGAGAATCTGAATGATCTCTTTCTTCTCGGTACGGAACGGCGCCGTGCAGGTGAAGGCCTTGGCGTTGTCCAGCTTGACCTGACACATCTTCTTGGCCAGCACCCAGAACTCATCACCGTACATGACGGTGTTGTCGGTCAGGCGGAAGCGGCCAGCGGCATCCAGATGGACGCCAGCGAGGTTTTCCATATGCTTGCTGAGCATGTGGATACGGCCCATGGTGGCCGAGGTTTCGGTGTCGTACTCCAGTGCCTTGGCACGACGGTAGCGGTTCAGCGCCGACAGAACGAAGTACAGGCTGAACACCGACTTGAACATGTTGCCACGGCCCACAACGCCGGACACGTACGGCAAACCGCCGTTGATGTAGGTCTCGCCCCGCTCACCCCACACCAGCGTACCGGTGGGAACGTCCAGACCGGCACCCACATTCATGATGGGGCGAATCTCCGGGGACGGTTCGAAATCTGCGAAAAGGTCAATGGCTGCTGACATGGATGGGCCTTGGAGTGTTGCGAAAGGATGTGCTATAGAATAGCCTGCCTACGTGATTTTTTAGCGTAACTGTATGAAGACTACGGTCTGCCGATTTCCATCTACCAAAGGTGTTTGCCATGTACCATATCCAACTCCCTGCCGATGCCTCCCAGTCGATGGAAGCGCTGCAGACCCAGCGTGACATCATCGCTGTGGAATCTTTCGCTGGCGCCGACTCCCTGCGTGCTGCCGTGGCTCGCCTGCCAGCCCTGTTCGGCAGTGCCCAGACCTTCTATGCGAAGTTCATGGGTAACCCCGGCACGTTCTACTTCAAGACCAAGGACCTGCGCGACACGGCCGACAAGTTGACGCACATCAACTACGCCGACATCCGCAACATCGATGTGCTGGTTCCCGAGGGCCTGGCCACCGACCTGCTGGCCTACGTGCGTGTGCTGAACCAGTCCGGCGATCTGGCTGACAAGCTGGAGTCCGAAGTGCTCGCGCCGTTCGAAACGTGGCTGGGCACGATGCTGGGCGCGCCGGAGAACCTGCGCAACCTGAGCCAGAACCTGCAGATCCCCGGCTTCCGTCTGCACGACACCAAGGCCGTGGAAAAGAAGATCCAGGACAGCTTCACCCACAGCGGTCGTCGCGAGAGCCTGGTCAAGTACGGCAAGGCCTTCCACCGCAACCAGGACATCTACGATCTGGTCAAGGAACTGGAGAAGTTGGAGCGGGCCTTCGGTCTGGATGGGCAGAAGCGCATCGTCAAGCTGACCGAACGCATCACCATGATGATGGGCGAGCTGGTCACCATGGTCCACGGCAATCCGGACATCGCCAGCCCGGCGGCGGTGAAGAACCTGTCGGACATCACCTTCCAGCTGGCCCGTGAGCTGGAACACTACGGCCTGCTGCGGTATCGCATCACCGAACTGAGCAACTCGATCACCGAGACTCAGAAGGCGATCAATACGTTCATCACCATGAACAAGGCCAAGTAACGGCATAGCGCCCCTCCTGCCCCACACGGGGCAGGAGGGGCTTATGACGCTAGTGGCATTATGCCATAGCCGGTACGCGGAGACTTTCGTCGTGAATGTCGCGGAACATCGTGATGATGTCCTGTTCCATCTCACCGCTCTTACCATAGAGCATCCACGATTTCGATCCGTCAATTACTCGACGGGCCAACTCCACCGCCTTGGTTTCGTCGAACTCGCTCTGGTGCAGTTCTGCCCGCACCTGGGAGCTGAGTTCATCAGTCCAGACAATCCCTTGTACCGCTGCCGGAAGGCGCAGTGCTTCTTTCCGCTTGGCCAGAGCCAGCAGTCCATTGAGCTGATCGATGGTGTCATCGCGCAGATGTTCGAGCCTGACTACTCGACAGTACAGCGATGTAAGAAACAGGATGCGCTTCGCATGCGTGTTGGTCATGCGAGACAAGAGAAACAGAATGGTTCGATCGCGCAACGCAGACAGCTTCTGTCGCATGTTATCGACAAACGAGTCACGCTCCGCCACCGACTCTTGCTGCTTCAACGACACATTCATGAAAACACCTCTAAGGATGTCGGGGAGCACCGGCTCCCCTGGGTACGTTGAGACCAATCAAGCTAGGGCTTGATCAGTTGGAGATTGGAGTAGGCAGCACACCACAGTCCAATATCTCCGTCCGAGTCGACAATGGTTGCATAGCGAATAGCTTCTGCGGATTCGGGCCAAGTCACAACCCAAGCCCGCACCCCCTCGCTAGCCAGCGCAGCCAACGTGTTTCGATCCGGCAGGTCCAAACCCAGTGTCAGTTTGAGTGTGAATTCTGCGTGATCTTCAGCACGTACGGCATACCCGGCTTTCACATCCAACGACCGTAGGGTAGAGGAGATGTGGCTTTTGAGCTTGACAGCGCTTTTCTTCTTGCTACCGTCAGTCTCATAAAGTATGTCCGTAATCTCAGTGCTGCGCATAGCACCTTGATTGGGCTTTTCCACATGTGCCGCCAGTACGCGCTCGAGTGCATTGAGCGTGTCGATCGCCGAGTACGCAAGGCGTGCCGGTCGAATCTCACGGGTCAGCAAAACCTCCTCACCGGCGGAGACGACGTTACTCAGTCGCAGGCGCGCATGATCGCGCTTGAGCAACTTGGCACCGAATTCTTCGATCTCCAGATAATGGGTAGAAGACAGGATGTTACGCAGCTCTCCCACCATCAAACCCAAGTAACGACCTTCGGCCATCTCGATGCAGGTCTCACGCAGGCACTCCATGACCGGGTCGCCTTCGCGCAGGTATGCCACGGAGAAGCGAGCGTCAGACACGCGCTTACCGAACAGTTCCAGCGGATCGACTTCCTTCTTGTCATCGCCATCCTTCTTCGCGCCACCCTTGCCGGAGAAACCGGTGTAGTAGATGGTGCGACCGTCCGGGGTTTTGTACCCGTCACGGTTGAGGGCATGGAAGTACCAGTGGGGCAGATGCACCATGCGCGAGCGATCGGTCTTGCGCGACCAGAAGCCCTTGGCGCTGGAGACCTGATGGTATTCCACCGGCGTACCGTTGGCCGCAGCCAACATGGAACGGGTGCAATACTTATCCACCATGTCATTGCCGAACTCACCCGAATGCCCCTTGACCCAGAGCATGTCGATCTTGATACCGGCTTCGCGCAGCTGTGCTTTCAGTTCCGCAGCGCGCTTCCACATATCCACGTTCGCCGGCGGTTGGCCATCGGCCTTCAGCCAGTTGTTGGCACGCCACTTGTCCATCTGGTCGCGATAGTTGTCCATCACGTACTTGCTGTCGATGCGCAACATCACGTTCTCGATCTTCTTCTCGATCGTGAACTCCAGTGCCTTGGTGAAGGCATGCAGTTCGGCCGTGTTGTTGGTGACCGGCGGCAGCAGGCTACCGAAGGAGCTGACGTATTCCTGGACCACGATGTCGGTGTGCTTGGCGATCTCCTCTTCAGGGATCTTCTTTTCATGCACTTCGGTGTTG